AGCTCTCTTGCTTCTGCTGCTTGCCCAGCAGAAATTAATCCCCTTTTCCTTAGGTCAAGTACTGCTTGATCAATGAGTTGTAGAACAGCTGATGGATCTCCCTGATTTTTTATATAAGCATTTCTTTCAAGTAAATATTTATATATTTCATTCCTAAGTTCATCTTGCCTTGTTGCGATAGACGGTGACTTAGCTGCCATAGAAGAAGTTGCTGAAGCGGTTGAGTCATCAATCAATCCCGCTATTTTTCCGACCCTCCTAGTTAGCCCAGTTGGATCAATACCCTGGCCTCTTATTAGGGCTTGTTGCTCTGGATGCATATCGGTAATAAAACGTCCGTAATCGGCAAGGTCTTTACCAGTAGCAGTTGCTACGTCAAAGGCACGACCATTAAGCATCGGTGTATCATTTATTAATCCTTGCACTGCAGACATTACCCTCTTTGGGGTGCCATACTGCATGGTAGTTCTTCTAAAGCTTTCGTATGCTTCTAGGACTTGTTTGTGATTATAAATTTCAGTTCCAGGATTTTTGGCGTCAACAACTTTATAAGTGCCGTCAGCTTCCCTGACCATGGACATAGATTTTCCACTTGTCTTGCCACCAATTGCAACTTCGTCTTGTTGAAGAAGTTTTACAAAAAAGTTTGGATTACTTATATCTTGTTTTCTATTTTTAAATCTTCCAGCTAAACGTAATAGAGAGTTTGGTTGTTCTTCATCTATATCAAAAGATTTTTTAAATCTTTCTAAGAAGGTTAAGTTTCTATTAGCTTCTGCTGCTGCTAATTCCGCTGTACTAATTCCACCTTTGTCTGCTGCATATCCTGCTGCCCTAGAGAATATATTACTTTCTCTACCATTTATAGGCCTGTACATTCCCTGCATTTTTGTAGAACTAACCATGCCTGTTTGATCAGTTGAAATACTTGACAAGGTTCCTTTGGGGCCAAAGATTCCATTTTTAGCTTTGGTCCAAACAAATACGTCTGCTGCATGCGTCTCTAGTGCGCCAAACGGTTGAGAGCTCATACCAGATGCTATTTGGAAAGGAGCAGACTTACTAATTCCACCTGGGCCACCAATTCCCAACATTTGAAGTGGATTAAACTTTACAACAGGTATATGAAATTCTGTTCCAAAAAAGTTAGCTAAACCGCCAACCATGGACTTTACTCTTGTTAAGTCTACTATCTCACCATTTTTATTTTGGTAAACACCATCTAGCTTAGAAAAACCAATTGACTTAGATACCGGATCTCCAACCTTTAATCTTCCAGCTAAGTCTCTAACAAAATCTCTTTGCTCTGGTTGCATGTGATTAAACATGCCCTTGTCAAAGGCTTCATCAACTAAAAGTTGTTTCATTCCAAAAAGGTTTAAACCACCAGAACTAGCCTGAGAAGTCATTTGTTTATTTCGTATTAAGAAAGCTCTTAATTGACCAAAGTTGTTGCTATCAATTCCTCTTTTAGATAATTCATCATTGATTACTCTTCCACTAGCTAATCTTCCATCTGCGTTTTTTAATGGAACTCCTAGAACTTGTGCTGCTCTTCTTCTAAGGAAGTCTTCTTTAGCTCCAGTTAGTGGACCAACAAAATCTTGATAAACAGCTTTCTGTGGTTTAAGTATTGTATTGCCATATGAAACTACGTCTTCATTATAGAATTTATTCCATTGACTTTGAACTTTTGTTTTAAAAGAGTCTTGAAATTCTTTTCTTGTAAGGTAATTGTCTGCTTGTTCAATTGATCTTTTTATGACATCAGAATCAGGAGCCCCTACTAAGCCATTACTCTTTCTGAATCTTTTAGCCATCTGATCATAAAAATCTTCATCACTCGATGCTATTATCCTTTTACGTCCCAAGCCTATTCTATTTGAGACTTCCATTTTTTTATGCGTGTTTGGAAGTTGTTGTATTTTTATTTTTCTGGCAAATTTTGCAGCTGCTTCAGGACTTGTTCCATTATTTCTTAGATAGTCTTCAACTTGCCTTCTATATATTGTCTCTTGTACAGCTCTGCCAAATTGACTTCTTTCGATAGAAGAACCACCTGGTCCACCAGATCCCTTTAGCCCTCCAACAGAATCTGCAAAAGCAGAGAATTTACTTCTATGTTGGCGTTGAACAACATTGATTGCGTTTTCTAGGGCTGATGTAGCAGACTTATTTGGGCCTAACTTAATTGCATTTACTGCTTCATCAAAACTTTTAGCTCCAGATACTACATCGTATCCTTGTTTCATTATTTTGAATTCTTCATTAAAAGCTCTAAAGCCATGAGTGAAGCCCCTCATGGAAGGTAGTGTGTCGACTAACCCCTGATAGCTTTCACTTCCAACTGTTGAACCAAGAAAAAGTGCTTTAGCTTTTTGGGTTGCTATTTTTAGTCTTGGAGCATTAGCTGTTTCCAGATAATCTCCCATGGCTGCCATGCCTTTTCTTGCCTGCTGCATTGCGAATACAGGAGAGCCTTGATTTGCTGATGCGTTTTCAACACCTAGGTTAAATGCACCAGAAGCACTCGATGCAAATCTAGAACCTTTATTTATTAAGTCTCCAGCATCATGGCCAACTTCTCGCAAAACAGTTCTTAAGTCTGCAAATCTATCTGCAGTTCTCATCTGCTTTGCGGTTAATGCTAAATTAGGATTATTAGCATAAGGTGCGTTCATGTAGAACTTGCTTCTAGCAAGAACTCCTCCACCAATTGCAGATCCTCCTGTTATGAAGGCAGCATTTTTGACAGACTCTTTTGCAAAGTCTGCTATTACATCTACTGGGTTGTACCAGTTTACTTTACGTTTGTTCTGATTGTGTCCAAAGATTGGATCTACAACAGCTTTTTGACCAACGTAAAGTGCTGGCAATTCGTATGGAAGCCTTCTTGCTTGCTTTACTAACCTTTGTTGTATGTCATCCCTAAGAGACCATACGGAGGCTGGCTCTCTAGTTGCTCCACCGCCTGCCTGCTGGATTTCTCTTCCAGTGATGTAGGTTCCATTTTCAAGGATTTCATCGCCATCTGCAATGGTCCTTGTTAGTCCAGTTGTTAGCTTTCCGTCTTGTTCAAAAACAAGTTTTGAGTATGGATCCACGGTATCATCTACATACCTCGATAGACCCTCTAGCTCGTCAAGCCCTCTTCTTAGTTGAGTGATAGTCTCAACAGCTCTGGTGGATGCTATGTTGCCAAGCTCAGCTGAACTCTGGATAGTTTTTGCTAACTTTAGGCCTTGGCCCTTCAGCATCTTTCCTGCAACACTCATGGCAACAACAGAGGCTGCCGTTGTTGCAAAAAAACGCATAACGGGATGACCGTTAAGCGCTTTGCTTACAAACCCACTATTGGGACTTGGGCCTTCTGATTCACCTTCTTGAATTGGAAGATCTCTAGAGGTAAGTCCATGCCCTATGCTTGATATTGGTCCACGGTCTCTTATCACTTAAGATTACTCCTACTAACTTCCCCATAGTTTCTTAGCTACAGGGTCTTCATATTTAGCTTCTCCATCTTTTCTTGATGAATTATATCTATTGGCAAGATCTTTTTGCTTTTCTACTTCTTCTTGTGGATCTATCAATTGTAGAGATATATTTGTTGACTCCATGCCATTTATATTTTGTTTTATCTCTATGATTTTTTCTGCCATTGCAACATTTTCAGCTAGTTTAGAAAATGTCATATTATCAAGATCTTCTGGTCTATATGTATGTATAGTAGCCAAGACAAAGGCCTTCATTAAACTTCTTACTTCAGAAGCTTTTGCCCTTTGTTCATCAAGAATGTTTTTAGCTTTTTTGGCTGAAGAAAAACCAGATTCTTCTAATATCTCTTGAGCCAAGTAGGATATTATGCCTGCTGGGTATATGTTTGCATCAAAGTTTTCTGGATACACAACAGATTTTTTAATAATTAATTCTTCTACATCTGCTGAAGAAAAATCTTTATCTTTTTGAAATTGAGCTACCTCATCAAACTCCGCAAAAGTTAGTTCTCTAAAAAGAACTTCCTGATCTTTAATGTAAGTTTGAAAAACAGATCCATATATTTTTTTTACTTCATATAGAAGATCTGGTGTTACCATGATTACAGTTGTCTTACCTCTAAGGCAACAAAGCCTGAAGCCTCAAGAACTTCTTGTGAAATAAGGGACGGAAGTCCTGCCATCTCTCTTACCATATCTCCAACTTCGGAGGTTGGAAAAAGTACGCACAACTCTGTTATAGCTTCTTCGTTCCAAAGATTAGCCTCAGCAGAACTAAGCTGTCCAGACTGAACCATTTGTTCCATCTTCTTTACGAGTTGCTTATACTCTAGTCTACCAAGAGGTCTCCAAGCAACGTGCTTGTCATAGGTTATGGACGTAACGTATACTTCTCCATACTCTTTCTTCCAAGCCTTGATCTGACCAGCTGTTGGCCCATCTGGCCAAACCTCTTCATCGTCAGGGAGATCTTCTACAGAAGATGGCTCAAACTCTTCTGCGTCGATGTCTGGGATAATCGTGATGGTGTCTTGTTCACCCTCGTCTGCAGCTTCTTCTACGATTGAATAAATCTCATCTGCGCCTACTTCTTTTGCCATTTCTGACGAACCAGTAACCGTTACTTTTCTACCTTGTGCCATTTTACATTTCTCCTATTTTAAAATATATAATTAATATTATATCACAACTTTTACTAAAGAGTACCAAATCCAGTAATATTGAGTCCTGCTGCTATTGCTGTTATTTCTGCTGCAGTTAGATCTGCTGTGCCAGTTGTTGCACTTGTTGCTCTTGCTCCACTTGAGTCACTAGACGCTACAGACGGACTTGTAGACACTGGCTTTCTAATTCCACCATCGGACACATACATGTCCCTAGCTAAAAACTGGTAAGTTTCAATTAGTGCCTGTCCACCTGGGGCATAAGCTGTTGACATACTCAATAGCTGAATACTCTGAAGCACTATGTCCATACTGCTTGATGCAGTCTTTTGGATTAGTCTTTCATTATAATCAGTAGCCATCATTCTATCTAGAATGCTAAAGTTATCTTCATTATTGGTGCCTTTGTTAGTGCCAACTGTAGTAACAGAACCTTCTTGTGTTCCATATTTTACAATAAAGTTAAAAGGTGGATGTGCTGAAAATATGTTTCTGGTATCAGAACTACCTGGATCTCCAGATAGTCTATCTAGACTTCCAGCACCTGTGTTTCCATTGGCCCAATACTTTAGTATATTCTTTTCATCTTGATCTGACTCAGCTCCACTTAAAAGTTTTGATTGAACTCTTTTTGAATCTTTTCCTTCTCCAAAAGCTTTTGCTCTTTCATCTGCAGCCTTAGAAAGTAGGTCTCTCATTCTTCCTGGATACCTTGAATACACAGAAAATTCTCCACTTATTATTCTGGTTCCAGTCATCATTACATCATAGTTATATGACCAAAAACCATACAGTGGCTGCTTCTCTTGCTTAATTAAAAAAGCAAAGTTTGCAATGTCAAGTTCATCGCCGGCATCGAATAGCCCATCCATATATATTTTAACGTCTTCACCAGAAAAATAATAGTCATAATAATTACTAAACTTTGCTGTATCGTCTGTTTTGCCTGCCCACTTTAAGTCAATATCTTCATTAAGTGGATCAAAGCTTTTTGGATTTATAATGTCTAAAGTGTTTAAATTACCTTTAGCATCAAACGTTTGATTATAGAATTGAGGACTAACGTAAGACGTAAAAGGTCTATACATTTTTCTTCCTGGTTGATTCTGACTATTACCTACTGCCATTGTAATCCTTATATTTTTGGTATTCTGTCAATAAATGATGTATACGACTTTAGAGTATCTTGACTAAAGAAGTTTTTCTGTCTCTCGTAATAAACAGCTGCTTCATCTTCTGACAACATCGTTGGGTCGTTCTCTATGGATATTAGAGGTTGAATTCCTCTAGCCATAAAAGTGTAAGTCTGCTCCGTAATAAGGTCGTCTACAGACATTGTGCCACCTTCGTCTACTATAGTAACTCCGTATAGCTTCATTTTAGCCCCAAGACCATATTCATTAAAAAATGATAAGACTATGTCAAACGGAGGAAGCATGTCCGCCAAGGGAGCAAAGAACAGTCCAGACTCAGACATCATTTGTCTAAACTCTTTAATTCTATAAAAAGCATATTCATTGAATACAGTAAATATTAATGAACCCGCTATGGTTCTTCCGCCTTTAACAAATCCTCTGGGATTAACGTGTCCCAATGTTCTTATTGGTGCATTCTCTCTATGTATTGAATATGAGATGGTTTGTATCTCTGCCATCTCAAGAACATCGGCTTCACCTATTGTTCCTTTCTCTCTATCTATAGTAGGAAGAACTATTGTAGCTGTAATGTCAGTTCCAGAGAACGACATGTTAGAGAATGGATCTGGAAGTCCTTTTTGTGCTCTGTATGAACTTATTGAACTCTGGTCATACTTCCAGTTTTGTTGCTTTGATTCCATTATACCTGCCTATAAAAAAGCATAGAGGACCTGTATTAACAAGTCCTCCACGCCCTAAGATTAATTTATGTTTATTTTATGGTCTGATAATTTGAGTATTCAAACCGCTCTCTCCAGCGGTGTCTCTACTGATAAGATCCTTAAGATCACCAGTGTTGAATTTACCAAGGTTATCTGTAGTAATTCTGTACATAGGACCAATTTCTCTAGCAACATATGTCATCGTTTCTTCGATTACAATGTCGTCCATTGAAGCTCCTGAACCTTCGTTCAGAAGTTCTACACCGTAGATTGATCTTACAGCACCCTGACCGTATTCATTGACGAAGGTGATTGTAATATCAAATGGTGGAATCTGGTCTGCATAGAATGGGACCTGAGAAACAATATCTCTTGCCTGATCGCTCAGTTCAGAGATACCTCTCTTGTGGTTTGGATCACCAGGAAGCGTATTGTGCTTTCTGGTAAAGAACTTCATAGATTGATCAGTTGCGTGGTGTGCCTCAAGCATTTGGTAAAGAGCTGGACGATCAAAAACAGTAAAGATTAATGATCCTGCAATTCCTCTTTTGCCTCTTGAGAATGATCTTGGGTTTGGTGAACCCATTGTATAGATTGGTGCCTTTTCTCTCGTTACAGAAAAAGTAATTCCTGATAGTGCACCGATTTCAACGCCACCAAAGGTGGCAACAATATCAGCTCCAGAAAATGTAGTATAAGTATTAAGGTACTTATTTACTGGGCCGTCATAGTATTCGCCTGCCATAGTATACCCTCCAATTCGGTATTAAAAATATATGGTTTATTTATAGGTTAATAGCTACTTGAACTTCAATGTTCTTGAGTTCAAATGCTGGTGTTATCACGAGATCGATAAATGCTTTGTTCTCTGCTGGAATGTAAGAGACTGCAAAGTCACTGTCCAGAAGAGCTCCAAGCTGTTGCATCCCGCGCAAGGCAGAAGTAATTGCTGTTTCCATCGAGTTACGTGTTTGTATTGTTGATGGTTCACCAATAAACTTCTGACAAACTTGTCTGATCAACAACGAAGCTTCTGTTACAATTCTCATTGTAGAAACTCTTGTGTAATCAGAGCTTGAACCTGCCAAGGTTAAACCTTCGATGAAGGTTGGAACCTTATTGAAGTTAAGTGCTAAGCAGTTTACTCCAAGATTAGAAAGGGTAAGCTGTTGTGATCTTGTTGGATTGTACCTGATAGAAGATACGTTGTAAGCTGTCTTGTTAACGGGAGAGGTGAATGAAGACATTCTGCTTATTGCAGCAGCAAGTGTTGTTGCCCCATTGGTGTAACCCCAAGCTGCTGGATAATTAACTGGCTTCAATTCTGTTGCAATCACAACAACGTGACGACCAACTTCTGACAGGTTTGCATTGTCTCTTGACAATAGATTAGCAGGACCAGCTCCAAGATGCGTTCCAGTCTGACTTGGAGTCATTGACTCGTAGTTAGATGTGGATGGATTCCAGGGCTTGATTCCCATTACGGCGAAGCATGGGTGTGAGTTCTCTGCGATGTCTTTAACAGCATTTGCAACTTTAACTGCCCAGCTCTTTGTTGGATCAGTTGAGTTATTTGCATAAAAACCATAAGCTGCATCGTCGTTAGGAGTAGCAGTTCCCTGCCAGTCGTTAGGATGACCACCACGACCCCAAGGGATGATGATGTCTGGCTGTGATGCTTCAGCAGCTGCAAAAGCAGCATCAAAGATGTTAACTGGTGTTGCAGCGCCGTCTGTTATAGTTCCATTGGTATGATTCCATACTGTAGCAGCAGGGAGTGGAACGATATAAATTCTTTCTGCACCACCTGCAATGAGCTCAATAAAACCTTTGTGAATTGGTGAGTTCTCACCAAATGCTGTTATAATGTCAGATTCTGTAGTAGCCTGAACTACGTCAAGATCCTGAACATATTGAGTGCCGTCTGCATGAACCGGATTAATAGTTCTTTGTGCAATGAGGCACACTCTTGGTCCGACAGGAATGTCCTGACGGGAGATGCTATAAAAGCGATCTTTAATTATAGTTTTTACACCTGGTAAAGCCATTAGATTTAAGTCCTCCGATTGCGGCGATTTGACAATTTTACTTCAGTCATATAGTAATAGCCTAGCTATCGAAACAAACTACATTAACTATTTGGGGTGGCAGTTTGATGCAAATCTATGATATTTAGTTCGGTGTTAGCAAAGTTTGGAGTTGCCATAGAGAATCTTTGATCTAGAATGGACTGCTCATAAGCCATGTATCGACGTACATCTATTGCTATTTTTTCAATTGTATCAACAGTTGTAGCTATCAGCTTTTCTGTAGTCAACATATAGGTTATGCTTCTTTTAACTACGTCTGTTGAATCCCTATTTATGTCGGAATCTGACAATCTTCTTGAATAAACTAGTTCTGCTGCCCCTAGTCTTTTAAAAACTGGAGTATGCTCTAACATAAAGTCTTCAAATATTTCAGCTAAATTATCTGCTACTATAGCTCCTGAATATCTTTTTTCTAATTCGTTCTCAGCAATTGCTCCATCTGCTTTTGTTATTATGGTGAAACTTACTACATTCTGGAATCTTTGACCGAACACCATTACATCTTTAATGTTTTGAGTATTCCTAGTTCTTGGCTTTGGCTCATTGCTGTGCGTCTTTCTGATTTCAAGGCCATAAACTATAGTAGGATACTCCGAATACTGACCACCAGATGTTGGCTGCAACTTGATATCTGGGTATGCATTTTCCCATAAAGCTTTGACAACTGCTATAAATTCTAAGTAGCTAAGGTTTCCAGAAGCTTGAAGTGGTGCACCAAATCTTCTGTCATTATTAATCTCATTGATTCCTGTTACAGGAAATCTGTAAGCGTTCTGTGGCATTTTATACCCCTCTACCTGTGGCTACATTAAAACTTATACTTCTTAAAGTCCTAACTGATGTCAAAGAAATATTAAAATAGATCTTTCCTTTTTCTAGTTTATCTGCAAATGCGTCAAAATCATAATCCCTTATTATGTCGCCAGACTTTAGAGACATTAGAAGAGCATCAACGCCTCTTATCAACTTGTCGTAGGAAAACTTACCTAAAGAACCAAAGCTCATAGACTGAATTTCAGCTATGAGCATAGCTACTAGTCTAATGTTTGACGCATCAGCGTAGTTCTCGCTAATTGACATTGTCAAGTCTCCACTTATTCGAACGTTGTAAGGAGTTCCTTTTCTAGTCCTATGTGCTGGAGTAATAGAGTTTATTTTAATATCTGACAGTTGCTTTGCTTGCAGTGAGGTCAATCCGCCATTTGCCGCAGCTAATGCAGAAGGGACTTGCTTCTTAGCTAGACCATAGTCAACCCTAGTAGAAGCCAGCACAGAGGCAAAGGCCGCTGCTGAGGATGAAGAGTAAGTTCTTTGTACTTGCTTATGATTGAATATGCATTCTCCATAAACTAAAAGAATATATTTACCTGTATCTTTAGTTATGAATCCATCTGAAGTAGTCTCAGATAGTAGATTAAAATCTTTTGATATAAGTTCATTAATGTCAGAATCAGTACTATTAACGCTTCTTGATCCTATAACTCCAAGTTGAACTTCACCTGTAACTAACTGTACTGAATTGCAATGATCTGCTAATTGTCTAACAAAGTTAACATTTTGAGTCGAAACTATAGAAGTTTCAAGTGGTACTATTATATCTAAGAACTCATAATCTTTTATTATGTCATAACATTTTTGAAGTCTTGCATAATAAAGCTCATAAAAAGAATACGTATTTGGAGTTGCACTAGCATCTGCATAAGTTTTTATATTTCTTTTTGACACGTCAGGTTGGTACTCATTCATGTATCCAGCTGACATAATGTATATGTCTCTTGCTCCGCACGAGTAGGCGTCTAGCAAGCCTCTAAGCAGTGGTGATTCCATATCTGCCCTTAATGCATTGATGCCATCTTGCATCGATGTTATTCTATAAATTGAATAAGGTTCCATTGCACTTGTGTGACCAATTAAGATAACAGTATTAGTTTCAGAATAGCCCATGTCTACATATAGTGACCTACTTCCTACTTGTATGCTTTTGTCAGATACTGAGTATGCCTGATCAGGCTGCTGAATGGGGGCCTTGCACTGTAGGTTAAATTCTCTTAAGTCACTTAGTTGATCGGCAGTAGTGCTTATTTGAATCGTGTACATTCCTTCAAATAAGTTAATTGGAAGAGTCATGTTTAAAACAAAAGATCCAGTTGACAATCTTTTTAAAGTTGTATTTGAATCTAAGTTTTGCTTCAAAGAAGGAGTCGCTGAATTTATAAGTGATATATTATATTTAAGTGGGCCAACTATTATTGGTCCTGGTGTATTATATCCTCTTTTTAAATAGACATAAATATTTTCGTCTGGATCAATATATGTATGTCCAGATCTATAAACAAAAGGTATCTCTATTGATTCACCTGCATTTAAAATTAACATTAGCTAGGTACTTCCTTAGTTGCTCCAACAACCCAATATGCAACTTCCCCGTGCCTTCCCCTAACAGGGTAGGAGTCATCTATTACATACATCATCATAGGCTCTAATGGATTAAAAGAACCTTCATATATTCTATCACCTGGTTTTGGATTTACTGTTGATTCAAAATAATATAATAAATCAGAGTTAACAAATATACCTTCTGGAAATTCTTGCTGTGCTGTAGCTAAAGCAAATTTTCTAGGTAGGTGTGATCTAGTTGTATATCTCTGCATCTCTGCGTCATAAACAAAATCATCAGATAATCTTCTTTGCAAAAGGATATCGTAACCCCATTGTCTTAGTATTTTTTTAAATACTTTTTGTGCATTAATCATATCTCTTTATATTTCTGTCAGGAATTGTATCGCCAGACTCTCCACTTGTTTCTCCAGGCCTATACATATCTCTTGGTCCATATATGTTGCTATCATTTATGTAAATTAATGCACCAGTTTGCGGATCTAAAGACCCTCCACTTTGATATATTCTTGAAACTGGAAAGCCCTTTGGTTGAACGCCTTTTAGGCCAACTCTCTTTGTTAGTATTTCTTTTCTTAAGGCTGCTGCAATTTGGCACCAAGTTGTTGCATTTGCTCTTGTGACCGTAGCTCTAGGAACGTTTTTGTTGCTTATTTGTAGATCTCCAAGCTGAACACTCAACTCGTCATCCCCACCAAAACCATATGTCCTGCTTAACTCACATGCAACGGAAGCCCTGATATATTCTAGAACAGAATAAGTAGAGCTTGTTACAGCTACTATTTTTGCTAAAGGATCTTCCTCTGTACCAGGAAGAGTAGTGATTCCGTATAGTTGATTGATCTCATGAGAATATCTATGGACAATTTCACCAATCTCTAATAGGGTTGCATCTGGAAAAATTGGTAATAACTCCTCTGGGTCTAAATACAAGGGAGAAAGGCCTGGCGCAAATACAATTATTTCGTCTTCTCTTAAAGTGACAGTAGGCTTATATTCAACAGAAGTAGTACTAACATACAGCTGCTGAGTAACCCTAACGTATGAACCATCGGATAGATATCCCAAGAATAAAATACTATATTCGCCTGCAGTGGTTGGTGTAAAATCGTAATAACACTCTGAGGCTCCACCTGATGGTACTGGAATTCCTGGATTTGGCGTTATTACGCTGTTTCCATCTTTATTAGTAATGTTAACGGTAACAGATACTGGAGATATTTCTGTTTGCTCAGAAGTTTGTGGATTAACGTCTACAAATTTAACTTTTATACGAACAGTATCGTTAACTAAAACGTTGCCTATAGACATATTTACACCTCAAATTAAAGCAGATTATAGAATAATAGTAGTGTTAAATTAACTTTAGTGCAATTTCACCAGATTTCTGAGACGCTTGATATACTGCTCCTGCTTGACTTGAGCTAACTTGTATGGTCATAACGCCAGATGAAGTATAATCTATTGACATTACAGCAATCGTTGTAGCATTAGAGTAGTCTTCTGCAGAAATTTCAATTACATTAACATTTCCTATGATTATCGGGTTAGATATACCTTGTATATTAATTATTAATGAACCATAATAACTAAGCCCAGATTGGTTATAGGCTATAGCATCATTGTACCTCATGTAACCCTCGCTTTAAATACAAATCCATATTTATAGTAACATGTTTATATTTTTAAAACCACCAAAAGTGCTTAACAATTGACAAACTGGCTAGAATTGTCCAAGCAACATTAAAAAGGATAATTGTAGGCAAGGTCTTGCGGGTTGATGTCCAGATAAGGCTTACGCTTGACATAATGGCAAAAATATATAGCCACCACCATTGTTTATCAAGAAGAAGACCTGGGAAGATAATTGCAATTTTTGTAGCAAAGCCCCAAGCCTCAACTGTATTAACACTATTCCAGTATTGTTTAGAAGACATCGTTTTTATAGCATTGAAGATCTTATTCATTGTTCACGTTTCTTTTGTTTATTTTTAGATATTACTTCATTTTGTTTGTTAATATCCCTTATAAAAGTAAGAGCTTCACTGGCCCTCCATTGAGCATACTGTTGTTCAATTGTAGTGACAATTTTTTCAGGTTCTGCATTATGCTCAGAAGGTGTTAAATGTAGATTTTGCATTGTTTATTCTAAAACTTTATCAATTTGTTGTTCAAATGTCAACTCGGGGTACTTTTGACATGTATGAACAATCCACTGCTTAAACTGTTGTGACATTGCTGGATGTTCTGGAATGATCTTGTAGTCGTCATTACCCTTTAAAAACTTGGCAAGGTGCATGTCAGGCATGGCGTCAATCTCGTCTAAAATAACTTGAGGAACTTCAAGCGTATCAAATGCCATCTTTGAATAGATGGCCATGGGATGATCGCTATTAAATGGCTCTTCGACCATGAACGACCATTCTCTCATAATTTTAAAACATTGGTAAATTGATCTTGCTAACCACATTGACATTGGGGTAGGATTTTTTTGTAGATCTGGAATAAGTGTACTGCCATCTGCATCGGTCTGTTTCATTTGCAGGTAGTCAATAAAGAAGTTAGGTACGTGAGAAATCACATGACCCCACTTGTCAATTGAAGTGGTTTGAACTGAAAAATCTTCGTCATAGTCTGACTTCAATCCAGTTTCCCACGAGTCTTTTTCGTAAGGTGTACCTACTGCTACTCCTATGCCGCCATAAGAAAGGTTTTCGCATCTTCCGCCTCTATTGGCGTTCTTTCCCTCTTCAATAAAAATACACTTTTGGATAAAGAATACTCCCAGCTCTAATGGTCCGGCCTCTAATAGAAGTCTGTGTTCATCTATAACCATGATTATTCCTCACTGTTTAGTTGTTCTATTTTTTTTTCAATTGCAACCATTTTTTCACAATGGCTTTTTAAAAAAAGATTATTTTCATTAAATTGTATACCAATTAAATTTTTTTCTGAATAATTTTTGTAATCAAATGTTTCTGGATCAAAACCAGCAAGTAAACAGTATTTGTATAGCTCTATTGATATTGATTGTTTTACTTGTGATAAAAAATTAATCTTATCTTGAGGATTTTGAGTTGTCATATTGTTTATTTTCTTCTAAAATAACTTTTCTTTTTTATACTGTTTGATTCTAGTTCCGCATCAAAATCTTTTGTTGCTCTTCTATATGCAGCAGAGGTAGAACCTATTGGGAATAAAGAACCATTTCCATATCCTCTTGCGTGATACATCTTATACATTGAATCATCTTCAAATGTAATTTTTGAAATATCTTCACTTCTTTTAAATGGAATTAGATGCATTAAGGGTGTTCCGTATTCAATCTTAAATGATGAATTACCAGTAATATTTAACACACAATTTAAGTTGTGATAAAAATCAGTATTTACGACAGCTGGTATCACATGAAAGTTTTTATTTGGCTCATACATAACTGGAAGAACTAAAGTTGACCAACCTGGCGCTGTTCTAAATAGCCATGGATTAACTATCTTTGGATAATAGCCGTCCTGAACATCTCTTACTTCTGACATTGGACATTTGCCGGTAGACTCAAACGGAAAAGGTTCATTTGTAAATTGAAATTGAGAAAATGGAATATTCTCCATCATAAGATTCCATTTAGAATCTGAATCAGGACTTGGCTCTAAATAAATATTTGTCCATGCAGGAACTGTGACCCCAATTGATAAATAGTCCATTACACCAGCACAGCGTCTAACTGATTTGCCTTTTGGTATGAGTCTAAACCATTTCGGAAGAGAAGCTGGATTATTTACAATAGGCGGCATTTCTAACAGTCTATTATCGTGTGGAGTTATAATTATTTCTCCCGGTTTTGGCTTCTTAGTTTGCCCGTAATGCTTATGCATAATTCTCTATCTCTCTTAATGCCTCAGCATGATCTACAAGTTCGTGGTTATGTCTATTTGAATTAGTCTGACTCATTGAGTTCTTTACTATGCCATGCAAGTTCAATCTTCGCAAAGAAAGGCCAGCACTATTTCTATTTAATACATTTTGACCCTGTGCTACGTGAATAAAATGAGCGGAAGCAAATAACTGCCCACTATTTGTTGGTATGTCATTTCTGTTTGGAGGACGCTCTGACCATAAGTCAAGCAAGTTTTGCAGACCTTCTGGAATTGGCATGTTTGCCATTTCTCTCCAGAATGGAGTATCTCTTCTATCAGAAATGTAATGAAGTCTAACCATATCAAGTATGTTAAGCATCATTGCTTCCATGTCTGCATTGTATTTTTTGTGCATTGCGGTTGATTCTGGAGTGTATGCTGCAAGAGATGGTATTAGCCATCTCATCTGCTGGATTGTTGATCCTATACTAGATGCCTCTAATGGCTCAACAAAACTTGAAGAAAGGCCAACTGCGCAACAGTTTTTAACCCAAGATTTTTTTAAATACCCTGCGTCAAATCTTATTATTCTATGATTAGGTATTTTTGCACCAATCATTTTTTCTGCTTCTTCTACAGCTTCTTCTTCAGATAAGAACTTAGAGCTAAATACGTATCCGTTACCTCTTCTGCTTTGCGTTGGAATCTCCCACATCCAACCAGACGATGCTGCTCTAGCTCTTGTGTATGGTCTTATTTCTCCATTTGGATCAGACTGTGTTGGAAAAGCTATTGCTGAATCGCATAGCAAATAATCCTTAAAAGAAACCCATTCGGTATTCTGTAGTGAATTCATCAAAACTCTGGAGAATCCTGAAGCATCAATCCAAAAGTCTGATTGTATTTCATTTCCATCTTGTGTTTTTACTGATGTAATATTTCCATTTTTTTCATCTAAATTTACATCTTTTACTTCTGCGTCAATTATCTTAATCATTCTTTCAAAACAAAGTTGAGAAAAATACTGATTTAATTTAAACGTATCAAAATGAAATTGATTTGTATTTTCGTGAAGACCTAGTCTTCTAATTTTATTACTGTGTAATCCAACAGATGCTGTTTGATGAGTTAATAGTTTTCCCTTTTCTATAAAACCCATATATGTTGGATAGGATGAGAACGACCAAAGTTGATCTTCTCCATTGATGCTATGGAAATAATCTGGAATCTCAGTATTCCAATTTTCAAACCTTATACCATACTTGTGAGTTGCCTCAGTTGATATTAATAGTTCATCGGTTGGGATGTCACAGATTTTCATAAACTCTCGCCAATGCTCTGTGCTTCCTTCTCCAACGCCAATTATGCCTATTTTTGAAGAAGATAAAATTGTTATTTCACAATTTGGAAAAGCTCTTTTTAACATTAGGGCTGATATAAATCCAGCTGTACCAGAACCAATTATAGTTATTTTAAAATTTTCGTTTTGAGTCATCATAAATACCATGTTACCAGAGAATACTTAGTTCCGTCAACAACTGGTCTTGCTATATGTAAGTACGGATAGTTGGAAGGAAAAAAGATAACACTTCCTTCATTCAACTTTATGCTTAAATCAAAATATGGAAACTCTAACTGTCCTCCAGTAGAATCATTCTTTAAGCAAGCTACCATTGAGAATACTCTAATAATGTTTGATTTAGTATCTGAATCGCTATGTGCTCTATATTGAGCGCCATTTAAATACTTAAGAACGCTCATCGGCTCATGAATAAAAGAATTAATATTAAATTCTAAACCATAGTCTTTTACACATTCATCTATTTTTTGATAAATAGAATCTTTAAAAAGTGGATATAATCTGTGGGTGTTTTTAGGGTCCATGATAAGAGAAATATCACAAGATATAGAGCTTCTGTATTCAGAATAGTTACCAGAACCAGTAAGGGAAGCGTCCCAATAAACGGCTCCTTCTGGAGCACTGCATTCTTTTTCTAACTCTTCTATAAACTTATCTGCATTAAAGATATTTTCATATAACACAATTCCAGGTGCTAAAGATGTTATTATTTTTTCAGTTGACAACTTCAATCTCTCCACTGTCTAATATGTTGTTGTCTTTTATAATTTTAATAGTCCAATTTCCATTTTTAGGAAATCTAATTATATATCTAACAAAGTGTTGTTCCATAAAAGACATTTTTGCTTTAATGTTTAAATCATCTATTGAAGCCCAGCACTCTACCTGTGGATCTAAGTTTATCCAATCATTTTCATAACCTACTGGACAAGCAAACATCTTTCTTACTTTTTTGGGAAAACCCAAGAATCTTTCTTTTGGAATAAAAATAACCTGAACAATATTTCTATCAAAATTTAAAGATTTAGTATGTTCGTTTTCACCATAAAGTATTGGAAGACCGGTTTGAACGGCAATAGATTCTGCTTCTTTTTTATATTCTTCAGAAGGAGAATATACAATTCTATTCACATTAATCCTCTAATTTAGAAGCAACCGCCATATAAGCCTTGCAAGCTTGTTCTAACATGATTGTTTCATGTTGAACTACTGGAGATGGAGACACATAATCCTCTGGATCAAATGTATCAGAATCTATACCCAAGATAGCACATAGTCTATATATATCTCTTGATTTTGAAGCTTTTACTTCTTCAAGAATTGCGTTTTTTTGTTCTTCTGTTAATGAATTTAAAAAAGACATTTTTTTTCTCCTATTTTATAAGTTTAGTATAACATATGAATATCCACTTGAGGCAGCATAGTTATCTGAATCTGCAGTGAGGCCTGATCTAACGTCTATAGTAATACCAACTGGGAGAGAGGCATCTGTTACTATAATTGAACCACCGCCACCACCAGCTCCTCCACGCTTACCTGGGCTTCCGGTTACAGCTGGAGCTCCAGCACCTCCGTCGCCACCAGCTCCTCCGCTATATACACTAGGAGCAACGTGAGACCCAGCATTAGCTGGTACGTGTGTCCAGTTTTGGGTAGTATGAGAATTGGTGTGACCTATATGAGGCTCATGATTGTGATGGGGTCCAGTTCCATGAATGTTTCCATGGTTATTACTTACGTGATAGTGACCAAAGTGACCTGGATGGGAATGCCCATAAACATAATGGTTTTGATTTACATTGTCTCCATGGTGACCGCCGTCTGCATGTTGGTAATGGTGATTGTGTCCATACTGATGGCCTGGATGAGTATGTCCTGCGTGAGCGTGCGTGTGAATACCTTTGTAGCCAATATCATATGCGTAACTGTGAGAATGAAAGTTTCTTCCCACCAAAGCTATATGATGAATTGCGTAATCTCCATGGCCATGGTGGGGAATATGACCATGGTTATGAGTGTCATATGCTCCATGTGCTCCAGAATTTGCATTTGCATGAGATATTTGTGGAGCCTGGTGACCATCAACTAAGTCAGAACCAGAAGTTCCTCTTTGTGTAGTTGAAGCGTAAGCAGTTTTTGCCGGACCTGCTGAACCTCCAGTTCCTGCAGTTCCAGAAGATCCAGTAGCACCGCTGATTCCAATACTAATTACTTTTCCTGATCCTGTAATAGTTTTAGCTGCAATAAGGACAACACCGCCACCAGCTCCACCAGCTCCACCAGCTCCACCAGGGCCAACTGTTGCTCCCGTTTTTGTCCCTGGATATCCAGTGTTTCCTCTGCCTCCAGCTGCGTTTACAGTTGTAGCATTGGGGGCATACGTTCCGTTTGTGCCGGCTGCACCGCCGATTCCAGGCCAACTATTTGGTGCATATATTGGTGCGTTTGCTCCAGTGGTTCCAGTTGTACCTGCTGAGCCACCTTTTACTGAGATAAAAGATTGCGTAGATGGATCAGCCACTGAGCCAAATAATAAAAATTCTATATTTGTTCTATAGGTTTCTGGAAGCTGTGTAGCGCTTGAAGAAGATCCTCCGCCTCCTGCACCACCAACGGAATATGTTAACGATGTTGAGTTACTAGTTCCAGAATTAGTTCCATTTGATACGGTTCCAGATGGCTCACCTACTGTACTTCCGCTTAAAGTCCCTATACCTATTCCTCCATTTAGTGTTAGCGTATCTTGAACAAATATTCTAAAACCTGAAGTATTTAACATAACTCCTGAGTTAACAGTTAAGTTGCTATAATACATATCCCTTGTTAATGTAGTATTGCTAGCAATAGTAACAGTGCCATCAGTTCCTGTTCCATAAACAGAATCATTACCAATTCTTTGTACTAATGTTTGTTTATTGTATCTTTCCAGGCCAGCCATATCACACCAGTTGAAGGTATTTAGAAGTTCCCGATGCATTCCCTGTAACGGAAGTGGTCACTCCAGCTGGAAGAGCGGCAGAAGAACTAATCACAATTACCACTCCACCACCTGCTGGCGATGTTGCATTAGCGGAGATAGTTGCAGATCCAGATGTAGGAGGAGTGATGTATCTTGCAGCAACAATGACAACACCTCCACCTTCTTGTGATGTTCCGCCTGCACCCCCGCGAAGAAACGTTGGCGTGGTTGTTGTTGCACTGACTGCATAACCTTTGATCGCTTGCCATGGAACGTCGTAGTAGTTTGAACTACCAAGACCAGCAATAGGTGCTGTAGCTGTCTGTGTTGATGATGCACCACCAAGACTGTTTGTGACGGGCGTATTTGCTGCTCCGCCTTGAGCAATGGATCCTGATGTTGAAAAGCCAGTAGTAAAACCAATAACGGACGATGCATTGAGCGTAAGGATATTCTTAACAAATAGTCTGTAGCCAGCAGTCTTGAGTGTTACGCTTGCATTGATGGTCAGGTTGTAGCAATAAATGTCTCGAGTCATTGTGTAAACCGATGATGAGGGGGCCATGGAAAGAATGGTTGTGGTGCCATCAAGAGTGACAGAACCATCCATCCCTGTCCCGTATACAGGGTCCGGAGAGTCGATGAACGATGCCATCGCACTAGGTGCCCCATATCTAACTAATCCCGACATTTTATGTTTCTTCTATTCCAACCACAGTTATGTTAACAGAAGTAGCAGAACTACAAAGAGCAGCTAATTGATCACTATTTGTAGCATTTGCTGTTGATCCATTGTTGTTTAAGACTAATGAACAGTTGAAGGACATTGATTCATTTGCCGCAAGCGACATTGCGCTAATGATATCATGAGTTGCTGCTTCAGCTACTCCTAATGGCTTTAATCTAACCGTAACAGTTTTTGCGGATGCTGTTGTATTAGTTAAAATTATTTGTTTAACGATTGTAGTAGTGCTGATCGGAACTGTATAGTAAATGGCAGAAGATGCCGTTAACTGTGCGGGACCAGCAAGTCGTTTTTGTGTAATTGCCATTTAGATGACCTCCATGAAAAATCTAATTTCTGTATCTCTAGCTCTACCATAAAATTGAGCAGCTGTTACATTATTGGTAACCGTTAAACTACTTAAAGTTCCGACTGATGTAAGTGAAGATAGGGTTGTTACTGCTGTATTAACAAGTGTACCACTTGTTGGCAGAGTTACGCTAGTGGTCCCAGTTGTTGTTAGGGTTAACGAGTTTGCTCCAGAAGTAACAAAATTTCCAGCTAAAGTAATAGTATTTGAACCATTATTAACTCCAGTACCACCATAAGTAGGACCTAGTAATGTTCCATTCCAAGTTCCTGTGACTATCGTACCTAGTGAGGTAATATTAGTTGTTGCCGCATTGACCCAATTAGTTCCGTTGTATCTTAAAATTTGAGCAGTTGAAGGACTTGTAATGACAGTATCAGACAAGTCATCTAATGTTACAGTACCTATGCTCCCAGAAGGTCCTGTTGGCCCAGTTGGCCCTGTAGGGCCAGTGGCTCCAGTCGCACCTGCTGGTACTAAGAAGTTAAATGTAGCAGCACTTGATGAACCGACATTGGTAACAGAGGCTGAAGATCCAGCTGCGCCTGTTGTTGTAGTTCCTACTGTTATAGTAGCGGCTGAACCGGTAGGGCCTGTAGGACCAGTAGGGCCTGTAGGACCTGTTGGGCCAGCTACCGTAGAAGCAGCTCCTGTAGGGCCAGTTGGACCTGTTGGCCCAGTAGGGCCAACAGAACCAGTAGTTGCCGTGTCTGCCCAAATGATACTAGTGTCAATAGGAGCTGTAGCTTGAACTACTATCCCAGAAGGTCCAGTAGGGCCCTGCTGGACTCCTGCCGTCGCTATATAGACTGATACCCTGACCGAGCTAGCGGATGGTGGAGAATCAAAATAAACGGTTATAATATTGCTAGAAGTGGCTTCCCATGATGTTAAAATTAAACCATATGGAGAAGCAGCTTCTCTAACAGTAACACTTACATCTCTGCTACCAAAGTTATGAGTCAGTACAAATGAAGTACTAGTTCCATCACCTATTGTGGCGTTGTAAACTGTTCCTGCAAGGTTTACTGCACTTGTAAACTCTACTACGTTGTTTGAACTGTTTTTATAAAATAGTTTTCCATCAGCATAGTTGATTGCTAATTCGCCATATTCTAAAGATGAAGGCGTTGAAGATGGTGTGCTTGTACGTTTAAGTTTAATTGTATTTGCCATCTATTGCCTTAAGTCAAATATGTGTTTTAAAATTAAAACTATATATATTCTATATTATAGCTTTAGAATGTGCCACCGTCAAGGACATAGTTACCAGCAGCTACGTTGTCCAATACTGAGCTGTAAGCTTGTACGTTAGTTCCAATGGCTAATCCAAGGGCCGTACGGGCTCCTGAATCAGTTGTAGCACCAGTACCACCATAAGCTATAGCTACTGCTGTGCCATTCCAAGTACCTGCAGAAATTGTTCCAAGGGTTGTGATACTGTCATCGCCAGTATACGTGCCACCAGCCACTGCAGCGAGTGTAGAGTTGTAGGCCTGTACGTCAGAACCAATTGCTACTCCAAGGGCTGTACGAGCTCCTGAGGCGGTCGTAGAGCCAGTTCCACCGTAGGCAACCCCTACAGCAGTGCCTTGCCATGTTCCAGTTGCGATTGTTCCAACTGAAGTAAGGCTTGATGCCGTTACTCCTGAACCAAGAGTAGATCCACTAAGAACAGAAGTTCCATTGATTTCATATACTTTTCCGGTTAGAAGGTTCATGTTTTCAGATGAAGTCCATGCGTCAGTTGCATCAACCCAGTTAAAGGTCTTGTCTGTTGCGCCCCTAAGGGTAAGACCACCACCATCAGCACCTGCGTCTGTTGGGCTTGCGACTGAACCAAGCTCGATGTTCTTATCATCAACCGTGATTGTAGTTGAGTTAATTGTAGTTGTTGTACCGTTAACTGTTAGATCACCCGAAAGAACAAGGGATGTACCAGTAGCAGCACCAATGTTTGGTGTTACAAGAGTTGGCGTATTAGCAAATACTAATGCTCCAGTACCAGTTTCATCTGAAAGGACTCCAGCAAGTTCTGCTGAAGATGTTGCTGCAAAAGCTGAAAGCTTATTTTCCGTAAGTGCCACAGTACCAGTTGCATCTGGAAGTGTGATTGTTCTATCTGCGGTTGGATCTGTGACAGCAAGTGTTGTCTCATGGGCATCAGCAGTTGCACCTTCAAAGACTACCGAACCATCATTGAATACTGCTCCAGTTATTACTGGGCTAGTAAGTGTCTTGTTGGTAAGTGTTTGAGTGTTCGTAGTTCCAACTACCGCACCAGTTGCACCATGTGCTTCTGTTGCTGATGTATGAGTCGTTAGATTACCTGCAACTGTTGAAGCTGAACCGTACGCATCATAGGTATTTGCCGTTACTGAAATTGCACCTGTAGCATCAGTGTAGGTAAGGCCTGTTCCAACTGCATTTCCAACTGCATCTTGTGCTGCTTCTGCAAAGTCTGTAATTGCACTTGCTGCAATTGAAATATTTGCTGTTCCAGCTGCGGTCAAGCGACCTTGGGCATCTACTGTAAAGGTTGATACTGCTGTAGCTGAACCATAAGATCCAGCAGTTACTGCAGTATTGTCAAGGTCTAAAGTTAGCGTGTCAACTGCAGAAGCTGTTGATGTCAATCCTGTGCCACCAACTACTCTAAAGGTATCTCCACCAGAAATTGTTAAATCTGAACCACTATCTGCATCTACCGTAAATGAAGTAGATATAGCAGCTGTTCCAGCTGCGGTCAAACGACCTTGAGCGTCAACCGTAAAGGTTGGGATTGCACTAGCAGAACCGTATGATCCAGCTGAAACTGAAGTATTGTCAAGATTAATCGTAACTGTATCTGTTGCAGAAGCTGTTGAACTTAAGCCAACTCCACCAGAAACAGTTAAGGTGTCACCACTGGCTATGTTTTGAGTCGTTCCACTATCACCAGCAAAAGTTAATCCACTAAATCCACTGACGGCAGAAACTGCTGAGTCTACATATGCAGTAGTAGCTACTGATGTTGAGTTATTGTTAGCTGACTTTGTAGTTGCGGTTGCAGAAGCACCTAGTGCTACAGTGCCAGAGAATGTTTTATTTCCAGAAATTGTTTGAGTGCTAGTTAATGTAGCAAATGCACCAGATCCAGCTATAGCTGGAATGGTCGTTGCCGTGCCACCTGCACCACCAGTTCCTTTACCATAATACAGAATGTCATCAACTTCATTGTAAGCAAGTTCTGCATTTTCGAGAGAGGATGGCGCACCGGCTGATCCTCCTGAGGCTCTTCTTTTAATTCTGATTGTATTAGCCATTTTAGTAATTTCCTCCGTCGGTTAAGTTTATTTCAGGGTAATTGACCCATTTAGAGCCGTTATATCTCAGGACATTTCCTGTTGCAACAGATGTAATAGTAACGTTAGTTAATCCGTTTAGACTCTCTGATGCAGATATTCTATCCTTAACTGTTAAGTAAGACCCTGCTGGATTAAAACCCAATACTGTCTGTATCGCCTCTATGGCGTCATTAGCGTTAGCATGCTGCAAATGGTGTGGAACCGTTACAGAATCTAGAGTGTCAGTTGCTGAAGGATTCTGCAAAACGTCTAAAGAATTTGGATAATTTGTAGCCATTATAAACCTTTACAAAGATATAATTTTATTTGAATCGTTACTCCATACTATAGTAATGTTAACTTGTGTACTTATACCTGCAAAAGGTACTCCTGTTGCAGTATCTATATATGCTATCAATCTTGAGGTAGCATCTGCTCCACTGTCTACATACAGTATGAGTGCATTGAAAGCATAACCTGGATAATTGGTGATGTTTATGTCATTGGCATCTAAAACCCCTAAAACATTTTGTACATTAACTAATGCGGCAGATCTTGTTTTTATGGAGGAAGATGGGATATCTGAAACAAATTGGTGCGCGTTTTGAGAAAGAGTATAAGTGCTGTCTACAAAAAGTATTTTTAAAACTTGAGAAGAAACATTTATTTGACCATTTAATAATGATTGTTTAGCTTTCCCATATATTAAATTAGCCATTATTATATGCCAATGTCTTTTGAAACTATAATTCTATATTTATAATCATTTTCAAAATAAGTAGCTCCAGTAGCAAAGTAAGAGGGTGTTGCATCTGTGGATGGAAAATCTACATAAACATCAGGCTTCCAAGAGTGAGTAGAAATTTCAGGTTCTAGATTCTGCCACCTAATTGGAGTTCTTTGTATTCTTTTTCTTTGTATTTTAAAATAGTTTTTATTTAAAAAGTTTGATGCTGGTCTAGCATTAAAACTTATAACAACTCTTCCGTTATTATAATCATTATCTAAATAAAAATCTCCATTTTGAGGATCAATTGATTTAATAAAAAAGTTAGGATTTTTAGCAACTACGTGCATGCTTGTGTATGCATCTGCTCTAATTGAATGATCTTCAATTAGTATCTCTTGTATTTCAGGCACTCTGATAGAAGAGAATGATGACGGTGTTGCGTCATCTGTTTTTGTAAATAAAACCTGCTCTTCATCAATCAGCTCATTAGCTGCATCAAGGAAACCTTTTACTCTAATAACATAACTTGTATTTGCAGGTAATTTTTTGTCCCAGTACAGAATTAGGGATCTTGATATCTGATTATAATCAGTTATCGTATTGATAGTTTGAAAAGGTCCACTTATAACACTTGGTGTTGCGGAATTTGTTTGTACAATAAAGTTTTGGTTAACTAGACTTGATATCTTTATAGTTCTGCCAAATTTTAAAACAACGGTATTTAAATCTACCTGTGCGTATTCGAGCAGGTTTAATGCCACAATATTCTCCTTAACCCACAATTCTTATAATAAACTAGTAACGGTTAACCCATACAAAAGCAACAGGGGGTGGCTATAAAGCCACCCCCAATTACCAGAGTAATCGTAACTATAACTACCCTAAGCTTTGCTTGCTATAATTAAATAGCGTTGTAAACCTGAACTTCGTAGTTACGAGCGAGGTTGATGTTCTTAGCAACGGTAATACCTTCACCATCACCAAGCATTACGATGTCATAACGCTCTTTCATCTTCATTTGACGAATGTCACGACTTGGATCATCGAACTGATCGGTTGTCATATCATCCTTAACGAGGAGTGTTCCCACTTCGTTGCGGTCAATCAAGAAAAGGTCAGACTTAGCTGGTGTTGCGCCACTCTTAGCTGTAAAGCTTACGAATGGTGAAACTATAACGTTGAGACCCATTGGGGCTGTAGCGTTAAGAGCTGCATCTGAACTCTGAGGACGGAATCCCCAACTTGTATTTACTGCAGAAGCTGCACCACCCATGTGGAAGATAGCATCCTTCAAGAAGACAGACCACATCAAAGGATGTAGAATGAAATCTGTTGGTACGTGTCTTTCAGCCATGAGCACTGCTGCCATGTCAACAACGTCATCCCAGCGAATGGTGTCGTTGGCTGCGCCATCGATACCAAGACCGGTTGTGTCGTCATAGGAATCGCTGACGTTGTCAAAGACGATTGTTGCAGCGTCCTTGAAACGGCTAAGTGCGATTTGTTCTTTCAAACGAGCCATTGCACGACCTGCTGCTCTCACATGCAAGCCTACGATGTCCCAAAGTGAGTCAGCAATGACTTCTTCGGTGAATGAAAGCTTGACACCCTTTTTGGATACCTTACCCTCAATCTGCTTTGCGAAGGCTAATGCCTGCTCTGGATACTCTTGTCCTTCTGGGATCTCTGCTGCTTGAATAGCGTTGACTGCTGGGAACTCCAAGGAGCGTCCCTTTCCAAGGCGAACTACTGAAAGAAGTGGCGTAACCAACAATTGTGGCTCAGCTGCTTCTCTAAGGGTACGAGAGATAACTTTAGGGAAAAGTGCAGCAGCGTCAGCTGAAGCAAAAGCTTCCTTAATAGTTACTCTGTTATCTTCATCAATATGTCCGTCTTCGGCCAGCGCGGCTTCCCAAGCTGGGAGACCCGAGAGGAGCTCTTGGATTGTTTTACTCATCTTAGGATTTTCCTCCTGTTATCTTTCTTCTTTGTTTATTAAAGTGTTAAGTTGACGCGGAATGCGCCCTTGACATTGTGTACATCCAGGTTGCTACGGATACCAAGCTTGCCTGAGAAAGAGCCTGAACGAGTAAGTTCAAACACTGTCTTAAGTGCACCTGGATCTGATGGCAATTGCATGTAGGAAAGTAAGCCATCATCAAAGTTGGTAGCAAACGTTTCTACTTCTATAACCTTACCAACCTGGAGGTAAGGATTTGTTCCGCACAAGGTAGTTGTCAAGTTAACGGCACGTCCCATGTGGTCAGCTTTGATAAGCGAACCAATTGTTACGTCGTCGTTAACACCAACGACCATTGGATACTCTACGTAACCATGTGTAATGAATCCAGCACCCTGCGAGGTACCTTTGTCAAATGGTCTGTAGAGGTCATATTGTGCTACACCAATTGGATTTGAATAAGCTCCAACAGTTACTGTGTCACCTGAACGTGTAACGTTAGGTGTTGCGCCTGCTAATGGATCCCAACCCGAAATTGTATCGCCCCAGGTAACGCTTGATACGGTACCATTGGCAGGAACTACCATTGCGTCACCCGTTGATGCATTTGCAACTACGGAAAGAATGGTTCCCTTTGGAATAACGATCTCAAAACGATCATCTTCACTGTCTGTGTACCAGGTAGGAAGACCTTGGCTTGGAAGCAAGTAAGCTGCTGGAGCGATGCCCTCAGAAACTACAAAACGACCTGAACCTGTCTTAGTTCCTACCTTACGAAATTTTGCTAAACTCATTTAGTTTTCTCCTTAAGATATTATTGTTATTATTAAAGTTTACGACGGCCCATAAGTGCATCTACGAATAGTTGCTCTGGAGCATTGATCACTTTTTCTTTGACTTCTTCTTCGCCATTTCTATCTACAGTGATGACATTGTCTTCACCCTCGATAACTGCGATTTCAGAATCCATCTCCAACATATTGCTTCTTGCATTCTTTGCAGTCGGCATTTTTGCTAGATCTCTCAATGAATCGGCAAGTGATGAAGCACCTCTTGAAGCATGTTCTTCAATAAGCTCTTCTCTTACCTCATGTGACTCAACTCCAGCTGCAATTTTTGCGTCAACAACTCTTTCAACAAGAGTTCTGTGCAATGCGCTTTTGAGCTTTTGATTTTCTTCTTCAAGTAAATGGAGTTTTTTCATTGAATCATCAGCATCTTGCTCAGAGACTACATTGTTGTCAGTGAGCTCTACTTTTGAATCTTCATTTACTTTATTTTCTTCAGCGACTTCAGAACTAGATGATTCAACTGCCTCTAAGGCAAGTTCTTCTACTGATTCTGAAACTACTGCAGATCCTATATTTTTCCAGGATTCATTTCCTGGTTCGCCAACTTCCATTTTTAGAGAAGAGCGAAGTTGCCATGCCCACTTCTTATGCTGATCATCACGCTCAGCAAGGAAGTTTGCAATACCCTGTTCGTTAGCTGCGTTAGCAACTGCAAAAGCTGCCATAACGCTAGCATTAACTGCATTGTTCTTTTCAAGAATTCCGGAAGCCAAACCCAATGCCTCAGTAATTATCATGTCATCTTTAAATGAAGAGTTCATAACAGACTCAGTTAGTGTTCCTGGGAATGCTTGAATCTTTCTCATGTTTTCTGCAATTCTGTCAACTGAACCAATTGCGTCTTCATAGATATTTGAAAACAATTCATGGTACTCGGTGAAGTCTTCGCCTTCAACGTTCCAATGTGCTCTGTGAGCTGCAAAGTAAAATACAATAGTATCATTAAGAACTTTTTGAAGAGCTACGGCAAGTGAATCGCCTTCTGCTTCTACTATAGTCTTTTCTGACTCTTCAGCCTTAACTGATTCTTCTGCTTCTGGAGCCTCAGTAGCAGGAGTTTCCTCAGCTACCTCTTCGGTCTCTGGTGCTGTTTCTGGATCTTCTTGCGATTGTTCTACTAAGCTTGAAGCTATTGCGGATAAGTCATTGCTAAGATCTTCAACAGCTGCGAGGATATCCTCACTTTTAACATTTTTTTTCATATTTGAGTTCTCCTCATAGCTATTACTATCTTTGTTCTCATTAGATAGTAATGAGTTGTTGTTATTATTGTAATCTTCGCTCTCATGGATGGCTAGAGCTGTCAAAAATGCACCCTTAAGATGCAGGTAAAGTGGCTTAGATTCTTTCTTCTTCATACAATTAAGAATTGATTCATTCTCTTCTACAGACACAATATCCTCTGTGTCCATATGAAGCACAAAGGCTGAACTCTTTGCGACCCAACCGTCTTGAGAGTCTTGAAGCGGTGTTCCATCATTAGGGTTGATAGCTCTAATGCTAGACTTTTGATCTGCAGGCTGGTTAACAAAAGAATACTCTTTAAAAGAAATATCTTGCATGTCTGTAAAAGCAAGTTTACCTTTGTAGACTTGACCTCTCTTGTACTTAGAGACTGCTGGTCTTCCGCCCTCTGTCTCTTTTGCAAGATCATCTCCAGAGATTGAACACACTGCTTTGCCAGCTCTACCGCCAACTGAACCTGTTAAGTATCTTTTGTCAAGAACTTTTTGAATAGCTAACGGATCTGTTATTGCAATCTGCAAACGAACGAAAGAGCTACCATCAGCTTCTTTGTCCATCCTGGCTGCCATTACTCGACCCATTGGCTCTGAGTTTAAATCGTGATTTAATATAATTGGCTTTGGATATGGCTCAACCCATGACTGCAAAGCTTTTTCTAACTCAATTGCTGAGTAGTTATTATAGTTTCCGTGTAAGACCTTCGTGAATAGCAGCGACTTCTATAATAAGTCCCTGATTGGAGGCAACTGACTCTCCGAAGTTAAAATCTGTTTTAGAAAAATCTGGCAGTACAACTGTAAAATTTTCTGTGAAATCAAATGCCATTAACATCTCCATGCTGATATGGTTTTTTCTCGTTGTTATTAATAGTAAGTTCCTTTTATACCATTAAACAATTTTATATAAAGATATCATATTTTTATATGGTTTTCAAATAAAATAGATTCTCTTGTGTCACCAGATTTAGCTAGGTGCTGTAACATCTCTTCGTGCATAACATGCAAAGCATAAATGTATGAAGCACTGTAAAGATTAAGGCCTTTTTGCTTAGCTTCTAGGCTCCAACCAAGATCTTCACCTTGCGAATGAACCGTATAGTTTACTGACTCATATGCTTTTTTAGACATCATTTTTGCTGCCATAATTACGTCAGATTTAAAATAAGTACCAAGTGGATAATCTTTTCTGCGATAAGCTCTTCCGTCATCTTCATCTGACCAAGTCATTACGCTTGGGTAATCTACTCCAACTGGAGTCATAAACATCAATGGACTAACTGCGTCTGCCCCTTCTTTTATGTGATTGATTAGAAGCTCTATCGTTGCAGGATTTTTTAATATTATATCAGAATCAAGACTAAAATAATATTGAGGCTTAACTTCTCTTACTCTATCAAGTATATGATTTCTCAGTGATACCATATTAAAATACTTTGACATTGTCCACTGTCTTGAGTTTTTTTGATGCTCAAAATGTGGTATGTCAGATCTTTCATGCACTTCAAAGAATGGAATTTCTGGATGTTGATTTCGCCATGCTGATAAGATATTTTTTATATTAACATCATCTGGCGATGTTTCAAAAATAAAACCTATCTCATCTAATGGAATAGATTGTCTTTCTAGAGCTGAAGCCCATAGTGGAAATATCCAATCTCTTTTATATATTGGACAGCCTATTAGTACTTTCATTTTATTCCGAAATTGTTGTCGTTTCTTCTTTTGAAACAGGCTTTTTAACTACAGGCTTTTTAGCTTCTTCAACTTCTATTGGCTTAATCTCTTCTACTTTTTCTTGGACTTCTACAACAGTAGGTGCGACAATGACAATTTCCTCATCTTCATCATCTTGCATCATTAAGCTAAGAATTTCTGCAAAGGCGTCCACAATAGTCACTAACACTTCAAGAGCAAGACGTGTTTGACCATTGTTGACTGCAACTCTAAATCCGTCAATTGCATTTTCTTCTTGAAGATATCTTTTTGATTCTTCCGATTCAATTATTAAAGTCATTGTTTATCCTCATTGATTGTGGGTTCTTGTTTTTCGACTTTAGTTTGTTCAACTAATTCATCTACTACAACTATATTATACTGTTCTTCCAACAAATTTTCAACTAATCCTAGCCAAGCATTATCTGATCTCTTAATGTTTGGAGAAGTTCTTCTTCCTGACTGGTTCTGAGGCCTTATTGTATTTCCAGCCCCTCTTCTTCCCGAAGCAAGATTTGACTGACCTTTTGAAGCAGGCTGTTGCTTATCGCCATCTTTAGCTAAGTCAACTGGCTGTTGACCTTGAGTAACTTTTGTTAGTTTTGCTTGAGCTTTAGATTGAATTTCTGATTGAGCTTTTGCAATTTCAATCTGCACCTTGCCCTGAATTGAATTATACAACTCATCCAATTCAACTTCTGGATCAATACTTAATTGAGTTCTAGCTTCACTTAGCGTGATTAAGGAGTTAACATATTTTTGTATTATATGTGTTTCTTTCTTAACTTGTGTATCAACGTCTATCTCATTGAACTTAAAATAACATCTATCAGAAACACTAGACTCATATGGATTGACTAATGGATCAAAACCACCTTCAAATAAAAGCTCATTAAATATATGAACTCTTACCATCTCTGCAAATTGTTTTTGGAACTGCTTAATCTTGTCGTACAGGGCTGTGTCAAGTCTTTCTGACATAGACCTATTTCCGCCACCCATACTCATTCCAAGGTGGTGAGGGGCAACACCAAGACCTATAGCAACTCTTTCCTTAAAGTGATCTATATAAGCTGACGCATCTAGCGATGATCCATTTGCACCTATGACATCAACGTTATGCCTAAATGGAAGAATCAATCCACCTTCTGCTCTAAGATTTTCAATCTCAAAAGCAGCTTGATCAATTTCTTCTGGCTCTGCTGGTTGATCTGCCGTACCAATAGTATATTTATATAAAGGAAATAGTTCTCTATGTACCAAGTTTTGAATGTCTTCTTCTATCTGACGAAGAGCAACAACGTCATCTAGAACATTAGAAAGGAAAGGTGTACCAAAAGCTCTGCCTGGTTTTCTTTCAAAAAATAAATGTATTACTCTATCTGCATTCCAGACTGGATCTCTGTTTGTTGGAGCATAAGTCAAAGGATTTGTTCTTTGCATATACTGCTTAGGCTTATTGAATTTATCTCTTAATATTCTTGTCTGCTCAGTTGGTATAAGGTAGTATCCAACTACTGGTTGAGCTCCGCTAATTGCCTCAATCTTTGTAGGAAAGTACTCAGAAAGATCTGCTCTAGCTTTAACGATAAATACGTTAGCAAACTTAAAAAGCTGATCTGACAAATCGACAAGGAAATCTAAAAATGGACGCTTCATAGCCATTTCCATATAATCTATTCTCTGATATAGGTATGCAACAGCTTCTGGATTTTCTCCAACTATTTGCCAACCTTCTTTCCAGAATAGGTCCTTATACTTTGCCATTGCCTGCTTGACATAAGAGTCAGTGTCTATAGCCTGTATAATTCTGTCAAAGTTGTATGGTGCAGGCTCAAAGTTACTTCTACCAGTGTAGTAATAATTTGTGCCTCTATAACCCAAAGCAAGAGCAGCTACTCGCATGCTCTTGGATAGGCCATTCATTTCATCTGGGCTTAGCTGTGCTGCAGCAAAGTCTAGTTCTTCGACTTGGTTATTTGAAAAAGGTAAATACTTACTTAGGGCCATAGCGGTTTTGTACTCCAGGAATAGGTTTTATCACTGTATAGTACAGTTTATGTTGATTTATTTTCAGCTTTGAATGCCGGCGTCTTCAAAGGTCTTCTTAAGGATGATCTGCTTTACGGCTTCAATCCAAAAAATTGTCTCTGGCTCTGAGAAATCGCTCTTGTAAGCAAGGTTCTGATTGCTAATTTCAATGACAACCTGAAACTTCTTTGTCTCTGCGTCAACATCTACTTCTGGGGTTACTACTTCTGGGGTTACTTTTTGTTTTGACATTATTTTACTTTCTTTACTGTTTCTGTTGGAACCTCAAAATCATCTTTTACAGATGCGGTTTGAAGCTGTTGGATTTGTAGTGACAATTGTTTAACAGTGGCTTCTTTTACCACTAGCTCAGTTATCAACTGAGAAACTTTTTCTTGAAATGTTTGAATAATTAGATTTACATCTAAGTTAGACTCTTGCATTGCTTCTCCTAATATAGAAATTACTTGTAGAGTATATCACTTGCTTTACTGTGCTGCAAGTTGTGCTTCTAAATATTCAACTCTTTCAATAAGATTCTGGAATGAACTTATCAATAATGCCGTTGCTTCGTCTTTTCTCCAGTTTACTGGTTCAAAATATAGTTCATTATTCAAATCCTCTAGTGTCATTAACTCATCTGCGCTACGCTTTCTTCCCTCATCAGTAAATCCATACTGAGATAATTCTGGAGCGTCTTTTGCTACTTCTTCCGCTATTAGTCCATAGTGATAATCCAACTGTTTAACTTGATAAGAAAAATCTGTGTCATGCTTTATATTTTTTTTAAAAGTATATTTAACAACGTTAACTTTTTTTAAAATATTTATTGACTCTTGTGATGATATATTTAATACGTTTTCTTTGTATTTAAGACTTGAACTATCTCTAGATAGCACGTATTTACCTTTATTTGGTGATGGTTCCCAAAATCTTGCGACTCCTCCACTGCCACTTGTTGTTGTATCATCAAACCAAATATCATTACCAGATCCTGTTAAGGCACTGCCTCTCATTACCAGATCAGAGTTAATGTACATGTTGTATTGAGTCGTATCAGTGCCCGTGTCGTCTGCTAGGTTAATCTCTAGGTGCCTTTTTTGACTCCATGCACCGTTAAGAAACTTAGCTGGCTCTAATACCACAGCTTCTGGGATGGTTCCGACAGCTGCCCTATATCTTACATTTAACGCACCGTCTACATTTCCTATTTTTGTTTCTTTTCCTAATGCACTTAATATCCAAATTTGTCCAGAGGTACTTCCACCAGTACCGTCAGCTCTGATTTGCAGTCCTAAATCATTCGTAGATCCTGTTGCATATACGTTGTTGGTAAAAGTGTTACCAGATCCATCTACCCTAAATAAATTGTTAGTACTATTAAAAGTTGAACCATTAATTGTTGAAGCACTGACAGTGCCAGTAAATGTTGCTGATCCATCTGAGTTAATCGCAACAGTATTTGTACCAGCAGCATTGTAAGCTTTTAGCCCACCAGAGTCTAAAAGTATTCTAGCTCCAGTTGTAGCGTTGTTGATGTTGACGCTATTTAGATTAATTGTACCAGTTGTTATTACTCCACCAGAAATGCTAGTAACATTAGCATTTACTCCAGCTGGTTGAACAGCTGTTGCTCCAGTTGCTGCATTGCTAACAACCGTTGAAGCAGCTGTTGATCCTATAGTTACAGTTCCATCAATTGTTAGCGTAGTTCCGTCATAATATAGCTTACTTCCTATGGAAAATTTATTTGCGGATACACCGTCAGCTGTATTATAGCCAACAAAAAATGGAGAATTTTTATAACCAGTTCCACCAAACTGTAAAGTATTTGTTCCTATTGTCAATCCACCAGCGGTTGAACCACTTATAGTTGCATTGGTTGTAATTGCTCCAGTGACTGTGAGAGTATTATTGTCCCACTGCATATAGTTTGTAGAGTTTCCAACTTTTAATAAAGATCCACCAGTAGCTCCACCAGTTGGATTAAAAGAAAGCTGATTAGTCGCATCTCCTACAACGAATTCTGAATTACCTGCACTATTTGCAGAGTTTCTTGCCCATCTATTATTTGCGTTGATAAAAATAGAATTAGCAGACAGCGTTCCTCTAATTGAGGCAGCATCAAACTCTGCAGTTCCGTCTCCTTTAATTATCCAACCTTGACCAACTCCTACTCCTCCAGTTACGTAGTTCGAAGATCTTAATACTGCTGTTCCGTTAGGAGGAGTGTAAGAAGTTTGTATGCCTGGTTGGGTAAGGATAATTTCGTGTGCACCGATTGTTCCAGCTGTTATCTTTGCAGCAGTCAGATCTTGAATAAATTGACTTTCAATTAATTGCGTAGTTGCATTGGCAGAGGCAGAGGAAAAAGCTCCTGCATTTCCTGCAGTATTTACAGCTCTCACCTTAGCCTTGTAGACAACGTTAGTTAGAGTACTTCCAACTAAGGTTGTATTTTCAAGGTCAGAAATAACAACAAGATTAGACTTTGTTATTCCAGAAACCATAGCTCCATCTGTTGTTGTGGATGCTCTTGCCTTTAAGGCTGTTTCAGTAACATCACTTGCTAGATATATCTTATACTCATAATAATCAAGATCAACCATTGACGCATGATTGAACCTGAGCATTGCAGACTTAAAGTTGGCTGCCAACAAAACGCCAGTAATACTAGATGGGCTGGATACAACGCCTGGAGTCTGAACTCTTATTGTATCTGGAATAGCATCAATAGCAGATATCTCTGTATTCTTTGGCTTTAAACTAAATAGATAATTAGTTGCTGGTTTTAATCCAGTTATAGTTTTTTTAATTGTTGCCATTTAAGTTATTGTCCCTGTTGTGCTAAAAATTATTCCTTCGTATATTTCTTCATCTTCTAGTTCTAAGTTATAGTTTTTATTAAAAGAATATTGATTAATTTTAAAATCTTTATCAGAAGAGTTAATATTTTTTTTGTCTAATATTTCTATCTCAAAAGAAAACGATCCATATAGATCTTCGTAAGAAGTTAATATATCTAAAGTTCTAATATCAATAGAAAATATTACTTCATCTTCAAGAGTAGTAGAATTATATAGATCAATCTCTTGTGATTTAACTTCCATTTGACCAGTGGTGGTCAAGGATGTTTTGTTAATCTTTATGGATATTATTCCAGAGCTAGGAGTTTTTTGTCCATTAATTTTTAATAGTGGACCGCTAAAAGATCCAAGAACTCTATTTCCAGGAGTGTTGCTTTTTTGATTTTGCCAAGAACCATCTCCAGGAATAAACGAAACTGCGGAGATTCTAGAGTTTGTACTATCTGCTTTTACTACATTAGAATAATAGTTAACAGCGTTTGCCCCTTGTGCTATAAAGTTTGCACCATTAGGATTAGCAGTCTGATAATACGAACCATCTGTTAACTGCATATACTGGATATTATCATTATGATAGTAAACATAATAATTGCCCGCAGGAACTGATCCAGAAGACGCTTCGGTCAAAGCTTTAAAGCATAGGTTTGTATCGGAATCTATAATGCTATAAGTTAATCTATTAGTTGTATCGGTTTCGTAGACAACTACATAAGAGTCGTCATCAAATCCAACATCTATTGATCCGTCTTGCTTTTTCGAATAAACTCTACCTATGTTGACATCTTCCATTGAAACATAGATCCAGTCTCCAACTTTTAAATTTTCTGATGCAGCACTAAAAGCAATCTTTCTTCTTACAGCTGGGTAAGCAACAGCTGGAGGTGTTGCATTTGATGTGTAGTTAAACCATGCCATAGTTATATCTCTTTATAGAGTATCTCAAACTCATAAGAGTTTGCGCTGTCGTCATTAATTTCAATCTCAAAAGAAGCTTCGTACTGGACGTTGCCACCTATCAATAATACCTCATTAAGACCTGTTAAAACTAAGTTCTGATAAGGTTTAGTTAATGTTGAATCATAGTATGCATTTCGTGCAGATTCGTAGTCAATTGCGTCAGCTGGTATTGCAAGACTTCCATCGGTACCGTCATGCTTATGGACAGCAAGGTCTATGCCTCCTATGGTTATTCCAGACGCTATGTCCATATTGCCTTCTATGGTTCCACCGTCTGATCTAAGATATTGTGGGTGGGCATTGCCGTCTAAGTCGTCTAGGTCATTGTGGGAAGATCTAAGGCCTCTTCTGTCGCTTTCATCAGGCTCTATTGCCATGAATGTTTCTTTGTATGAATCTAAATCTTGTATAGCGTCGGTTATTAGTATCTTGCTTCTTTTTGTGCCCTTTACTTCAAGCTGCATAAGATAGTTGATGTATCTTCTTTTCAGTCTTATTGCTTGTAGTAGTGCATCAAACTTATTGTAGAACTGATTGTTTCTTTCAACAACGTCAGCAGTTATTGCACCTAGGTTTCCTGTTATTGCACTTTCTGCAGTAAACATCTCTTTAAGAAGTGTAGGGATCTCTTTTCCGATCTCAGTTGTTTTGAGGTCGTACATCATTGGCTCAATTACCTTAGACATAACATTTAACGCCGGCATTAAATAATTATTATAAAAAGTTCTTGATGTGTCTTGACTATCTCTTTTTATTAAATTTAATAAGGTTTGAATTTCGGTTGTTAGTGAATTTATTTTGATAGAAAAAAACGCTTGGAATTGCGAGGCTTGTCTTTCAGATATTTGATCCACTTCGGCATTGGGGATAGATACTGGTCTTGATGTGATTTCAACTGCAATTTGTTTCGTGTAGTGTGTTGTTGTCTTCGCCCAGTCTGCGAAGTACTTTGAGATTTGTGCTTCGGTATCATTTCTATACTCTTCCCCCAGATAGTGTATGGCGATGTTTTTTAATATAGTTAATTCACTTAAAGTGTACTTTAGTGCTTTTCTTGCTTCTACTAAGTGTCCAAAAGTTGAATGACTGATTATTAGGTCATACTCTTTTATGAACGCTCTACATGATCTGCATAAATGTTTTTCTGCAAACAAGTATTGAGGGTAACAAATAAAACCTGGTTCTTGCATGATTGAAGCTGTTGGATCTGACTTTAGTACATCTTTCCAAACCGCAGAATGGGCAACCTCAAGTTCTATACTTGCATAAGGGTCTATGTTGACCTGGTCAAGATTTTCTTCTATCTCATTTATCATTCCGCTTATATGGAATTCAGCTTGAGTAATATAATTTCTTAGTTCTTCTATTGATATCTGTGACTTTTCGGTACTTAAGTTATTTCTTTTTGTACCTGTTTTAATTTGTTCAAATGAATTCAATCTTTCTTCAGAAGAGATAAATGAACTAACTGATTCTGGAGAATCAGAAAAAGCGTCTTCAATTGCTGAGCTTTCGCCTAAACCATATTTAGCCATAATATTTTTTTCCTAAAATGTCGATCTTTTAATTCTAGAAGAAGGTTTTCTTCCACTTCTTTTTTTGAATCCAAGTACGTTTTCCGAAACTGCTTCTGCTCTTCCGCTAACAAACCCAGAGCCTTTTTCTTTTTCATTGCCTTCTTCACCTGATTGTTTCGGCATAAAGAACGTGTTAGAAAAAGATTCTGTATTGGTAGCAAATCTTGCTTTGTGCAGCTCGCTATAGTTCTGAGTGATAGACAGCAGAGCTAACATCAAAGCGTCGTGTGCATGGTCGACTGCTGAACCGCCAGCTTCGAATACTGGTCTTCCTGTTTGAGTAGTTCTAACAACAACATAAGAGATTAGTTGCATAAACATTTCATCATCTTTTGCTGGAAATACAATTGATTCTTTTTCCAAATACTGACGCAGGTTGTCTACCATGTAGGGTTTAATTTCTTTTTTAACAACCTGTTTAGTATAAGGATCTCTAATGTCTATTGTTTCGCTGAAGCTAACTCCTTTTACTCTTGTCTTTAATCCTGATATTGGATTTTCTACGCCATACTTATGAAGAAGCTCTACTTGCACTTCTCCATATCCACGGTCAACATAAATATGTTTAGGCATATAGATGTCGTTTAGCTCTACGATTCTAGATACAGCTTTAGTTAGAGTGTATTCTGATCTTTCAATTTCTTCTCTGTACGCAAGTTTTACTTTGTTTCTAAATCTAGGATCTTCATATGCGTCAGAGCAAACTTCAAGAACAACTATATTTGTTCCTGCTCCGTACTTGTCCCAGTCAACACCAATGGTGTGAAAGCTTCTTGCAGAAGTCATCTCTGGATTATAATTCCAGCTTGGCTCAATAAAGGCTTTGTCTACGTACTTGCGCGGGTACACGCCTTCAGCGTCTTCTCCCCAGTCTGCTTCAATTTCGTGTCTGTATCCAATTTCAGAATACTGTTCTCTAAACTCATCTTCTTGTTCTTTAGCAAAGTATGGGTTGCAGTATGAAGGAAACCAAAACTCTTTAAATCTTTCTGATCTACACCACTCCCAAAATCTTTCTCGTCTACCCGTTGGAGTAGACGCACCAATTAGAACTTTGTCTGGCTGATCTTCTGCTGTTTTCTGCAGCATTGCGTACAGTGCATCGAGGTCGTCCGCATGCATGTAGTCCATTTCGTCAAGAACAATAACATGGGCTTCCTGACCACGAGCTACGTCAGACTTTCCACCAGAACGCATTCCTGATGTAAAGAATCTAATTGTTGACCCATTACTAAATTGAATCATAAACTGAGGGCTTGTTACTTTTCTTGTGATTGAATTTAGAACAATCTCATTGTTAGCTGCTAGTCTTAAAATCTCTTGATAAATTAATTCTACGTGAGATTTCATTGGAGCAATGACTAAACATCTTCCGTCCTTATGGGTATAACTATAGTGAAGCAAATATACTGCCATACTAAAAGTTTTGCCCAAACGACGACCAGCTCTTAATACTTTTCTTGAAGCAGGATCTCTTAGAATGAGAGTTTGATAGACTCTTGTCTCTACATTTAGAAACTGTCTTGCCCATACACATGGGTCTTTAGCTATGTGTATTTGCCTTTGTTGCTCAGCAGAAATGCCAGCATCTAGCAACTCTTCATCTATTTCAAAAGGTTCATCTATCAATAAGGCAAGTTCTCTGTTGGTTAATTCTCTACCTGATATTGGAGAACCATCTGCCCAGTTTAGGTGAGTAAGTTTATTTTCAAAAACCCATTCAATTCTATTAATCTGCTTGTACGTTTCAACGTCTTGAGCTTTTATTATTTCTAAAAGATCTTCTTTAGACAGCTTTTCTAAGTCTTGTCTAAACTTTTTAGTTTTATTTGAAATTGATAAGCTCATATTTTACCCAAAGTGAGCAGCCATCATTCCAGCCTCAGAACCTAACATACTTCTTGCGTTAAGTCTTGAATTTTGAATTGCAGCTACACCTCTTGCTCGTGAAGTTGCAGCAACTTCGTTATCTCTATAGCCCATGCCAAACAATGGTTTGTTCATAGACCCCTGCATAGATTTTACAGCATCCTTGGCAAAGTTTCCAGCTGCCATCACACCTTTACCAGCTAATTTACCTAAGTCATAAACTAAAGCTACGTTTCCAACAATGCTTGCACTTCGGAGTGCAAAAGCTCCACCCCTTTTCATTAATTCGCCTCTTAATATTCTTGCTGCTGCTTTATCTCCAGCTTCATCTGCCATCTTAGCCATTACTCTAATGTTGCTTTGCTTAGGAAGAAATTTACCAAGTGCGCCTGGTCTTGCTACCCTATCTCCAAACCTACCTAGATTATTAAAACTAGTACCTGCTCCAGAAAGCATTTCTGAGACAGCAGTTGTATTTCCGGTGTTAGCGAATGCTCTGCCAAGAACTCCTTCTAGTCTTTTGTATGCGTTAGTTCCCACAAATTGCGATGGGTTCATTGCAGTTCCAAGGCTTTCGGTCATAGATCTAGTAAATATGCCACCTTGACTATTGGACAGCCCTCTAAGTCTTCCAACGCTACCAACACTAGCAACAGGACTTGGTGGACCCATAAGGCCAGGAGCAAGAGTGGGCTTAACGTTAGTTAGTCTTGCGATGTTTGTGTCTAAACCTGTTAATTTTTTTTCTACTCTTGCAAGCTTGCGACTAGCTCGACCTACTGATTTTCCATCAAGTGATCTGGTCAATATTTTATCATTTAGTTTTGTGGCTTTACTTTCCAAGGAGAAGGTCTTATGCATCGTAGACATTCTACCTAAAACGCCTCCAGCCATCAGATCTTCTGTAGAGCCAGAATCTATGATACCTCTACCTTCTAGCACTCCTCTTAGTCCTACTTTTTCTAAACCTTTTCCAAGCATCTTTGCGCCTTGGAATGGTGTATATAGGCCTGTTGCGTCTGCATTTCCATTTAATGCAGATACCGATGGCATTCTTCGGAATGATCTTACAGAGCCAACATTTGCCTTAAATGATTGTTTAAGAAATGGAGTCTTGCCTGCTGCTGCTGCGGAAGCTCCTCTGAACTTAGAAAACATAAACGCATTTGGACTTGCTGGCATAGTATTGTTGCCAATGAACGAACCAAATTTAGCAGCTCTTTTTGCTTGCCTTGCACTGCCTACTGCTGCTTTATCAAGGAACCCACCCTTGAACATTGTATTTTCAAATCTTCTCATGTTCCAGGCCATAGTATGGCTGATGGCTGGCATGTTTTCTGCCATCCTCATGAAGAGTGGTGCTTGAGGACCAGCTAGGTCACTGCCCATTTCTGGCTCAATAATATTGCCTTCGCCGTAAGCCATTAGCCTCTCCTCGAGTTGTGCATTCCTAGAACTATATTTCCATTAGCGTTAAGAGATTGTGCTGTCATTAAAGATGAGTTACCAGATCTTCCATATTTTTGCGCGTTTCCTGCAGCTTCTCTCATTCCAATCATGCCAACAGATCCTGCGCCAATTCCTGCTCCAACAGTTGCACCAGCAATAGCCCCACCTATTGCACCTTTTATTCCATAATTTTTTCCACCTAATATTCCGCCACCTAATGCTCCCCCAAGCCCTCCAAGCCCTCCAGCAACAACTCCACCTTTAGCTATAACCCCAAGAGAGTTGGCTCCATACATGCTTAGTGCACCTGCGTTAGCAAACCTGAACGGGAGTCCTGCTGCTCCAGATACTCCTCCAGCTAATGCTAAGCTTGGGGTCAAGTCAGTTCCAAGAACTGCTTGATCTGCTTGCGGATTATCAAAGGCAATATCCATAGCATTGTCGATTGTGCCATTAGCAACTTTTTTAAACATGCCTGCGCCAAAAGCCCCAGCTAAAGCTGTGCCCATTAAAACTTTTCTACCTATAGCCATTTTTTATCCCCCATAAAGGTGATCGTATTTATTTGGTCCCATTCTTGTGTGACCAATTTTGTTTCTGTCTAAATTTCCAACAACTCCAGCTGTTGTTAATGGATCTCTTCTTGAAGATGTCATTCCAGCGGTTGATTGAAAACTACTATTAGCTCTTCTTATTTGCCCATTTGCTTCTACTGGCTGATCTTGCATTGTCTCATCGTACATACTGCTTTCTTGAGACTTGTTGTACATATAGTAACCAGCTGCAGCAACGCCAACACCAAGAGCTGCTAAACCTATTTTAGGTTTTAATCTTTGAAAAGCTTCTGCTATATTTTCATCTCTAAAACTTCTTCCAAGACCTTTTGATGAAAAATTCTTTTTTAATCCTTTTAAGAATTTAGAGTCTTCCGCCATTCTTCCAGAAGTAGCTCTATATGAACTAGTTACTTCCTGAGCTGCTTCTCCACTTCTTATCTTGGCTGCCGCTGCTACATCATCTGTGGTTCCCATGTCAAGAATTCTTGTTGTTGTATCATCTATTCTTCCTTGAAATGACCCATACCCTTCTCCAGCCTCAGACATAGAAAAATTAATACCCCTTTGTGCTGGCAATACGTCATTGTCGCTTATTTCTTCCATGAGTGCTTTAGCACCTTCTGCAATGTCTCCTGTTATATTGTGAGTAGCTAAACCTCTATTCCTTAGAGAATAATACACTTCTCGTTTTACAACATCTATACCGTCTTTAAGTTTTGTAGTAACCATTCTTGCTTGGTCTACATCAGAAAAATGGCCCATTTCAACAAGTTGTTCTGATGTTTTTTGGTCAACTAAAGTTTTTAATTTTTCCACACCTTGGTCTGCAATTTCTGCAGCCCTTCTGCGACTCATGACTGCTCCAGACTCTTGTGCAGCTAAATCCCCAAGCACTACGTTAATGATTTTACCTTCGGGTGTGTCAACTGCTGATAGTCCAAATTTATTTGCTTTGTAATCAGCTATAAATTCATCACTAAGAAGTTTATATTTTGATAAACCGTCACTTCCAGTAACTTCTATATCTTTTATTATAGACGCTGGCAGCATTACTCTTGAAACTTCATCTGGAGATTTGCCATACAGTCTTACAAATTGTTGTTCTTCAAAATGAGACACCCCAAATTCACTTAACAGTTTTGAATCAGACTTTCCAACTCTGTTAAATTGATTAACTTTAGCCATCAATTCTGTATCAGTTAAATCATCCAGCGTTTCCCCTGCTGCAGATGCTTTTAATTGTTTAGCTAGGTGACGATCTTTAATAACAGAAGCAGCATAGCCTTCTGGCGTACTGGCAGAAGGTACGTTATATGGAACTGAAGAAGTCATTGTTGCTAGTTCGACAAAGTTTCTCCTTAGATAAGGATCATCAATAACTCCTCCTATCCCAGACTTAGAAAGAGTTTCAAGATAGCTATCTTTTTGAGCTTCAGTAATTATTCCAAATGTTTTAGATATGTTACGTGAAATTTCTGTTTTTTGAAATATGTCTGGTCTTGTACTAAAATCGGTAAATCCAATCTGTTCCCTTGTAGCTGCAAGTCCTTCTATTAGTCTTTGGTCTATGTCTGCATCTCCGCCATGCATCATTGCTTCTACTAAATCCATTGGAGAAGTTTTAAGCGTTGGAGAGATACTAGAACCCTTGCTTATTCCATCTAGAACGCCAAGCATTCTAGACTGCTGACCATAGCTTATTCCAGAGTCTATTACCTCACTGCTTCCCTTTAGCGCATCATCTTTTAGCATTAGCATTTGTTGTTGAATGCGAGCTTGTGTTGCGCTCTTGTCCAAAATTGTTTCTGAAACTTCTCCTGTTGCTCTATCCGTAAGTGATTCTATGAAAGAACCTTTTCTTCCAGAATAACTAATAATAGAACCAGTGTCTGTGCTTAATTTAACTCCCCTCATTCCCTCCTCTGTTTGGGTGGCATAGTTAAAAACTGCGTCAGACATATGCTGTGCATGTGCAATATTTGTTGTTGGAGTTGGAGGTGCGGCCTTGGCTATGTTTCTTCTTATGTCCTTTAAGTGCTGAGGAAGGTGTGCTGTCCCTTGTGCTAGATCTAATCTTCCATCTAATATGAATTGAGCCATATAATTTGTTAAAATTGTATCTGTTTGAGCCATGTGGTTACCTTTAGCTAGGTTCGTCAAAAAGTCTGCACCGTCGGAACCGCCATGTTTTTCTATTAATTCTAAAAGATTAGTATTTAATGTTATATTTTCTATACCAAATGGAGTAGCCTTTCCACCAATTGAAGCTTTAGCTAAAGTTTCTGGAGCAAACAATGCCGATCTAAGTTTACTCGCTCTAGCAAGATCATTAGTCTCTCCAGCTATCGATGCAAAAGCTTTGTCGGTTAAATATTCTTTAGCTAAATCTAAAGTGTTAATTACTTTTCCGTTCTTTTACCATAGTTTGAAAACCTTCAAAAAGATTTGCTGCTTCTGCGTCTTTAAAAAAATCTTCACCTAAACTAAAAATAGAAGTATGTATTTTTTCAATGTCAAATTTTGCGTTATGAAAAAGTAAAAAATCATTGTCTGCCATTTTTCTAAAAACATTTTTATACTGTTCAACTGCACCAAGTCTTCCTTCTGGAGTGAGTAAGTCTTTCATGTCAAGACTTGCACCAAAAGTATCTACTGTTCTTTCATAATTAAAAGCTGCTTTTGCCAAGTTTGTTGTTCCGCCTCCAGCTTCTGGAACCGTAATCATCTGCATTTCTCTAGTGCTAAAGTGTGCTGAGAAAACAGGATCATTAACTCCAGCTCCTGGCATATTGCCAAATTGAATTTCTGTAGCAGCTAATGATCTCACTTCTGACAATGGCCCTAATCCAGATGTTTCAGTGTCGAGTGTCATTATTTTAGCGTTTCTTCCAGAAGAAACTATATCATCTAATATTTGCCTAGTCTTTCCCATGTTTTCAAGTGTTTGCGAACTGGGCAATGAACTAGTTCCAAATCCAAATGCTCTTACACCCTCTTTGGTCGGATCTATGCTTATTGTTAAAGAATTCAATAAATTTGCAGCGTGATGATTTGCGTTGCGTACATCTATTCCGTATCTTCCTGCAGCAGTAAATAGGTTGCTACTTGGAAGAGGTTGTGATGGTGCACCAAACTTTTTTAAAACGCCCTCCATGTTAAGAAGTTCGTCTGACTGTATCAGGTTCTTTAGCTGTGTTCTATTGTTTATATTTTTTATAAGACTAAAGTTCATTACAGGACTTGACTGCGCTGCTTCTAACATTCTTTTTTGCGCTATAGACATATTCTTTGGCATTTCTTGTGCTAAAAAATTCTTGTATATACCTTCAAGATTTTTATACCTTTCCATAAAATCGTCTGAAGATCCGTACATTCTATTTATTTCTGCACTACCAATAGGATTGCGAAGACCTCTACTAATTTTTGCTGCTATATCAGATCTATCAGCACTAAGGCCTCGCATTGGCAATTCTAATAACTTTAAGTATTCGTCTAGAAAGTTAGCCATTATCTTTTTCCGTTGAAGCCTCTATGTATTCGTCTATTTCAATAGTTCCAAGTTTTTGTTTAAGAAGTTTTTCTCTTTGATTTTCAATTGATTGAACTTTATTAATAATGTCAGAAATAGCTTGGGCAGTATCGAGCTGTACCTGTCCAACTTTTGCTTTTGCTTCTCTTGTTGCAAGAAGTTGATTTCTTAAATCTTTTCTTCTCTTGTGTAGTTTGTCTTCAAGTTCTACTGCAAGATGCAATTCTTTTTTAAGGATTGGTTGGCCGTCTTGATCAATTCCAATAACATTTTCTTGAATGAAATGCTCTTTTGCTAACAGCTTAGTTTTTCTTAAGTACTGAACTTCTTGATCTACAAGATCTCTTACCATAGATACTTCAATAAGATTGTTTGGATTGACGTCTAATTGTTCAAGATACTCTACAGTGAATTGAGAAACCATTGCCATCTCTATTGGGCATGGATTTCCTCTTGGTGCCAAGCTCTCTTTCAATAAAGGGCATGTTGAAGCAAAGATGCACTTCTCTGCTTCACAGTTCATTGGGATAGATGAAAACATTGCGTTGCGCGTTTTTTGCGGACGAATAAGTTCTATTGCTTTATCTTTATCTTCTTCTGTCCAAGATTCTGGAAAAAACAAATCTGGTCTTAAAGACTCAAACTGTTTCATAAAATAATTCTTGTTTTCACTTTTTTCTATATTAGACATTAAAATCAATCCACTCTGACCTAAATAAACCTCGTTCATCAAAATGTTCTATTAATGAACTTTTACACTTCATACAATAATAATCTCTTGTATAAATAAAATCTTCTTCTTGGATGTAATACTCAATTACGTTTTGTAATTTTTCAAGACACCTTGGGCATTGCATTTACTACCTGTCCATTAATATTTCACTTAAGCTTTTTTGAAGCTTTTCAACTATTTCAATATTAGTTCCAGCATTAGTAAAAAGACCAATCTCTCTCATTTGGTCAGCTGTCAAAGAAGAGTTCATAATATATCTTGCGCCTTTGCATATATCGCAATAGTTTTCTCTATCATCGCTTGCACAGATACATGGGTCTATTATGCTAAAGAACTCCAAAGCTTTTGCAATATCATACCATCTTGCTTTAAAAGATTTTTTTGTTTGCTCTTTATAAGCCCTAAGCTTTGCTTGATCTGAGGAAAGTAATGTTCCCATATCAAGTGCTTGTTTCATCAATTCTGTAATAGTTTTATATAAAAAGTTTGGCAATTCAAAATCGCCATTTTCATTAATAAAATTTTTCCAATCATTCATAACATTTCACATCTTTCTTATTATAAAAGTAATTAGGCGTTTCTTCCAGACCCTTGCGCAGTTCTTGGTGGCTTATAAGAGTTACCTCTTCTTGATCGACTATGAATTGCCCCAAGTCCTCCAACCGCAGCTCCAACTCTTGCTATGCCCTGGCTTCTTTGTCTAGAACGTATTGCAGCGTTGCGTATAAAATCTCCACCAGGTGTGCCTCCTGCATTAGTTATCATTTCTGCCATTTTAGTAGCTCTGCCTATATGTGTAGCAGCTTTTCTTCCAGGTTCACTGCCAAACAAATATTTAGCAGCCCTTTCAGAATCCATAAACAAAGCTTTTCCAACTATACCTCTCATACCCATAATAATCTCCTAGTACTTGTACATTCCAGTAGGTCTTCCAGCAGTTTTGCTGACGCCCTTACCTCTTCTGCCACTGGTAACAAATTTAGCTGTAGCTAGTGCACCAGCTCCCATCATTCCAGCTTTATATGGATGACCCATTGCATATTTAGCAACTTTGCTAGATGCAAACTTGCCTTTCTTTGCTGCTGCTGCTGCTCCGCCTACGGCTCCGCTACTCATATGCACTCCTATATTTATAGTTATATCTTTATATAGTAGCCATAACTATTTAGTTACGTCCAATTTCTTTTGTGGTTTTTCAATTTCAAATTTAAAAGAGTTATTCTCAAACCCTATATGAAAGGTAGTTCCTTTTGGCATGGGGGATGAAATAAGGGTATCAGCTATTAGATTCTCAATACCTTCTCTTCTGACTTGAGATAAGCCTCTCGCACCTTTTATGGTGTCAATACCTTTTTCTATTAAAGCTTGAATTACTTCATCTGTATATTCAACTTGATAGCCTTTTTTAGAAAGTTTATCTATGACTATCGACATTTCAATTCTTGCAATTTTTTCACAATCAATTTCAGACAAAAAATTAAATATTACAATTTTATCAATTCTATTTAAAAATTCTGGTTTAAATTGCTTCTTAATAGCATCGTTTGTATTTCTTTCAATTATAGACCTATTTGGTATTATCTTAGTCCCTAGCTTGTAGGATATGTCCCTATTGAAGCCTGTGCCACTCGATAGTAGGTGATCGCTAGTTTTGTCGTTTCCAAGATTGGTGGTCATTATTATTATTGTATTTTTAAAGTTAACCACTTCACCTTTAGCATCTGTTAGGATGCCATCGTCGAAAACCCTAAGAAAGGTGTTCCAGATATCTGGATGTGCTTTTTCAACCTCGTCAAGCAATACGACAGTTGAAGGATTTTGCTTTACTAGATTAACTAGCTGACCACCTTCGTCATGACCAATATAGCCAGGAGGGGAACCTATTAGCTTTTGGTTCTCGTGTTTATGTTGAAATTCCCCACAATCAATTCTTACCATTGGATATTCGTTTCCAAATAGATATTTATGAAGAGAGTTAGCAAGATGCGTTTTTCCGACACCAGAAGAACCGGCAAATAATAAAACACCTAATGGTCTATCCTCATCACCTAAGCCTACTTGAGATCTCTTAAGAGAACTAACTATAGCATCTATAGCTGGATCTTGACCTATAACAGAAGTCTTTAAATAGTTTTCTAATCCAAGAAACTTTTGTCTTGCAATTGGCTTTGGTTTCTTTATAGCATCTTTTTTCTTAGCTGGAAATGGATAATCGTCCATATCCATCTTTTTGTTTCCGATTCTTCTTAAAGTTTTTTAAAGAATCAAGAAAAGCTTTTGAAAAATCATCATCTTCATTAGAGTCATCTTCCTTATCCGCCATTGGTGGGCCATAAGATAAAGCTACCCATGAGTCGACATCTAGCCCAGGGTTAAGCATTATGCATCCTGTGTATAGTGCGTCTAAACAAGATTCAGCTGCTCTGCGTGACATTAGTCTAAGAGACTCTGTTATATCACCTTTTAAGTTAAAAATAAAATTCTCTATAATAGACTTACGGTAGAGAATATAGTATTCACTCTCACTTTTGTCGTCTTTTGAAAAAGAAAGTGATTCAAGAAATGTTTGAACATCTTCTGGCTCTAGCACTTTGAACTTAACAAATGTTGCTAGTTCAGGCATATATATTTGATATATTCTCAAGTTGACTCACACTTCTATTTAAATATAGTTATATAGTAACTATAAAAATAAATTGAGTCAATGCTTACCTGTATCAGGGTACGCTTTTATTATTGACTTGCCTGGATAAGTATCAACTAACGGATAGACGATAGCTTCTCTCTCTAATATCCAGTATACCACTACTGTCAAGTGGTTTGTCAACTCAATCGTCAATAATATCTTCTATTGCAGGATGTGGTTCCATGCAGGGTCCAGACATTGCCCAATACGCTACTAAATCATGAGGGGTGTTAAATCTCTTCTTTAGTAAAATTAAAGCACGTTGAAAGTCTGTATTTATTTCTGCTCTGTTTTCCACTTTTGTCCTTTTTGTCGTGATATACTTGCGACTCAATTATATCACAAGGACCAATTTATTATGGCAAAAATGACAGATGACGCAGTGCTACTAAAGAAACTATATGCTCTTTTAGAAGTTGTCAAAAAAGAAACGTTAGGTGCTGACTATCAAAGACGCCTTGAAATGAAAGACGTACAAGCTAAGATAGAAGAAAAGATACTATCAATGCGCATGACTACAGATGCCTAACTATGGTATCATTATGTCTATACATAAAACGAAAGTAGGATCCACTACATATGGACGAATCAAAACAACTTGAACTAGCCATTGCTCAAATAGAAAAGCAATTCGGTGCTGGTTCAGTAATGAGATTAGGTTCTTCAGATTTTGAATCTTGGCCAGCTGTGCCAACAGGTGCATTGTCATTAGATAGAATCTTAGGTATTGGCGGTTTGCCAAGAGGTCGTGTAGTAGAAATCTATGGTCCAGAATCTTCTGGTAAATCAACTCTTGCTTTATCTGTTGTAGCACAGGCTCAAAAGATGGGTCTCCGTTGTGCTTACATTGATGCAGAGCATGCACTTGACCCAGTTTATATGCAAGCCTTGGGCGTTGATCTAGACGAACTGCTATTGGCTCAGCCAGACTACGGCGAGCAAGGACTAGAGATTGTTGACAAGCTTATTAGAACTGGTGAGATTGGCGTTATAGTTGTTGACTCAGTTGCTTCACTGATTCCTAAGGCAGAGCTAGAAGGCGAGATGGAGTCCGCTCAGATGGGTCTACAAGCCCGTATGATGGCCAAAGCAATGCGTAAGCTAGTTGGGCTAGCTAATCAGCATAAAACTCTTATTATCTTCATTAATCAATTAAGAAGCAAGATTGGCATTATGTTTGGTAATCCTGAAACCACCCCTGGTGGCATGGCACTTAAGTATGCTTGTTCTGTTCGTATTGACATCCGCAAGAAGGAAGACATCAAGGATAAGACAGGCAATGCTGTAGGCATTGTTTCTAAGGTTAAGATAATTAAAAATAAGATGGCACCCCCAATGAAGATTACTGAGTTCTCTATCATATATGGAACTGGCATCGACCAGTATGGATGTGTGCTAGACGTTGCAATCGCAGATGGCTTGTTTACTCAAAAGGGTGCATGGATCTATTACGGTGGAGAACTATTCGCACAAGGTAGAGAAAATGCACTTACGCAGCTGCGTGACAACGCTGAACTTTTTGAAGAAGTTAAGAAACAGCTAAACAATGCCTGATAGTAAAAAGGGAATTGTAGTGGAACCGTGTACTGAATGTCCGGTTCCAACAAATTTTATAATTAAAAACCTCCCAGTTGATGACGCCGGCAGACAGAGATGTGGTGTTGAGTGCAGAGAGTGTGGAGACAAATGGACGGAGATTACAGATGAATGAATTTGAAGAAGCAGAATACGAAAAGTATCTTAGTCAATGGGAGACAGAGTTCTCATCACGCAAAAACGTAGATAAGAGAATCAAGGACTTTCAGAACTTTGAGATCAAGGTTCCTAAGGCTAACTCTGAGATAGCTTATTACCTTAAAGAGTATAACGATTTTGCGCAACAAAAAAAGAACAGTAAGGTTTATGACTGGGCTAAAGAAGCTCCTGAACAAACAGATGCTGAGATTTTTATAGAGAAGGCTGAAGATCTTGTGGAAAACATTCACAACGCTCTTCAAGATCTTTTAGAGTTTCTATACGATAAATACGACGTCTAAGTTACTATAAAGATGTAAACAAAAACCCGCCTAATTTTTTTCGGGTCAAATATTTTTTTTAAAATAAACCACAGAGGGGTAGTGTCTCATGGATTCATTTAGAGAATTATTAAACGAAATACTCCAAAACATCCAAGCTAGCAAGGATCAGGCGACGCTTGACGAGTTCTACGAGTCAACTGCTCACAGTGACCTAATTGCCACGTTTCATACACGCAGTGACAGTATGGTGGTCGTTTCTATGTTTGACATTGACCAATGGTCGCTTATCTCAGACATGGCTGCTTTTATGGGAAAATCCACAGAAGAAATTATAGAAGAGTTAGATCCTTCTAGCCCCAACATTATGGTGATGAAGCCAGAAGACCTACCTAACTTTGGTGAACTCTAAACGTATCTAATAATAGCTGGAACGTTATCTAAGTATGTTCTTTCGTACGTCTGGTACAAAAGACACCCAAACACTTCTTGAGCCACTCTATTTGACATGTGTGCTGGAAGCTTAGTCTTGATGTACTCATTAACCTCTGCTCCTTCTATGTCCAACATTTTATATTCTGGTTTAGTATAAAAATTATAAATAGAACAATGATCTAAGATTGGTTCATATTTAGACGGTGAGTATAGATTGTTGATAAAAACAGCTGCATCAAATTTGAATCCGTGATTTAAATATAGATCCATAACAACTCTACAATCATTTCCTATACCTATAAAAATTAATTTATCTGTCTGTATGGTATTCATGTATGTAAGTTGTTTTGCTAGTTTTTTAGCTGTTTTTTTATACGTTTTATTATCTTTACATTGATCAAATAATAATACTAGGTGATCATTAGTTATTGTACCTAGGAGAGATCTATCTATCTTCCATGGAGCCTTTGTTCTAAATAACTTCTCTGAGCCAACCAGTATGTTATTAGGCATTGTATCTATATTCATTTGTGATGGTCTTTTCTTCTTAGTAGTTGTAATCGTCGAATCCGTAGTTATCGGAGTCGTAGGTCTCATAGCTTGAGTCAGCAAATCTATCGAAGCCTCCTATGGAGATTGACTCCATGAGCTCTTCTATGTCATCTTTAGCATTAAAGGCATATAGGTCTTCTGGGTCAAACAGTGGATCTTTTGTTTCTTTTGGCATTTGGATTATCTCCTTGGTTATGTCTTGTTTTTCTTTCGCCGGCCTTTCCGACTTGGTAGAAAATCTACCACACATCTTCCTACATAACAACCTATAGGGGTGAAATATCTAGGAAAAATTTTTGAGGGCAAAGTGTTTCACTAAAGATGTCTCAACCTATATACACGTATATAAAAATTCATATACTATGGAAATATAGGAAAATTTTCAGGGTGGTACCTATGGATATATGTGTGTCCACAGACCTTTAACATGCCCACCCGGGTATGGGGTCTAACAAACAGGAAAGGTTCAGTAACATGAGCAACAACATTAAGAAGAGCATCATTATGGTGCTTGGAGGAGTACTCTTCGGATTCTTCTTTCTCATCACAAAGGGAACAGAAGCATTCGTACAGTACGAAACAGCATTTACACTTGAGAAGCTCTTGAGTGTAGATAACCTTGCCGTTATGGCTGCTATCTTCACTGCATTTAAGGCAGACGAGAAGATGCAACATAGGGCATTGAATTGGGGTATTACTGGAGCAGTAGTATTCCGTATCCTATTCATCATGCTAGGTGCTGAGGCACTTGAGCGTTTCTCCTTCATGAATCTTGTATTTGGCGGCCTATTGGTCTTCAGTGCATACAAGATGCTAGGTGGAGAAGATAGTCACAACGAAGAGCCTGCTATGGTAGCAAGGATTAAGCGTATTGCACCCAACATGCCCATGATTATTATGGTCATTGTTGCAGTGGAATTAACTGACATTCTATTTGCTATTGATAGCGTGCCTGCAGTACTGTCTGTAACTGATGATCGTATGATTGCCATTACAAGCAACATAGCTGCAGTACTAGGTCTTCGTGCACTATTCTTCGTATTGAAGGATGGTATGGATAAGATCAAGTACCTCAACCAGACACTGGCTGTAGTACTTGCCTTTGTTGGATTCAAGATGGTAGCCCATACTTGGATTCACATCGGTACCCTTACCAATGTAGCTATCATTGCGGTTATATTCGCAGTAGGTGTCTTTGCTTCTTTAAGGAAGTAAGGACAATAAGATTACCCTTGGGGACTTTGGTCCTCAGGGGTTTTCTTTTTATGGGTAGGTCTTAGACCTTTAACTACTGTACCTGTACATACAGTAGATCGCTACGCATTTACCTTACCCAAGGGCAACTTGTAAGCATAGTCATACATGACAATCATGTGTGCAATTACCATACTTCTAGGAGGAGTCATGGAAACACAACAAACACAGAAGGATTTGTACCCCTTCATTTCAATCATCCTGTCTCTCATGGAGGGCAATCTTGAATTCAAGAAAGCTGTCTGTGGAGATGTGCAATCTTACTTCGTGTTCGAAGAAGAGAGCATTCACGGTGTTGGTGCTGTAGTTCGCTACATGTACGTTGCACGTCAGGATGGTAAAACACTTGCCGAGTTGGTTGGACCTATAATGTTCAATCCAGCTTTCATCTTGCAGATCATTGCTCAAATGAAGAATGATCCAGAGATGGGGCACAGTGGAAAGGGCAACATCTGGGATTGGTCAGGTGTTCAACAGCATCCTGACTTGAACAGTCAAGTGCGGCCCACTATCAGCTGGAATAAGTAACCAGTAAAACAATAAGAAGAACCTCAGTCGTACAGGACTGGGGTTTTTCTTTTATGGGTAGATACTAGACAACAAGTCTGGGCCCTAATGATTGGAGAAATCATGACACATGAAGCAATCGACGCCTTGGAGGAGAACTTCTTCCACCAAGACGCCAATGCCATCAAGAAGCACTACAACGGCTCAAAGGCCTACCAGTGCTGCAACGATGAACACTGCACCAACAACCGCAAGGTCGCTGGTCGCAAAGGCCTCATCAACAACAACGCCAAGAACAAGAACAACAAATAGTTTAAGTTAACTGGTGTTAAAAAAGAAACTCTTTCCCTGGGATCTTCGGATCCTGGGGTTTTCTTTTTATGGGTAGCAAGTTGACCACAAGGTCAGACCCGATCATGAGGAGGTTAATCTCATGAAAGAAACAACCACGTTGGTTACTCCAACACAGCCACCAGAAGCGTCATTTGACTCTCTCCGAGCATCTCTTAAGATGTTCAACGAGTACTACGCAAAGAAGGATTATGTTCGTGCATGCATTCTTTCGAAGCAAGTATCTGGAATCAAAGCAGAGATGCTAGCAAAAGCTGACGAGTCATATCGCTCAGCACTCGACTGGCATATCGAGTACATCATCCTCAACGGATGATCCATTGTCCTTTATGGGCAATAGACAATACCTAGCAGCGTTCTGTTAGAAGAGAAGGAAGACTCCCTTAGGGGAGTTTTTCTTTTATGGGTAAACACTAGACCACAAGTAACCCAAGTGGTCACAATAGACATGGGAGGTTAATCCATGTTAGTACTATTCACCGTGGCGTTCGTCGTCACCCTCACCGCTGCAGTATACATGCAATTCAGTTCACAAGCTGAGAAGTATGTTCTGCAGTACAGCCCAGATGCTGATGCATTCCTTATCCTTGGATCTGGAATCATGGGCATATTGAGCTTGCTTGCATTGGCCAACTCAGGGCTTAACATTTATGTAGGATTTGCAGTCTTATTATTTGGTTGGGTTCCGTGTGCTCTAATTGGAGTACGCATTGAGAAGATCCGAGAAAACTTGTGCAAACAGCGTGCATTACCTGCGGGTCATAACGCTCAACTTGCAGCATCTTTCGGGATGTCAGAGTTTGATAAAGCTGGCACTTGTGAAAAATGCCTTAAGAAAGGGCATGTTCGTAGGTACTTCCATCAGCAGCACGGGTGGATTCTTTCACTTTGTGTTGACAGTGTAAGGTGCGATGCAAATGTAATTTATTGTGTTGTGGATTTTGCAGATGACTTTGTTCTCTATACGGGGACATGGGAAAATTGCAATCAAGTAATGCAAGAAAACTACGGAGGTCTGCAAGTTATACCTCACGCAAACATTACCAAACAAATGTGGTTGCAACTTCGTAACCAGCTTTAAGATAAAGCAATAAAGATTACCCTTGGGGACTTCGGTCCTCAGGGGTTTTCTTTTTATGGGTAGGTGTTTGACCACAAGTAAAAGCCAACAACAATTCCTAAGGAGGAAACCATGGCACCAAACACCAACAGCGATTACGTACTCGAGATTCTCGAACAAGTAATAGCACACACAAAACAAGTAGTAGAAAAAGGATACTGCAATTGCTTTTGCAATGCATATCATTCAGATACTGAGAAAACTGCACAGTTCAACTGTGTTCCCGCAGAACGCCTTTACAGCGTAATGCGTGGAGAAGAACAGAACTACGAGGAGGATGTCAATAACATCACGCCTTTCAAGTTCATCTGGATGGATAACAACATTCAGGATCGCAACTGGTTCTTGTAACCTAGTTGTAAACACCTACCCAAAAGATAAAGAATACCACACATCCAGTGTGGTTTTTCTTTTATGGGTAGACTATAGACCTCAGGTCAACCCAGGGTGCGTCCCTTCCCAATTGGGAGAATCAGCATGCTGGTCTCAGCATCGTACAGAGGCAGTCGTGCACTAATTCCAGTGTATGCACCGACATGTTCCAGGAGGAATCATGGCAAACATCAAATGTGTCGCTTGCAAAGGCGTACACCCAACAGTATCTGCACTCAAAGCATGCCACATGGCAAACAATGCTCTGATTGCAGACAAAACCAGCACCGTCAAGACCACCAAGGTTGAGAAGGCTAAGAGCTACAAGCTTTTCACCTTCGACACCGAGGCTGCTCGTGATGCGTTCATCCAGGCAACCCCTGGTGCACAGGTGCTGACAACCAGCGTCAAGAAGGTAAACGTGTTCAACCAGGACACTAATGCCTACGAGATGGTAGTAACCAAGACCTTCAAGGTCATCGTTAAATAATCCATTGACAAGGTGTGAGCTAGAGGTCAGCTCTCACCAAGTCGGGATTACCAGAACAAAGGAGTCAGAAATGGCTTATCAAGGCTGGCACACCAAATGTAAAGTTTGTGGATGCACACTGCGGCCAGGAGAGGGAGAGTTCATCTCTTACCCATTCCAGCAGGCATTGTGCACCAAACACTTTGCAGACTGGAAACAGAACATTGCAGATCGCAAGGCTACAGCAAAAGCCAAGCGTGAAACAGAACAACAGAAGAAGCTGAACAAGCCAACACTGTTTGACTAACTGAGTCTTCGGACAAGGTGAGGAGAGACCCCTTCGGGGGTTTCTCTTTTATGGGTAAATCCTAGACCACAGGTCTGGGCCCAACAAGAAAGAAAGAATAATGGAAGCAAAGGAAGTCTATCACATTGCGTTTACTGGACATCGTCCAAATAAACTCGGTGGTTATGATGACAACAGCCCTAAGCGTATAGCTTTAAGGCAAGAAATTCAAGAAACATTACAGCGTGCTGTAGTCAAGTACGGAAATACTCATGAGATTATTGTTATCTCGGGTGGTGCTCTTGGTGTAGATCAAGATGCTGCTCGTGTTGCATATCAAATGAACATTCCGTTTATTGTCGCACAGCCGTGTAAGAATCATGAATCAAAGTGGCCTAAGGAGTCACAGATCAAATACAAGAAGATGATTGAGTTAGCTCATGAAGTTATACTTGTAAGCGATGGAACATATCCTGAACTTGGAGCTAAGTGCATGCAAGACCGTAACATTTGGATGGTTGATCACTGCGATGCTTTGATTGCTGTTTGGGATGGAACATCAGGCGGAACAGCTAACTGTGTTGGATATGCGAAACGTGTCGGCAAACCAATTGTTTACATTGACCCAACCAACATTGCTTAACTAACAATAAAAATAAGAATATACCTAGCAGCATTCTGTTAGAAGAAAAGAGAACTCCTTCGGGAGTTTTCTTTTTATGGGTAGATCCTAGACCACAGGTCTGGGGTTACAACCCAAACCGCGTATGGACGGCCTTCCATACACCTACAGCACAGGAGGTGCTAACATGCCGTTTCACGGTATCGTAAGGCGTGCAGGTAAGTGGTTTCGACTACTGACCGATGCGCCGCTTCTTGAGGGCGACCAAGTCCTTGAGGAGTTCAACAGTGGGTCTTACACACCCGCCTTCCTCAACCAATTCTTCTCGGGTAAATACCGAGTAGAGGTTCGGAAGCACAAGTCACGTCGTAAGTATGCTGGTTCAAAGCATGCTCCCGGTGTGACAAGTGAAGAGCTGTTTTCTAGTGAAGTAATTCGCTGGTCAACTGCTTCAGAGCAACACATAGTGCGAGTCAAGGGCAACCAAGGCTGGCTCTCTTGCTTCAACGAGATTGGACTCATTATCCAAAACTCGAAGAAGATGTCCAAGAGGCTAGCTGAAATTGTCAGGACAACTTGCGCTTGGTTGTACGTAGAGGATGGATCTCTCAGTATTGAGGTCATCGAACATTCCCTCCCAGAGAGGTATGTAGATGGCATCAGTGCAATGAGCCGTTCTCTTGCGTGCAGCTGTATCATGTCCAACACCAACGCAACACGTCGGTGGAGGGCTCGTGAACTATGGAAGATTCGCACTGGCCAAACAGCCAATGTAATCTTTCGGATGCTCACGCCAGATGGATTGATTAAGGGTAATGCCTTTGTCCTTCCCCGAAAGATGATGAATGGTTATGACGTTCGCACGTTTGCACCAAACATCAAGTCCGAAATCCGTACCAATGGATGGCAATGGCTAACAATCGAACCAACTTATGGAGCAATTCCAATTAAGTCGGACGATTTAACCCATGCTATCTATCGTGGGATTAACGGTCTGTATGACGACGCAACTCTACTTGCTTCTCTATCAGGAATGTTGAAGAATTTCTTCAATGACCTTATGGAAGGCAAGCGTTCTGAGTGGCTTACTCGTTTAGCTAATGCTGAACATGTAGTCCATGAAGACGATGAAGAGCGTTTCAGTGCAGATCGTGGACTGGTCGGCATCCTTCAGGATAGAATTGCTGAGCTTTACAAGCTTGGTGTTTCGTTGACTGCTAGTCAGACTCTCATGTTCTTGAGTGTCAATGGCTTACGCAAGCAACTCCTGACGGACAAGACAGTAGATGACGGTAACGGTAGTCACAGGAAGTTACGCTCCTGGGAAGACAAAACCCGTCATTGGTTTCCTGTGCCATGGGCATACTCTGCTCATATCATGACACAAGAAGCCTTGCAACTCTTCGGATTCCCTGTAACAAGCAGGAGCTGGGGCTATTATCATAAAGCTACTCATAGTTTTGTGGTACCCGGTGAATTCTTTGACAAGCACTACGCTGACCATGGTGGTTGGGACCTCGACGATTCTGTCAAGGTTCATATCCGATTCATCAAGTTTCCTAACGGAGACATCAAGCCAATGGCTATCCTGCTACGCAACCCAAATGACTTTGGTGAGTGGAGCATGATTCCTGTAGCAAAGGCTGGACCTGTATTTCATCAGTACACGGAACAACCTCCTGTAGTGGACTACGAGCAACTAACAACATTAGTTCCTCAGTTCTCTACGGTCAAGGATAGGCTAGACATTGGTAATCTTCCTGGTTCTCTCACTTTTGGTGAAGAGTTCTCATTGGAAGATGAGCTGCGTGTTCGCACAACTGCTCTGATGTTTCCTGCTGGAACTGGTGGTGCCGTACTGCCAAAGATGCTCCATGCTGCCCTCGTCGGTGGTTATCTGCCCAAGCTATATGCTCCCAATGAGGAAATCATTGATGCACTACAGCAAGGGTCAGCTACACCTGAGGACGTCATGGTCATCCAACAGTACGTGAGCTACATCTTCTCACAACTTGCTATGGAAACTGGCGGTGAAATCGATGCATTCTGGTACAATACCAGACTGTTCGAGGCACTTGCTGACAACCATGGCTTGCATTGTGGTGAGCTAGAGGATTCCCCTTGGATTTCTCTGCACACTCAACGTGAGGAGATGGTTCAGTCTGCGCTTAAAGCAATGACTAACTGGCTCAATGCTACCATCACAAAGCCTGAACTCTTGGATGAGATCGAATGGACAACTGAAGAATATATCAGTGCACCAAACGAGCTCAACAAGATCAAGGCAGCAAAGAACCGATCCCTTAACTGGGTGGCTGAATTCGTTCAGTTACTTGAGGAGTCGGATGCCGAACATGGCGAAGAACGTACGAATCGTAAGATCCTGCGTCTAGCCAACCAAGCATTTGCTGCCAAGGATCAGTACCCAGGCGCTAACCATGATCAGTGGCTGTACAGTTTCTCTGCAAAGAGCGACAAGCAGCCAGTGGATTGGTTCATCCGAGCACTGAAGGCTCAACAGTCCTGACCTAGTCAGTCAGAAGAAGAAGGGATTCCCTCTGCTACACATCCAGTGTAGTAGGGGGTTTTCTTTTTATGGTGACAGGGTAGACCACAGGCCTCTAGCTAGACCTCAGGTCTTCCCTCAATCCTCAAGCCTAACCTCAGGTTTCGGAGTAAAAGATTTATAATTATAAGTCTCATCTTCTAAATTCGGGGGGTGAGTTTGGCCTGACCTCAGAGTTGGGCTAAAAAGAAGGGACGTCACCGTGGCGTTCTAAAGTCTGCTTGGACCATTCGTGGTTCAATCAGAAAAGAAGGGAGACTCGCGTGCCCTCAATAACAGCGAGTAGATACTTTGGAGGTATCATGTCCCATTCAATCATCCCAACAATCACTTGGGTAAATCCCGAGCTGGCTGCCAGTGGTCGGACCGTCAAGGTTCTTCTCACTCACGAGTCATTTCCTGCTGGAGTTTCGCACTTTGCGTACATTCCTGTTGGAGCTGCACCTCGTAAGTGGGACCGCATTGAGGCAACTACCGTCAAGGTTGGTGAAGTCCAGTATGACTACACCGATACCGTGACTGGTGACGTTGTCGCACTCAAGGTTCCACGCGCACAAGTCTCCTTCTTTGGTGACTGCGCATTGGTCAACCCAGCTCCAGTTCAGCCTACCCAGTGGGCTGACAAGCGTACATCTGCCCCTGCAACTGAAGCCGTTTCCGAACCCTTCTAGTTGCTTGGGCCTTGTGCTCTACTCTTGAATCAGGTACCTCGGCATCATTCCTTTATTGGTTTGATGCCGGGGTTTACCTTTATTTTTTCCAGTCACTCGTCGACCCACTCGCTTCGCTCGGGGTCTACTCGTGCCTGGACAGTCGCTACGCGCCTGGTACGCCATTATGGTTGTACTGGGTTTTACATTTTTTCTAAAAGAGTTAGACCTCAGGGTTCTAAACCTTTTTATTTTTGGGCTTTACCCCCAAGATCACCTAAAAACCCATCTGAAAAGAAGGGGCAATACCCAAAAGCTTCAAGGAGAAACATGAAACTTTCAGAAATAACCAAAAACACACTACGCGCACGGGATCTCATTGATCTTGCTAACGCCCAACTCAACAAAGCGGAATCAACGCTTGACCTTGTTCAATGGATCTCACCCTCAGGTGACCTCTACATTGAGCCAAAATCAGCAATCATCGACATGATCCACAACGGATCTTGGAAATAACAAAATTTGCATGACACCTCCCGGTTGTGAATGGTCAGTTTAATCGCTGGCCATTCACACTGGTGTCTTGTTTTTTATTTTAGGGTTTAACCCTAAGACCACCTAAAAAGAAGGGCTATATAAAAGGAGATTTTATGCCTGAAACAATATTCAATTCATATTTCTTAGTAAATTTTAAATCAAACGTCATTATAAAATGGGGTACTGAAATAGAAATGCAGAAATTACAATACGAATTTATTTATTTAGATTTAAATATAGTTACATTTGAAAATTTAACACAAACAATGAAAAGCTCACTAGAGTTTTACACTAACAACAAGGAGACATACTAATGTCAGTAATAATCAATCGTATGCGCTGGCTTTCAGCTGGCTTATACCTCGGAATGTTCATCGTCTATCTTATAGAGTCATACTCTGAAGATGACGAAAAGACTATAGACCTAACTCAAAACTGGTCTAACTACAAGCACAATCACACAAACAAGGAGACAACAAATGCGTAAGCATCTCGCAGTAGCATTCACCACAGTGTGTTTCGTCATCGGTTTATACGCCGGCGACAAAGCACGCTCTACATTCACGAAAAGGAAATACGCATGAACCAAATTACATACATGCAATCATTAGAACTTATTGATCTTGCGGCACAAGAAAACAGACTCTATCACCATAACGGTGGTCAAGCCTACATTCGCGTGTCTATGGACCTAAATGTCCTCATGATCATCGATCACACAATGGCTAACAAAGCCGATGTTTCACTTTATGACGGCACTGCATACTTTAAAGAATGTGCTGGCTATAACCATGAACACTCAAAGCGTTTGCGTGAACACCCAACCACCATGGTTGAATGGTACACAAAGCATACGCTGTTAACAGAAATGCAGGCAGTATAATGTGGTACTGGTACTTAACTGGTATGGTGACAGCCTTCACATTCGTATCTCTTATTATTAATTATATGTTAATAACAGGTTTTATGAATGTGGTTGTTCGCCGGCCTCAAAAAGAACAGCTAGCCGTTGTCTACAACTGGGAAGATCACACTGGTCCAACTAGTCGTGCACTCTAATCTAAAACATCTTGTTAGTCTCTTGTCCCTACAAAAAAGAAGGGAAAGGAGGCTAACAGATGTTTGATTGGATAATAGACATGTTTCTAGGAATACTAGAAGTATTTCTACCTGGAAATAACTCAGAATAAATAAATAACCCACCCACCCACCCATAAACAAAACAAGGAAAACAACATGAATATAGAAAATATTTCAAAATTTACAGGCAAAATTACAGCAAAGACTCTTGTAGGTGTTAAATCAGCACCAGGCAAGACAGGCACGAAAGCAAAGTCAATTAAAGACGCGTTCTCTGCTGGCTTTGTAGAAGTAATTCCTACTAAAAATGAATCAGTTGAAACGGAAGAAATCGATCTGGATGAAGATCTTGATTTCAACGCCACATTTAACAGCTGATTCAAGTAAAACAGTAAATAAAAAAAGAAGGGTGTACACAGATATACCCTTTAATCACCTATTAATCATAACTAAACACATAAGGAAACATATTATATGTCAATTTTAGACAAATTCAAACTCGACAGCTCACTGTTCTCGGCAATTGCTGACAACATTGATTCACTCGAGCCAACTTCAAGCACTCGGACCCTCACGGTTGGTAAGACAATCGACTTCAAGGGTACCATCAACGGTATTGAAGTTCCAGCTCAAGCGACTCTTCGTGAAGCAAGTCTCACACGTTTGTCGATTCTTGACCAAACTTCACCATATACTGGCAAACAATACTACCTCGTTACGGGCGTTATGAACCCTGTACAAATGGATGTAACTGTTACAGTCGATGGCGAAAAGATTGGTCTTATCGACTTACTCCACAAATTCGTCAATGAAAGTGGTCAAGATCTCGATCGTGATACTTTCGAGGCACGTCTTATCCGCAATGGTTTCAACCTCAACGGTGGACAGCGTTTGTTCTTCCAGCAATTTGGTGCTAACGAAGCAGGCTTTAAGCATGCAATCGAAGCATTCAAGGCTGCAGGTGCAATCGATGTTACTGGTCGTATTGACAACCCTGGTCGCATTGTTGCTGCATATCAGCACCAGACTGGCGTTCCATTGACTAGCTTTGAAATTGGTACCACTGACCGTAGTAAGTCACGTACCAACCAAGGCTTCGTTGACTTTGTTGATGCTACTGTAGATTCGTTCCAACGTGTCTATGGTTTGCGTATGCAAGCTCACCTCCTCGGTACAAAGATGGAAGGACTCAGCCAAGCTAAACTCGCTGAAGCCGAAAAGAAGCGTCAAGCACTTCTTCAAATGGCTAAGCAATGGGTTGGCAACTGGGCTGGTTCGCAACAGCGTACTCTCGTCACACCTTCTGGTGCTAAAGAGCCACAAGACATCTATGACCCAGTGAATGCCCCTTGTGGTCGTTTCACCATGGTTGTCAATGGCAATGAAGTTCCATGTGACCTTTGGTCTAACTCAGCTCGTGCAAACTCTGCAACGATTGAGTCAGCCCCAATGGTTGCTTTGAGCGACGAGAAGCCATTCTAACATTTTCCTCCTAGGAAATATCCTGAGCACGATATGAAACTGCTCACCCTCAAGGGATTATGATTTCGAATCGGATACATCTCGTATGTATGCGCGTAGAAAACTGGCATGGTTAGCCAGGAAAACCCTCTCACTGGTATATTGAGAATGATCTAACCAAATATACCACCCACGGGTGCCTAGAAGGTAATGACTCCCCTAAATATAGCCCTCCCCCGCAATATTCAGCTGGAAGATACATGAGTAGATGCAAATTCTACCACACCCACTACATAAACCTACATAAATATATATAAATATTTTTTTATTCATACAAAGAAAGAAAAACCATGACAACAGAAACACTAGAAATTATCACACAACAGCAAGATCTGATTGAACAGTACCGCTTGGTAGTTGAATCATACAAGAACAGCAAAGAAAAACTCTACGACCTTCTCGAAGCACTACTCAGTACATTGAAAATGGATGACCCAGCTGCCAAAGCACTAGTTATCAAGCATCTGACACAACTTGTAGAGGAGAGAAAGTAATGAGCGAACCAATGCTCACACCATGTATAGTTTGCGAAAAGGCTGTGATGTATCTATGGAGAGACGATCTCCCAGGTCTATCTGCAGAAAACCTTGACGGTGGCGTCTACATGATCATGGTAGCTGGCTATGGTTCTGTTTTTGACATGAACGAATACCAAGCAATCATCTGTGACGACTGTCTCGACAAAGCCATACAAAGAAACCGCGTAGTGTTCGTCAAAGAGCACTCCTTTGGCAACAGTACAGATCCAAACATCTAAACACCGTGTGTGTCCCGGGTATAATATACTTAAATGTATTATACCTGGGCATATACATTTTTTTATTTTAGCATAAGGCGCAAAGCGCCGAACTTTCAGATCATTTTTAAGAAATGGGGAGCGAGCGAAGCGAGCGACCCTTAAAACCTGCAAAGTTCTATTATATTTCTTCTGTATAGGTTGCAATGCCCGTATAGGGATGATACAATCATATCCTAAGGCAGTACAACATTTAATACAGGAGAAACATAACTATGCCACGGCAACATCAATCCACCCAAATGAAGAAGGTACTATCCGAACTCAAGCGGTTAGGATTTGAAGTTGAAAGAGGCAAATCAGGCACTTATAAGATTATCCCCCCTCCGGATATTAAGGGCCCAATATACACAACACATGGGACAGAGTCAGCCCTCCATCCTATGAGACGTGACTTTAAAAAATATTATAATATACAGCTTCCTGTATAGGAGTTGTATTGTCGGCAAGGGTCGGTAGAAGGAATGGTGGTCTCCTTCGCCGGCCTTTTTGCTATCTCGGCATTGGTAAAGATTTTTATTTTAAAAACTATAACCCAAATCGCCGCATTGCAAATACACATAATTGCCTAGTATATAATACTACCCCATATACGTATACATAATAGGTTCTACCCCTATTGTTCTACGCGCAAATGCCTACTGCTCAGCTGCCTTATAGGCACTGACATGTATAATTTTTGTTAAGCAAAGTACTGTTACCCTACCTTTTCAAGTGGGGGCCCAGTAAAAAAAGCTATCTAAAAACTCTACAAGAGTTATCTAACACCAGTAAAAAAGCGTTAATAAACAAGTTTATCCACATTATCCACAGCCCTAACTGGGGATATCTTATTATTATATTAGAAAGAAGTATATAGTTGTCCACACATATAATGCCTAATACAATCAGTTTAAACAAAGACATGATGAAGACATATTCTCCTACCCTATATCCCCCTGTATCAGTATCATATACTAGATCAGAATCTATATCACACAAGCTAGGTTTGTCCTGCGGGCGAACCGTTAAATATCTCACTTCAAAGAAGGGAAAGAAGAAGGCACTACAGAGCTACGTTATAGCTGAAGGTATATTCACTATCTCGGCATTAATCTCATTGGTAACAATGGAAGTTTATTTGCCGGCGATTGGGCTAACAGTCATGTTCGCATACCTTATCTACGCAGCCTCTTCAGCCTTCTAATATTATTATGAAGCTATATAACTTTACTCAAAGAGATACTTCAGATACAAAACTCAAAATTATTAGAAATACCTGTCTACACTGTCGTGAAGAAAACAGGATCTATGTAGAACCAAACGACTATCTCGATTGGCTCTCTAGGGCTAGATATGTCCAAGACATCTGGCCAACACTTTCCCAACAAAATCGTGAGCTAATCATCTCTGGTTCTCACCCCGAATGTTGGAATGAGATGTTCCCTGATGAAGATGAATAACCTATTCAAAAAAAAATTATCGACGGGAATCTTAAATGAATCTAAATAATTTGACAATACTACAGCCAAAAGAACTAAACATTCTCAAGGAATCTCTTAACTCTTACAGAGTGACTCTTAAAAGAATACAAGACCAACCCTTAGGTACCGATGAGGATAATCAAAGAATTGAGAACTCTCTATCTATGATAGATCAAATTCTTAACCAATTAGACTCTGGTACCGACAAAATACAAGACTAGATTTGATTAAAGTCTAGTAAACTAGAGTCAGCTTTATCTCCTTTAGCTGCTCTCAATATCACTCATATTGATCTTGTCATTAAGCAATTTACAACACTTTAATCATTTAGCTACTGGGTCAGTCTCCTAGCCCTTCATATAGGAGACTGGCCCTTTAGTACCAAATTCAATCTCTTTTAACAAGGCAAAGGAAACTAATGTCCCAACTAGAAACCCCTATGGTTGAATCCATATTGGCCGTTCACAATTCATTGTATGACGCTCTATATGATTTCAATTTAGACATACACACACTACACTATAACGATATCAAATATGATATCTACCTACCCAAACACAGAGGCTATGCATCTGTCAATTTACCTAATTCAAAAGGAACTCAGTTCCTGTGGATAACTCAAAACCTAAATAAGTCCACCTATGGAACTCTTCAAATTCAAAAGGCTCGCCAACGTGGCGAAGACCAAAGAATTACATGGATCGTAGATACATCAAATGGACAGTTCGACTATCGAACTTGCATTCGCACTACAGTAAGCCAAGCAGTCCCCACAGGTGACCTTATCCAAGGCTCAATTGAGATGTATGACTCACTAGGAACAGAGACCGTATGGTCTACTAATCCACTCCTAATTACTCAGAAAGCTAAATTCTAACATGACCAATCTACCCCTAGAACTTGATCTCAAGATCCAAGAGGTTCAAGCCGATTTAATATCTGGCTATGAAAAGTACAACGAGCTGTCTTCTCAGTTCGCTGACGTCCTCTATACATTAGACTTTACTTCAGGAAATTCTTACAAAGTAAATCAATTTATTCTAGGACTATCTTCTCTTCAGCAGAGCTTTAATGCTCTCTTAGAAGCTACAAAAATAATTGCTGAGATGCGCGGAATCGTCGTATCTCAAAACTAATTTTGTTAATACCCTCAATTTATATACCTTGAGGCTCATTTATACTATATATCCTATATTGTTTGTAATGATGGTTTCTAAAAAACTTAAGATATTGACAATAATATCAGAGTTAACACGATTTTATTATATACCTTTATATACTTAAAATTAATCCAAATCAATCCAAACGACCTCATAGAGGAGTATCAAAATGCCAAGAGGAAAAAAGAATGCTATTGAACAGCTCATCAATACAAAGTATGCCCAAGGAACTGAAACAACTGTTGCAGACCTTGCAAGTGAAATTGGTTGCACTGTTCAAAACGTTTACATCTACTTCAGAAAGAATCCTACTAGATTCTCTCAAATTCGTAGAGGCGTATATAAAGTTAATCCAGCTCCTTCTCACAATGCTATCAGCAGCAATGATAGCAGCGTAGAAGCCCAGAATATTCATGACAATAACGTTAATAATACTTTAACTTTCGGTACTATAAACGAATCGTAATTTATTACGAAGCGCAGGAGTACAATGTCTTTGTAATATCCCGGGGAATTGTCCCAACAGTTCTTCGGGATATTTACATTTAAGTAATGTATTCCCTTTTCCGTTTATACCGTAATTCCAATAGGAATTCAAACAGTAAAATATTATACCACATAATATTCTGTAAGGTAAAACACTGGAGGAACAACTTGTTTAGTTTAAAAACAAACACCACTATCATCTATGTGATACAATATGTAATGCCCGTTTGCAACGGGCAGGGGTAACATCCCTAACCCAAATAGATAGTTATATCTACGAAGTCGGAGAGGCAATCCTGCCACTGCTACGGACAATTCGTTGTGTCCGTGCATCTTCGGTTTCGCAACCTGCGCGTTTGCTAATGCGTTATCAGTATTTCTGATATCGCAAACCCACACGAAAGGAGCGATACCATGCGCAACATACGAAATATAATATTGTCACTTATTGTGGCAATAGCTGGCGTAATTCCAGCAACAACAGTACAAGCATCTGATACAGATCTTGGAGGTGTCTCGGAACAATCAGCCGAGCCCCGAAGTACCACTTTACCTACTACTCCTACTAAATGGAAAACAGTCACATTCAAAATGGGACCTTCCATTAAGTATTGGAAAAAAGTAGCACAATGTGAGACTGCCCAAGACTGGCAAAATGGTGGTAACTGGGGAGGTGGACTTGGCATAGCCATATCTACCTGGGAAGGTTATGGAGGCAAAGAATTTGCTTCTCATCCTTCCAAGGCAACTGTGCTAGAACAAATTGTTGTAGCTAACAGAATAGCTGTCCTAGGTTACCAAACAAAAAATGAATTTCTTACTCTAGAAGATAGATTAGCTAATAAGCCATTCTATCGTTCAGCAGTAGGATTCAATGGATGGGGTTGCGTCAAAAACAACACCTACCTAAAAGCTAAAAAAGATACTATACTAAGAGTTAAACTTCCTGTAGGTAATCAGTTCTATTGTCCTCAATTTGAACAAACCTTTAAGAAGTATGCTCTTCCATACAAAGTCTTTTCCTATATTGCTTGGCGTGAATCCAGATGTAATCCTGGAGCCGTCAATGCTAAATGGGAAAATGGCCAACTTGTATGGACACTAAACTCTAATGGGTCATATGACTCAGGTCTACTCCAAATCAACTCTTCATGGTTTAAAACATTAAGAGAACAATTTGGTTATGGTCCTGACGACTTAATGACTCCAGCAGTTAACGCTTTATTTGCCAGTTGGATCTTACACTTTTCTAGTGGAAGATTATTAAACTGGAATATTAAAGCAAAAGTATAGTTCATAAAAAACTTTGACAATTGTCAATTCATATAAGGAGCACACCATGGCTATTATCGAGAGCATCGAGACTCAAATCGATCGGAATCCACGTAAGTTTGCTATTGCCGAGCCTACCAAGTTACTGACGTTCATCAAAGGTGAACCACCAGTAAACTCTGGTAAGGGCCGGCGTCGCAATCCAGTCATCTCTGAGTTGTATAGCAACCTGCTTACAAACAGAAATGAATGGGCACACGTGAACATTCCAGTAACAAACCAAAAGCAGTTAGCGTCACTCAGAGCTTCTCTGTCGTCACGCGCTGCAAAAGACAATCTTCGCATTGCATCTGCATCGCAGTTCAATGATAAGACCAAAATGATTGATCTCTGGGTAATGTTGACTAACTAATAGTCAATACACTTTAAGAAATAAAAATTAAAATCACGGTACCTTAGGGTCGGGCTCGCAAGAGTCCGGCCCTTTAGTATTGTAATCATCTTTTTTTGTTCATACAAAAAAGAAGGGCAATTGGATTTTACAAAAAATAAGAATTTCCAGTTTCAATAGAAGGAGAAATAAATGCTATTAACTATGATGGTAATGCTTGCAATAGCTTCGACTGTAATCGAGCTTATGTTTGCAGCTAAAATTCCAGCATGGCGCAAAAATGCTCATAAGATTAAATGGGTTAACATGGTAATATCAATTGCCTTGTCATTTATCTTAGGTCTTGCATTCGGTGCTGCTGGTATCATTGCACTTGGTGCAGCCATGATTTCAACTGTATTGTCAATTCCAGGTTATGCATTCTTGCATTGGAACTATGACAGTCCACAAGCAATCAAAGGCGGAGCACCTGTGTTAAAGCAGTACAGGAACAATATATCTAGTCAAATAGAAAGAACTAAGAAGCTATTCGTAGATCTTTGTAAACTATTTTACTTTATTGGAAAGGTTATTACATTTCCATTCTGGCTTCCAGAAAAAATAAGTACTGCTTTCAAAGAAGCTACTTCAAGAACCCCAACAACAACACCTTAAAACCCGTACCAAAACTATTCATATAACATAAGGAATATAAAATGAATCAACCACAACTACAAACCAATATCATTACTCCCGACACCTTTGACTTTCCATTGTATACTCGGTTTAACCGAGATGTACGTTCACTTGCTGCAGAGATGGATCAAAACTCCACTCGTAAGCTAGTCGATGCGTACTACACAATTCAAGAAAATCGCATGGCATTTTCTGCACAAGCTCGAGAGCTTAAGACTCAAGATTCACCATCAGAACTCGTAGAGTTTCTGTCCTATAATCTTCAGCTTATGGAAAAGTCACTTAAGTTCCCACTTGAAGCCTTTGCTCAGTCAACAGTTGCAGGTCAATGGGCCCTTAGCCAGTATGGCATTGGTCCCGTTCTTGCAGCTGGACTATGTGCACATATTGACATAACAAAAGCTCCTACTGCAGGTAGCGTTTGGCGATATGCAGGTCTTGATCCTACCCAGAAATGGGAAAAGGGTCAGAAGCGTCCTTTCAACGCAGAGTTAAAGACTCTTTCTTGGAAGATTGGCCAAAGTTTCATGAAGTTTTATAAACGAGATGAATGCTTCTATGGTCATCTATACAAGCAAGATAAAGATCGTAGAGTTTCTAAGAACGAAGCCGGCGATTATGCCGACTTTGCTAAAGAGATTCTTGACACTAAAAACTTTAAAGCTAATCAGACACGTGCTACTCTTGAGACTGGTATATTATCAGACGCACAGATCGATGCACAAGCTCGTAGATTTGCAGTCAAAATTTTCTTGTCTCACTATCACGCAGTAGCGTTTCAGGCTCACTATGGTGAACCAGCACCTCGTCCATACATTATTGCCCACGGCGATCATGTCCACGAGATTGCTATCCCAGGAAACCCATTTGCTTAATCGTGTGGGGGCGCAAGCCCCCACCATAAGCTAACCAATAAGGAACAACAATGAGTATTTATAAATTTCTTTATGAAGATATTAGAACAGTAACAAACAACAATTTTACTTTATCTATTACTCTTCGCAATAAATTTTATGAAGCTGGATATCTTAATTTTTATGAAATTATTACTACTCCAGCTGATCACCTAAAGAAAAATGCACATATAACTGATTCAATTTTTAATCAACTAAACAAAAAGCTTTCTCGCATTCATATTCACCTTGATATGTCTGACGAAACGCTTAATTGGTTTATTAAATATTATTATAATAACTATTATGATAAGTTGATTCCTAAATTGCAAATTAAACAAATTCACCGTGCTGTTTACAGCCAAACACTACCCTTGCTTACTGCAAAAAAAATGTTGACTAAAATACCAGGATCTCTTGAATATTTTAATGCAACAGGAAAATTTAAATAAACTAAATAATAAGGAATCATAATGGCAATTAAAATTTATACCTGGAAGTCAGGCAAAACAAATACACTTTGTGACGCATGCGCTGATGACATGTTCTTTACTCTTATGAACAGGGTTGTTAAAAACAATCCTGGACTCTCTCAAGATCAACTTAAGGATCTTGATTCAATGAAAGAACTTGATTATATGGATCAAAATTCTAAAGAATCAACATTCTTGTTTTGCAATCCTATTCACAAAGATGCATTAGGCAATTCCGTTTGCCTAAGTTCAACTCAATCTATTATCAAATAACAAAAGAAGAACAATGCTTAATATAATTAAAACTCTTAGCCCTGAAAACGTAGCCAACATTATTCAATATCTTGAAGAGAATATTGAACCTAACCTTGGCACAGACGTTTCTAACTATGCTCCATCTCGACGTCGTTCATGGTTCCCATACGAAGCTCCTTTGAGCGAAGTACAAGACTACAAGCTTGGTTTCCAAGATGATAGGATTTGGGACTATATAACAGGACTATGTTCTACGTTTAGTTGGGAACCAGACCTTGGACTTGTTTCCAAGGGCGGAACCATTAAACCACACCGAGATGCTGCTTATGCTGATTTCCGATCCGTCGGAATCAATCTAGGCAACGTTACATGGTGCTACTCTAAAGCTTACCCAATGTACAATTGGGTCCCTGAAGACCAGCAAATCAATCCACCTGAAGTTACCAAAATTCAGATGACTGGTGGCGAAGTCTTCGAATTCAATTGTAAGAACTTACATTGGACAGAAGATGTAGACCCAGACCGTTGGGCTTTTAACTTATGGCGAGTCTCTAACAAGGGTCGCTCTAAGTTTGAAAGCTTTTTAAACCAAACCAACCTATTAACTAATAAGGAATAACAATGAATACCACAACCCAACCACAATTACAAGATGCACCTGAGCATTGGAATGAAAGTTTAAATAAATTTGTAAAATCATTTTTAACTGATCTTAATCATAACAATCCTTCGGAACATAAAGTTATTCAAGATCTTGATCTTAAACTTAAAATTTCCGAAACTCATACTGAACTAGAGCCACTTATGCTCATTCCTATTTATGATTATCAAAATAATAAAAATTCTTTAACTATTTTGTTTAATAGTTTTGAACTCAAAGTAGACAATTACTTACTAGCATCTGCTGCTATTGCCTTTTTTGGTTCTGTATCTATGAACTTTACTCGCTATTAAAATAAGGAATACTAATGCCTATATCAGAATCATTTATTGAATTTGCTAAATGTAAATCAATTAAAGATACTAATTTCTTTTTCTCTGATCATGTATCAGGAACAAAAAAAGCTATTGCGTTTTGTCAAGACTGCCCCGTAAAAACACCATGTGGTTTATATGCTATTGAAAATAACATTAACCATGGTGTATGGGGCGGTCTATCAATTCGTGCAAGAGTTGTCATCCGAAGAAATACTAAAATTAAATTACTCCACTAAATAAGTAACAATAGAAGTAGAATGAATCATCTTCGTTGATCAGTATCATTACCTATAAATGAATCATATCATAAGATTAAGTAACACATAGCTTAAATGAATCATCGAGCCAGATTTGTAACAGGCCTTGGAAATGAATCAACAAAACAAATTACTAACATGCGTGTTGAATGAATCATGTTTTACAACAAGTAACAAAGTGTACGAATGAATCACCACAAGCAAATAAATAACATAGAGAATAAATGAATCATAGTTACGAACTTGTATCAGATGATATGAATGAATCAAAAAACCCAAATAGTATCATTGTTCATGAATGAATCAAATTAGCAGACTAGTAACAGACTTTGTAAATGAATCAAAGCGCCTAACTAATAACATAGGAAGAAAATGAATCACTCCATCAGAGAATACCATTTCCTTCGAATGAATCAATGGGATCAACTAATATCAATTAAACAGAATGAATCATCCAGTCGGACTTATATCATGACCAATAAATGAATCATCTATCCAGATAGTGTCATAGCTTAAAAATGAAACACACTACATTCCATACAACTGAATGTAACTAAATTGTAAATAAAAAAGAAGGGACTAGTTTAACTAGTACAAAGGAGAAAATATGACTAACAATCAAAACAAACCAAACGTTCGCTTGAAAGCAATGGCTAATGGCCCATTGCGTTCTAATAATAATTACCAATTCGGATTTTACGATATTGGCGTAATGCGTCATGCACTTCAGTTTTCTGGTTCACCAGAATACCGTATTGCAGCATTGCCAATTCCAACTAATGCATTTGAACGTGCAGAGGTGGAACGTCTAATCTCTCATCCATCTGTACAATATGCTCTTGTAGACAAGAACAAAATTGTAGCTTGCATCATCGATGAACAAGAAGGATGGATGTCTACACTTAATACCATGGGCTTTAATGTCAAAGGTGGCGGTAAGACAGCTAAGCGGTTGAAATCATTTCACCGCGCAACTCTTATCAACGCTCACTTCGACACATTGAATATCAAATGGGTTGAATCTACCGAGTATACTCGTTATGATTTTAACTCAGGCTGGGCTGATTGGGTAGTTGAAGCAATTCCCCGTCTATTAGACGGTGGCTTTGTTGTTTCATCTCGCCTAATCCATGCTGGCATTGAGAATCTTCCCGTGTATGAACCTCATAACACATTGGATACTAATGAGTATTATTATGATCCAACTATTAAAGCACAACTTATTAATTTCCTTGGAAATTCTAAAGTATTTAATGGTCGTATCATTACTCCTGAAGGTATGATCAAGGGCAATTTTATTGTCTCTGATAATTTACCTGAAGGCATTGATGTTATTTCATCTCGTGAAAACCTGAAAACCGAAATCACTTATGATGGAGGTTATCGCCTGCTCGCAGAACCACAAGGCCCTAAGAGCCGTGTTATCACAGATGATCAAACTGTTATCAACTTTCCAAAGTTGTTCCGTAAATCCGACATGGAAATGTGGCTTAAGGAAGAATATGAAAAGATGTTCCAACAAGCAATTGATGGAAAGCTTTTAACTAACTGGAAGTCTGTATTCATGCGTAACTTCTCACGTGAAAATCAAGACATTGAGGATGTGGAAGCACATTCTCGTATATCCTATGTTGGTTATCGCTGGGTTAGTATGGGATTATCCGTAACGGATTCTCCCTGGCTATTTGAAACACTTGCTGTTTCTCACGCCAAACCACTTCAAAAGCGTATTCCTATTCCATGTTCAGTCTATGAGCAGGTGATTCCCGAATCACTTGCACGTATGGCTGGTTATGATATTGAAGTAGAAGAAGGCACCATTCGTCGTATTAACAGCATTGGTGTTCATATAGTCAGTGACTTTGACTGGCTCGAAATGTATGAGAGCCATGGCGGTCATGACGAAGATGACTTCTTTAAACTATTTTATCGTACTATGGAATCTGGTCCAAACGATGGCGAGAAAGTCGTCATTGTTGTTCGTTCACCAAACGGTTATGGCGAGTATTCAATCTTTAGCTACGTTGAAGATGAATGGTATCCCACATGGGAAAAGGCAAACGGCGAAGAAGTTTCGTTCCCCGTTGTAAACGGTCGAAACTGGCCCGTTCGTTTGTCTACTGCTATTCGTAATGAAAACGTTAGTTACTCTGGCTTGCCCAGTGAAAACTCTCCAGTTAAACCTAGACCATCAACGAGTGTATACTCTGTTGAAGATGTCATGTCTGATATTGACACCGCTATGAACGGTGGCAATGTCGGTCGATATGTTAACGCTACAATGCTACACTCTATGGTTGTTGGACAACACCGTACTGTACAGCTTTGTTCTCTAGAATCTGCAATTGATGGTTGTACTCAAACATCAGATCCTAACGATCGTATTGCAATTGATACAGAGGCAGGCGTTATGGTTGAAGAAGTACTCGCTACTGGCAAACCTATAGACCGTGACTTTTGGCATAGTCGTTTCCGCTCACTTGCTGCAAAGCATCCTGAAGTAGAAACATACGAAGGTAAAATCACTCAACTCAATACACTTTGTACTGAGTATTATCGTGCCTATACCCACCGTATTAGCAAGCATGCACAAGAGAATGTCCGTCCTTCGGATATTGTTCACAAACTTGGACAGCGCCTGTACTTTCATGCACTTCCACTTTTGCGTCAATTCCGTATGGATATTTTCAATGCAAATGCTGCCGACACCGTTCAAGCATCAACTGGAATTAAACGTACCGAATGGGAATACTTGTATACTGCAATATCAGAACACGTAGAATCATTCGAACGTCCGCAGGATCAACATGACTTTATATTGGCATTGTATTCTGCTTCTATTAATATTCCTACCAGCAATGGTAAGGTTACTGATCAAATTGTAATGAATCGCATAGTGTATCCACACTTAGAACGCGCACTTCAGCACTATGGTATTGGTAATCGAGTTGTAATGAACTATACAGATGGTAAGATAAAAATGAAAGAACATACAGTTACATCTTGGTCATTTCCTGATCAAGATTCTGTAATGCACTCTTTCTTCGATGCTCTTGAGTATCAGAAGTTTCATTCTCAATCTTCACCAATTGTATTTACCAATGTCAATACAGAACCACCTAAGCGTAGAGCTAACGCAATGTTTTAACATTGCCATATCACACTAACTTAAGGGTGTTCGTGAGTAGATTATTCTACTTGCGGACACCCTTTTTTATTTTAACAAGGAAACCTCATGTCTCACGAAGACTCTAATAATCTTTACTTTGAATCTCCTGAAAAGTTTGATTCAGATGTATCTTACATCTGCAAAAATCCTTACTCAGAATATTTAAAGTTTCAAAAATTCTTTGAACAACATGTAGACAAATTTGGTCGTGATTCATTTCACCCAACTATGTCTGTATTCAGTTGTCATCAAAATATCGTTGGCGTAGTTACCTGTCGTGACACAGAAAATAAGGATGATCTCTATATTGCTTTGGCTGAAATGCTTTATTTCCCAATGTCTATATCATCAGAATTATTTATCATCGCAACCGACGTAACAGTAACTTCTGCTGACGATATTAAAAAAGATGCAATGGTTGTTACATTTGTAACTCCTGACCATTGCTTAATCTATACAACCCCATACACTTATAACTTAGATAATACTATTAACTGGCTTATGCAAGAATCTTTTATCAATAAGGTAGCTCACAGTGTCACTAGTGGAGATTCTCCACTTGGTGATATGGTAGAATTATTTTTTGTGTTTTCACATTCAAACAATTCTGGTCCATTCACTTATGAAGAAGTGCTTCGTTATTTCAATGTCAATGGATTCCATTATGAAATCTTGAACGAACAAAACATTGATGACAAGAATTCAATAGCTATCAGGTTTGGATAATTCTTATGTTAACATTAATCGAAAAAAAACCACTTATTACTCAACCAAAAATTAACTCAGATAAAACTTGTATCATTCACGATGATACTGTTATCTGTGGTAAAATAATTGAAGTTGACTATATTCGTAGGGTTGAAAGTAAAATGATTGTCGAACAATTTTATGGTGACATAGATCTGTTTGGATTTTAATTTTTAAAAAGGAACTAAAATATGATCTCCCTTCGCCCATATCAACAAGAGGCACTCGATGCTATTATAGCTAATGAAGCTAATGGCATTAACAGACAACTTGTTGTATTACCTACGGGTGCAGGTAAAACTATTTTATTTTCACATCTTCCCATATTGCGCAAAGATTCTTTGCCAATGTTAGTCTTAGCTCATAGAGCTGAATTACTTGAACAAGCTCGCAATAAGATTATGGCTTCTAATCCTAATCTTGTTGTAGAAATTGAACAAGCAGAACGCAAAGCTGGCCATGTCGACGTAGTCGTTGCCAGTGTTGCTACTTTAGGTAGAAACAATACTCCTCGTATTGAAGCTTATCCTAAAGATTACTTTAAAACCATAGTTATAGATGAGGCCCATCATGCTGCTGCTCCTACTTATAGAAGAATTATTGATTATTTCTCTCCTGATTTCCTCTTGGGCGTTACTGCAACGCCACAGAGGTCAGATTCAACTAGGTTAATTGACGTATTTGAAGAAATAGTATACTATAAATCCATACAAGATCTAATTAAAGACGGATGGCTTTGCCCTCTCGTCGGCTATAGAGTTAAAACAAACGTAGACATCTCTGATGTAGAAATAAGGAATGGTGAATATGCCCAAGATCAGCTTGAACAAAAAGTGGATACTCCTGAGCGTAATGCTTTTGTCGTTGCCACTTATCGCAATTTGGCAATGGATACGAAAGCCATTGTATTCGCATCCGGCGTCAGACACGCCGAAAACTTGGCCTTATCCTTTAAGCAAGCGTCGGTAACAACCGCCGTAATCGTGGGAACAACTCCACGAGAAGAACGAGAAAGCATCCTTGCTCAGTTTGCAACTGGCCAGATTTCCGTTATTGTAAATGTTGGCGTTTTGACTGAAGGCTTTGATGAGCCATCTCTTCAAACTATTATTCTAGCAAAACCTACTCGATCAACTTTACTTTATACTCAAATAGTTGGACGAGGAACTCGCCTACATGAAAGTAAAAAGCATTGTACAATTATAGATATTGCAGACACCACTATAGGCAAGAAACCTATTGGCCTTCCTACTCTGTTGGGTCTCCCACCAGAATTCGATTTACAAGGACAGAGTCTAACAGACGTCGCTGAAAAGTTTGAAGAACTTGAGGCTTACTGTCCAGGTGAAGCTGTTCGTGTTCTCAATCCTGATGACATCAAAATAGCTTATACCCGCATTAACTTGTTTATGCCTCCTCCTCCTAATCCTGTTGTACAGGAGTATTCCAAACTCGTTTGGGCTGAAATTGGTGAAGACGATTACCATCTTGGCTTAAACAATACAGAGTATATGCGCATTAAGTGCGATACTCTTGGTCGTTGGAATGTAACTATACATGACAACCATGCTAAAACAACTACCCTTTTAGGTACTGTTTCAGACATTAGAGAAGCATTTGCTCGTTCAGACAAATGGATTCAAAACAACCGTGCAGCATCTGTTGCACTACTTGATTCATCTGCTGCTTGGAGAGTTGATTCTCCAACAGATTCTCAACAAAAACTTTTAAAAAGAATTGGAATACCTATTACGTCAGATATGACCAAAGGTATGGCAAGTCAAATCATCTCTCGTTACTACGAGAACAATCCTAAGCCTAAATGGCTTCAAAACAAAATAGATTACAAGAAAAGATACTAATGAAAATTTCTAAATTTAAATCACTATTTTTAGTTACTGCATTATTGTTTTCTATTTGTATATACAGAGTAAACAATCTCAATGCTACCACTTTTGATGTTGCTCGTGCAAACGGTCCAGTTAAGTTTACTTTTAGTTTAGCTGAATCTATCCCATTTGTGGGAGCTAATTTACCTTATGATCTTAATTATAAAGGTCAAGATTCTTATGTAGTTATCATGGATACTGGTGTAGATTCTACTCATCCATTTCTTCAAGGACGTGTAGCTTTAGAAGCTTGCTTTGCTGCTAAATGCCCTAATGGATCTACCTCTATGATTGGAATTGGTGCAGCTAAACCAGTTCACTGGCACGGCACCCATGTTGCTGGCATTGTTGTTGGCAGTAATGCTAGCTTTCATGGAATAGCTCCTCAAGCCAAAATTATTGTTATTAATGTTTTTGATTCATCAGGAGCTGCTTATGATGATGATATCATTAAAGCTTTAAATTGGGTTAATTCAATTTCTTCACAGTACAGCATAACTTCCATTAACATGTCTCTTGGTGGATCTAAAACTTTTACTACAAATTGTGACGCTTATATTCCAGAAATGACTTCTGCTATTAAATCTCTTAAAGATCTTAATATAGCTACAGTCATAGCTTCAGGTAACTCTTATGCTTATGGCATGAGTGCTCCTGCTTGTATATCCCATGCTGTTTCTGTTGCTGCTGTTTATACTAATACATCTTTAATTGCAGATTTTTCAAATGTAAATAAATATACCACTTTATCTGCACCTGGATTTAGAATACTATCTTCTATTACTGGTGCTGCATATCAATCGGCTTCAGGTACATCTATGGCTACTCCATTTGTAGCTGGAGCATTTGCAGTCTATCGTTCTAAGTTTGGTGTTCAATCTGTTGATAAAGTTGTTTCAGATTTTATATCTGCATCTAAAACCTCTAAAGATGCTTATACAAATCTATCTGTACCTAGACTAGATTTTACATCAATGTTTACAGATACCCCAGTGTCTACTACTACAATTCCTAGCACTACCACTACTCTTCCAGTTGTTTCAACAACTACCACAACAACTCTACCTACTACTACTAGCACTACTTTGCCTGTAGTTATCACTACATCTACTACCTCTACTACAACTACTCTTCCTGTCCCAGTCACTACATCAACAACTACTACTGTTGTTCCTCCTCCTTTAACTTTACCTCCTATTCCAAAACCTATTCTTCTTGATTTAAATGGTTTATACAAAAACTTTGTTTGGGTTAAATATCGTGACCCTTATCAAAATAAACAATTTATAACTCATTATGAATTGTTCTGTAATAACTTAAATACTTATACTATTCCAAAACAAGATGTATATTCTTTTCACTCCTATAAGCTTTTAGTTCCTGCTTCAGCAATTGACTATTGTCAATTTTATGGGCTCACCATTTATGGTACTAAAACAGCTTATAGCACTAGAATAAACATTTATCCCAAGAATAAACCTATTATTAAGTCTATTAAAACTGTTCAGTTTTCTACCAAGTGTAATCTTAAACTTTCTAAATGTAAGAAAAAGTAATATGGATAGAAATTCTATCTTAAGTAATACCATTAATGGATTACCTAATCCATCTAAATCCATTAAAGCAATCAGTGTTCCTCCTAAGGAATACCCTTCTGTTTTAACAGATGATTACGCTTCAATAATTTCCTATGTATTTAGTTCTAATAATGTATCTTTTATAGAAGTCAATAAAAACTTTAACATAGCTCTATGTAATTCTTATTTAAATATTGATTATTTAATTAATTTTTTTGCCACTGCTATATATAGAACAAACTCTAAAAATTACACTAAGACTTTATATGGTCCTTGTCTACTTCTTGGCCCCTGTGTTTCTGAAAGAATTTACAATTCCGTTAGTTATGAAACTCTCCAACAAGTATCTTTATTAATGAAATCTGTATATTAAAAATATAGATGAAGAAAAATCCTAAACCTATACAAAATTTGTATCAACACAGAGATATCAATCATACTTGTGCTGACTGTGGTTTAATTTCTAAAAATGTAAACAAATCTATTAAGTATAATCAATACCTATGTATTGAATGTTTGAAGGATAAAATAATTAAATTCAATAGCTGAAAGCCCTATTATGTCAATGTCTATTATGATCACGTCTTCTTCTGAAGACTTAACAACAATTAAATCTACCCAATATCTTATTAATTGGGTGCAGTCTATGATGAGTGCACAAGATACTACCTATCCAGGATATGTTTCTATTCCAGATTGTAAATTGTCTCAAGATCAAATTGTAGACTTACAATCTCATTACAATTCTGTTTATAATATATTAACTACTTCTGGGATGAGTTATCAAGACTATCAGTCTAGTATTGAAAATCTAGATTAAACCTCACCCGAGTGGCGGAATGGCAGACGCAGGGGGCTTAAACCCCCCGGATCGCAAGATCTTACCGGTTCAAGTCCGGTCTCGGGTACCCTGTGCTATAATATCTATTACAACAACAATAAGGAAATAAAATGCAACAACCTCCTTTTAATCCATCTTCTAACTCAAAGCCAACTCCTTCTGCTATGAGACAAGTCGGCATAACTATGTTAGCACTTGGCGCACTAGCATTGGTAATTGGTTTTGTTGTCTCGTCATTAGTTAACTAATTACTTTCTATGAGAAAATTAATTAATACTTTAATTCCAAAAATCAGACCGTATACTGACGGCATTGATTACGGAATGAAGCATAATCAAACAATAGAAGATCATCATTTCTTTACTTATCCATTTCGTACAGACAATCATCAATTAGCTAGAAAACAAGATAAACTATACCGTAAAGGTATACGTACTGCTAGAGCTTATTCTCGTTATAGGTATGAAATACTCTTACTCATATACGTATTCTCAACTGCTGTGATATTTTCACGTTGCGGTTGGTAAAATAACCACCAATAAAGGAAAACATGAAAACAAAACTACAACCAACACGTCAAGAAGCTCAAGATCTTATTCTTTTAGCTCATCGTTTAATTGACAATCTTAGACCTATAGGCCTTGACCTTAGAGAACTTTTATTATCTCTTCATGAAGCTAATTTAACTTTGTCATTTGCTAATACTGAAACAGATTTAGATAATCACGACCTTACTCCGTTATTTGCTATTCAACTTCTTGATAACCCTCAGTTGCAAAATTATGATTCTTCAATTGAAGTAATAATTTAAAAATTTATCCCAGATAGCTCAGTTGGCAGAGCTACGGACTGTTAATCCGTTGGTCGTAGGTTCGACCCCTACTCTGGGAGCTATGAAAAACAATCACATATATGCTCAATTCGGTAAAACTCTTATTGGAAAAAAAGTTCAATTAATTAGTTGCACTGATGAATTTACTGCTTTAACTCCTGGTACCCAAGGTGTTATTAACTATGTTGATGACAATGGTACTGTTTTTGTAAACTGGGAAAATGGATCTACATTAGGTCTTATTCCTGGAATTGATAAATGGACATACCTGTAATGTCTAATCCTATATACTACACTCGTTCAAACGAAGGTGTAATTCACGATCATTTTGATTCTATACAATCTGCTTTAAAATATTTTTTAGCAGAAGATGGATATCGTTTAGATATACAAATGTCTGAAAATGAAATTCTTTATTTTTATCGTGATACCTTCGACCACGGTTCGCTATCTTTTCAAGTAGCTAAATCTAAAATTCTTTATTATAAAAACGATCAAACAACAGATAACGATAATGTTATCTTAGTTAATTTTTTAAATAATAATTAAACAAATAAACAAACAAATAATATAATAGAAACGAGTACTAATGCCTACAGGTATTGTAAAATTTTTTAATGAAGAAAAAGGCTTTGGCTTTATTTCTACAGAAACAGATGGAGACATCTTTGTTCATTCTTCTAACATAGAAGGATCTGGCCGACGTGGACTTGTCACAGGTCAGAGTGTCGAGTTCGAGATTGGTGAAGGCCGTAAAGGTCCTGAAGCAAACAACGTTCGTCTTGTATAGTTCTTAGTGTACAAAACTGTACTCTTATTCAACGCATTGTTTACATTCTTTATTATAAGAATAGTTTACGATGCCTACACACATAAGGATTAACTAATGATATTTAAACTACACGAAAAGCATAAGCTTGATATTATTGCCCATTCTTTAACTAAGTATGGCATTACAATTTGGCATGGTATTCCTGAACAAATTGTTCTTGATCTTCATACAGCTGGTTATAAAATTAAAAAGCGTAAAAACTTTAAAAAGCTTTCTAATCAAATAAATCATCCAGCAACTCATCTTTTAGATGATGTTCACTTATTGTAATGCTTATATACGCAATCATTGCTATTGGTGCACTTTGGGGTATCATTACTCTTATTTCACTTCATGAAGAAGAGAAAGACATTCAAGAAATGATTGATTCTGCCCGCAAAGCAACTAAGGACAAAACTCTATGACCAATGAGTTAAACTTATTAAATGAACTTCATGTTGGTGATACCGTAGGTCACACCAATCGGACTGTTTTAGCGCTTACTAAAAAAGCTGATAGAGTTCTTGATGACTCTTATGCTCATTGGATAACTATTTGCCATGGAGAAAATCAACTTCATCCATATGTAGTATGGAGTGTTGTGGCAAGACCTCAAGGCTTTGAAGCCTTTACTGGCGATTACTGCAGCACCTTAGAGCAAGCAGTTACTATATATAAAAAACGTGGAGGGGAAGCGTAATGACTATTAATCCAAAAAACAATGCTATCCAAATGGTTGATAAAGCTATTGGAGACATTTCTGGTCAACAGCTTGTCTCGTCATCTGAGATGACAGACCTATTATTAGACATTCGTCTATACCTACTACTTACAGAAGAGGCTACACCAACTCATGAAAGTTAAATTTAACATTGAAATTGAAGCTGATATTCCTGGCGAATTTCAAAACGATACTTTAGCAGTTACTTTATTACAAGAAGAAATAATTGAACTATTGTCAATCGGCGCTGAATACGATAGAGATGATCAGCCTTCAATTATGTTTTTAGCAGGTAAGATTACTCAATATGTCCCAGGAGCTGGAAAGCTTTAATATTTTACTTGATTAATGTTATGCAGTGACATGCAATCACTAATTACTTGGGAGCTAACAGTCCCCATTGCTACAGGTTAACACTCGTTTACGACTGTCCTGTCCACAAAGTGAATATACCAATCCACTTGACCCCAGACACAGGTGGTCACAACTGTCCTTCGGGCTCTTAGCTCAGTTGGTTAGAGCGCCGGACTCATAATCCGTTGGTCGTGGGTTCAAGTCCCACAGAGCCCACTATGCTAAAAACTATTTTTATGTATATTTGGTTACTCTATATAGGGTTAACCGAATCTTTATTCATACAATTCTTTGCAATATTAATCTTTTATGTTGCTTCTCGAATTGCTTATTCTCCTACAAAAAATTGGTATTACCCAGAACAGGACCAATAAAATGCCTTACATTAAACAAGAAGACCGTGAGTTCTTTGACCAACGGTTGACATTTAAATCAACAGTGATTCATTCTGCTGGTGATCTTAATTATTGTATCACCAAGCTAGTTGATCATTACATCACTGCTCATGGTAAGAATTATGCTAACATTAATGCTGCCATTGGAGCATTAGAATGTGCAAAGCTTGAGCTCTATCGTCGTATAGTAGCTCCTTATGAAGATTCTAAAATACAGCAAAACGGAGATGCTTACACATTATGAGCAACAAGATAAACGTTACAGCTAGAATAGATCGACCTTCCAAGGTCAACCATTCAGATACCAAAAGACAGTGTCACCACACTAACTGTAACACTCTTCTTTCTATATACAACTTTACAAACTATTGTTCTACTCACGAACGTTATACTTTACCATTAAGTAAATTTATTTAAGGATTAATTATGGGAATGGATGTTTATGGCATAATGCCAAAGAATCAACAGGGCGAATACTTTCGGTCTAATGTTTGGTATTGGCACCCTTTATGGAATTGCTTAGAAGAACTTCATCCTGCTATTTGTGGCAGGTGTGAATCTCCCCATGATAATTCTGGTTCTGGATTAAACGCTAAAGATTCATCAGCTCTTTCTAAGCTTTTAAAAAAAGATTTAGAAAAAGGAATCATAGAAAAATATATTGCAGATTATCGTGCAGCTATTGAAGCTATACCTTTAGAGGATTGCAAATATTGCGATTCTAAAGGAACTCGAGACTGGCCTCAAGATGATGGCACAGTTAAAACTCAAGAGTGCAACTCTTGTAGTGGCACTCTAAAGGTTAAAACATCTCTCTCATGGTACTGCATGGATTTAGATCTTATGAAAGAATTTCAAGTCTTTCTTGAAAACTGTGGTGGATTTAGAATCCACTAAGATTTAACTAGTAACCTTGTCTATTAACGCTGGTAGATAAGACTGCTAGTTAATTGATTTGGTAACACCGGCGCTTACTGGGACGTAACAGCGACAGTGTTACCAATAAGTTTGATAACAGCTAGAAAATTCAATCTTACTACGTGGTAAAACACAGAAATAAGCCAACTGAATTGCTGACGGAAAAAGCAATGATCCTAGTGGTCCCCATATCGACCCCATTGCCTGTTGTCAATTACTCTGCTATAATAAGGATATTATGATATTAGATTTTCGAATACGTGGCTTGTAGTATATTAATGCTGCAAGCCGAGTGGTCCGAACGGTATGACGGAAGAAACCTTATAAGTTTCCTGAACAGGTTCAATTCCTGTACTCGGTACTAAAAATATTCAAATCAAAATCTGACAAAATAACATTGGAGAACCATGTCTTTTAACCACCTGTCGGATAACGATGACGACCTCTTTTCTGAGACATCATCTATTCCACCATCCATTAAACTTCCTAATACTTCTACTACCGCTTCTTCTTTAGACGACTTTCGTTCTATAATTGAGAGTGCAGATATAGATGAAGAGAAGATTGGCTCTATGTTAATGCGGTCTAAGCTAGCATTAACTCTTTATGAAAGTGCCAATACTTTTATATTTCAAACAAATGCCTATGCCCGCACAACTTTTAATACTTTAAATTCTCTTACTGACGGAAACTTTCAATACAATCTTTATTGTGACATTCTTGAGGAGTCTATTTTTCGGAGAATGTTAATTATTGATTTTGTTAACGCAATAACAGAACAAACTGATGAAGATATTTTTAAGAAAATTTCTGAGATATTTAAGATTGAAATGGATGAAAGATTTGTATCTACATACTTTCATTCAATGCGTAAGATCTTAAACTTTGTCATTATTGACAGTATTGAACTTTATAAAAAAGTTTGTTCTCTATGTAATCGTGAACCAAGTTCTGCCCTTATTGAACAGCACACTGGTTCAGCAAAAGACTACCTTTCTTCTGACACATATATCAACAGCATATTTGCTAACATTAGAAAATCTAATGGTCATGGATATAAGTCGTGACTTTAATAAAAGTTACTCAAGAATATATTCATCATCAACAGTATGTAAATACTTCTATAGCATCTTGGAAAGATAAAGCTTCTTGTCTTTCTACTTCTGAGATTGAAGATTTTTTTCATACTAAAGAATCTATACTGCGTTCACTTTCTAAGAGATACTGTCAAGGTTGCCCAGTTCAATTCTATTGCCTTTACACTTCTTTGGTTAACCAAGAAGCTTATGGTCTTTGGGGTGGATTAACTCCAAAACAGAGAAAAACATATTTTAAATACATTTTAAATATAGCTGCACAACAAGGCCTTAATACTAAAACTTGGTCTACACAATTAGACTTACTTATAAAAAAATATTCTAACACTGAAGAATTAATTTCTGTTATGAATCCATACTAATAAAAGGTAAATTATGGACATATATCCTGAGAAGATACCATCTTCTTCCAAATCTTTAAATTCTTTTTATTTTAATCTTGACTCCTCAAAGCACGTCAAGAAAGAAATAGAAAACCACCTTAGCATACTCAATGATCGAATTGATAAAATTGTAGATCATTTTACTTTAGAGGATATGCCTGTTATTAAGTTCATTCTTAATATCAGTGAGAATCGTGAAGATCTGAAAAAAGTTGGCAAAGCCTTAGACCGTGTTGCCGATCTTATTGAAGCTCGTAATGACCTTCTTCCCAAGCTTAAGATTATTGAACTTGCTGAAAAAGATCCCAATTGGTTTGCTTTAACCTTTGGAGATTTTTCTGTAAACTTAGATTTAGAATTAGATAATATATTAGGAGACTTAGATGTCTGATACTTTTAACTACTCACTCGTTGCTACAGAGGAAGGTGCTTTCACTGTTCGTTCAACTGTTAAATCTTTTAACCTTGACCATGTCACAGATAAAGATATTGTATCTTTTTATAAAAACTTTTCACAGTATGCTTCTTTTGATACAGGCCTCATGCCTCTTGATGGGACTGGCGTTCTAGCCATTAGAACAGCTGGCCCTCATACTCAAGTTGTTACCCAACATAAGCCTGGCATGTATCACCTTAACTGGGGTTCATACGAAGGTGACTCTAGTGCTAAAGCATACTATGTTGCTCAGCCTTATCGAATTGTAGTTGGTGACTTTAAAAATGGTAACCTTCTTGGCGCAAAAATGTTTTATTCGCCAGTTCCAATTACCTCTCCTGATAATCAACTCTATCATGTTAATCTTCCAAACATTAACTGCAAAGGTTACCGTGGCAATGCTGTAGGTTGGATATGCTTGTATCTTAAAGATGATTGGTCAGCCCTTCCTTTCAACGAAAAGATCAGTCGCTTTATTGAACGCTGCTCTGGTGTTGAAACATACAACGATGCCAATATGTCAGAAACTGACGGTGCTCGCTTTTATCAAAAAGCTGGCAAACCAGAATACTTCTGGGATCCATCTGTATGGCAAACTAGGTCAGCCGAAGATGGCTACAATTGGACTTTAGATTCTGATCTTTTAATTCCTGTTAAAGTAAAAGATATGGACGATCAAGGTCAACATGATGACAATGGAGTTCCATTAACTCTTGCTATGGCTATGCTTGGCAACTATCAAGCATACTATTCTGACGGTGAACACACCAAAATGTACAATAAGATTTCTCGTTCTGATATGGAACTTAAAAATTCTGAAATTGCTACTTTTATTAAAGCTTCTTTTGCTTCTGCTCCAGTAACATATACTCATCAGAACAAAGATAATCCTTATGATTTTACTATAGCCCATCGTGAACAAAATGGTTCTGCAACCCTTGATACTTCTAAGCTCTGGGTTGCTAATAATGAAGATGAGAGCGAAGATGAGAACACATGGATTTGCAACCATTGTGAGGAAATAATGACAGAAGAAGATCCTGTTTGGGATGCACACGATAACTCTCTTTGTCTTTACTGCTTAGAGAGTCACTATGTTCTTATTCCTTCTGTCGAAAAGTATTACAATCAAGAAGATGACAACGTTGTATACATAGAGTCTACTGATTCTTGGTACCATACTGCTCACGATACAATCATTGAATGCTCTTCTTGTGATGATGAGTATGCAATGAGTGGCAATGGGATCATGCAGCTTCATACTGTTCAAGCTAAATTCCATAGACTTCAAGACTTGTCTTTAGTTTGTCCAACTTGCTTTACTAAAGATATAGTACAAAATGAACTTGATACTGCTGAATGTCTTTCGTGTCATAAACTTGTTGTTACATCTACTGGATGGCAATCTGTTTATCCTACATTGAAGACAGTAGATATTAACATTGATGATCCAAATAACTCTACTTCAGAATATGTTTCATTCTGCGATTCTTGTGCTCCTAACTTCTTTGTTTGCCCTTGTGGCTTAATTAAAGATAAAGCACAAACCCAATTTGGTTCTTGCACTCCTACTCCAATTGATTCATTTGATGATTCTGTTTCCTTAGCCGTTACAGCTTGCTGTGGTGGCTGCTTAGGAAATGTAACTGAAAATAGCGGTGGAATGATGGTTGCACACTTTGAGCCTAATATTCCAGCTTTTGTTGAAATAGTTGCAAAACACAAACTTTATCCTGGCATTAATTCTATTAATGTCCAACCACTTGGCGATGATCCCTTTTAATTCAATACAAAACACTGAACCCAAATATATCGGAGATATTAATGGACACTGAAAATATAACATACATGGATGTTAAGTTAGAAGATCTAACTTACTTCTGGACTAAATCTGGAGTCCCCTGCTTCATGGCTAACAGGGAAAACATTGAGGAAGAAATTGAATTCCTCGGATTCAATATTTATTATCTCATATGTAACGTTGCAGAAAGTCGCAAGGTCGAGCACAAGGCTAAAACTAATCCTTACGTTGCACCTTGGACCGAAACTGTTACTGACTACAATAGCAGCATTGTAAAAGTTGTTAATAACTTTGTTGGTCGTTCTGTAAGCGTAGTTGAAAACGAAGACATTTACGACTTTGAAGCAGTTCGTGTTGAGGCAGAGTATTCTCTTCCTCCAATTCCTAAAGTAATTATAGATAAGCTTGATGAGTTCTTCCGACTTGTCGATGCTCAGCACGGTACTGAATCTATTGTTCTATTGACCTTTGATCCAAACTTTGAAGGCACTTCTCAAGGTTGGGGAGTCCTAGTCCCTGAGCAAACTAATACTTCAGTTCACTGTAAGTATGAAGCCGATAGCATTGTAGATCAGAAGCCAGATCATGTACTCATTGTTGGCTCTGTCCATAGTCATCCTAAGATGGCAGCATATGCCTCTGGGACCGACCATGCTGACCAAGCAGACTTTGATGGTGTCCATATAACCTATGGTTGGCAATCTTCTGTTAACAACGGCGCAACTCAGTATCACATCGAGCTTCAGATGGCTGGAACAGCCTATACTCTTAAGCCTGAAGATGTTTTTGAATCGTTCACAATAACCAAAGACCCTGATCCAGAGGTTGTTGCTTGGACTGATAAAGTAAAAAAAGTACTCCCCCCTATAGCGGGGGGTTCGGTTACTCAGGTGGCACAGTCTACGCCACTCCAGCCAGCAACTCAACAGCGGGTCTATACGCCAGCTGGTACGATTAAGGGAGACTCTCGGCTTCAGGAGCTTCCTGAACTAAAAGACGTTGATCCGTACATTATTATAGCTGAAGTTGATTATTCTGATAAAGATGCAGAATGTTTATCCTGTTCTTATCCTTTTACTCTTGCTGAAATGCTTGTTAATATTTGTCCTAATTGCGACATTCTAATGTGCGATCTTCAATCTTCTTATTCAGAAATATTGATGTCTGGTGCTCGATATCTTCGTGAACGCAAAAAAGATCCAAATGTTAATTATTATCTTTGGATTAAAAATGATAACAGTGAAGACGCTCTTTTGCGCATAGCTGATAAGTCTGATGATTATATTCCCAATTTAATTACTGATTCTCAAATTGAAATTGAAGAGCTTGATAATTTTTATTATCAGGGATTTGACGAAGGATTTACAGTTTGCTGTAATATTCCTGTAGAAGATGCATATAGGTGCATCTGTCTTAACACTGTCCTTTACTCTGATGTTATGGATTTTGATCAGGCTCATCCATATGATGTCTATGACAGAAATGCTGGATGTCTTAATTGTGAATATTATTATTCAAAGAGTTGTGAGCCATACTTTAAGTCTATCTTAGAGTTTGCCTCTACAAAAACACCAATTCAAAATCCCATTAAAGAATGTAAAGATTTTTCACCATTCTCTAACATAGCATACGAAGGTTCATATTATGAGTAATCCTAAAAGAGTTGTAATGGTCGGTGCTGGTGGTATCGGCACTTGGCTTGCATCAGGAGTCGTTAGACTTCTTGAGTGGAAGTTTCCTGGTTCTGCTTTGATCATCGTTGATGGTGATCACTATGAAGCTAAGAACCTTGAACGTCAAGACTTTAGTCAGATGGGCAATAAAGCTTCTGTTAAAGCTTTAGAGCTTTCTAAACAGTTTAGTAGCACTATGATCATTCCAATCCCTAAGTGGGTTGTTTCTGATGATCATCCTGATGTTGATGAAGAAGCTGGCAAAATTAAAGCTTCTCAGTTAATTACTGAAGGTGACATAGTCCTTGCTGTTGTTGATAACTTCTCTGCTCGTAAAATTCTTTTCGATGCAGCCTCAAAGCTCGACAACGTAGATGTTTTTACTGGTGGTAATGACGATAACCTATTTGGTAGTCTTTATCATTATCAGCGTCGCAATGGACAAGATGTCACTGCACATCCAGTAGAGACACATCCTGAATACCAGAACCCACCTGATCGTAATCCTGGCGAGATGTCTTGCCAAGAACGCGCAGAGGTCGAAGGTGGAACTCAAATCTTAGCAACTAATATGGCAGTTGCTGCATTTATTCTTGGTCGGATCCAGCACACGCTTGTTTCCAATCAAAATCCTGAACAATCAGAGATCTACTTTGATCTTGGATTGGGCATGGCTCAACCATACAACCGTATGGTCAACACATTAATATCAATATAGACGGAGAAGTAAAATGGAACTTACATCTAACCAAAATAACCCACAATCATCAAGTAGCGTAGCTAACGTTCGTTACGGAGTTTATAATCAGCCAGCTCCAGTTTCTGGTAAAACAGTTGCTGAAGTACGTGAGCAGTTCAGCAAGCTCTGGGGCATCAGCTCTGACGCAATTGCTTACAAGGGCAAAGACAAGCTTGACGAAAGCTATGTCATTCAAGCTAACGACAATGTTGAATTTCATCGCCGTGCTGGCGAAAAGGGCTAATTTATTTAGTACCCCACAAGATCGTGGGGGAGATTTTGAGCTAAAATTCATACTCTCCCCCACAACATTGTCTTTTTTATAAAGGCTATAGATTATTTTATAATTATATAAACGGAGCAAAAGTGCTTTTTCAGCAAATACAATTGGGCATTCCAGCGATATGGGTTAAGACTACTGACCCGTATCGCCTAGAAGAAAATATTACTTCTTATGCCAAAAGAGAATACTTTACTATTAATCACGAAGGCTTCTCTAAGTACGTAGACGGCAAATGGAAACCAATTCTTGTTTCTATTGATCATCCAGAAATTCCAGGTGAGAAGATAGTTAAAACTACTTCTGACCTTAGTCTTTCTTTTGACTATATGTTAAACTCAGAAGAAACTAAAAACAAATCTAAAACATTTATCCATCATCTTGTTGGAGACCCTGCTGAATTTTCTGTTCAGTTTGCAGGATTGATTTCTTCATTACATTCTCAATATCGTTCTTCTTTTAAGAATGATGATCTTAACTCAATGCCTCTTCAAATGATTGTATTGTCTGCTGCTCCAGTCCCTGAGCCTATTGCACACATGTTCTATGTTCACGAAGATCTTTATCCTACTATTCATGAGCTTCATGAAATACTTCATCACATACATGTTTCTACTAATGGCGAAGTTATTGATTCTGCAAAAGCTAAAGAGATTGCTAATGCTGGCCTTGGATTGAGTGAATCTAAATTCATTAATTTGTGTCTTATGTCTATTCTTGATAAAGGCACTATTGATTCTGCTTATGTTTACGAAGCTAAAATGCTTAATGTTAAAAAGAATGGTATTCTTGAGATCATTAAGCCTAAGATTACGTTTGACCAAATTGGTGGTCTTGACAATATTAAAACTGTTATTATGCGTAATCTTTATTTTTGGAACAATCCCCAAGAAGCCGAAAAGTTTGGCATTCAACCTATTCGTCGTATGCTAACTGTTGGCATACCTGGCACTGGCAAGTCTGCTATATGCGAGGCTACTGCTAGTGCTCTTGGCTTAGACCTAGCTCGCACTGGCGTGAGTCAAGTAATGAATTCATTCATTGGTCAGTCAGAGCAAAACATGCGTGCAGTCTTTCAACAAATTAAAGTTATGGCTCCACTTTGTGTTTGGATTGACGAGTTTGGTCGTGACATGTCTGGTGGTCAAAGCTCATCTCACGTAGACGGTGGTACTACCGATCGTGTTCATGGTGAGTTTCTTACGGGCCTTCAAGAGCTTCCTAACGATGTATTCTTAATGTGTGCTGCTAATCAGCTGAACCACCTTAAGCCAGAGATGCTTCGTGCAGAACGATTTGATAAAATATTCTTTGTTGGTCTACCCTCTATTGAAGAGCGTGTAGAGATTATTAAAATTTATCTTCCTGAAGATGGATTTAACTATGATGCTATAGCAGAAGCTACCAAGTATTTTACTGGTGCTGAGATTAAATCTTTAGTTAAAGAAGTTAAATTTAATATTGTTTCTGCAGAACACCGTCAGTTGAATACTTCTGACGTGATAAAGGCTGCTCCTCATATGCGTAATATTCTTTGGAATAAAGAACGTGATATGATTAAAGACCTTTATCGCTATGCATATGAGAACTGGGACTGGGCTTCCAGTTTCCAGTATAATGAAATAGATGATATACTATCTACACAAACTAAAACTAAAGCTAAATCTGACTCCTGGTCAATTAAAGGATAGTGCACATGGACATTCACACAAGTATAGATGAAATGATTGAGAACCTTGGTTCTGAAAATGAAGTTTCTGATGACAAGCCAAAGTATAACAATACACTTTACAAAAAATGGTTTAAATCAAAAAGCCAAAGTGGCTTTGTATCCATTCGTCCCTGGTTTCAGGGAATGAAGTTTAATGTTGATATTGGCAAGACTTCCCCTGCTGGCAAACTTGAAAGTAGCACCAACTGTTTCGTAGATGCAGTTGATTTTGCTGCCTACCTACGTTCAATTTCTAACGGTACTGCAGTTGTTAACTTTCCTGCTAATGAACGCCTTGGCATTCCAACTCCAGAATCATTTGTTTCTTATGGAGGAGCTACTGTTAACAATCAAGTAATCAGTAGAATCTTTAAGGTTCAATACTGGCAGTCTGGTGACAATATTGATACCTCTGCTTTCAACTGGAAGGTTGGCCATTTCAAGGCTCGCAAATCTGACAGTGGTGCTTTTATTCCTGATATGAAATCACCTCTATCTGTTGATTCTATTAAAGTTACTCGTCAGGACATTGTAAGCATTTCTTATCTTCTTGATCTTTCTTTGAACTCTTACACTGTCAACAATACAGATTGGTATGACGCGCAATGACCGAGATAAATGACCAGCCTAATCCAGACGATCTATTTCTATTTGGAGACATAACTGACTTTGACATGTTTAAATCACAAGTTCAGACTCTTATCATAGCTCTTTCAAATGAAGTTGATAAGCGTCTTGCTGAAAAAGATAAAAGAATAGAAAAACTAGAAGAACAATTTGCTTTAATATTTGCAGGTTATGCCGAACAAGCTTCTGTCATAGAAAACCTTCTCTTAACTATCTTTACTGATAGTCCTGAAAAAGAAAAATTGTTCAGAGAAAATCTTGCTGATTCCCGTAAGCAGTTCTTAAATTTACTAAAAGAAGGTGCTGAAGATGTATTGGCTGGAGAAGATCCACAACTTGCCGCAACCATTAAAAACGTGGTTGATCAAAAGTTATCTGAGTGAACCTGTAAATAATTCTTCTCTACTTATTGTAGACCCTGAGCATTACGCTTTAATTAATAATACTTATTATCTTTCTAAGATATACCCTATAGCTAAACAAGTTTATCCAGAGATAATCTCTTTGCATATTTCTTGTTTGCCTATTTCTGAATCTCTCAGAACTAAGGTTATTTCTTTTGAATCACTTTTAACGGAGAACTAATGATACTTTTATCTGATATATCTGAGCCACAAGCTTTTAACCAAAATATTGTTCAAGCATTTGAAAGTATGAGCGACAAGCTTTACTTGCTTAATCCATTGTTTGGTCATTATCTTCGCACAAAACAATATCCTGCTTTGCGGGCTTTTGTAAGTGAAATACCTATAAATTATTTTTCTGTTTCATTTATACAATCAGCTCTTTCTTCCCTTAGCTCTTCTGATATAGCTCTTGCTAAAGAGCATGCTACTTCTATTGCCGAAGGAATGGACGAACATGTTTATATATATGTTGGTTCTAAGATTTCTTTTAGGAATGAGTTCTTTACTGAATATACTCCCAGTGCTTATTCAGCTATCTTTTCTTACTTGATTGCTAACAACTTAATAAGGACAATTGGGCCGGGTCAAAGCTCTGCTATTTTGATTTCTTCTTCTGTATTTTCTAAAGAATTGTTTTTACCTACAGAAGTTTTTGCTGATCTTTCTAGTGAAAACTATTTAAATTCTTTTAACTCTTTACTTTCTAACTACTCACTTATTCAAAACGATAACGCTTTTTTAGCATCTATAGTTGAAAAACGTGACCAACAAATACTTGAACTTTACACTATAATAAAACAACTTGAAGATAAAAACTACGTCACTTCACAGATGACCTGGAGATAAAATATAATGAATGAAAATACACTAACCGATAAAGAGATTGCTCTATCTATTGCAACATTCTCCCGTGCATCTTGCGCTTACTTTACTTCTGCATCAATGTTAAATGCTAGTAAAGATTATAAGTTCGCTAACACTGGTGGAGTAAATTCTTGCTCTTCTTCACAGCGGGCTCCTGAACCTGGAAATCAACACATGCGTTGTGAGTTTCCTACACGTCAAAATACTTGTGTTATTTATTATCCAGATTTTACTATTTTAAAAAAGTCTGTTTCTGAAAATTCAACTGCGTTTTATCTTTCTCGATTCAAGACTAAAACATCTTCTTATTCATATAAGATTTATGATCAGTTTTCAAATGTTTATAATACATTTGATTATGTTGATTTGGAACTTGCTAATAACTCTTTAGATCAAGAAGTTATCGTATTTTATTATGCTCTTCTTGATGAGATGATGATTAAGTATCAAGATCAAGAAATCGATAGCGAAGATCAACCTTCTGCCGTTCCAGTATCTTTTATTAAGACGTTGGTACCATAACATGATGCGCTATTTTAACTACTCTCTTTATAATAATCCTTATTTATTTAATTTGAATTACGTTAGTAGCACCAATGTAATGGATAACGTAATCCACCAATACACTACATCTCTTTACAACCTTAATGCTGCTATTGCTAACAAGTCTAACTCTTTACTTGTTTTGGATAAAGACTACTCTCTTCTCCCTATGGCTGTTCGACATGTTTCTTCTGATTCTACATGCTATATAATTGAGCGTCCTCCTTTTCAAATCCCTGTAGATTTTTCTGTTTCTAAATCTTACAAGCATAGAAAAACTGTTAAAGCTTTAAACGACGCTTATGTTTGGGTGCCTTGGAGTGTATCTAAGATTAGCGTTACAAATCACGGTATTCAATTTGAATTATACTTTAATGATAAGTCTATAGATTCTGTTTCAGACTATCTAATCCCTTGCTATTTTCCCAACTGTTCAAGTGGGGCTGTTTGCATGGGCCAAGATAGCCCTCAGTCTGCAGGTCTTACTCCTGACTCTTCTATCCTTGATCTTTATAATTTCTACTTTAATTCTTATTTTGCTGGTTGGAATTCAGATCTTGGAATTCAAGTTCAAGGCCTGGATTACTTTGATGATATTAAAGACGATTTAGTTTCTAATAAAAATGCTCCTAGTAATCTTGAAAGATTTATTGATACAAACGGATATCGTTTTACCAATACAGAAATTCATAAGAACTTTATTTATCTAATGTCTAAATTAGATTTAAATACTACCTTAGGTTTTGTTTCTCACCTTAAAAACCTTGCTGTTAAAAGACATGGCGATACAGGCTATCGTCACGAAGTACAGAATATTATTAAACATTCTAAGCCTTTTTCTTTGCCAGTAGAGGATTTTCTTCATAGCAATTCTTATTATTATATGAGACAGGTTCCTGGATTGTTAGAATCTTATGGTTATAAGAATGATTCCAAGAGCTTTTCAAGCATAAGAACTAATGTCACTATAACTAACTATCCTAATAGCGGTGACTTTAACCTTCGTGCTCATATAGATAATCCTTTTATCATCTCTCAAGTTTATCTAAATCATTTTTCCAAGAAAGATGACACTACTTTTAATCATAATATTACTTTAGATTATTCTTTAATTGAACCATACATTGTACTTAACGATAGGCACTCTGATGTTAACGCCAACTGATTTTATTTTTAACGATCTTTCTGATTCTGAAAAACCAAACTTTATTGAGTGCGTTAATCCTCCTCATGATTCTAACGTTTGGCATGATCGTGGTGATAAGATTCCTAAATCTACTATTAAATATAAAAAGATTATTGGAAGTACTGTTCAAGCTGGCGAACATGATTATTCTAATTATCTTAATTTCTTAAATTCATATATATCATGCCAAGATGTTAGTTCTCAAGAAGACATATTTTTTCCTGGAGTTCGATACTTGTCTCATGGTCTAGTCGTATTTGAACGTCCTCCTTCCTATAAGGTTATTAATGTAAGTCAAGACGGCAAAGATAGTATTGACGAAGATACTCTTCAAGTTGAATATTATCTACCTATTCCTTGGCAAGTTTATATCGCAATGTACAATCCAAAAGATATGCGTTTAACTTCTGTAAGAATGTACTTTACTAAGACTTCTTTGTTTGACAAAAACCAAACAGTTTATGCTCCTCCAATCTTTAACTTCTTTGGTAGTGGTGCACTTTGTAGACCTTTCTTTGAGAGTATTGATGATATTGAAAAGTATCCAAGAAGTATTTCTGGAGTTATGGCTTCTGCTTATGACTGGGTTTGGAATAGTGGATTTAACTTTGATATAACCGAGAACTTAGCAGAGATGATTTACACTAATAAGTATGAACAGTTTGAACAATACCTCAAGACCGATGCTTCTAAAGTTTCATATCAATTCTTAAAAGATCATCCCATTAATCAGATAGGATCAAGCTTACATAGACGTCATTCTGGAGCTCTCTTGTCTGCTTGGGAACAGGTTCCTTTAGAGCATGTTTCTTCTATCAATTGGACTAATTACAGCATTTCTGATTTTATGTTTCAAGAATTTGATTACACTAATATGCGAGATGAGTTCTTTGATCAATATATTCAAGATAATAATATAACTATAGCTGAAGAGTCAGAGTATGACTTTCATTGTGATAGCGGATGCGATTGTGAATGTAATGATCCCGACTGTTCATGCTGCGATGGTTGCGGTTGTGAACCTGAAGATTCTTCATTGACTAGAGATAATCTTTACCGTTCATCTGCTTTTAAAAGATATATCATTGATAAGTCTAGAAATACTGAAAAGACTTTAGACTTAGCTATTTCTAAATCTATTGAATTTTTGAGAACAAATAGAATTGCTCAATCTCCTATTGCTCCTTCTTCTCTTAATTACCATATTGACAATCTTCTAGATTCTCATTTTCCTGCTTGATATTTCTTCTCCATTTTGGTAATATATACTTATATAAACTTTAAAAAAGGTATTTAAAATGGCTAAAAACCTCAAATCTTCTCAACCTGTATTTAATAGATCAGAGGTTGCTAAGATACTAAACATTTCTACTTTAACTATTGCTAATAGGGAAAAGAATAAGAAATATCCAGAACCAAAAAGAGATTTAAATAATTATAGAATTTATACAATTAATGATCTTTTAAATCTTCAACTATTGACATACGATCATATTGATCCGAAACCTGTCATATCTGTATTGTATGACAAGGGTTATAAAGACTCAAAGTTTTTAGCAGAAATTATAGACGACGCTTTGTCGAGTAGGGTAAATTCAAATGTCAAAAGATAACTTATTTAATATTGACGAGCAACGAGAAACTCAAGACCCTGGTTTGGTCGACGAGATAAGTGACTACGTTTCTACTGATATCATAACAGACCTTAAGACTGGAATATATAATCTATTCTTAAGTATGATTGATCACCTAATAGTGACACATGGTCCAGTAGAAGCTGTTAATATATCTACATCCTTCTTGGATGAAATATCAAATACCTTTAAAAAAACAACTGAATAGAAAGTAACAAAATAAAATGATTGATCCACGTAATACAATTATATTATCTGCAGGACTCATTGCTGAGCCTGAACTGATAGCCAACGGCAACATAGCTAAGCTTCGTATTGCTGTAGACTATGCTGGCAGTGAAAAAGGAGCTGGACCATCCAGTGGTTACTTTGATGTAGTCTACTACCTTAAGGACGGTTCTGAGTTTTCTTCTAAAAATGCAATGTTCTTGTCCAAGCAGATTACTGAATCAAAGATGAAAAAAGGATCTCAGATTCAAATAGTTGGACGCTTGATTCAAGAGCGTTGGCAGCAAGATGGCGGAAATCGCTCTAAGGTTGTTATTGTAGCTGAAGCTGTAACATATGCTGGCTCTTCTTTCCAGAAGTCAGGTGACTCTTCTGCTCCAGCAACTGCAGCTAAGTCAGAATCTTCTTTCTCCGTTCCGGATGAATTCTGAGTTTGATTCTTCTTTTGTAGATAAGCTAATAGAAGAAGCTTTAGACAATACCGTAAAGCCAGTTGATCGTACTTATGGTCAACTCGGCTTTATGGAGTCTGAAGTAGTGTCTTCCATTTTCAATGCTTTAGATTCCAAAATACCAAACGCTACCTTTTTACAGGTAGTTCAAGATGCGCGTATTTCTTCAATAGCTTCTTCTAACAATTTGAAGATAACTGATTTACATACTGTTACTCATAATTGTAGAAAGTGTGCTTTTGCTAGCCAAACTCCTCTTCTACCAAAATGGAATGTTAATAACCCAGACATATTGTTCATAGTTGAATCTTCTTCTATGGATCAACAAGCTTCTGCTTTGTTTGTTTCTACTTTGAAAGAATCTGGATTTACTTCAGATAAGGCTTGTCTTACTTATTTATTGCGTTGTCCTACTAAAGATATTCAACAGCAATACATAGACAATTGCGTTAACTATCTTCATAACGAGATACAGATTATGAACCCTAAGCTAATATGCACTGTTGGAGCTACTACTTTGTCTGCTCTCTTAGGCATTGATGCTAAAATTAAAGACTATAAGAATAAAATAACTTGGCTTGGGTCTTGGCCAATACTACCACTATATTCTTTAAACTATGTATTAAAAGCCGGCGATTCGGCCATTCAGTCTTTTCAGGCTGATATGAAACAAGCGTACCAATTCTGTTATAAAAAGGCAGCACAAAATGACACAGACTGATATTTGGTCAGATATATATATTGCAGATATTTCAGATGATGAAATGAATTCATTTAGGAATATTGTAATATCTGACATAAAAGGACAAGCTTCAGAAGAAGATAAAACTATTTTAAATAATAATCTTCAAATCTGGAACTACAATCTTCAAGCTCTTCGCAGAGATATGGAGCTACAACTAAGTTGTCAAAAAGCAAAGACTAAGATGCAGATTCGTAATCTCAATAATTCAGATTCAAATGAACTTGAAGAGATTAACAATTTTCTTATGGAACAAGAGAAATGGCGAATGTCCGCTTTGAAGTTTTTATCTAATATAGAAAAAAAATCATTGTACGTTAAGATAATGATTTCTCAAACTCCTATTGACTAGTATTCTTTTTATTGATAGGATGTATTTGTGCTGATAACTATTGAAAATTTTGATAAATTTCAACCTTCAATGTCTGAAGAAGAATCATATCATTTTTTAAAATTCTATCAAGGATACAAAAAGTGGTTTGTTTATAATTCAGATGAAGTAGGCGTAGAGCAAGCAACTGCATTAATAGATTTTTTCTCTCAGTTTCATGGAAAGATCCCCTTTCCTAATAGTGTTTTAGAAAAAGAATCTTATTGGTCAAATACTCCACTAGGTATATTTAAATACAGAATGCTGGATGATGGATCTTATACTTTAGTTAATCACTACAAGAATATCTCTGGGTATTTAGTTCAAGGTTTGTATTGGCAGAATGGTTTCTTTTATTTTATAAAAGACGAAACAAAAATTATTCAACTTAAACTTTTTGTTGATGAAAATACTTTTTACGAAAAACAATACCCTGATATACTATCTAGATAAATAAGACTTCTAGCCTCTATAGTTAAATGGATATAACAAGAAACTTCTAATTTCTCGTTCTAGGTTCGATTCCTAGTGGAGGTACTACATCTTCAAGAACCCGTATAAAAATCAATAACCAGAAAGAATTGATATGTCAAAAGAACATCCAGTTATACCAGTAGATAAAAAGGAACTAGTTGAAGTCTATATGGCTTTAGAAGTTACTGACTGCTATCATATGGATGAGCTTTTTATGGCTGTTGCTACTGTTCTTTCTTTGTTGCAGACTAAAAAAGTAAAACTTATTCATTCTGAAATTGAAATTATAGATCCTGAAACTGGTGAACTAAAGTATGCGAATCAACCTTTAATGACTTGTTCTCCTACTCTTCGTGGAACAGAAGATGTTGTTTGGGGTGTCAATCATCAAGGTCAAGTTCTTACTGAAGACAATCTCGTTGCTTATGATGTTAAGGATGATTTTAAATGACAACTGTTCGGAAACCAATATACACTAACTCTCCACTAGATAGTTCTTTTATCATTAAAGTTTCTTGGTATGAAGATGCTGAAGTTTTAATGGTTACCTTTAACACAGGATCAATCTGGACATATAATGAAGTTCCATTTGAAATATATTCTGCTCTAGTAAAGGCACATTCTCATGGTAAATTCTTTAATGCAAACATTAGGAATATCTATAGTGGCAACCGTGTTGGTTACTTTATCCCTGATCTTTTGGAAGTTTAATGTCTAGAAGAAATAAGAGAAACAAAAAGTCTACCAATAAGTACAACTACGATAATCCTCACTATCGTAGCTATAATAAAATTGCCACCCCTAAAGACGTCTCTCAGATAGCTTTTAAAGTATTTGGCTCTCTTTACTATACTCCTAATAAATAGTTGTATTCCTCTGTCATTTACGGTATAATATTTTATAATTTCATTCTGTAAAGGGCTTTAGATGACTACAATTATTGCGATTCAGGGAGATGGTTTTGCAGCAGTTTCTGTAGACTCTAGAATCTCTACTATAGATGATGGCGGTTTTGCTTCACAGATCACAACACTAGGCCCTGGATCTTGCAAGGTTGCTAAGAATGGAAAGTACTTGTTGGGTGCTGCTGGAGACATGAGAGCAATTAACATTCTTCATCATGCATTTCAACCACCTATTCCTCCACCGGGAACTAAAGGTTCTAAGTTAGATCAGTTTATAACTACTAAGTTTATACCTTCACTGCGTGCTTGTTTTGAGAATCAAGGCTATGCAGCTCCAGAAACAGACACCTCTTCTCATATAGCAGAACACGCTTCTACTATCCTTGTTGTAATCGATGGTTGTATTTACGTTGTTGACGGAGACTACTCTTGGACCTCAGACAACAGTAGGGTATATGCTCTTGGTACTGGATCTTCTTATGCTCTTGGAGCAATGAGTGCTATTATGTCTAATAAGTCAGAGATAAAACCTACTCAAGCAAAGACTATGACATTAAAAGCTTTAAAGATTGCTTCCACTTTTGATCCATACACTGGTGGACCATTCGTTACTTTTATACAAGAAGAAGAAAAATAATTTAAGGAGTTTCATGATATCTGCATCTTGGCCTATGCCAAAATCCTACACTGCTCCCGTAAAAGAAATTTCTGAACAAGATTCTAGAATCAAAACTGCTATAGATGATTTTCAGAAAAAAGGAAAGTTAAAAGATCTTTCTGAATCTGAAAAAACTTTTCTACAAGAATGTCTTAGTCAAGCTATGAATGAATTAGCTTCAAAGATTTTAATTAAATCTCTTATTCAAAATGTTAAAGGTGATATTATTACTCATGATTTAGATGATGTTTATGCGCCACAAGGACAAATTCCTTTTCCTCAGCCTTCCCTTTTTGGTAATTCTTCCCTATGAATATCAACGACCTTGAACCTACATGCATCATAGATGAAGACTGGAATCTTGACCTGTCTCACGGTCTAGACGCAGATTATCTTGTTACTGGAGAAGCTATAAAAATGTTAGTTGATCATATTAACTATATGCACGTTCTTATAGAGAATTGCCCAGGAGCTAAACATGACTGATCCAGACAAGACCTCTATAGAGAATGATTTATTCTTAATGTTTAAAGCTAACTTGATGGATGTAACAATTCGTGAAGATGGGGAGTGGCTTTACTCTGCTAGTGAATATTCTAAAACTCTTACTCCTGAACAGCTTGACTATATCTTGGTAAATCTAGATAACTATCAAGACTTTGGTAATTATGAATCAGATTGAAAGACTTCGTAACGAAGCTGAAGAAGCATGGCAAAACATGGATGCTGCAGACTATAGATTGTGGTTTAGTGAATACGCTGAAGCAGGAAATCTAATCAGCGAGAACGCAAACACTTCATCTGAAAAAGAAGAAATGTTTATACAAGAGTACATAGAATATAACTTCGTTAAAGAATAGCTTACACATTATGACAGAGTCTCGAAAAAAACTATCTTCTAATTGGGGTCCTGAAATTGTAGTTCAATGCTGTCGTTACTGGAAGCTTCACTGGGCAAACGGTACATGGGGTTCATGTGGAATTTGCCACAAAAAACCAACGTATGTTAATCTTACTTGGGATGACATAGATAAGGATCAAGCAGATGTCTGAAGAAATAGATATTGAAAAATTAATTGAAGATCGTGACAGATTTCGTGACGACTGGAAAGCAATGATTATTCAAATTGAAGACTTAACGCATGAGCGTAATAGATACAAAAAACTTGCTAAAGAGTTTTATCCTTACGTTGAAATGGAAGCTGCTCAAGCTACAATCTTGGGTCCTACTATTCATGATTGCGATCCTTCTTGTCCCGACTGTCAATGGTATAATTGGGGAATAAAATTTAAACAAAGAATACAGAATGGAGAATTCAATGAGATCAATAGCTAGAGCTTTGAACACCATTGCACTTGCAATAAATAATCTTGCTAAGGCTTTAACGCCTCCTAAGGAACAGGTTACTACCTTTCCAGTTTCAAGTACTTTTACTACATCTTCTGGAAGTGCTGTTCCCAAGAATGTAAAGATTACATCTGTTTATCAAGGTAAAAATTACGCACAAGCAAAAGAAGCTATAGAAAAATATGAAAAAAATCAACAATCTCCTAAGATAGCTCATGTTCATAAAAACGAAAAGTTAGCACTTGATGCCGTATATAGCGCATTGACTGATAAAGGTAACCATCCAGATCATCATGATCACATCATGCGAGAGCTATCTACTAAATGGCCTGTATTGCACACAGCACTTAAGCAGTTGATTATTGCTCGCAAGGAATCTTACAATAATCCTTATTCAGAAATCTGGAAAAAGAATAACGTATGGTAGATCATATAGAAATGCGCAATGCCATGAATAGGGCATTAGAAGAAGTGCATAATGATCACTGCAATGATTGCAAAAAACCGTTTACAGAAGGTTCTGGAGAATATGCAGAACTCATAACATTGGTAAAAATATACCGAATTTGGTATTGCGATAAATGTATAGTAAAACAAGAGGAACAAAATGACTAATTCAGATAAAGTAGCGTATCCCGTAGGACTTACTGTAAAAAACGTAAGAATGCTTACCAAAGAAGAGCTTAAGGCTGAAGGCTGGGAGCACTATTATGGTGGATACCCTGTTGCTATTGTATTTGACGATGATAGCATTATCTATGCGTCGTCTGATCCTGAAGGCAACAACGTAGGGTGTATGTTTGGAGTTACCTCAGATGGAGAGACAATTATAGTTTCTCCATTAGAAGATGCAGTTGTAGAGAACAAATAGTTTTTAAAATTCCTATAGGGGGTAAAAATGGGAAAAAAATTTATAGGCCCTTTTCCATTTTCAAAAATGAAATGTTTTTGGGAAAAATATAAAAAAGTTAAAGTTATAGTTAAGAGTACCTCTGGAGAAAAAATCTGTACAATCAGGTTTACGAAACAAGAATTTGATACTATACTTACAGCTGCTGGGCTGCAAGGTCAAACAGTAGAACAATTCTTTAAAACTATTATTGAGGATCTGGTTAAAAATGAACAAGGAAAAGCTTACCTGTAGCAAGTGCAACAAGAAGTGGGAGAGAGTCTCTTCAAGAGGTAGAAAACCAAAGTTCTGTCCAAAGTGTGCAGTAGACTCTACTCCAGTACCTGTTCAAAAGGCCCCAGTGCCCTCTCAGAAGCCCTCTAAGGCCACAAAGCCTATTGAGTCAGCTATAGTGTACCCTGCTCCTTCTAAGTGGAACTGTAGCTCTTGCCATGCAAAGATAGAGGTTGGAGTTGGGATTAAAGAGGCACCTGTACACAAGTGTCCAAAACGCGCAAATAGAGTTCTTGGTCTAGAATTAGTAGGGTAATCTTCTTTTTTTAGTTCGTTCAAAAACAGTCTTTTTTTCTATATGACCCCAAACCACAGATTTATCTTACAGACCTCATAATCTTAAGCGCCTGTTCGAAGCCCTCTATCACCCTAGAAGTCATCTCCGGGGTTTGTACTCCAGTTCTTACTCCTGCCCTGTAAATTGGCTTAACGGCTCTTTCTGCTCTAGACAAAGCCCTTGTTCCCTGTTCTTCAGAAATTCCAAGACCCCTAACTACAGAAGCTTCTACAGAATCAAAGCCGGCTTTTTCTGGCTGTATACCTAATGGAACTCCAAATTGAATAGCTTTTCTTAAATTAGCACCACTGTCATCTAACATTGCAAGAAAATTAAATTCTCCTGAGACATCTTGCATCATCCTCATTTTAAGAATATCACTTGGAGTATCTTGCGCAGCTTGCGATAATCCTCTAAACATTAAATTATCTGTAGATATTCCCAAGTCTCCAAGTGTGCTTCTTACCATTTTTCTATTAGACTCATCTCTGGCCGTCATAATAACTGGATGTATGCCAGCACCTTGTAAACCTCTTACAAAATCTACCATTTCCGATATTGGTTTTACATTGCTAGCTTCTTTTCTCCACGGAGCCCAATCTTTGGCAGTTAGAAAGCCTTTTTGTGGCTTAATTCTTTCGATCAAGTCTTTTTCTATGGCCTTAGCTTCAGGGGTGGTACTCCATACTGTTTCGTCTAAGTCTAAGATAAAAGCTGGTCTTTTGCCGCTTCTTATTTTACTGCTTCTTCTGGAAAGCAGAGTCTGCCTAGAAATATCGGACCCTTCACCAATACTTATTCTAGACCTATATCCACCTGGTCCAGTTAATCTTATTGATTCAGCCATAGTCAATCCTTATTTTAAGATAATTATATAGTAACATTTTTAATTTTTAAAGCCCCAAACCACAGATTTATCTGATAGAATATACTTCTATGGGAATGTTTGATTATTTTACAATAGACTATCCACTGCCACTAGAGTCATATATATTGTCTCAGTATAGGCCGTTCATTAATGCTGTTATAGATCAGGACCAGTTTCAGTCCAAGGATCTAGAGTGCTGCCTTGATAAATATTATATTGATAACAATGGGCATCTCTTTATTGACGAGAGCTCATTTGAAGATGCTGAGCCAGAGCTGAGACAGCTATATTATCATGGGCACATTACCGTCCATGCCTATGTGCCATTGACTGAAGATGACATGGATTTAAACAAAAGAATTAGGCTAGAATATGATTTGAAATTCACTGATAGTCTATTAGTTTCTGCTACAATGTTACATCCAACAAAGGAGGAGTTAAGTGAGTTACACGGAAAATTATAATAAGATTTATGCGGTGATCTGTAAAGCAGATCTGCCACATGAGAAAACCCACAAAGCTGCACTTCGAATAACGGATGCATTAAATGACATATTTGTTTATACTAATAAACAATTTCCATCTATGATGGATGAAGTAATGAAAATAGTAGAAGAGTTTACTGCTACAGTAAAACTAGGTGGGTATGACCTAGATGATAGGAATTAATTTTGCAGGGTTTGTTAATAGAGTCCAATAAACCCTCCACCTTTGCATTAATCCAATCAAAAACAAAATCATATTAATTATATCCATGATATACTAGTACCAAATATGCGGTTGTAACTTAACAGTAGAGTACGTGCGCTTCCGACCCACGGTGTGAGGGTGCAATTCCCTTCAACCGCTCCAAGTTAAAGAATATGAAGAAGATAATGAGCACTGATCAAGAAAAAGAACAAAGACGAAAAGCATACCAAAAAGACTATCAAAGAAAGTGGATGAGAGACAGAAGACTTGACTGGGTTCTGGCTAATGGTCCATGTAAGCATTGTGGTTCTTCGGAAAAGCTAGAAGTAGATCACATCAAGCGTGAGTACAAGACTATGCACACTGCTTCCATATGGAGCAGAAGAAAAGAAGTTAGAGACAAAGAGTTAGCTAACTGTCAAGTTTTGTGTAAGGCTTGTCACCTAAAGAAAACTATATCAGAAGTAGACTACCCTGGTATAGTGCATGGTACATCAAATGGTTATGATCATTTTAAGTGCAGATGCGAAGAATGCAAAGAAGCTAAAAAGAATAGATCAATCGAATACAGAAGCAGAAAGAAATACAAGGAATTAAATAATGGCTAAGAGAGTATTGCTCACAGGTGCTGGCGGATTCGTCGGTCACCATACTTTAGAACACATCTTCAAGACGACTGACTGGGATGTAGTTATCACTGACTCTTTCCGTCATCGTGGAGTAACAGATAGAATTACTTCTATTAATTCTTGGGAAGCAAACAGACACCGTGTTCAGCTTGTTACACATGATCTTACTGTACCTTTCTCTGATGTAATGATAAAGGACATTGGGCACATTGATTATATTATTTCTATGGCGTCAGATTCACACGTAGATAGATCAATCACAGACCCAGCACCATTCATTATGAATAACGTAGCACTTGTTGTTAACATGCTGGAACTTGCACGCAAGATCAAGCCAGAAGTATTCTTACACGTATCAACAGATGAAGTGTATGGCCCTGCTCCAAAGGGGTATGCTCACAAGGAATGGGATACTATCCTTCCATCTAACCCATACTCTGGATCTAAGGCTGCGCAAGAAGCTGCATGCATATCTTACTGGCGTACCTTTGGTGTTCCAGTAGTAATTACTAACACAATGAATATTATTGGTGAGCGTCAGGACCCTGAGAAGTTTATTCCAAAGATTATGTATTGTCTTGAGAAGGATATCCCAATGACAATTCACGGCACTCCTGAGAATATTGGATCAAGATTCTACTTGCACGCAAGAAACCAAGCTGATGCTTTAGTATTTATCTTAAAGAATCTTCCTGCAATAGATTATCCAAATGCAGATCGACCAGACAAGTATCATATTGTTGGTGAGAGAGAAATTAATAACCTAGAGATGGCAGAACTTGTAGCAAAGTACTGGGGCAAAGAACTTAAGTTTGAGTTCCAAGACTTCCACACAACAAGACCAGGACATGATCTTCGTTATGCACTAGATGGAACAAAGCTTGCAGATGCTGGATGGGTTGCCCCAATGCCACTAGAAAAGTCTTTGGAACTAACAGTAGAGTGGACTAAGCAAAATCCACAGTGGCTCTGGAGAGATTAATTTTTATCTCTATTAGCATAACCAAATAATAATCCAGCAGCAGCAACACCTAATGCAGTAGCACCCAAGTGACCTCTAGTTACTTTCTGTCCTACTTCTAAAGCGTTGTCCATTAGACTGCGAGTAGATCTTGCAGCAGTTGGTGCAGTAATAGATGCAGCTACATGGGATGCCTTTGAAGCAGCTGAACCTGAATGGGTTATAGCAGCTTCAGCCCTAACTGCTCCTCCACTAGCTACTGTTTCGGCTACACCCTCTATACTTGCTGTAATAGTTGGGGCTGCAGCCTCTGTTGCCTTAGCACTTTTTGCAAGATCTCCGTATTTTATTGGAGCATTTAATGGTTCTGGTGGAACTACTGTTGTTCTTCCTTCTGCATCTATTAGGAAGTCTCCTGGTTTTGGTTTTCGTGGTGCTTTTGGTTTTATCACTTCAGCGGACTTTGCTCCAGTATCATATTCATCCACTAAAGGAACATGCTTAGTAGCATTTGCCCTTGATACTTGAGCACCATGAGATCCAACAGTAGACTCATACCCCTCTCTCATGGCGGATATTGCTGGACTTTTTTCTATAGCTTCCATTACTGCAGGATCTTGCGAGAATGCAACGTCTGCAGGCACGCCAAAGTAGGTACCAAAGCCAGGTCTTATATCAGGATTAATATCTGCATCTATGAAGGAATACTTTTTTATTTCTCCTCTTGAAATGCTTGCTCCTTGTGATCTCATTTGCCTTTCTTTAATATCTAAGCGAGTATCATACAAACTAGCTCCTGGCTTATAACCAGCTTCTTCCATCAATCCGTTTAGAAAAGCTATCTGCTATTCCTTCTTGTTGTCCAAGATACTTAGCATCTTCGAGTGACATCACTCCTGGAGAGGTTGCTCTAGTTAATCTTTCCGCATCTAACGAACCCGATGCATCAGCTGCTGTGTGAAATAATTCATGAGTAAAAGTAGTAGCTATTTCTTCTGGTTGAAGTACCCCTAGTAGGTTGGGGTTTATTTGCATTCTTCCACTTCCTGGATTGTAGGCTGCTACTCCTCCTATTTGATCAGTCATTTCTATGCCAGAAAGTTTACCCAGTACATCAGAGCCGGTGACAAGTCTTGTTGAGCCGGGAATATCAAATTGTTTATTTGCAAAATCTGTTTTATCAAAAATATCTTTTAGGATATCTCCAGCTTTATTAGCTTGTGCACTAGAAGCTTTAGTGGTAAAATCTTTAACCAAGTCATCTGCTGTTTGATAGACTGGAGATTTGCCAGAAACCTCTTCTGTTACTTTAGCAGTTAAGGGAGTATTTTTAGCATCGGAGTACATTTCATCTTGAATTGCTCTGTCGCTCATTCCTCCGAATGGAGCTGCCTTATTAGAGCTCGTACTATCCTTAAGAACCTGTTCGTTCCATCTTCTATTAAATTCTGCTTTTGCTGGATCTGGATGGTTTTCATCCCTTAAAAGAGACTCAGCAACAACGTCCATTTTTTCTTCTCTTGATACCATATTTTATGCTCCAAATACTTTTTGTGTTACTATATATGAATAGTACCCAATGTTAGGAGATATGTTATGGCCGGAAAGAAACCAGCAAAAAAGAATATTACCAATACCCCAGAGAAGAAAAAAGAACTGCCTGGAAAAGCAGTGATGTATTTTGGAGTTCCAGGCAAAGGATTTACCTGCCCAACTTGCAATAAAACACTTATTAAAGGTATAATATATGAATACAATGGCTCTAGCTTTTGCACTAGAAGCTGCATACCTAAACTAGAAGTCGAAGCAGTAGCTTAATTAAAGGATTCAAAATGAAAGATTATTGGTTAGCAGAGATGCTAGAAGAGATGGAGAAGAAACTTGCTCCAGCAGAACAAGAGTTCTCTAATGCTTTAATTGCAATTGCCAAGAAGTATGGAAAGCTTTCTAATGATGATAGCAACGGTATCTGGGTTGGCTACGTTGAAGCAGCCCAGAATGAGAACGCTAGCATTGGCGTCATGTGTATCAACTGTGCCCAGTACGAAGGCTCTGGAGTCTGTAAGGTTGTAGCACAAACGGTTGAAGACGGTGGCTACTGCAGACTTGCTGCAATTCCAGATGGCGTAGTAAAGCCTGGAAGAAAATAATGAAAAACTATTGGCTGTCAGAATACTCTAAGAGCGAAGAACCACAAGACGATACTCCAGAGAAAGATCCTGAAGCTAATGATGTTAAGGGTAATCTTTCTGATAGACAGCAGATGATGTATGAGAACTATGAAAGTACAGTTGAAGAGTTCGGTATGTTTAAGCAGGACTCTAAGGCAGATGGTGCTCACTATGCTCCAGCAAGTGCTAATCCTTTTAAAGAAGAAGGATTAATGTGTGCCAACTGTGTGTTTTATATTGGTGGCGGGGCTTGCGAAATAGTCAAAGGGACTATCGAACCAGAAGCAATCTGTAAGCTCTGGATTATTCCACAAGAGCTTATTAAGAATCAGTAATATTTCTTAAAGCTTCTCTTATTGCATCGTGGTCTAGTGAGTCGTCAAACCCATCCGCCCATGATTGGTGCAAAAATCCAAGTTCTACCGATTGCTGAACGTTATTATGAATCCAGTTGTGACATATTGGGCAACATATTACGTAGTTGTCGGATGTTTGAACAACATCAGGTTGTCTATACCCAAAAAATCCGTATCTTGATTCCTTCTGGTGGGCTATCGACCCTTTTTTGGCACAGTTGGGCGAATTAACTTCACAAAGAATTTCCGGGTGTCCTGCTCTATTAAATGCCTCAAGTCGTGCGTCAATAACAGACTGAGGCATTTGAGGCCTTATTGCTTTAACTTCTTCAAAAGTATGTATGAAAAAATTTTCATCTGTCATGATAGTTAACTTTCCTTTTTGCCTTTATTACGGGCCATAATATTTGAATCTAACAAGTCCACCGGTAGCGGCAACTAGACCATATGCTTGGTTTCTAAAGCCACCACGACCGTAATCACTGTATGGCGAGTTACCTATTCCCGGACCGCCAGCATATGAGTCTCCATATCCGCCTCCACCGGCTCCAAATGTATTACCATTTACGGTTACGGCTGGTCCACCATTACCGCCATATGCATAAATTATAGATTGGGTGTTATAGACCTGATAACTAAAGCCATTTCCACCTGCACCTGCACCTCCACCGTAGCCAACGTCGGAGTCTCCTATGTATCCGTATCCACCACCAGTATATGCGCTTGATGGATAATTCGATGTTCCTCCACTTGCAACACCAGAACTACCGGCGTAGTCAGCATTATTCCAGTATCCAACACCACCGCCACCGCCGCTCATACTTACTCCTGGAAAACTTATAGTAGATGTTTCGCCCGGATTGTTGGCGCTACCACCGCCTCCAACTGTGAAAGTGAGAGACGCAGGTGCTGCTGCAGAAGAGTAGTAAGCAACCGCACCACCACCACCACCTGATCCACCCCAGTCACCGCCTCCACCACCTGCACATACTAGTTCGTAAAGAGTACCCACTGTTGGAGGAGTGAAGGACTGTTCCGAAGCAGCGGTTGCAGACTTGGCAGATACTGCTATTGACTGCTCTGCCCCATATGTTGTGCCAGCTGCATTAACTGCTTTTGTTCTGTAATAGAATGTACCAGCAGCAAGACTTACTGCATTTGCTGTTACTGCAGTTGCAGTTAGTGCAGTGACGGTCCCTGCTGATACTGAAGATGGATAATTTTGATTTACAGGATCAGCAATGGAAGATGTTCCATAAACAAATGTAACAGTAGTGCTTGCTCCATTAGAATTAACTGTTCCGTTAAAGGTGGCAGTACAAGAAGTGTTATATACTCTTGCCTTATAATAAACAGTAGTTCCTCTTGGCCAAGTACTTCTAGCATAAGCATTGCTTGTTGCAGCTACTTCATTAGGATAAGATCCAGAGCTTGTACCCCATACAAAGTGAGTAGTTCCAGAAGAGCCATTTAGAGTGCCAGTTCCAGTTGTTGCTCCTGATGGGTATGGATTTGTCCACGGGGAATCCGCTTGACCAGCCGTTCTTTGGAATGTTACCAAGGTCCCAAATGATTGAGTGTTAGTAGGGGCATTAGTTGTCGTTGCAGTTGGTGTTGTTGTTGCGTCTGAACCAGTAGTTGTTGTTACAGTAGCTGTTGTATATGGCTTGAAGGGTTCTGTTATTGAAGATTCTGCGCCTTTTCCAATAGGATTGACTGCTCTTATTTTAACCTTATACAATGTACCATTAGTCAATCCCGTAATAATAAAAGAAGTCCCTGATGTCCAACTAGATGTTAGATAATCTCCGTAAGTAGCATAACTATCAGCAGAAGTAGCTAAGGCATACTCGTATCCAGTAATGGATAATCCGACCATTAAAAGAAGGTACTATAAAATCTACCGTTGCTTGATTGTTGCCTGGTGTTATTGCTGTAGAAGTGTTAAAGAATGTTGGAGCACCAGGAACGCCACCAAGTCCAAACATACCTCGTCCACCTTGTCCCCTACCAGCTAAGAAAGGCATCTTAAAATCTCCTTAAGCGAACTTAGATTGACTAGCAAATACGGTGAAAGTTCCGCTGCCAGTATCGCTTGTCTTATAGATGGTTAATGTATAAACATCTGTTCCAATATTTCCTGCTGGCTTTGATCCGCCAAACCATTTAATATTGACAGTTGCGCTTGTGTCGATAGTTAAGTAGCTACTTGCGGCAAAAGACTTAGCCGTTGGTGTAGCTCCAGAACCATTCTCTATCATTAGAACTAAGGTGATAGCATCGACATTTGTGGTTAACAGTGATTTTAAAGTAGTGCCTGAAGAGTTTCCTGTAATATTAAATTTGAATAGATCAGCAATTGTTCCAGTGTAGTAATAAACAGCACCATCTAAAACATAAACGTTTGTTGCAATTGGTCCAATAGCAGCAGATGAAACGGTAAACTTTTCTTTTGACTGCTGAAGCACGACTGTACTTTGAAAAGTTGAAGTTCCAGAAGACGTTAAAGGTCCAGTAAAGTTTGGCGTTGCTGCTGTTAATCCTGTTAAGCTTCCTACTGAAGTCAAAGAAGAACTTACAACAGATGAGCCTAATGAGGTAGAGGTTAAAACGTTTGCGCCATTTATTTGATATGTTTGCCCAGAAGCTATATCGAAACTATCGTCTGTTCTTAAAGTATTTGGGGTAGATCTATAAAGGTTTGTATCTGCAGTTGCAGATCCAGAAGACCAGTTTAACTTACCACCTGCATCGATGGTAAAGTTTGGAGTAGCGCTATTGTATGGTGCTATCTCTATAGCAGTGTCAGAAACTGTGCTAAATTTTCTAGCACGAATTCTATTATAAAAATTGGGCATTGGCCTCAACCAAACCTTTCTAAATTAAAATTAACCCCTCGAGATTAATCAGATAGCTATTATAGTAATTACTATTATTGCCTATCAAAGCAATATTTTTTATGATAAAATGTGCTTATGCAAACAATCTCCAATAGTCCAAGATCACACTCAAAAATAACAGAACCATGGATACTGGCTGAAGACTGCTTTACTGAAGAAGAAATACAAAGAATACAAGAATATTGTTCTACCAAAAAATTAGATAAGGCTTCTACGGTCGGGTCTAATCCATCAGCTAGAGTATCTAACAACTGCTTTAATGACGTAGATCTTGAAAATGAATGGTTTATAAGTAGAATAAATCAAGCAATAGCAAAGGTGAACGAAACATTCTATGGCTTTGATTTGTACGGATATTCATATTTTCAATATGCAGAATACGAAGGATCGGAAAATGGCAAGTACGATGCTCACACTGATTTAATCTTTGGCGAAGATAAGCCAGGCTATATGATTGACACCAGAAAACTTTCTTTAAGTTTACTTCTGAATGAACCAGAAAAAGATTTTATAGGTGGCGAATTCTTTATTCACCTCAGCGGGAATCCATCTTTACATAGATTAAAGAAGGGACAGATCATACTGTTTCCATCATTCATGCTTCACGGAGTAAATCCAGTTCTATCTGGAGTAAGAAAGTCTATTGTAATTTGGGTTGAGGGACCTAAGTTTAAATAGTAGTTTGATTACTGCTGTTTTGTGACGGATCCAACAGCGTTTGTTAAGGTAATTATTGGGTAATAGCTTGGAGTAAGTGCAAGGTCTGCCTGATGTCTGGTATAACTAGATGTACTTCTTGCTGCATCTGCAGCGACAATACTACCTCCATTGGTAGTTATTATATCGTTGTTGGGGGCATTGGTGGTTACCGATATTGTAGCTGCCAAACCATTAGCAATAGCAGTATAAAAACTTTCAAAAATTGTTTCTGGACCTTCTTCATTGGAAAAGAAACGAGTTACACTCCCGCATATTCAAGATTGGACTGCAGTTATTTGATGCAACAACCCCTACTGTGGACGGCATCAGGAAAGGTCCCCAACTACTAAATAAGTATTGCTTGCTGTACAAATAATACTCGCTGATGAATATTGCGCCCTAAGTGTATAACCAGGAGTTCCAACCAAAGTTGCCCCAGAACCTTGTGCAACAACAAATGCTCCAGCATTTAATCGGGCAAGGTCCACTCGTTGTCCAACTGAAAAACCAGTAGAACTAGTAAGGGTTAAGGTACAAGCAGCAGTATTGTAAAGCAGTTTTCCTACACTAGCCGAAGTTAAGTTTCCTGTTGTAAATGCGGCCACTGTTTGTGCTGTTGACCAGTCTCCATTAGTCCCGTTGGTCCCTGCAGGCCCAGTAGGCCCAGTAGGTCCAGTAGGTCCAGCTACAGTAGAAGCAGCTCCTGTAGGACCTGTTGGACCTGTTGGCCCAGTCGCACCTGTTGGCCCAGTAGCTCCTGAGACAATTGGCTCCCATTGTGATGTTCCTGAATTATACTGTTTTAATACTGTCATGATTTAACTCCATAAAGATTGATAAATGTTATGCATTATATTTTATCATATTATTTGCTACGTTAAGAAAGGTCTCCAACAATAACATACTCATTTGCGGCAATGCAGATAATTGATGCTGCCGACCATTGTGCTCTAAGTGTTAATCCAGGAGTGCCAATAATTGTTGCTCCAGAACCATTAGCTACAGTAAAAGTTCCAGAGTTTTTACGGATTAGGTCAACTCTTTGACCAACGGAAAAGTTAGTAGTAGAATTAAGATAGATAGTTTGTGAGCCAGTATTATAAACTAGTTTCCCTGCTGCGCTAGATATAAGACCGTCTGCTCCTCCACAGGCAGTAGAATAAGTGATGACCGCCTGTGCTGTTGACCAATCACCTGTAGGACCTGTTGGTCCAGGTACCGTAGAAGGAGCTCCTGTAGGACCTGTTGGACCTGTAGGACCTATAGAAACTTGTAGCCCTGAGACTGCAGCATAAATGCTAACTCTTATTGAATTTAATGACGGAGGAGTTTCAAAATAAATCGTAATAGTGTCCAAACTTGTTGCTTCCCAGCTAGTGTTAATTACACCATAGGGAGAAATAGCTTCAGTTATAGACACTACAATGTCTCTAGTAGAAAGATTGTGGGTAACAACAAAAGTTGTAGCAGAAGCATCTCCTATAGTTTGAAGTTTTGTTGTTCCATCAATTGTTCCTGGAACTTGTGCATTGACCCACTGTGATCCGTTCCATTTTAATACTTGGTTTGGAGTTGCACTAGTTACTGTCACATCAGTTAAGTCATCAAGAGATGCTACAGTAGAGGCAACTCCTGGTATATATTTATTTAATGATGCATTGTATTTAAGAACGTTCGTGTCTGCTGGACTTGTTGTATCTATTTCTATGCCGCCAACTTTAAGCTTAGGTATAGTTGCCATGCCAGTAAATGTAGGTGTTGCACTATTAGCCTTTAGGTCTAGTGCAGTTTGCTGTGCAGTAGATACAGGCTTAGCAGTGTCAGCAGTGTTGTCAACTGAGCCCAAACCGACCATTGATTTAGTGATTCCAGAAACCGTTCCGGTAAATGTTGGTGTGGCAAGAGGTGCGTAAGCAACAGAATCAAGTGATCCATCTCCCTTTACATATTGAGACGATGTTCCGCCCTGAGTTATGAACTTCTCTGCGTTTATGTACTGGAAGTAGTCAATGGAATTAGTGGGACCACCAGTTCCCGATGTAGCAACCAGGGTTGAGGAAGGCTTGTCATAAGCACAGTTAAAGATTGAATAAAAACCATTCAGCACAACTGGGGCAACATTACTCAGGTTTGCTGTTATAAATTGAGAGTTGGCTAAAACTATAGAGCTTGAGGCTGCGGATGTAACGGCGTTACTTATACCAGCGTAAACATATGAGTCTACAATAGATAAAGTTCCGGCAGTTAATACTGGAGAAATAGTTGCTACACTCTTTACGATCACGGCTGCACTAGCGTTATTGACTGTTATGTAGTTAGGATTACTTCCGAATATTAAAGTTAAACCCGCACCAGTGACATTCACGTTAGTAATGTCGGACACACGAATATTTACGTAGTCAGCGTTACTACTCTTTGTAAGAGTCCCCGAAATATCACAGTTGAGTATGTTTACATTTCCCAGACCAGCAGGTGTACTGATAGTCAGGTTTGTCATTTTAATTCCGGCAATAGTACATGCAGTATTTGTAGTTAGCGTTCCTGAAATAGTTATGTTTCCACCAATAAGACCAGGACCAGTTATGGTTGTGTACTGAGTGGTTATTGACGGGCTTTCCGTGTATGTACCGGGATGAACAATAATTGTTTTTCTTAGTGAAGTTATTAAAGTCAATGCCTTAGTAATAGATGCAACAGGGGTTAGCAAATCACCATTACCAGTAGTGTCATTTCCATCTACTTGGCTAACATGGATTTCATAGTCGTAACCAGTAAAGGTTGGTTGCTTGGAGTTTAACTGTGCTTGAACCCCCGAAGTAACCCCATCAAGATATCCAATTTCAGTATCAGTAATATTGGCAACACGTGTCTGAACTATTGATGTGTCAATTGCAATATTAGGAGTAGCACCTTCTCCTGAATTATTAGATATGGTAAGACCATTGCCTTGGACTAGGTTTTTAACATAATTGCCAACCGTGTCAGACGTCAAGTTTACAGCGTCATTAACCCAGGCAGATCCTGTCCATCTTAAAAAATCTCCATCTGCAGAAGAAGTTATAGTGACATCCGAAAGGTCATTTATTCCATGATTAGAAATGCTAGATACGGTTCCTGTCACATTCCCAGTTACGTTACCAGTAACATTGCCAGTTACATTACCAGTTAAGTTACCAGTGACGTTACCGGTCAAAGGTGCTGTGACACCAGCAAAAGTTACAGTACTGGAAGTTGCTACAGCTTGACCGATTGAAATATTAGGTGTTGCACCTTCTCCAGAGTTATTGGATATAGTTACACCAGTTCCAGCTACTAAACTCTTAGTATAGTCACCAATAGTATGTAGGCCAAGGGTTACAGAATTTTCTATGATAGAACTTAAATCTAGATAAGTAGTTCCATCATTTGTGAACTGCCACTTATCTGTTGACTCATTCCATCTAATCGATACGTTTGTAGAGGTGCCTCTCTCAACTTCAAGCCCAGCATTCAACGAAGGAGCACTGGATACGTTGGAGTTTAGAATTAAAAAGTTATCTTCTACTAGAAGTTGTGACACGTTGACACTGACAGTGTCGCCATTGACAGTAAGGTTGCCTGTAATAGTGACGTCACTACCAAAGGTAGCAACATCGGTAGTGCTTATGGTCGTATAGTTTTCCTGGAGCCAGCTTAAAGTTGTCTTTACTAAAGTGTTAGAATTATCTTTGTAGAACAAAACACCATTTATAGGGTCTATTGCTATTTGCCCTCTAGTTATATTTGGTTCTAGCATTTATTTCCTCTTAGTCTAATTTGGATTTTTTATCAACCTTATTAAAAACTTGATTTATTTCAGTCACAGAAAGCTTTCCGTCATCTAGAAATGCTCTAGATAAGCCTTCTATAACAGTAGCTACACCAGCCATTCCGAGCCATGAAGCAGGCTTTCCATATAGGAACGCCAGCAATAGCACCAGCACCTATGACGCCAAGGCCAGATGCTGCAAATGTGGCTACTATTCTTAAAATAATATTATTTAAAGTTTTCAATTTACCCTCCTATAGTAATGATTGATTCTCTTAATCCTCATCGTTTTTGATCATTGCGTGAATATAATGCACTGCAAATGCACAACCTGTAGCTATGATGGTGATTTTTCTAGTCTCTCCAGAGAGAGTTGCAAACACTACGACGCTACCTGAAATGGTAAAAGCCAGTGCTGAAGTCTCTCTTGAGAACTTTTTGATAAAGCCCCAAGGACTAAATCTTCTTTTCATTGTTTCCTCCTCGTATTTAAATATACTGTTTCTTGTGAAGTTGTTATCTTCTTGATCTTCTGGACCCTCTATTTCAGCGTCCTCTTCTTCTTCGTCGTCTGGGTCTTCGTCTTCCTTGCGACCATTGCTATTGCTGCCGTCACCAGGACCCCCACCAGAGCCTCCAGAACCGCCTCCAGAGCCTCCCGTTGGCCCAGAAGGACCAGAGCCACCCATGCCAGCTGTAGCAGCAGTTAAGGCTGCACTGGCAGCTAATAGAGTTCTACGAGAGCCTACGTCTACGCTAGAGCCTACTGGGACGTAGTCATCCAAGCCCTCCCCATAGACGTTAATTGTCTCCTCAAAGGCGTTCTTTACTTCTTCTGGGGCATTTGTCACAGCCTCAACAAGAGCTGCCTCTTCTTCTTGAGTCAATTCACCTACAGGAATCTCGGCAAATATCTCTGCAGCTTGGTCCCCATCAATGCTTGCCAAGACCTTGTCGCTGGTAGCAAGTTCGGTAGCTTGATCTGCGGTGACACCATTTTGCAAGATATTGTCAACAGCAGCAGCAACCTGATCTTCGCTAATGTTATCTGATTCCAATATGTCCACGACTTCAGCAAACTGCTCATCAGTAAGAGGTGAGTCCAAGACTGCATCAATTACTTCAGCAAATTTTTCATCAGACAATGGCTCAGCAAATACTGCATCCAAGGCTGCACTTAATTCTTCTGTTGAAAGATCGTCCGCAAAAACAGAGTCGACAACAGCTGAAAACTCTTCATTGCTCAAAGGACCATCAAGAAGAGATGTGACTAATGCTGCTACTTCTTCTGGTGAATCAGCGTTAGCTATGGCATCTGTCACAGCTGCGCCAAGCTCATCTGCGTTATCTGTATTTTTAAATATATCAGATACTGCAGTATCAGCTGCATCTTGAGTATTTTCTGGAATAACTGGTTCTGTTGGTGCAGGAGAATCTGGTTCTGTTGTAGTTGTAGTAGTCTCATCTACCGAATCGGGCGGAGTAGTTGATTCTTCTTCTGGGATAGTGGTAGTAGTACCAGTTGGAACTTCGGGAATTGTAGTTGTTGTAGTTGTTTCTGGTTCCGTAGTAGTAGTCGTAGTTTCTGGTTCGGTAGTAGTCGTAGTAGGTTCTTCTGTAGTAGTTGTAGGTTCTGGTTCAGGAGAAGTTGTTGTCGTAGTGGTAGGAACGGTTGTGGTAGTAGTCGTGGTCGTCGTAGTGGTGGTTGTCGTAGTGGTCGTTGTAGTGGTGGTTACGACGGTATTAGAATTATCCACAATTCCATACCCACCGGTAATTTCAGTACCGTTATCATCAAACGTATTGTTGCGTGCCGTTGACCATGAGTTAACGTCATTACCGTTGTAAGATTTAGTTCCATTACTAAAGTAGTTATTAAAGCTAATTGCGGTTGAGTTGCGCAAAAATGTATTACCTTCTACCAACTGGTTATCTGCTCCAGGAGTCCATGATGTTGGCATCCAAGAAAACATTGTGACAGCAGTTCCGTTGTCAGTAAATGTCGAGTTTAATACTTGTTGGCGGTTAAGGCCTTGAAGCTGAAGTGCAACACCATTGTTTTTAAATGTTGAATTATCAACTTTAACAAAACGTTCCGTACCAACAGCTGTTCCGTTATTTTCAAAAATTGAATTATTAATATATATACGATCTGAATAGTCAGCGTCGTTTGTGCTCTTTGTGCTTGGCGTTGAACCGTAATCTGAGTTAATACCACCATTAAGATATGTAAACTTACAGTTATTAAATGATGTTACAGTGTTATTCCTTTGATGCCAAGCGTATCCTTGTGATGCTGTAAACTTAACGTTGTTTACAGTAAACGTACCATTGTTTGTCCAGACAATTCCACCTGTAGTATTCTTGCCTTGTTTAAAAGTCATATCGCTAATGATTATGTTTCTTTGGCCGTTGTTGTAGATAGCTCGATAAAGATTATCTCCATCAATAATAGTGGTCGTCATACCTGTTCCAGTAATAGAAACAGCATCAGAAATTGCCGGAAGATCAGAAGTAAGTGTAATTGTTCCAGTATTATTAGAATCAAAATTAATAGTATTAATTGTCGATGAGGCATTTGCTGTAGTGATAGCCCAACGTAGAGATCCAACAGAACCATCGTCTAACAGATTAATTACATTAACGAATGTTGGTGCTGAAACAGTCCTTGTGGATGAAGAATTAGCTGTTAACGAACCAATTGAGTTAGTCTTAGTGACTTGTACTCTTATTTGCTTTCCAACTTCTGTAAGACTGATAGTATATGTTGCCGATGTTGCACTAGATATATTAGCCCATGTACATGAGCTTGGATCGCAGGATTGCCATTGATAAGAAGTAGCCGTAACAGCAGATCCACCATCTCCCCAAGTCCCGTCATTTGCCGTAAGGACTTCTCCATACCCTATATCACCAGATACAGATGTTCCACCAGATGTTGTTGGTGCTGTTGTTCCTTGAAGAATAGAAAATGATTGAGCTACAGTAGCTGCAGCTACATAATTGTTGTTAGCACTGCTATTTGCAGAGATAGTACAAGTTCCAACTTGATTAGCAATAACCGTTACAGTTGCAGTTGAAATTCCATTACTATCCGTTGATGCGCTAACGGTACACTTGGTGGTAGTCCCAGAAGTAAAAGATATTGATTCACCCGATGTCGCATATGCCGAAATTGTAAAAGTTTGGTTTGAATTTGCCCTAATGATATCCGATGGTTGCAAGAATGTAATTGTATTTGGACTTGCAACAGTCAGTGACGTATCTATGTACATAGATGCACCAAGGGCTTTTCCACCTGTTGCATCATACGTTCCATTAACAAATCGAAAACGATAATAGCCAGAGCTTGGAACTATACCAGACGAAGTTGTCCAATCTTGAGTAAGACCACGACCATATGCTATTAAAGTTGTTGATGCACTTGAACCATAATCATACCCACTACCTGAAGATTCTACTTTTACTAAATAGCCATAGGCTTCATAATCGTCACTGCCACCAGCTGCTGCCCAGTTAAAAGAAAGTGCTTGACCTTGTGTTGCGGGGAATGCTTCAGTCCATACTTCTGGCCCATAAGCTGAACCATAAGTAGCATGGTTGTTGCAGGTATTTGGATAGGGCCCAATGCTTCCATTGGAATAAAGTCTAATGACTCCGGATCGATTATTATATGTTTGACTTTGGTATGTATAATACTGCATGCTTTGTTGGCCTGAGGAAGCCTCACCACTCTCATAAAACTGAGCAGGTTGCGTATAATTTTTATTCGTTACATAAGAGTATGGATCACCACTAGAAGCATCTGTGCCAGACATAGTATAGGGCCCAATGCCCTGTCTTGTCAGTATGCCACATTGGCTTCTACTAGCCTGAGTGCCTAGTATTACTTGTGCTGCGGGTGTGTTTTCAAAAACTGGCGATAAAGCTAAAGCTACATGCGACCTAGCTATAGGCGGCACAAAAGAAGCCATTAAAAATAGTAATACAAGAATCCATGACCCACGACGTGGTTTTAGTTGCATCAGTCAGCCCTCCGATGTTCACTCTTAATAGTAATGAACATGAAGTATTTTTGATTAGTGAATCATAACTCAAGAATGGAAAAGCCCCAATAGAAATTAATCTACTGGGGCTTCGCACTTCCCTCCGTTGGAACATGTATTATAGCACATAAAAAGGGAAGAACCCCAATAGAAATTAATCTACTGGGGTTCCGCACCGGCCTCCGTTGCAAGGAGATTAGTATATCATACTAATCAATGTCAAAGTCAGGTTCTGATTCTTTTATTGTGTCTACAATTATTGCTATCAAAGCCGCAGGCATTGCAAACATTGATAAGAATATTAGTATAACTATTGCGTGTCTTATCATGCGCCTGGCTTAGGTAGTGCTCTCCATGCAGCTTCAAACTTAGCATCATCTTTTGCCATCTCTGGTGAAAGTTCTATGTGCAACCACTTGCCACCTTGTGATCCGGCATTATCTTTTGAGTCATAAACTTTTACGCCTTTTTCCCCTTCGCCTCTTGAGCAACGGTAGCCACGACCCCAACCAAGAACTTTGTCTTTTACGTTAGAATCGAATGCATAGTCATGTAGTTCTTCAATGCCAAGAGCTGCTGTGTTAGCCATGAACCAACCCCATGCTTCTAGGGCCTTTGCACGATCTGTGTATCCAATGTCTATTGCACGACCAGTTGCATGCACGCTGAGCCACTTTGGATCTCCAGGGATTGCCTTAGGATTTTTCATCGAGCGGTTAGCCCAAATTCCCAAGTTAGAAAAACCCCACCTCTTCTTGCAAAGCTCAAGAAGCTTTTCCGTTCCTGGAAGGGCCTTACCCGAATTGCCGTCTGTGTTTCCAGTATATTTTCTTGCCATTTTATTTCTCCTTTTAAAGTTAAACATATTATTATAGTAACAAATAAAACTAGAAAGATGTAGTGAACATCTCTATAGCTTCTGGTTGTTCCTCAGCAATCTTTGGATTAATTGTGTGGATCTCAACAAGAGGCTCCCTAATGAATCTATCTGCTGCAAACCATCCATTATTTTTTGCATCTGAAATTAAAGTTATAGCTGCAGATGGTTCTATAGCATATGCATAGCAACAGTTCATGGATACTAATCCGTAAGTTTCTTGAGGAGAAAACCCCATTCTATATATAGAATCCTTAATTACTGGATTATAATGGTCTGCCACCCCTCGCATCTGTCTTCTTCTTATTGAACCCTCCCAGTCAAGGTGTAGAACATCTTTCCACTGCAAATTGGTCCAGGAGGATTTAATTATTGCGTCGTGTTCCATGATTATAATTGGTTCATTTAATTCTACACAAATTTTCCATAAATTATAATGAGAGGCAAAGCAACCGATTGTTCCAGATACTTTTGTCCAATTTTTATATAGGTCAAAATAAGGAACGGAAGTATTTGATATTGGAAATACACTTTCCGAATTTAAATACTCAACAGCTTCTGTTCCAGAATGAGCTTTGAAAAAAGTTGCCTCATACCCATGGTATAGAGAAGAATTAACTGACTTGTCAGCAAGTTCTTTAGACTTATCATGGTCAAATAAAGTTATTGTGAAAGTCTTCATTTAGATAACGTTCCAGTCTAATGGAATTAAATCTTTTGTATCATTGGATAACTTTGGTCCGAACCAAATTTGTGGCACTGTTACTCTTTTATTGGGATTATTATTCAACCACGCACCCCACCAGCTAAATGAACTGTTAGCTAAGATATGTCCGTCGCACTGGGACATCAGATACATATCTTCATAATTGCTATTGTTTGAAAAAATAAACTTTCCTGTATTAAGTAAGTCTAAATTCATACACCATTCAATATCATCAGAAAAAACAAAACCCAAATCATAAGAGTCAAACTTTTCAATTGCTTCAGCATAGTATTTATACGATGGAACGGGATGAGCATCTGCGTATTGAAGATAATCAGTTCTTCTAAAGTGAATAGAGAAAACTTTCATCCCAATTAAACTCTGCATTATAGGAGATACATTCTCCACTATGCTATCTTTAAATTTAAAGTCTTTTCTTATACTTTGTTCAATGTGCTTAAAGTATTTTTCAGTTTGAAAGTATCCAAACAAATCCCTATCATCTACTTGCTCGCTAAAGAAGTCTTGATCAAAATGAAAAAATCTCTCATTAAAAGTTTGAAGTCCTTGTATTGGGTTAATGTGATCTTCTATGCCATGCAACTCAAAGGCTTCAAATAGACTATGTCCGCTTGAAGGTATTTGATAATCATGCCCACCATTTACTGCAATACCCTTTGTTGATGCGTATTGGAACATTTGATTTCCAAGACGACCATTTCTACCTAGAGTATTATGAGTCAGCATTTCTCTTCCAGTTTTCCCAGATGTAAGGATACTTCCAAGTAATAGAGTGAGTTTTAGACAAGCCTTTTAGAATATATCTATACTCTTCTTCATAGTTATCTATCATATGAAATTGTATTTGAAGATTGTCAAAAATACTTACAAGGTCATTGTCTATTAGATCTTTAAGAAGTGGATACTCAGCACCTTCAATATTTATCTTAACTAGATCTACATTGTTTATATTTAAATCTTTTATAAAAGACTTTAAGTCAATACAGTCTATTTCCATTAAGTTATCTTCATGATAGATGCTAGCCTCATTATCATCAACGCCAAGAGTTAACTTTCCGTCAAATGTCCACGCAGCAACGTTGTGCATATGGACCTTTTCTTGGTCCCACAATCTCGCTTTACACGCATTGAATAAAGGTGTTGGTTCAAACACGTGCATGGTACATTTATACCTATTGTAAATAAGGCTGCACCAATCTCCAACACTGCCTCCAATATCAAAAACTACAGATTCTTCATTTAGTTCATAGTCTAGACGAAGAGTCGCATCTCCATTGTCTGCGTACCATTGAGTTGAATCTGCTGGTCTAATTTTCATTTAGCATTAACTTTCATCTTGTCATAGATCCAAGAATACGTGCTCTCCATGCCACTGCGAAGAGAGATACTAGGCTCCCAATCAAACACTGATCTAAATAATGTATTGTCACTATTTCTACCTCTTACTCCTTGTGGAGCAGAGCTATCATATATTCTTTTTACTTTTATGCCGGCGATGTCTTCAGCTATATCTACTAATTGATTAATCGTAACTAGCTCAGCACTTCCAATATTTACAGGATCGTGCATACTAGAATTCATAAGGCCAATAGTTCCCTTTACACAGTCGTCCACATACATGAATGATCTTGTCTGCTCACCATCGCCCCAAATAACAATCTCGTTTTTACCTGACAATTTAGCTTCTGCTATTTTTCTAGCTATTGCAGCTGGAGCTTTTTCTCTGCCACCAAAGTATGTACCATGAGGCCCATAGACGTTATGGTATCTAGCTACGTGTGTAGCTATCTTATAATCCTCCATAAAGTGTCTGCACATTCTTTCAGAGAAAAGTTTTTCCCAACCATATCCATCTTCTGCATCTGCTGGGTAGGCATCCGATTCTTTTAATGCAGTAACATCTGCTGAATCTTGCTTAGAACCATTGTATACACAGGCTGAAGAAGTGAACAAGAAATTCTTAACACCGTTCTCTTTAGCCGCCATCAAAAGATGAGTATTAATAAGAACACTTAGCATGCATTCTGCTTTGTTATTTTCAATGAAACCAATACCACCCATGTCTGCTGATAGATTGTAAATTTGATCTACACCCTTAGATACATTTAAGCAGTTAATCTCCTTAGACATATCAGATACGGCGCTATGGACATTGACACTAGTGTGAATTTGATGCCATTCTGACATAGCCTTTTTGTCAACTGCGATAACCTGATGTCCTTGCTTAGCGAGTGTACCGACTAAGTGTCCACCAATAAATCCGCCTGCTCCAGTTACTAAAATTTTCATGATGTTAAATTCCTATTCTCGTTATGGTTTTCTCTTAGTATAAGATCGAAGTGTTCATTATACAACATTCTCATGTTCTTATGATTGGCTTTATACAACCAATTTGCTACACCGCCAGTTGCTCTTGTCCCACCCCAGGAGTAGTCTGATTGATAATCAATCCAATAGCAGCCTGCTACTTTTCCGTAATATCTAAACGCCCTATATGCTAGATCATGATCGTCCATTTCCTGAGGAGAATATGCTTCATCAAAGTAGTCTAACTTAATCAGTATTTCGTGATCTATCATAAGTGGACCACGATTTACTGTGCTTCTAACAGCAAAGGTATCTCTGTCTATAGAAGATCTATCTGCATGGTTTGTGTGATTTAAGATATCACACCAGCAGTCATCTAACTCTTCTTCTAATTCAAGGTGTAAAGATCTTGGATTTATTCTCCAATCATGTGCAGTTCTTGCGGTGACGGCAAATACATCTTTAAAGGAGAATGGTTTTTCCATTCTTAAATTCCATCCCTTTTCTTTAATTACCATATCATCTTGGATGATAATTACTTTGTTACCCTCGGCTGCTTTTAAACCAATGTTATTAGCTTTTGTTTCAAAAACATCGTCTGCATACTTAATAGTTGTATTACTCTTAGCTACTGACTTAACAACCGCTTCAGAATTATCAGTACAACCGTCCAATACTACGATAACTTCATATAGTCCTTCTGTGTTTTCGTATATGGAATTTAATACTTTATCTACAAGCCAGTCTTTATTGTGAACTGTTAAAACAATACTATGCATTGGGGAATGTAAACTTTCTGTATACGCCTACGTCATCATAGGGGAGTCTTCTTCTGGTGATAATGTTAGTTAAGATACTTTGATCATGTCTATGGTCCTTGAAAGAAGGGTGATTTTCTAAGCCAGAAACATTTTTTGCGTCTGTTAATATTCTAGCATCTTTGCAGTATTCTAGCCACTCTTTAAGTATCTCTTTAGATTTTACGTTAACAGTCCAATAAGACACTCCAGCTTCTAACTGCGGAGCATTCCAATACGTTTCGTTATTGCAATCCATGTACACAAAGCAGTCCTTCTTTGTCCATGTTGCGTTGTGATTTCCATAAGAAATAAATAAGCAACTTGAATATTTTAGCTGTGACTCTATTGTTTCGGTGATTGACTCACCATCAACTTCTGAAAAGAACATGTCTCCACTGTCAATGTAAAATACTACATCTCCATCTTTAGCTTTATCCATTGCGTCAAGAATAATATAGGGCTTCCACAACCAATACCCTAATCCTCTTGGTTGATTTAAAATTTCTATATTTTGTTTGTAGAATTCTGTATTCCTTAACCATTCGTGTGTGTATGGATGATTTACAAAACCAAGACTGTCTCCCTGTTTGACTAGGTTGTCTTGTCTTTCTTTAAATTTTTCATCTGCAAAAGTCACCAGGTGCCAAGTCATTAACTACTCATTATTTGCTATAAAATAACAGCAATCAGCTAAGTGAAAGATTGTAATTGTTCCACCTACATACAATTTTATGTCAGTATTTGGAAAATGTTTTTTGAATAAATCTACAGTCAATGAATGTGGATGACACTCATTGATCTCAGTATTGATTGGCTCAAATACTCTCACCTTCTTTGCTACGTTCTTGGATTTTTCTAAACAAAGTTCTGGATCTATTGTGTGCTGCAAGAAATTAATAAACCATACTTCATCAAACTTTTGATCTGAATCCCAATTTTCAAACGGTTCAGTAAATGCAGTTACATTGTTTTCTTCCCAGTAATTTTTAATCTCATCAGTAAAACTGTGATACAAAGGCTCAACACCAACTACTTCACTGGCACCGGCAAAAGTAGCTAGGGGATATGGTCCACATCCAACTTCCAATATCTTTTTTCCAGATATATCTAAAATGCTATCTTCAAAAAAATCAAAATAAAAGTTTAAAAACCTATTTGCTTCTTCTATATTTGTTGACAATGCGTGAACATCTAACTCTGCTTTTTGAGCTTGATTCCATCTATCTTGTGTTATCTTTTCCATTAAAACAAACTTTCTATTTTATTAAGGAATTCTTGAGCTACATGATAGTAGGTTCCTTTTTCCTTTGCGTACTTTATGCCAAGAGCTTGTTTTGCTAGTCTCTCTTTTTCATTTTTAGAATATAATTCTACTGCAGATTGTAGCTCGTCATAATAATCCACATATACCACAACCCCATCAGTAGCCTCTTCTGCCACCTTACAGTCAGACACTACAACGCATCCGTATGCTAGTCCTTCAAATATTCTTTCTGTGGGTAGGCCAAACTTAGCATTTGAGTCGGAATTAAATCCAAGTGATATCTTAGAAGATAAAAAGCCATTGTTAATCCTAGACTCTTCATCTAATGTTGGCCAGTAATAATGTACGAAGCAGTTATATCTTTGAGAGATCTGGTTAGTCCATTCTTCCTTATATCTTGCACCAACGTAACCACAGTCATAGGTATTATTTCTTTTTGCTACTAAAGAATCTATTTCAAATGGATTAAGGTCTGCAGAAAAAGGTAACTTGACATAGTTTTCTAAACCAGTGTACCAATCGATTAAACCGCCCCAATGATTTCTTAGTTCATCGGTTATATTTCTATAATATTCTCCAGTAAATATATAATTTTTAAAAGGAAAATCTATTGACTTATCTAGGTAGTTTAACTTATATATGTTATGAAAATGCCAAAAAATCCAAGTACTTTTTTTGAATCTGTTTCCTAAATAGTTAAAAAAATCAAACCAATTATTTTCAATAGAATAAAAATGGTCAGACATAATAAAAATATTATCTTTTGAATCTTCTATTTGAGAAAATTGCTCGACCGAATTAACCTCCGCTATGGCTTGACCATTATAGCGAAATCCATTCATAAACTTTGTTGTAGTATAATAGTGAGTAACTGGAGTTGGATAGGTTGGTGTATTTACCATGTAAACATTTTTCACTATAAACGCCTTTTAGTCTGGGTTCTTATGAGCTGACAAATAAATCCAATTCATATCTCTAAAACTTTTAGGAAGCACGTCTGGCTCTAAACCAACCTTCCATAAGCAATATGGAAAGCTTACCTGGTCCTGGTATGACCATGCTAAGTTTTGATGATGCCAGAGTTCTCCAAGTTCTTTTACTTTTGGATTAGTAAGATCTCTTGCCGAGACCCCGCATTCATATAGTCCATATTCTGTGGGAAAGCCTTCAGACATATAAAATGCCACCTGCTCATCGAGAGGTTCGCTAGCATACTTTGGTGGCCTTATGGTTGCTTCACCATAGGCACAATGTCTTCCATCAAAATGTGGAGATGCTACAAAACCATTTTCCATATAAGACATTATCTCTACGACAAAGTTCTCATTTATAATTCCCATATCTCCATCAATCCAAATCATGTATTTGTACTGATTCAATTCAGGGATTGAATGTGGATTTAATTTTGGTCTTTTAGATCTTCTTCTATTGTCCCAATTTTCGTCACCCAGTTGGCGTACTTGCCAAGGACTTGGTATGTCAGGATGATTAACGTTGTCAGTAAAGTATAGATAGTCTACTCCATCAATGAATATAGACTGTATACTGTAATCATAATCTCCAGTCACTGCTGTACAGATTACCGTATTTCCAAACCAATCATCAACCATTTTCTTTTTTCCACTTCCACATATTTCTCCAGTGGACCCATTGCCACAACATCCACATAGCAATAAAGCCAGGCTTATTGAATATGATTGCGTAGATGAACCAGGGGAAAGAGTGCAAGGCAACTACTAAGTGCCCTTGCCATTTTTTATTTCCAACCATATAGCTGCCAGAAATACCTATTAGTTCCATGATAAATAGAAACCATGTCCATGTTTGTTCGCTCATGGATATATTATATCAGACTATTTCTTCCAAAGAAAGGATAAATACATCAAAAATACTAAGAAAAAAAATGTACCCTGCATGGCGTTCATGGTTCGCTCACGACTTTATTAATTAAAAAGAACAATCGCATAAGATCATTATTAGTTATACTAAACACGTGTTGATGGCCATCTCTAGTATTGATACTAAATGTATGCGCATTAGTCAGATCCCCATCGGTACTAAGCATAGAGGCTTCTCTAGTTAGATTAATCTGACTAATCATTGGCATAAAACCGCTGAATGATTCTTCTTGGTTCATTATATTACTTTTTCTTCTTCGAACCCTTAGCAAAGGTTGATACATTCTTAGGGGACTGACCCTTTACACCTTTTTCTGGAGTTCCAGATCTTCTTTTTCTGTCCACTGCACTCTTCTTTTGAGCAGGAGACATAGCTGCTGCTTTAGCAGCTGGCAGACACTTAGCATATCCTGATCCGCCATACCCAGATGTACCGCATGGTTGATACTTACCTTTTTTTTTGGGAGCACCAATATTGACCCATTTTTGGTCAAACCATTTAGTTAATCCAACACCTTTAGGACCAGGCATGCTACTTCTTCTTTGCAGCTTTTTTGGCAGAAACAGTCTTCCAAGTTCCGCCCATCGACTTATACTTCTTTGCTGCCCATGCATTAGCATAGGCAGAAGGGTAGACATCGAACTTAGATTTGGCTTGGGATTTAGCCGAAGACCACAAAGCTACCTTTGTAGGCTTGTTGACCTTAGCCATTACTTCTTCTTTGCTGATTTCTTTGCAGCAATAGCCTTTTGAATAAATGGTGGAAGCTTCTTTTGAGAAGCTGTCATGCCACCTGTTTTTGCAGCTGGCTTTGCCATCATTTTTTTTGCGGATGCTTTTTTCATTGCCATAATAATTTCCTACTTTTTCTTGGTTGTTTTAATTTTTGAGCTAAAGGTCTTAGCAGTTGCTGCTTCAGACTTATATTTCTTTGCTTTTGGAACGCTCTTTGAGCCATCCATAGTTCTATCTAGTATCTTGTTTGCGTTATTTAAAACGGAAAACTTTGCTTTTTTTGCGGCCATTTTATTTACCTTTTTTGTTGATCTTTTTTAATGTCTTTGCAAGGTTTGCCTGCTGTACAGTTAACTTGCTATACTTACCTGGATTTTTGGTAACAGCAGCTGCCATATCTGATACAGATTTGCCAGCTTTTTTAGCTTTTCTTGTAAAAGCACCGGGTCTTTTAATCGCTCCAGCTATCCAGTTTTTATCTGAACTTTTTTTATCTGCCATACATAGTCCTTTAATGAGGTAATGGGAGTAATACATATATAGTACCACTCCCATTACCAAATGTCGTCTCAAAAAGAGAGTTATCAGCCGATAACTTTACCCTTAGAGTTCTTGATTGGACGCTTTGCAACCTTCATCTGACCAGTACTTGCTGATGGCTTAGGAGCCGAAGTACCTTTTTTCTCGATGTTCTTACCCTTAGTGTCCTTGATTGGGCGAACGCCCATTTTTGCCTGACCCGTGCTTACGCTTGGCTCTGGGGCAGAAACACTTCCGCCTTTTGACATTTTGCTTGAAGCTTTCTTCATTGCCATTTTATTTTCTCCTTGATTTAATACTAGTATTATTTTCTCCGATGAGATTTAAGATGTACATCAATCTTATCGTCGACCTTATCAACCTGATCATCTAAATGATCAAGCTTTTGATGCAAATGAATGATATCATCCTTTACATTCACGAGCAAGTTGGCAACCACGTTGTGGTCATCCCTATTTTCTTTACGACCCATTTGCACAAGTGCTGCTATAACTCCACCCACAGCTGCTATAAGTGCTACAAAAACTGCTTCCATATGATTACCACTTTACCTTATTGGCCCAATAAGCTGCCGACATCTTACCCTTAGCTATATTGTCGGCGTGTCTTGCTTGGAAGGACTTTCTTCTAGCTGCATATGACTTTGACTCACCCTTCTTTTTAGGGGATCCAGATACACCCTGTTGACCAAATCTAATTGTCTTAACCTTGTCCCCATCTTTAGCTACCACTACGTGAGACTTCTTTGGATGAGTAGGGGTACGCTTAGGTTGATTAAACCCTGATACGCCAGCTTTAGTTAAGCGAGAATCCTTCTTGGCTGCCATTGCACTACTTCTTCTTGCTAGATGGTTTTTCGGACTTTGTAGGAACAACATTATACATAAAGTCAGATGATAGTGACGAAGAATTTTTTTTACTTGGAGCGCTTTTTGCTGGAGCTACTTGCTTTTTTGCCATTTGATTTAGATCCTTTAAATTTATTTATATCTGTTTTTTTTACTTTTGGTAAAGGCATTACTACGCCATTCATTACTCTACTCGTTCCCATCTTAGGTTTTGTTAAGTATGTAAAACGAGAGATTCCAGTGAATTGCTTTATGGCCATAGGTTTTATTGTTCTTCTTGAGGTATGTCTATGTTATTAGCTTCTTGTTGAATATTTGCCTCAACTTGATACTGCTGATCTAAATGTCTTTGCTCATTTTTATTTGACCAAGAACCTTTTATAATCCTGCGATATTGTGCTGTAGACATGAATTCTATAGTAATACAAAAAACGGGATAACTCCCCCATTAATGGAAAGAGTTATCCCGTTTAATGAATCAGGATGACTTCTTAGGTCTACCTTTTGGCTTTGGCTTACTTGCAGTTGAAGCCCCTGTAGTCTTCTTGGCTGAAGCTTTTGGAACCTTTTTCTCTACGGTTTTAACCACTTCTGCTGCCTCTTTAGTGGCTACTTCTACCACTACCTTGACAGATTCCTCAACCTTTTCGGCAACTTCCTCTACATCGGCAACCACTTGATCAATAACACTGTTTACGATAGCGTTATCTCCCTTAAATTTCAATGCTCTTTTTTTAAAAATACTAGCTAGTTTCTTAATCATTATTTTCCTTGTTTCTTGTTGATTGAATTAATTCAAAACCTGAATACCTTTAGGCCTAGCATTCAGATTTTCAGCTGTTTTAAAGCTGAATTTTAATTTTACACTACAAAAGCTAAAATTGCAACTTTTATAGTATATTATTAAACCTTATTTGCCCTGTTGAGATTCCTTGATGATTGAGTATCTTTCACCAGTTTCTCTAGAGACTATCCCAAAACCGTCTGCAGCTGCCTGTTTGACGGCCTCTGATAAAGCCTCTCTGTCTGAAGGGTCTATGCCTGTAAGCGGAATTGTAACTCCTGCGTACACGTCTATGTTTTCAAAATTGCCAATATTAATTTTTCTATTTACACCACAGATAAAAACTGGGTTAGTAGAAACTGTTATTTCTTGAGTCATTAAATTTACCACCTGGTCTAATGGGGAGTCTATCGATTGTTCTAATGCGTTTTTACTTATCTTAGGCACTTTGCACCTGCAGTACTCCTATTGCTTCTAATGTTGCTTTTGTTTGTTGTTTTATGTCCATATTTGTTGTATCTATTACGGCTGTTGCCATCTCTTTTACTATGGAGATTTGTTGTTCTGACTTATGATTCATGTGTTCATCACTCATAAGTGTACCATCTCTAGCTAAAATTCTTTGATCCAGAACTGACTGATCGGCATCAAAGCACACGATCATTCCGTTAGGCTGTTCAAGGATTGTTCTAGCTTCATTTTCAAATCTTACATCAGATATAATTACCGCAAATGCTGCTGCAAATTGAACTGAATCTTCATCGGCTGACCTAATGTAATTATTATAGATCTTATTTGCCTTTGATATTCCCCACTTAGCAAAGCAATCTTCAAATCCTTCTCTGCATATGTCTCCAGCATTTTGGAGGAACGATCTTGGCTTATATCCTTCTGGTTCTATTGGAAGATTCTTGATCTTATTAACTCTGTCTATGAAGTCTTCATAGTTGGGAATAGAACCTATGGCTGAAGATCCGTATATATCATAGAGAACTGAATGTATTGCATACAACTGTCTAGAATCTTGATTTACTCCAGAAATAGTTCTCCTAATAGAAGAGAACTCATAAATAGGAAGGGCATAGAAAATGTGATCCCACACTATTCCATACGAAGAAGTAGAGAAAGAACCCTTTGGAACTATTTGTTCTGCCACAGATGTCTTTCCACTACCAGCTTTTCCAGCTAATCCTAGAATGATTGGTGAATTTGATTTAATGTTTTTTTCCATGAAAGATATTATACCACTATTTTTTGTTGATTATTTGTTTTCGTTGCTTTAATTGATCTAAAAATTCGTTTGCTAAGAAGTCTGCCTCCCAAACAAAGGACCTATCAACTTGCAGAACCCTAAAAGGATACTCTTGTCTTATGTCTTCGATAGTCATAAGAAGGGGTATCAAAGATGAGTTTCTGCAAACCCATTTTCCGTTTATATGATTTGCAACAACAGCTGAATCTGTATATATAATAGGATCTAAAAAGTCTGACATTGAACATATCAATAACGCAGCTATTACTGCCTCATACTCTGCTTCATTATTACTTCTCGGCCCTAGACCTCTAGCAAACTGAGCAACCTTTTTTCTATTCTTATATACTACCGCTGCACATGAAGCTTCTCCGATCTTTTTTTGACCCTGTCCCCTAGACGCTCCATCGCAAAAAACTTCTATATTCATTTAGTCAGTCAACTTTTACGTCAGTCTTAATTCCCAACTGACTAGCTCGGCTATTGATATTATCTTTTTGAGATTTAGTTGCAGCAAAGTGAGTTGCAAGTAGCAAGTATCTTTCCCCATCTAATACTGCTTGAGTTGGAAAATCTAATTGATCTCTAACAGAAGAGTAGAACTCTTTACTGGCGTTTACTGATTTATAATGTCCTATGTACATGTTTAAAAAGTCCTAAAATCGTTCTCAGAAAAAGATCCTTTTTCTTCTCTCGAAGAAGCCACCTGCATTGACTGAACCTTATCCATTAATTTTCTTGCAGACTCTGAGGATATTCTAGCTGCCGACTCCATGGACTCAGCTAACTGTACTATGGCCTCTACAGCCGTCAGGGCTGAGTGCTGGCTGTCTGCAGCGTTAAGGGCGTTAGCTTCTCTCTCAGCCTCGTTCTTGCCTATCCTATTGACCTTGTAGACCTTCTTGTACTGACCTTCTAGTATCTTGTATTGTGCTCTTGCAATGCCGGCGAATCTAGCTGCACGGCCATATACGTTAGAAGACCTAGCCACCAATGATGCAAGGTCATATATTGTAAGATCTATATAATTAGCATCGGGTATCTCAATGTAGTATTTTTCTATTTCATCATTATCAGCTATTGCAGCTATAACTTCTTGGAGTTGTGGTCCAAGAAATTTAGACAGATTATCTAATAAAACTTTAACAGACTCTGGGTTCACAATTAATCCTTATCAAACTTTATTGGTATAATTATACCATCAATACTGTTGTTCTTGATGACTATTTCTTTGAGTTTTGTTTTGATCTTAGTAATATGTTCTCTTACCGTGTTTGGATGTTCGGTAATCTTCAATGCTATCTCAGATGACCTTTTCTTGTCAATAAATCTCCACTTGATTAACTGTCTTTCTTGAACAGTTAACTCATCAAAGGGGGTAGTAGCAGTTTCTCCTAGCACCCAAAACTCATCTATCTCTTCTGAGAAGAAAAGATCTGTGAAGGCATGCTCTATAGTGTCTACATCTATAGTGATACCTTCTGAGTCTCTGCCTTGATCATCAGAAGAACTTCCGTTGCATAAGTGGAAAAGATTTCCTGCCAAGCTGATCGATTAAAAAAGTATCGACATTCTTTTTAAGCAAGTAAAAGAAGTAGCTATACAAGAATGCACTAAATGGAATGGGACCTTTTTCGGAATCCTTTTTCTCATATCTCTTGATGCACTGAAAGAAGGTGACCTCAACAGTATGCTTTACTTCTTCTTCTGTGCAGTATCTTTTTGTCATGTAATTGATCCCGATTCATTGCTTCAAAAACAACCTTTGACTGATCAGAATTAAGTTTATTCTTCATCAATGCAAATCTAACATAGGCATCTTTGATAAATAAAGATATAAATCTCCTGATATCATAGTCATTAATGCTGTACTTGCCAACATATAGCATTGTCACGTACTTCGTAAGGAAGTTGCTAAATACATTCAACAACTCTACCGACGCTTTTTCGTCTCCTTCTTTAGACCTTTTAATTAAGGCCTGCATTTCTTCTTCTTTGAGAGTGTAATACTGCTCCCTATAACTTCCCATACTAGTTTCCTTCCCAGTTTGCGATCTTTTCCATATAAACATTTTTGATGTCTTCGTAATACAGAACCACTGGAATATCTAGCTCTTCAGCAAATTTCTTAGCTGCTGTAGAATATTTACTTATGATAAAAGTGAGCTTATTGAACTCATCTGGATAATACCTTTTAAACCTTTTGAGTTTTATTTTACTCTTGTCGTCTAAGTATCCCTTTATTTCAACCCATTCATCAAGTTTAGGAAAATAAAAGTCTGGTGTGTATCCTTTAGTTCCCCTTTTGATTGGGTAGGTAAAAACTTTTGGTTCAAATTCAAACAATATTTCATAGGCATTTAGTATCCTTGCAAAATTTGCTTCCCAATTTGATCTTAAATTTATGCCCAAGTCTTTTCTATATCCACTTTTTGTATGCCTGTAGGCGTTTCCCTTTGCGGTTTTGGTATCATCTTCCTCTAGGATAGATATGTCTATAGCATTGGCCTTTAGCTTTTTAAAATCTGGCTGAGATTTTTTCTTTCGCCTGGAAAAAAAATACTGCTCTGGGGTTGCATTCTCTGTTGTCATACTGCTATCCTTCTCTGTGTCAAAGACATCAAATATATTATACTTTATATTTGAACAAAAAACAAAATAAAAGTAAACAAGTTGCCACCAAGGCAGAAAGGTGATAGGATTCCTGTCATGAACACATTAAACACAATTATCAACAGCATGAGCCAGACCATCAATGAGAGCGTTATTGACGATCTCTCAACGATTGGTTTCACACACAAGGAAGCAGTAAAGATGGTCGTCGAGAATGACTTCGATTTTGCAGCTTCTACAGATTCATATCCTTCAGAAAACTTCTGATTTAAAACATTAATTAAATAATTAATCCCCCTGGATTTTCCAGGGGGATTTTTTATATGTCTCTATTAAACTTCTTAAATCTTACTGCCCCGATACCACATGCTCCACTCCTACCGTGGTCGCAGAATGAGCAAACTCTTTCATTTTTTGTAGGGATGAAATTAGTATCTTGAATAATTTTATCTATTCTAGATATTAATCTTTCTTTGGTATCTTCCAGGTCTTGCTCAGAATACTGGTGAGACTTTAGTCTGCCAGTTCTCAAGTAGTGTAGTGATCCAGTTATTCTTTTTCCGAGGAAACTTAATTGAAGCAGCAAGCGCATAGATTCCTAGCTGTAAATTCTCTGCTATATTTTTCTGTGCCACTTCTCTTTTGCCAGTTTTGTAATCGACTATGTGAACGTCGTCCCCTATTACATCTATTCTGTCTATGTATCCTATTATAGAATAGTTTCCTATAATAAAATTAAAGGACATTTCTTTTTCATAAACATCAAAAAGCTTATTCTCATTAGCATCATAGAAGTCGTTGATAATAACTGTGCCTGCATCAAGCAATTGGTTAGATATTAAATTGTTAGGGTCGTACTCAGATATCTTCTGCAGATATGAACCATGCATCTCATCCAAGGCCAGTGGTTCTTTATCTGAAACTAGATCTTCCAGTACTGCATGAACTATGTTTCCCAGGACTGCTGCTTCACCAAATTGCCTTGGTTCTTTTTTGATGTAGGAAAAGAAATACTTAGACGCACACATCTCGTATGTATCTATTCTTGAGTAACTAAAGTCAGTGAGGGTTAACTTTTGAAAAGGATCTATGTCTTCAATTGTTTTAATTTCTATAGTCATTCGTTTATTTCTTTTGGTTGATTTGGATCAAATACAATTTTTCCATTTTCATCATACTCAATTCCGGTATAATCTATAGTATGCCCAGTTAGCTTATGCTTAAAGCTACCTTCTCCTATTGGGATCCAACCAGTAGTTCCTAGCTCCATGCTGTCGTATTCATTGTATGGCCACATATTCTCCACCTATCTTTATTTTACATTCAGAATAGTTATCTATATTTAAATAGTAACCTAGCACTGTATATAAGTCTTCTAGTTCTTTTTGAGTGCAATGAACGCCGACTACTCCGAGCTGAACAAAGAAGTTGCTTGAGTAATTTACTACAGCACCTTCGTATTCAATCAGGGTAATGTTATTCTTTTCAATTCTTCCAACTTCATTTCTAAGCATTTTAATCCTCTTCCACTATGGCAATAGGGTTGTATGTAGGGTCATTAAGTTTTTCTCTCATGTCTCCTACGTAAGAGTCCCAGTCTCTTTCGTCTTCTGTTTTCTTTTCGTAAGTGACCTGGCCTTTAAATGGACTACTCTTAAATCTAGTCATAACTAATCTGCCTGTCTGCGTTTTCCATCTAAGGACACCGTTCTTACAATCGCAGAAGTCTTCTGGATGAGGGTCTATTCTTCCCTCTGGGTCATATCTTCCTGAGCATCCGTTACACTTAGTGTATCTGCCCTTGTCCTGGCATCTGTTGCACGATGAACAGAAGGTCCAGCACCAGTTCTCAACTGGATTCTTATGGGTTCCCTTTGCGCTCACTGTATCTCCTTTATTAGTTCTTCTAATTTGTTTTTTATTGTTATTGATGTTGTCTTATTAAACTTAAATTTAAGATTCTTATCTCCGTCATTTATATCTACGAAGACGTAAGAACCTCCAGTGTTCTCATTAATTATAGCATACAATTTATTTATAGTTTTTTCTGTTATTAATTTATTAGAAGTTAAATAGATAGGTCTTCCTCCCGAGAAGTATGAAAGATCTACTTTCTCACATGAATTTAAAACTATTTTATTTGTAGAATTTTCTTCATCGCCTTCTTTATTTAAAGTGCCAACTATATTTATAACTTCTCCATTAGAAAAGAAGTCTTCATCATAATTTTTAGACTCTCTTGGAAATACAATCACTTCAATATCAGAAGATATATCCTGTACATTAAACTTGTACATTCTTGAACCCTTTTTAGTTATTATCTTTTTAAATGAAGAAATAATTCCTGAGATGCTTACTCTACTTCCTGCGTTAACATCCTCTAGCTCTACTATCTCGTGAGATATGCTTTCAGAAAGCAAGTCCCAAATTCCATCAACTGGATTTTTTGAGACATAAATTCCAAGCTCTTCTTTTTCTCTTTCCAAGATACTAAGTTCAGTTCTTCTGCCAAAGTCTTGATCAAGAGTTTTATCTATCAACTCATCAAAGGCACCACTTGCTGCCAAGTGCTCAAGCGTTCCCTTTTTTAGGACTGCTGGATTTGTTCTTCTTAGGAAGTCGTGCATAGAAGTATACGGATTATCTAAGTCTCTATTAGACAGAATAGCTTCCGATACTGCGTAGCCTATTCCGTTAATAGCAGCTAAACCAAATACTATTGTTGAACTATCTATAACAGTAAAGTCTTCAGTGGAATCATTGATTGATGGTGGCATTACTCTAAGATTTAATTTTCTGCAGTCAGAAAGATATATAGCTAACTTATCTTTATTGCCAGCAACAGAGGTAAGCAGGGCTGCCATATACTCTGCGGTAAAGTTAGTTTTTAGGTAAGCTGTAATGTAGGATATCATTGCATAGCTTGCTGCGTGAGCTCTGTTGAATCCATAGCCACCAAAGTATTCAATGTCTGAATATATTTTATTGGCTCTATCCTGATTTAGCTGAGATGTCTTAACGCACCCACTAACAAACTTTTCTCTAAACAAAGAAATTTTGTCCATTTGTTTTTTACCAATAGCTTTACGAAGATCGTCTGCTTGTCCAGAAGAGAATCCAGCTAGCTCTCGTGCAACGCCAAGAACATCTTCCTGATAAAGCATGATGCCAAGAGATGGACCTAGCACCTCTTCTAGTTTAGGATGATCATATTCAACTCTAGATTTGCCATGCTTTCTATCAATATAAAGCTTATCCATTCCAGAACCCATTGGACCGGGTCTATATAGGGATATGAGAGCCATGATGTCTTCGATATTCTGAGGCTGAAGTTGAACCATTAGCTCTCTCATGCCAGATGACTCTAACTGAAACACCCCTATAGCATTTGCTCTACATAGTTCTGCATAAGTAGCAGGGTCATCTAGTGGTATTTCGTCTACGACTATATCTAGTCCCTTGTGTTTTTTTACTAATCTAACGCACTGATCAATTACCCCAAGGTTTCTTAGTCCCAAGAAGTCAATCTTAAGCAGCCCGCACTGCTCCACTCTTCCCATGTCCCATTGGGTTATGACTGGGTTGTCTATTCCCTTTTGCATAATGGGTAAGTATTCGACTAAAGAATCTCTAGAGATAACAATACCAGCTGCATGCATTCCGGTTTGTCTTACCAGTCCTTCTAGTCCAAAAGCAGTATCTATAATCTCTTTGCTAATAGGATCTTTTTTATATAGATCAGCAAAATCAGCAACGTCCATGCACTCGTGCAGAGACTTTGATACACCCAAGACTGGTGTAGGAACAAGCTTAGATACCTTATCCCCAGTAGCGAAGTCATGACCCAATGCTCTTGCAGCATCCCTAATAGATTGTCTAGCTCCAGTTTTATTGAACGTACATATGTGTGCGACTTTGTCATCTCCATATTTGGTTCTAGCATAATCGATTACTTTATCTCTATACCTATCATCAAAGTCTAGGTCGATGTCGGGCATGGACTTTCTTCCTTCAACTAAGAATCTTTCAAACATTAGACCAAATCTAAGCGGGTCAAGATTCGTGATATTAAAAGCATAGGAAAGAATACTTCCAGCTGCAGATCCTCTTCCCCAACCAACTCTAATGTCATTGTCCTTAGCCCATCTTACTAGGTCAGAAACAACTAGGAAGTATTCTGGAAAGCCCATATCTTCTACAACTTTTATTTCATGATTTGCTCGTTCAACAATATGTTCAGGTAGATCATTTCCGTATCTATTTCTAAGTCCTTCCCAAGCTAATCTCTCAAAGTATTGAGTAGAATTTTCTTTTGTTGGAATTGGAAAGTTTGGAAAATATATATCCCCAAACTTCAACTGCACATCTATCATGTCCGATACTTCTACGGTATTCTTTAGCCATTCTTCGCTAAAAGTTAAAGCCATCTCATCATAAGATTTAAGATAGAAATTATCTCCACTAAAAGAGAATCTATTCTCTGTGTGTATTGTACTGTTAGTGGAGACACACAGCATGATGTCGTGAGATCTAGCGTCTTCTCTATGAACATAGTGGCAGTCTCCTGTTGGAACTATCTTAGCTCCAATAGTTTCTGCTATCTTAATTAAGTCATTTGTTATCTGTATCTGCTCAGCTAATCCATGATTCTGTATCTCTATAAAGTAGTTCTCTTTGCCAACAATATCCTGCATCTTTGCTGCCGACTCAAGTGCAAAGGCGTAATCATTTCTAAGTAAAGCTTGAGAAACCTCACTGTTCAAGCATCCTGATAAAACTATTATTCCATCAGAGTGCTGAGATATAAGATCATGGTCAATACGTGGCTTTACGTAGTAGCCCTCAAGAAATGATCTTGATGACATCTTAATTATATTGTGGTATCCAATATTATTCTTTGCCAATATTGTAATGTGATACGGACCTCTTTGTTCCCACTCATTCTTTGATGGGCCAGATCTCTCTTCTGGATCTCTATCAAGTCTAGTCTTTCTAGCTTGATAAAACTCAGAACCTAGAATTGGTTTAACTCCAAGAGAAGTCCCAGCATCATAGAAGTCTAGCCAAGAGTGAATGTTCCCATGATCAGTAGTTGCTAGACCAACCATTCCTAAGTCTTTTGCTTTAGTTAGATATTTCTCTACATTACCATGACCATCTAGCATAGAAAAAACTGTATGATTGTGTAGGTTGGTCCAGTTTTTCACTAAACTCCTCTTTCTCTGTCTGCTTGATCAAGCGACTGATCTCTTGATTCTCTGTAAACTATTATTACTACGCCACCACAGTACTTGCATACCGGTGCACTTCCGCCTTGAGCAAATCCACTATTGTACATAGCTTTCATTGGTTGGTCTGATTTGCACTCTGAGCAAACGCCAATAACATCATCAGGATTTCTTATTTCCATTATCTAATTCACCTTCTCTCAATGATCTATACGCAAATCTAATAGGCGATGGAGATGACTTTTCTTGAGTCTCAACATATCTATCACCTATTTTAACCCACTTATTTCTTTGCTCCAAAGAGCACTCGCCACATCCAACACCTACTGAATTAGCTCTTTCACACGTATAGGGTCTTCCACCTATACCCATTTGGCGTCTCTTGACCCAGTCATTTATATGAGCAGAAGATTTCTCAAAGTTGTAGTCTCTACAGTTGCTTAATATCTCATGTAGAAACTTTATGGAATCTTCAGTGTATGTAAGTATTGAACAAAGAAAAAGTCTGGCCTCATGCTCAAGATAACCTTCTTCTTTAGCTTGAAGATACAATCTTTTAACTGCAGAGCATTTGGTTAGTAGCATTTTGGGATCAAAATACTTATGAGTTTGCTTTAAGTCCTTAAAAGCTTTTGAGCCGTATTTATTGAAATACTCTAACGGATCTTGTTTTTTATTTTGAGACTCTTCCATCTCATATGTATATTGCCTATACCATTCATTTGCCTTGTAGCTAAACTCTTGGTCACATACTATTCCAGTTATTTTTTCTGAACAATATTTTGATATTTCTTCTATACTTTTATAAAGTAAATTTTCTTCTCCATAACAATTTAATAAAGTTTTATGTAATGAAGTGTCTTGATGTTTTGAACCAGGGTATCTCCACATTCTTCTTTGATCATAAACACTAAAGTCTAAGTTAGAAAGAGAAAGCTTATCTTTTAAGTCATTGGCTATATACCTAAAGACTTTAGACAAAGCATTGCTGGGGTTAATACCTAAAGCTATTGGCTCACATTCTATATGAAAACCTTTTTTACCAGTAAAATATACTAATACTGAATCCTTAGGAATAAATGTAGTCAAGTGCTCGTAAAGGCTTATGCATTCTGTCTTAGCTGACTCTATGTCTGAGCTATCTATATCAAAATACAATGGACCTAATCTGATTGCTTCGTCTATGTCTTTAGAGTTGTAAGCAAATACAGATGTATATATTCCAGTATTACCATTAGCTTTGGCATACTCTTCTACCTCTAGTGAGTTTAACACTAATGGTTTGTCGGCAACCTTATCTCTGATTACTCTTTTAAGTGACGGAACATATCTTGCCACTTCGTAGTAATCCCATTGAGAAAGGAATTTGTTTTGTTCAAGAGGGATTTTCATAGAGGTCTATCTTACCAGAATCTGACCCATAATGCCATAATACTTTTTTATTTTCGGACTTAATATCTTCACTGTAACTTCTGTAGTAAACTGATTCTTCAATATAGTACTCTAATCTTTTTAGGATGGTAAATCTTTTTAAGAGTCTATCCTCAACATCATTCATTGGATTCCTTAACCCATCTTGACTTATCTATATTTTCCCCATCTACAATGTAGTGAAGCTTTGAAGCAACGTTGTCAGCCATATGAACTATCATATCTAAATATGTTATTGGATAAGTTTCTGGAACTGGAGACCATGGTCCAAGGTGGCATCGCACCAATCGTAGGATAGATTGAACTAATTCTTCTGACAAAAATAAAGTAGATGATTCACTTTCTCTTGCAAAGTTCTTATCTTCTTGCTGGCATTTCTTAACAAGGTTTACCACGGTGTAAGGATGAAGAGGATCGTAGTGAAATGATGTTTCACCCTCTAGCTTTATTCCTTTGGTTACATCGTGTAGAAGAGATGCTGCGTATACAGTATCTCTATCTTCATCGGAAAGAGAGTATGAATCAGCTAGCACCTTTGCTGCATGAACAACTCTCTTAGTATGTAAAACATTTCCGCCTTCATTATGTTCGTCAGCAGGGTGATACTTTCCAGAAAAGCTAGATGGTATAGTCCAGAAATTTCCTGCTCTTAATAAGATAGATCTTACAAAAGACTTTATTGATTCATCTTTTATATAATTTATCTCTTCAAGTAATGGAGCAAGGATTGTATCCTCATTTTTTAGTGAGACTATAAAACTATTTTCAGATAATATTTCATCTAATATATTATTACTTTTCATTACTTAAACTTTCTTTCTTTTCCCACTTATCCCACTTAGAACAAGGCTTATCAAAAGGGCATGACTTACAGTAGGTGATTGTACCTCTTCTAGAAGGGAATATGGTTTCATTCTCTAAAGACGTGCACCAATAGGATAGTGCTAGCATGTCTTCTGACTCTATTTCGTATTCAAAGAAGTTTGATTTAGTACTTAGCAAGTCATAGTATCCAAACTTTGCATCCTTGATCTTACTACCATACTTGTGGTAAAACCCTTTATACATAACTGCCATCTCTGCAACATGTCTAAATTCATTTTTCATCTTGTGGTTAAAGGCCCATTTAATCACATAGACTTTTCCGTTCTGAGAGTATATTAAATCAAAAGAATCTTCTATATAAACCTGTCCAACAATAGGTGCTATAAACTCGCTAGAGATTCCCATAGGTATAATGTCTGGACTAGAAAAGTTTTCAACTAAAGCCAAAAGACTAGCTGCTGCTTTCGTGGTTAAGCTTGCATTATTCCCATAAAAACTTTCGTGTTGTTCATGAGTTATATCATATGCAGTTGTGCCTTTTGGAAACCATAACTTTTCCCATCTATTTAATAGTGAGGCATAGGACGGAACAATGCCAGCCTGCTTTTTGTAGAAGAAGAAGTGAACAATACTCTTTAGGGTGTTCTCAAATCTTAAACTCATAAGGTCTCTTCCACCTATCGTTTCTGGAAGCTTCTGTACATGTCTAAAGTCGTACAGTCTTTCACAGGTTTGAAAATCTTTTATCTGATCAATGCTTATTTTTATCATAGCTTCCTTTATACCACGTTCATCGATTGTATCATATAATCAATATCTTCATCATCTGATGGTTTATTATATGACTCTTTAGTTATAGGTTCATAGTCTTCGTAGGTCTTCTTGTGATCTACATATCTAACAAGAGGTGAATCATATACAAAGGTTGATCCAGTAATTCTATTCTTTGGTATCTGAAGCTGCATGATGTTGTCATCCTCAGAATCATCTCCACTAATTAACTTTTTCTCAGTTATAAATATAGTCACTGCACACTTCTGTTGAATAGCTAGTGATCCACCAGTGTCAGATTGCTGAACAACTTCTCTTTTTTCTTTCATTCTATTTGAGTTTTCTTGAGCCGTAATAATAAGGACGCAGTTCATGTCTCTAGCCAACTTTTCTAGGCGAACCATCATCTCTTCAAACTCGCCCCAACGAGGCTTGCCTTTGCCACCCTTTGTAAACATAGACTGGATAGTATCTATAACAATTACATCTGGAATGCGATCTGCATTTCCCATGATGTCTCTAAGCCATCTTTCTAAGTCCTCAAAATAGGGAGTGTCTGGATCATGTCTTACCATGAATCTGTCACCCCACTCATCAAGCTTAGCCTTAAAGATGCCGATGTTCTTAACCTTTTCTTCTTGAGTCCAGTCTCTTGACTCTGCATAAACATTTTTTCCAATTATCTGCGTCATCAATACTCTTTCCCAGTGGGAAATTGCTTCCTCAAAGTTTACATAAAGAACTCTATATCCGGTGTCTGCCCAGTGGTTAACCAAGCACTTAGCAAACGTACTCTTGCCCTTGCCTGACGCAGCAATTATTGCATGCACTGCCCCCTTAAAGAATCCACCATTGTCTGTGTATCCCATAGCTCTATTCAATGCCTTGTATTGCGTAGGAAGAAAGTTTGGTATCTCCAACAGTGCTTCAGCTCTACGTGATATATCGTTTGCAGTAGTAACATTGTCGAGTGGATTATAATTTAAATCATTTTCTAAATCTTTAATATCAGAAGTAATCTGAGTAATGCGAGTTATATCTTTGTCAGACTTCTCACCTTTTTGAGTTAATAGCATCTGCAACTCCTGCAAAGCATCTAACTGTTTTCTCTTGTTGGCTTTGTGTTTTACTATTTTGATTACTGATTCAGGTGTAGACAGATCTATGGTTGCATAGATATCCATCATTGTTTCTACACCTGAAGCTCCACCAAGAGCTGAGTAGATATCACTCTCTGATTCAAGCCATACTCTAAATGATATAGGGTCGACTACATCTAATTTTGTTGTATGATAATAGCCAAGTACTGCTCTGTAGAATTCATTAATGCCACTTTGGCCATGGATAGTTCCTACTATGTCTTCTGGAAGAGCTGAATCAAATAATTCTATAGCTCCTTTTTGTCTTAGTGATAGAGCAAATATCTGATACTCAATTGGATACTCTGGCTTGACAGAATCTTGTTCTTGTTGCACTTCTTCAATTGTCATTTTTCTTTGACTCTTTCACTTTCCTATAATAGGATTTTTTATTTTCTGAATTCTTTTTTTTTGCTGCTATGTAGGCAGGGTTGTCTTTAGCAGATTTTTTAAATGTTTCTTTTTTAACATGCTCAGAACTTCTTATGGCATCCAGCATTCTATTATACACTGATTCCTCAGTAAGCATGTCATTATAGCGAAATACTATTAGAGCAATTCCTTGCTCTTTGCATAGCTTCGCTTTTATTTCGTCTCTTTTTTGCGCTTCTTCAAAGTCATATTTTGAATCAAAGAATCTTTGAGTATAATAAAAATGCTGTCTGCCATGATACTCTGCTGCTATAGCATACTTCTCGCAGTATACATCCAGTCTAAGCTTTTCACCTATATGAAATTCATTTATTACTTTTTCACCTGGTAAAAGTTTTGCCATTATAGCTGTTAGTGCAGCTTGGCCTCTAGACATCTTTTTGTGATGTTCTTTAATCCAAGATAAGCCAAGATGATTAATCTTTTTATTAAGCTCATGAATTGTTATTGACATTTCTTTTGCTATCTGATTTAAAGATAGACTTGTATCAAATAAAAGATCCGTCAAGAACTCATCATCGTCTTTTATCTCATCCCAACTGCTCTTGGGCATGATCCTTATACCTTAGCTTTAGCTACGGCTCTTGCTACTGTTAAAGACTTTCCTAAGTCCAGTATAGACATCTTTGTTGTTTCCCATATCTTAGGAGCAATAGCAGAGCTGAACATTGGACAATCCAATACACAAAAATCATACTCATTACTAAATTCAGATATCTGAGACATAACACTATCTATTTTTTCATAGAAATCGTTATAAGGAACATGAATAAAGGCGGAGTCCTTAGAAAAATATTTAGATATAAGACTCTTGTACTGAAAGCTAATGACTAAAGTTTTCGTATGCTTAAGATAGTGAGACATAAATATTTTAAATACTTCTTCGTTGTTATTAATGTAATTTTCCAAGAAGGCTGCATCTGCAAACTTTTGATTGCTAAGACCAACTCTATTAAGTTTATCTTCAAATGTTTCTAGGAAATCTTTTTGAGATGCTTTAAAAAACATGGGGTCAGAGCTTGTTAATCCAGAAAGAATAGCATTGGTAAAGTTTTTTGGTGGTTTCTTCTCACCTTTTAATTCTCCAATAGCACTAAATAAAGAAGATCTTGTATAGGTAACGAATGCAAACCTATTCTTCTTTTCTAGCAATTCTGTTACTTTGATTATAGTTTGCTTTTCGGTTAAAGTTTCCATTTTATTTATTCCAGTTCATTAGTACAGGGTTAGGATCGGCTATAGATTGAATGTGATTTATGTTATGAAACTGACCTGCATCTAGAGTCATGTATCGTTCGTGCTTAGATTTCTTGTCCTCATCACGGACATAACCTAGGTGTTGCATCATTAGTTTTGATGCTCTCCAGAAATTATGAGCTCGCACTAACTGGGGCACATAGGTCGGTTCTGAACCGCATGCTAGCTTCTTGTCAAAGAATGTTCCGCCATTTTGATATCTAAAGATTCTAGAACTATCGCTTGGAGTCCATAGCTTGTCTACTCTATATTGAGTATCATTCCACATGTGATAGAATCTCACGTTAACAACATCATAAGGAGATCTATTAAGGACATCTCTTAATTTCATATCGTGTTCATGAAAAAGCATTTCATCACAGTCTATTGCAACTATCCAGTCACCCTCTGTTGCAAACTTCTCTAAGTTTTTCCATGCAGTTGATCTTAAGTTTCCTTCGCTTTCATTAAACATTGATTTGTTTGAACTAAAGACTTCGGCGTACTTAGAAGCTATTTCTATTGTGTTATCTGTAGAGCAGTCATCAGTGAATATTATTTTATCTACTTGCGCAGATAGTCTTTCAAGCACTGGCTCTAAGAATCTATCAGCTTCGTTTTTTCCAACTATTTGGGCGATTATCATTTTAACCTCTTAAGTAAAAAAGGGCTGGGGATTCGCTACCCCAGCCCTTTACGTACATGAACTATTAAGCTGTAAGCTCTTCGATTTGATCACGAGCTTCGATAGAAGAAATGCGCTCAATATCTGTAGTATTGAACAATACTTCCCCCGTAATTCCACGGCGACCCATAGAAAGCTTCTGTGCATCTGTCTTGTTATTTGCTTTTACAAGTGTTGTGGTAGTAACAGCAAAGTACTTGAACTTGTTATCTGACATTTTATTTTCCTTCTTATTTTGTTGGATAATGTATTGCTATATATTCTATAGCATCTTGCAGGGTGTCTGCAAGTTTTGTTGCCATATATCTCATATATGGTCGATCTTTATTCTGATTAGAACACATAACAACTGCTGGTTGATTATGGATTTTTGCCCATGCCATTTCGTAGTCTGTTCCTATGTAGGCTCTATCTTCTAACATGTATTCTACCAGAAGAATGTCTGATCTCTTCTGCATAAATAGATTTTTTTGTACCTTTTCTTCTGGGGACATATCTTCCCCTTCTGGTATAGAAGTTGGGTCCAACACTTTGTATCCACGTAAGGCCAACATGAATGTAGCTTCTTGTCTCCATCCCTTGGCATAGTCGCCAACATAATCCATAGCGCCAGCTAAATAAACTGTAATACTCATACAGGCCAATAATACTCTAAGTCTGATGGTTCGTCAAAATACTCAGAATAATATTCATAATCTTTTCTAAGAAGATTAGATCTATGAGAACGATGAAATTGATCATCACCAAACCATGAAGGCAGGATCATCTTACTACTATCTACTTCTTCAAATACCATATTATTTTTATACCCACGATTCATCCATTCGGCAATCGTATGGTTTTGATATACTTTTAATGCTTCTTCGTAACCAGACCACATGCGAGTGACTGGATGATTGCGCCAGCCTTTCGTATGCGTTCTTTCGAGTAGAACATTAAGAACTTGATATGTTTCAACACGTTGTTTTCCTAACCGGCGATAATCTAATACTTGAACTGATTTAACAAAATCAGAATATGGTAAAAATGTTTGCACTATTTAACTTTCTTGAACTCAGTGAAGGTTTTGTCACCAACACCATAATACTCTCTAGCTAAGCCAGAAGCAATTATATCATCATTCAAACAAGCTCCTGCTTCATTCCAAATCTTTGCAAGAACTCTTCCATACTTTTCGTTCTTATCTATAATTGTTTCTATTTTTACTTTATGACCGGCAGCGGTTAACCATTGATCAGTAAACTCTTTTGCTGCAAGACCCATCTTTTTTTCTTCTATATTAGAAGTACGACTCTCTGGTGTGTTCACTCCATAGAGACGAACTCTACCCTTCTTAAGGGTGTCGAAACCTAGGTCGATAATAATATCAAACGTATCTCCATCAACTACTTTTTTTACTTCTGCGTTGTATATCCACGGATTTAATTTTTCTGTCATTTTAATCTCTTTCTATATTTCTTTTATCTGATCTATTACCCATTTTATCACAGGGCTTGCTACTCCGTTGCCACACATTTTATATCGTGCTGAGTCGGAGTTAGTCTTCCCATCTGCTCTATTTAGAGTATGATTATCGGGCCAACCCATCAGTCTTTCACACTCCAATGGAGTCAGTCGACGTATGTTTGTAATCGGCTGTGGAGACACCATTGGGACTGTATTGCCTCCAGTGCCCATCCTACGGGTTAAGCACGGGGCTATATCGTCTTCGTAGGTTCTTACATTATTGACTCTTGTTCCATCAAGAATAATTGGTTTAGATTCAACTACTAGTTTATTTTCAGATACGTATTGATTTCCAACACCCTTATAGTCTCTAGCCTGTAATGACCCAACGATCTCTACTACTAAATTCTCTCCTCGGCTTGATGGGACTCCCCCTTCACCACCGCTTCTAAGGCAGTTTGCAACTTCTCTGGCAGCTTCTTGCCCTTGTTTGAGACTCTTCTTAAAATCCCCTGAGCTGCCTTCGTTGACAGGGAGTACTTTGTCTGGACATCTTGAGGCAATTGCAGTATCGAAGACAGAGAGGAGGTACACACGTCTTCTTCTTTGGGCGACTCCGAAGTATTGTGCATCCAAGACTGCCCACTCACTGAAACACGCCCCTGCTTCATCCATTTCACGGAGGGCTTGCCCGAAGTCTGCACCTGCGTTGGATGATAAGGCTCCTGTGACGTTCTCCCAGATTGTCCATTTAGGATATTGTCCATTTGATTTTTCTCTCATTTCTTTAATTATTCTAGTTGCTTCAAAAAATAGACCTGATCTTTCACCATCAAGTCCTGCTCGTTTACCTGCAACAGAAAGGTCCTGACATGGAGATCCAAATGTTATTACATCAACAAAGGGAAGATCGTATCCGCTAACGTCTTTGATGTCACGAAATTTTGGAACGTTTGGCCAATGGTATGAAAGCGTTTGCTGGCAATGCTCATCTATCTCTACCTGGAATAAGCAGTCTAGTCCTGATTCATCTAAACCAAGATCTATACCACCGACTCCAGCAAAAAGAGATCCGTATGTTTTGATTGACACTATTAGTCTCTCTCTATTCCTATGTGGTCACAAGCTTTTCTGAATATCTCTCTACTTATAGGGAAGTATCTGTCTGCATGACTGATGCCCTCTCCTGGTTTTGGAGTGCTAGCGTGCCAGCTATGACCTATTGAGACAGAGCCATCATAAACCACGTTATAGCCAAGATGTCTTGCAAAATACGAGCACCAAGTCTCTTCATAATAGTGTGGGGTTGGCAAGAATGCGCCTATTGCATCTGGATATATTTCTCTGTAGTTAGGATCATTGGTCATTGCTTCCCATACATCTCTTCTTACGAAATAAGCAGAGCCAGATACTGTAACGCAATCAATTTGATCCCTATAGAGAGAGTCTTCTGGGTCATGCTCTCGCCAGCCTCTGTGCTTTGGTTCAGTATTCGTACCGATTATGCCTGCATGAGTTATGTAACCATGCTCATCTCTTTGCTTTGGACCAAGTATGTGAATGTTTGGGTTATTTGCAAAGGCTTTTTCTATATTCAAACAGTCTTCATTTGTCATCCAAACGTCGCCATTTAATACTCCAATTATCTCTGCACTGCTTTTGGAAGCCATGTAGTTAATTGCAGAAGAGTATCCTATATTTTTTCTTAAGAACGTTCTATCAATTAAATAACGTTCCTCATTCTCTCTCAGCCATGGGACAAAGTCATCTGTAGAATCATTGTCCATGATATAAAGGTTCCAATTTTTTTCGAGCGCACCATTTGAACTGTATAAATCTGAATGCAAAGTGTCCAAAAATCTTTGCAATAGTGGTCTAGTGTTGTGGTTTACCACGCATAGGTCAATCATAGTTCCTCAGACACTCATTCTTGCTACAACTGTAAGCTCAAAAGAATCTAACTCAGTAAATCCCATATTTATAAACTCATCATATTCTTTTTTTGCCTTGTCTAGATCATACAAGCAGAACTCTTCTAATCTATTCTTATACTGCTGAGCAGTTACCATCTTTTTTTCTTTCGGTTTATCTTGACTCTTAGCAATAAGATAGCCGATGCAAAAGCATCCAGCTAAAAAAATTACTGACTTACTATTCTTCATCATCATCGTATCCATCTTCTCCGTTAAAGTATGTCTTTGCAGACCATTCGTATATACCATTCACTATATCATGATATCTTAACTTTTCCTGCTCTGATTTACTATCGTTAGCAATAGAAACGTATGTACTAGCTATGTGATTAAGAGTCTCTATCTTAGCAACAAAGGCTGCTTCTCCAGAATTAATCTTTAATAATATTTTCTTTTTTTGATTCTTTTTTTTAGTCATCGTTTTGTTTTTTCTTTTTTATTTCTGCTGTCTGTACTTCTTCTTCTGCAACTTGATAAACACAAAGGTTTTGGCTATCCGGTTCAAATGTAACAAACAGAATCTTCTTATCTTTTAAAGAGTAACCTTCTGGTGGAGCAGATTCTAGTGCTATCTTTTTAGAAGCACAACCAAACACCTGACTCAGTCCGTCGTATACAACTACATAATTTAATTTTCCAGCAGCCATTAGCTTACCATTATCGTTTCTACTCCTGCTTTATTTAAAAAAGCTTTTATGTTAGCCCAATCATTATAGCTATCATCATGCATATAATACAACTTTGTGACTGTAGAATTTGCTATTAACTTTGCGCAAGTAAAACATGGAGGCCCATTCACATACAGCTTTATGGGTTTAGAACTATAGTCTGAGTGAAGGAAAGCATTCTGCTCAGCGTGTGTTGCTATGCAATTGTCATACATTGATCCTGATTCAGAATTTACTAGAGCTCTTGGGCACCCACCATCAGAGCAGTGCGTAAAGTTTTTAGGTCCACCATTGTAACCTGTTCCGACAACATGACCAAACTCATCGACTAAAACCGCAGAATACTTTTTCTTGCTACAGGTTGAGAATATGGTCGCATGCTGTACACATAGCTCCATGAATTGTAAATCTTTTCTAGATAACATATTACTAGATAAAGACTAAAATTCCAAGAAGGATCGCTCCAATTATGCTTGAGACTACAGCTATGTTCTTATCTCTTTTATTTTTTTCAACTTGAGCTAATATTTGTAGATTAGTAGAGATTACTAGCAGGAGTGCAAATAAAGTAATTTTTATAAACAACATGATCAAGACCCTGATCCCATTAATGCCATCATAGAGACTGGATAAAGTGGCTGTACAAGCCTATAGACTGCGTTTGCATAATCCTGTATCTCAACTTGAGAATCCTCAGCAAGTCTTTGTGAGAGGAAAAGCACAGCTGATTGCAAAGAGCAAGACCATCTATACACTACGTACATAGAATAAGCTGGCAAAAATAGTCTGGCTTGCTCCGCAGCAATTCCCTGCTCCATTGCCATTTTGTATAAAGCTTCACCTTTTTCAGCATAAGACATTAGGGAGTCTGTTAGTGTTGATCCTATAAAAGGGTCAGCTATGCCCTGAGAGCCCTGTTTCTTATCCTCTGGTGCCAGTCTCCATTGATTAGGCTCTGGAATATAAAACTCTGGCTCCATGGTTATATATCTTCTTGAAGATTCATTCCAAGAATCCATAGTATGATCAGATCCAACGACATATTTCCAATGCTGTCTAGCCACCATCAATGGGGCTTTAAATTCAAAGGTCATAAATGCATGTCTGAATGGAGACATGTGATTTTCTCTTGCCAAAAAGTTAATTAACTTTCCATCAGATGGAGTCATTGAATCTTTTTCTTTTGCAAAAGAAGCTCTAGCTGCATTTACAACAGAAAGATCACTTCCCATATTGTCGACAAGTCTTACATAACCCTTATCTAAAACATCTATTAAATTAATCGGTTTCTCCATCATAATCTTCTTCTTCACTTTCATCATCTTCATCTTCTAGATGTTGACTTAATTCAAATATAACATTTAATTCTATCATCTCAGCGATAAAATCTTCACTTATTTTATATAGAGGACCCAGTAATTCTGTTACTTCTTCAGAGATTATATATTCTGAATCCGTGTACATAGAGTATATCAGAGAATTGACATTTAGTAGTGACTCCATAAGAGACTCTTGCATATGAATTAACTCTTTTACTGTATCAAATTTATTTAAAGCATTGACGTCTTCAATAGAATTGTTTGACATCATTTCATTAAAAATTTTGTCTATATTAGAGTCTTCCTCTTTTGCCATGACTACCTTATTGATTATCTTTAATTAGTCTGATCTCACAAGCGTCTGTAGTGCAGTAAGATTCACCTATTGCATCAGCTGCCATTCCGGCATACACTCCTGAAAAGTCAATTGGGAATAATTTCATTTCTCCATCTTCATGATATTCTTCTTCCGTAATCTGCGTGTAAGGCATCTGTGGATAGGTAAAGTTTCCAGAAGGAAGGAACGAAACTGTCTTCAACTGACCATCATACATGTGCAACACTGTGCCGACGTGCTGAGATTCAGTTTCTGGGTCAAACGATACAGTAACAGAAACTGAATTATCCGACCAATATCTTTGTGCGACTGCTGCTAAAGACATCTTTTCAAAGATTGTAACATCACGTTCAGCACGCTTTGCATCTGATTTAATTGGGAAGAATACTACAGTTGTGGTATCGGGCGATTCTGAAGCTGGCTCAACCCTATAATTTGCCATCTTAAATAAAGGTAGCATTGGGTCTTCGTTAGAGAATCTAATAGCACGATTGAAGTACTTGCCACCTGGTGTCCAGTGGACGCCTGGAGACTCTCCAGCGAGGATAGAGACGGTTCCTGAGGGCTTTACAGTGGTCATCTTAATAGACTCCCTAATGCCAAGCCATTCTGAGTATATATTGTCATATCTACTTATTGTCTTGTAGCCCTCATTCATCCACTCACGCAACACTGGAATACCTACACGGTCAGCAAAGTCTGCAACTCCAGACATGGAAGTTCCAATACGGCGATTTCTTTGCATGATGGCGTTAGTCTCTTCCCAGTGAGTCGGAAGAAGAGTTACAGTTTTAGCATAAAGGTATGCAAACTTGAGAGTACGCTTATAGTCTTCTAGTGAGTCGTGTCTACCTAAGTATGTCTCTACTAGAGTGCAGCACTCATATGACTCTAGAGACTGTTCTGCACATGGGTTAAAGCCTACAACTCTGTGATCTTTATTGTTTGCTGGATCTGCAAGACGACCATACTTACGGGCCATGTCCATCCAGATAACACCTGGCTCACCATTTCTGGCTATGCCATCTACTATCGCTGAAAGATCTTGACCAACAGAAACCTCTACAGAGTTGTTAGACATCCAACCCCAACCTGGACTGGTTGGATCATAACTATTACGCTCAGGAAAAACCTCAGCGTTCTTTAGATTGAGAAAATCATTGTCGTCGATTCGTCCAATAAGGAGTTCAGCTGAACGACGAACGTTTCCACTAACAACGCATACGCCAATAAGGTTTCCGATGTCAGCAATGTCTCTACGTGTTAACTTCTCGCCACCACGATTTATAAATAGCTTTCTTATTGCTTCATGCAACTTGATCAAAGGTTCTGGTCCAGAAGCTGTTCCGCCAAAAGTTTTAATTGGACTACCCAATGGTCTAATGAGTGAGTAATCAAAAACAATAGGGCTCTGCTCTGGCTTTAGGTACGAGTTAATTAAGTCGCCAACAGATCTTGCCCAACTCTCTCTGTCGTCAGCAATAACATCAGTTATTGCAGGCTTGCTAGATTCATGTATCAAGAAGTCTTTATCGGCACCTTTGTCGTCAAAACCAACTCCAACTCCAAGCATTGAAGCTTCCATGAGAAAACTAAAAGGCTTAGATGGATTTAACTTTGTCATCTCAGCGGTGCTTACAAATGCACAGTTCTGAAGTGCAGCTGAATTCTTTTGCACATTAACTATTTGGGTTCCCATCATCCATAAGCCACGGCCTGGTGGTGTCCACTTTAAATTGAATAAGCGATCAAAAGCTTCTTTGGCAGACGCTTGAGCTTTTGCATCATTCCAAGGAAGTCTGCTCTTCTTACAGTGATCTTTTTGTAAAGAGTACATTCCATTTATTATTCTTTCACAGACATCAGCCCAAGTCTCTTTAGTACCATCTTCTTTTAGTCTAGAATATGTACGAAGAAACGTAATTTCTCCAACAGAGTTTCCTCCGGCATCCCTATAACCAAACGGAGCTTTTTTTATTCTGTATGAATCTAAAAAGTCTTCAGTAATTTTAAAAGAAAATATCGAAACACTTTTCGGCGCATTTATACTGAGTGTACTGATGTTTGATTCTTCTTCTAGGGCTATGATATCTGTCATTTTTCATCTTTCTTTTATTTAAAGTTCTTTATGTACTTTTTGTTTGTTTTGTTCATCTCTGCATTTTTTATTTTAATTATTTGGTCCAGGGAATATACTTTATGTATTTCTCTTTCTATAAAGTATCCACTTTTCCAGTTAAGAACTTTCTCTACGTTAAGATTATAGTTGCTAAACACGTTACATATTATAGCACCTCCATATATCTTTACGAGATTTTTCATCTTTTCTGCTGCTTCTTTTTTAACCTCTTCTGAAGGAAAAGTTTCTCTATCCAACTTTTCGTATAGCCAATTATAGGCTTGTCTTGTCAATGGTGACATATCAAGCTGGTCAAACACGCCTGTGCTCAAGACTCTTCTTCTGCTGCTCTCTATTTCTATGTCTTTTTTAATTACGTCTCTAAGGAGAGCAAACCAATCTCTTTCATTAAACTGTGGCCAACCACTTACCCAAAATAGTAACACGTGATTCTCTTCAGGGATAACACTTTTATTTATGATGGGAGATAGACACGCACATGCAACAGATTTTTTAACAAAGTCTTTTGCCTTGTTCTCGTCATTAAGCTTCTTTTTTTGTACAGACCACATTTGACCTATCTTTTCTTTCCAGTCAGCTGGACCAAGATAGATTGTTAAATACTTTTCTGCTACATCAAAAGAGATAGTGCCATCATTAACTACTGCCTCTAGAGATTGTATATACATGCCTAATCCTCTTTATCTATACCTAAAGATATAAAACTGTCCTATAAAAAATGAAACCCGCCCTATAGAGGGCGGGATCAAATCAGCGTCATGCTAGATAGTATATCATACATGAATATAGCCTATTGTATTAGGAGGGTTTTGTGTCTCCAAATTTTTTTATTCTAATACTTTTTTCCAAGAGGAGGTGAGCAGTCAGTCCAGTCCATACTGTAATCGGAATTACTTTTTGTAGTGGCTTTTCTGTTCCTCTCCAAAAGGCTCTTGTTAGTGTCTCGACTTTATTGGTCTTTATTGCATAGACATCGTATGCTGCAACAAGTCCCAAAAAGAACGCCCAGGCATAGACTCCGGATTTTCTTTCATCTTTCTCTAATGAGATAGGAGATGAATAGTATTTATAAAGCTTTTGAAGAGGGGAGGCCTCTCCATTCTTGTACTTTGTTTTTTCCATAATTGTTATTATAACCTGTTGGGATGGCCTGTCCATATGTAGCTGTGAATACTGCTCCACTAGTTACAAAGTGTGGCTCATCTGGTCTAAACACTCCAAATGAATTTGGTGCGCCCTGTTCTTGCGTTCTTGGGCCGTGGCCTGTATTAGAGAATACATTACTTGAAGTAACGCCGTCAAATATATTATTATTATAACGGTACTCGTTGTATCTTAGTTCATGTCCAAAGCTAGAAGGGAAAGCCTTTGAGCCGGCAAGACCCTTGAAAGTATCTGGGTTAAATCTACCAAAACCATAACCATTTCTAAAAGTTCCAGAAAGTGGGTGAATGTAATAGCTTACACCTCTAAAGATCTGAGACATGAATACGTCACCTGGGAAGTATCCTGTGCCAGGAACGTGTGCATTATCTGGTGCCCCAGTCAATACTTGACTTGTATTGTAGAGTGGGTAGTAGGAGTAGGTCCCCTTGCCCTTTGCCTTGCCCGTCATAGAGGTATATGGATTGACCATATCGTTAGTATTAACGCCTCTTAGGACTGGTCTTGGACCAACGTAAAAAGTAGCCATTTTATTCTCCTTGCAAAAAGTATTTAGCTATATAGTAGAAAGGTTTATCGATTTTCTAAGTCAAGTATAACTAAATATAGTCAACTTCTATGATTAAATCTGATAAAACTGGTGGTATTTTGTCTTCTAGCATCTTCATGGTCACTTCTATATACACCTCAGTTGAGGTTCCTTGGTTTTCAAGGGAATAGGTAGACCCATTCTTGTAGAAAATCCTATACTGAAAAACGTCAGACAGAACAGTTTGAGATACGTTATATATCTTTGGTGACACATTGATAATCTCATTTATTACTTTTCCTGATGGGGCAGTAAATTTGACAAAGGATCTACCAGTTGGTAGGAACTTCTCATATCTAACATCAAAATCAGATAGACCATAAGTGTAAACGTACTTATTGTTTTCAACAATATAATTTCTCTGTCTCAAGAGGACTCTAAAGGCTGTTATGGGCTTTTCTGCATAGTAGAAGTGCAGAGGACCAGCATTGACAATGGTGTCAGAACCAAGAGTAGGCCAGCCTCCAGGAGCTACCTTACTGAGTGCATCTAGATTGTCTTCATACAGGCCCTGATCATTTAGGGGAACGTAGCTGTCTGCCTCCGTAAGGGTTGGGCTTGGCTTAGTAGTGTATTCCACCTTGACTACATCAACACCATTATGTGGATATGGAGAAAGGGTTAAGATATTAGAAAGAGTAGAACCTATAGAGCTAGAAGGAATCTTAACGTACAAGTAAAGACTAACGCCTAATGGGTTTGATGAGTTTAATATTACGTTTCTTCTCCAGACTTTATCTGGTTGATTTAGAAATGCGTTTTGAACTGGCGTTGTATCTATGATGGCACCATTACCGTCTCCTCCAGGGAGACTAAGGTCTATTCTTGTGTCTAGGAACTCTGGGATTATCTGACCTTTTGTTGGGTTGATAAACTTTATTTTAGAATGCGAAGAACCTGATACTACAGGCAGCGATAGCAAGTTTGAATACTCATCAAACTGAAGAGCTTCAGATGTGGATACAGCATTAACGGTATTTACAAATGGCCCATTGTCTATCTGAGACCTAGAGTAAAGTGATATCTGGTTTGTATTCTGGCTCTCTATGCTACGTATTCTTTCAAATAAATCATTGACAGCATTGGAAAGGAATATGTTATCTTTGATAATTCTTTCAATTATCTCATTAACTTTTTTATCTAGAACTCCATACTTATTATAGAGATATATCAGGTCTGCGTAGTTTTGCTCTGTTCTTTCGTTGAAGTCAGTGCTCGAAAGCGGACCATGGTATTGCTGTGGTTTTTTTTGTGTGTAAATAAATTCTGACATATTTTACCTTATTTATTGAAGATCTGTGATTTTTTCTAAGTCATCTAATTTCTTTTTTAGTAAAGAAATCTTTGAAGAATTTATTCCATTTTTATAGAACTGTAAAGCACTGTTGTTAAACCTGTTTAAAGATACGACATCGTATTCTTCATTAACCTTGTCGTAAGTTACTTTTTGACCATAGATAGTCATAGACAAAAGCTGATCGATATAGTAACCAGGAGTTGCTGAATCCAGACTATTATCACATAGATCAGATATTTCAGATATAGCCCCATAAATGTTTTCGGTATTCTTTGACAACCTTGCTATGTCCAACATTAGTTGGTCGTAATATAAATTTAAAGTATTACTTGATATCGGCCCATTAAATGGGGTCCTCTGCCTAGTAATGTTGGGCTGGAAAGTGTTTTTTCTTTTATTAAAAAGTGAGTATGTTTTTGCCATGATTTCCTAATGTTTAAACTTTACTGTATAAGAATTGATAGCTGGAGCAGAATAGGCAGACTGACCCCTAAGTAGGTCAGCCCTTAATCTTATGGATTGAGTTTGGTTTTGTGTATTTGAATAATAATACACTTTTGTTCCAGCTTGAATTTCTTCAGTTCTCCTGTAAGCAATCTCATAATTGTTTTGGTAATTAATTATTGAAAATACATTGTCAGAATTGGAGTAGTATAATCTTAAGTCTTCTATTCTTACTTCGTAAAGATAATTTCTATATGCTTTAATTCCATCTACTGAGAGTATTGACTTGTCCTTCAATAGTGAGATTGTTCCATTAAAAGTAGTTTCAGTTCCAGAAGTATTATTTGTTGACTTATTGATTATGATGATTAAATCATTCTGACCCTTTTTTATATCCAAGGTCATATTAGCGCTAAGCACTCCTGGTGTAAGCGTATTGTTTGAAGTGACGTCATTTCCGTTTAAGTATATTTTAATGTCCCAATACTGCGCAGACAAAGACTTTAAGAAAAGATCATTAATTTGAATATTGTTTTCTGCATAGAGGTGAGTAGATAGGTGAATGCTACCATAAGGTATGTTGTCTGCAGTAAAAAAGTTCTGAGTATTGTCTATAGTGCTATTATAAGATGTGTATACAATGTCGTTTTTTTGACCTGTTAAAATCTGCTGCCAAGTTTCTTTGTCTATACTTGAGCCACCTGATATGCTAACCTTTAATTGATTACTAGAAACATTCTCTAATATGTACGAGTTATATGGCTTAACTCCTTGTGGGAATTTAGCAGATCTATAAACATTAAAGCCCAAAACTGATGAATCGTTTTGATAAAAATAATCTGGTATAGGATTATTAAGAGTTTCAGACCTTGGTATTCTTACCATGCTTTGCAAACTAGAGACTATCTCGCCATTTACGCTATCCACTAAAGATGATTGCACAAAGTTAGAACCATTAAAGTTAACTACTGTAGCACTCGTTGGATCTGATATCGCAGACTGAGATATTGAAGTCCAATTGAAATCATATATATTAGTTGCACTAGTGTTATCAGGGGCTACATAGTATCTAATTTCTGTTCCCGTAGGAAGATGCTGGTCTACACTAATGCTGACAGCATCTATAGCTAACTTGGAATTATTCTGGCTTGGAAGACTCATTGGAGTGCTGACCATAGTGGCTACAGCATCATAGTACGGAGCAGAAATAATTAATTCATCTATTCTAAAATCATAGTTATAAACTATTGAATTGTTTTCTATTGTAGTATAGTCTGGTTCAGATTTAGTAAGATATAATTCAACTGCATTTGTTTTTTGCGGAGTCAAATGAAAAGAAAATCTATCATAATCTGCTGAATTAGATTTCATAAAAGATGCAGAGTTTGATCTAGTTACTTGATCTACAACTATGATTCCTATGTCGACTGGTTTTTGAGAAGATATCTTTCCTTCAACCAAAGATATAGACTCGCTAGCAGAAGAAACAGGAACAGTTATCTTTAGTGTGCATATTCCCAATGAGGAAGACTTGTGAGAGTACGACCACTCTAGGTTGTTTAAACCATTGAAGACATTTGAAAAATTTACAACCTCGCTCTTAACTTCAGCACCTTCAAATATTATTGAAACATTTGTATTATTTGCTGTGTTTAATATATTTCCAACATAATCAAAAAGTCCAGAAGTTAATTTTGGTATAGTCGCTTTTCGTACGGAAGTATCTATGTGTGCATTTGAGTAATTGAGATCGACCATATCTATGTTATTGAAAGCGTTTGTGATCGAGTAATAGAATCCATCTGTATTTGCAAGCGAAAACATTTGATCGTCTACTTTTTTTTCTAGCTCAACCCTTTTGCTTCTTATGTCTTCTAGCCTGGTAGTGTAAGCGTTGACTATATCATAGAGTTCTTCTACCTGCTCATGATACACATCATACAAGACGTCTACATTAAACAAAGTGTGCACCATTACTCTATTCAACTTTTCTGGATCAATTACTTGATTAGAACTTATGTCATTATAGGGAACTGGTATTGTATTGCCGGCTTGAAATCTAGAAAAATACCTAGAATAAATTGCGTTGATTTCATTATCTGAAGGAGCTTGACCTAGGGCGTAATACATCTTGTATATTGTGTCTAAGAATCTTTTCTTTTGTACACTCTGTATGCTCATTTATACTACCTTCATTCCTATCTTGTAGGAGTATATAATTGGAGTAGAATTAACTACTCTATCTTTCTTCATTACAGCTTTAAATACAACTGAATTTATTTCTTGTGGAACTTCTGGAGAGTTAAAGTATGCTATTTGACTAAGGTTTGTTGTAGTGGTTAAGTTTTGATTGAAAGCCAATACTTCTGGTATTCCAGCAAAATTCTTTTCCATTGGAGAAATTTGTATCCACTTTGATCCATTGTCTACGCTAATATAGTAATCTATTCTTGATGTGCCAATGATTTCCCCAGAGGAATCTACCTCAACAGGAGAGTGGTCTTCAACTTGAAGGCTCAATAACTCTAGCTTACCGTATATCTTATATGGCTTAGATACAATCTCGCATACGTCAGCATAAGACTCATAGCCTACAAAAATATCTCTGATCCCGATTGCTGCTCTATCTGCTTTAAGGTATTCAAAATTTCTTTTTAAAAACAAATCTTTATTTTTTTGAGCGTCCGTTGCATCCTGAGAAGTTTCTCTAGTCAGGTTTGTTGCAGTTGGAAAATTAACTACCTTAATAAAGAATGAATTAGCTAATTGAGAAACCGCCAAAGTTCCAGCACTAATTGCAACAGAAAAAGATAAACCGCTTACTGCAGATACTTTATACTTACCTCTTGTTACTAGGTCTAAGTCTGAAGAAGTGTTTATGTAAACATAATCATTAACTGCAAGACCATGAGCCTCTTGACAAGTAACGGTTGCAGTACCAGATGCTGCAGATATGGATGTTATCTTCTTCTTAAGCGAGTTAACATATTGTTCCATATCTTGTTCTGCTAAAACAAAAATTACTAAGGGACCAGATTTATCGTCTGTAGCATTTTCTTGCAAGATTGTACCCAATACTGAATTAGCTGTAGTTTGTTCTGTATACTTTTCTGCCATTGTCTTAGATGAAACAAATACTCTAAAAGAACCGACTCCCTGAATATACTTCAACTGTCTGTAATAGTAAGTCGTTGCATCTTTTATAAAGTTAATAGTACTTATGGTTCTATTAGTTAATTCAAAATACTTTACATTAACCCTAACAATATTTGTGGTAGACGATTTTTTTTCAGTAGGTTTTCCTATGAATGGGACTACAACACTTTTGTCCCATGATACTGCTTCTGACTTATAGTTGTTGGCGTCAGAAACTATTGCGCTAGCAGTAAATCTATCTTGCCCCATCCATTTAACTGCTCCCTGTGTAGCTAGGTCTCTAGTCTCATATGGAGTCCAGTATGCATGTTTGATGCTAACCTCTTTAAACTCAGCTTGTTCAAAAGTAATATATATTTTGTTTGCTTTAATCTTTTGAAACTTAAAAACACCCTTATTATAGAAGTATCTATTTTTTAAAGACAGTGATGGAGCTGAGATGTCAGAGCCTATGTATATTGATTCGTTAGAAAAAAGATCTGTTGTCCTATTAACTGTTTCATCTAAGAGTTTTATTGAAGTAATTTTTATATTTTTAATAGAAGCTATTTGATCATATCCAAAAAATGGAACCACAGAGATGTGATTTATATATTCACTTTTTTTATTTGGCGTTTGTATCTCCACCGTTAATTTAAGTGGTTTAGTTTTATCAAAAGATGACCAATTAATAAATGATTGATTTATGCCAGTAGTAGTGTTTGAATATAAGAATTCATAATCTCTTCTAGAAACTGTGCCAAGTACGCCAAGCGTATCCCCAAACTGCTTAACGTTAATAGCCTCATACTCAAAGTATGTAGCTGGACTCTCGTCAAGCATCGCTAGTTCATTAGACCTTAGTAAGGCGCTATCCTTTTCATAAAGAAATGGATTTCCTTTAGATTCATCCGTTTGGAATAAGTGATAGCTGCCAGCTAGTCCATTGGATATGTCAACGGTTTGGATATTCTTAGTTATCACATCGTTGTAGTTTTGATTAACTATTTTAATAGATCCAGACATTTTCTTTATCTTGTTAGTTGGCAAACAAGCAAAGCCATTTGAAACTTCTGGCATTCTGTTTTGTTTAATTTTGTCAACATCTACAAAATCTAAATTATTAAATAAGTCACCAAAATAAGTAATGTTAGTTGCTGAACTAGAAGAATATAAATCTAAAACATTTATTTTAGATCTTATTCTTGAAATAAGATTCTTTTCTAGCTCTATTTGATTAGAAATTTGATTAAATGTATTGACATAGTTAGCAACTAATGAATCAAATTGATTCAATATCATGTTGACATCTTTAGATATATTTGAAGAAAAATTATTAAACTTCTCAGATGATGGTATCTCACCCTTGTTGAAGAACTTTAATTCAGATAGAGGAGAGCCAATTGAAGTTTGAATTTGAGACAAAAGATCCTTGTATGCTTTGTCAAAATCTTTTGGATTGTTATTCTCATTTTTTGCATACTTTAACAAAAAGTCTTGAACTTTAGATATTACCTGGCTATAAGCAAGGGTGTCTGTAGATAATTGCGCCATAATAATAATCCTAATTTATTTTATTCTTAAATAAGTTATCATATTTTATTAAATTAATCAATAAAGAATCTCTTCTTTCAGAAGAAAATTTAAATATTAATCTATCTACTGAATAGTTTTGAGGATCAGACGTTAAAGATCTCATGACAACCCTGTACCTAAAGGACTTAGGAACGTACTGATATAGTACTTTAAATCCTGTTTTAATTTGTTTATTAAATATGATTGAGTCCCCCGAATGAATGAACAAAACTAAGTCTGACGTATAGAACTGTTCTATTGAAAAATTATCAATTAAATAATTAGATAGATTAACTGCAGCACTTCCGTCACTCATTAAAATTTTGACTGGTGAATAATTTGAATAATCATGATTATTTATTGCTGCAGAAGATGTAGTCACTGTACCTAGGACTGGAGAATAGATTGCATTAATAAACTTTGAACTGTCTATATACGGGTCATTAGATAGTCTGACCCTATTCCCAGCTGAAGTGCCACTAAAGTATTCTCCATTAGATCCATTATAATTTGGACTTATTAACATTGGAGTTGCTACGCCCCTAGCGTGAAGGTCAACCTCTTTATATAGGCCTACGTTGCTTGGGGTATAAGAAACAAAATATGCACTGTTTGGATTGTATGAATTAATTTTTATACTTCTGCCGTTTAAAGCTGTAATACCATTAATCTTTGTTGCGGAATTTTCATATAGGTAGATAGATGTTAGGTCTGGGTTAAACCTTAGAGTGCATTCTCCATTAGAGTTTGGAAAAATCTTTTCAGATCTTATTGAGCTATCTCCATATGGGATAATTGGTTTCCAATCAGATTCGCTAGTTGGACTATCTACTACAGAGACACTAAACTCTATTGAGGTCTTATCATTATTTGGCTGAGAAGACTTGTTTGTTATCTCACTGAAATAATCAGTTAACATTTTTGTTTTGATTGGTCTTCCCTTGGTGTCAATTTTTCTACTAACAAAAAATGATTTTGTTTTTGATGCGTCTGATGGACTGCTTGTACTTAATGTAAACATTCCAAAGTTTTTAAAAGAAAAACTATATTCATACATATTTATTGTTTCTACACTGTTTAAAATATTTTCTGCGTCTGACTTATCAAAGGCAGCAAAGTTCTGCTCAAAAAAGTGCAAGTTTTTATCGACTATATTAGAGTCACCGATTGGAGCTAGTCCACTAGACAGCATTGATTGCACTGACTTTGTAGCGTCTCTTGCATTGGATTCAATATACGTCGATGCTAATTGATTCCTTAATCTAGATCCTATCGTATAAGAAACTACAGAAAAAATCATATTAGATAGAAGTGATGTATTTTTAAACTTATTAAAAGAATCAAGATCTGAATAGTATCCATCCTTAGTAAGTTTTTCTACCACACCAAAGTTCTTCTTAGACAAAGAGTCTGGATAATAGCTAGTAAAATTATAATTATATACTTTTTGATTTCTTAATATATACGATTTTTCAGTGTCTTTTAAGAAAAATTTAATAACATAGTCTTGTAGGGTATCATGTTTGTCAGATTTAGACTTCCTTATCTCCGATACTATTTCAGATATAAGTTTAGAACTAGACTCTGATTGTATTGGAGAGATCTTTGTTCTTGCATAATTTGTTTGAGCGAAGATAACTATGATTGATTTTACTTGATAGGTTTGGTCAAAATCAATATCTTGATCTTTTTCTAAAGAATAAGTTGCGTCCAATAATGGTTTCTTTGAAAGAACTTTTGAAGATCTTGTTGAAGCTCTTGTATCCTCCGTCTCTACAACTATTTGTGCTACCAACAGTCCTTTTGTATAGTTTGGAGATATTCTTAATCTAGCAAGAGGGAGAAGTCTGTTGAATTCTATTTTGACCGCAACCTGTGCAGAAGATGGGACTTCAACTCCATTTCTATAGTTTGAATACTCTGGTTGATCAAAAATAGAAGTCTTAATAACAAAAGGGCTTTTAGCAGTTAGGCTCCAGCATTGGGAGTTTACACTATTGAATATCTTTTCAACACCCGTATCAGAAGATATAAACTGTTTAGAAAAATTAGTATCATACGTTATACTTTTAATCTCATTGTTTGAAATGTTATTTAAAAGAAAATTATAACTTTGAGAATATTTTAGAGTTCCTGTTGCACTATCTACGTATGCTAGCTGACTATTAACAAAAGAAGAACCATCTCTATCTGGAATAATTATATTTTGATTTTCATTTATATATGAATTTTGTTCATTATCAAAATTTTCTATAAAAGAAGAGTTATACAAATCGTCTTCCCCAGATATGAATGAATAGTTATTTATATAAGAATCCATATAGCTAATATCTTTTTCTATTTTTTGCAATTCACCACCAAATACATTTGACATAGAAGACCCTAAAAGCATTATTGATTGAGAAATGTCGTATTGAGTTCTTACTCTTAGGTCAAGATCCCTAAACATGTCAAGTATTACAGTTCTTTGAATTGGCTGCATTTGCCTAATCATAGCTGGAGAAAAGTCTGACGGACCAGTAAATGATGAAATCTTATTAATCAATCTTCCTAATTCTGATTTTTCTGCGGAAGAATCGGCTAGTATAGACTTGATTGCTTTTCTTGATTGGGAGCTAAAAGATGTGACATAATCACTTAATTGAGTTTGCATTTAAACTGTTCTCCAATCATTTCCATCCATGTCCTGTATATCAAAGCTAACCCCAGCAGTTAGATTTGACCTAACTATGGAATATAATTCTTCTTCAGAAGTAAAGTGATCTTTAACCTCTTTAGGAATTCTAACTATGACATACCCACCGTTTGGATATATATACCCTTTACCAGAATAGACATCAGCAAATGACAATATGTTATCATTAGCTTTTGCTAGTGATGCTGAGTTCTCTGTTCCAGATATTCCACCACCCTTAACTCTAAGGTCAAGAAATGATATATCTTCAAAAGAGTATGAATTAATTACATTAATAGTACCTATGTGAAGAGCTAAAGGATTATATTCAGCTTTTGATATATCAAATATATCATATTTATCTGTCCAATTAACTATATTTTCAACTAAATAATTAGAATCAACAAGATAAGAGTTGTTTACATTATACTCTACTTGAGTAGGAAGAATGTAAATATGTATTGGTTTATCTATTTTTTGAGCCGTTGGACTAAATGGGTTTAATGGTATTTCTTTTCCATTAACATGTCTTACAACTATGTTTGAGTTTTTGACAACATAGCTTACTCTTATATTTTGTGGGTTGCTAGGAACTATGTTTTGTTTAAACATTACGTTTCCAGTATGTTTATCATACGAAGAGATTAAAGAAGGGTCTAATTTTGACCATGTTCCTGTTGTGGTGTTTTTTATTTCTACAGTCATCCAAGGTTCTGCAACATTTGCATCGGTGTATTTACTGTCAAATCCAGTCTTATTCAATTGCTTTTGATATGTATGAAATGTCCCATGTCTAACTTTAATAACATTTTCTGCTATCAGGATAGGATGCTCTTCCCATACGTCATAATAACCAGAACCAAAAATAGAAGAAGTATTTGTCATCAATCCTGTTGTGTCATAGAGACATCGAAGCGTTTTTCCATTATGATTCTTTAAAAAGTTTGAATAATTATAGTTAGGAATTGTTATGTTCTTAAAAAACTTTCCAGAACCAACACCGATAAACCAAGAGTCAAATTTAGATAAATCATTTGGTGGAGGATAAACTCCGATTTTTTGTTTAGTTATGCTCTTTAAGGAATATAGGGGAGCTATTGTTTTATTTGGAAGCTGTGAAAGAGAAAGCATATAAGAGTCTCCACCTAATATATTTCTAGTAGATGATTCACCATCAGCGTCGTAAGCTAACAGTGCTATGTATATATTATTTTTCTCTGCTTCATAGTCAAGGTAGGAGAGTTTTTTGCCATAGAATCTTTTAGTTAATCTATTATAAAATTCCCACCTTAAACCATACGAGTACTCAGTTAACGCGTCGTGATTCCACAAAAGGTTTATAAATCCAAACGAAACACTTTCTGTAGCATTGGCTGGTCTTATTGAGGTAAAATCTGGAAAACCTATTGGATTTCTATTTGCATCCGTCAACAAAACGATTCCATCTATAGCAGAAATAGTTTTTGGAATTTTTCTCAGTGGCTTTGATGCATCATCTGCATCACAGATACGGTAGTCTAAGTCACTTAACTTTATTATTTCTGAAGATTTTGTTTCAACTTCAAAAGAAGCATTGATTTTAGTATTAACTATGTAAGTTCCTGTAGCAGCGGGGACTGCAGAAATTTCAAAATCTGAGGTAGCAAGTGCTGGTGTTGGGACACCTACTTTATTGGCAGCAGTTACAGAAGGAGCAGAGGTTATAGATAGCCCAGACGTATCATTTAATGATAAATTAAAGTTAGTGTTAGAATCAAAAGCGTAATTGATTGCTCCCATGTTCTGAATAGAGGAGTCATTATAGATATATAGTTTGTTGCCTGATCCAGAATAATATACGGGATGTGGATATTGAACGTTCTGTAGATTCTGTAGATCTTCAGACACGACCCTTATGTCTTCCAGATACATCTGAGTTATTGTTGACTGAGTATTGGAGTTTGAGGTAATAAGAGATCTAAGTCCACCATTAAGAACTAACTGGTAAAACTCTCCAGTAGAAACAACTGTTGTTCCAGTCATTACCCCAGTTCCAACTCCTCTAACTGCACCAGTTTCTGTTCTAATAGTTGCAGCAGCTTTTTCTACCATCATATCAAATTCAATATTTGCTACTGAAAATCCTTCAGCGTTTGGACCAAGGCCCCCGACTGCATCTCCAACAAGTTCAAGCATTATATACTTGATACCTCTTCTACCGCCAGTATCTATATGAAGTTTATTATCTGCGAGAAGATTAACATCTACTTTTTTAGAAAACACAGATCTTATTCCTGAGTAGTTTACTCCTGGAATTTTGTGTGAGTTTTCACTATACAGATTCTTGTCGTATAGATAGATGTTTTTAATTATTGTATTCCATTTGCCAGCAGTAAATAATACTTCTTTTAATTCAACGCATTCTTCTGGAACTTTTACTATAAGATAATCTTTTATCTCTGTAGGTCCTTTTGTTCCAGTAAAACTTATTCTTCTATATTCAGTAGTTCCTATAGCAGATATATCAGAGTATCTTACAGCAGCATTGATATATTCTTTAATATTTTCATTTTTAATTGCAGATAATTTTGAATCAAACTCTGTAGGGTAGTACCTTTTTAGATCTATCCAGTATTGAGCTAATACAGATTTAGTTTCAGAGTCAGTAATTCCATCTATAAAGGATTGCTTTTTCTTATTTTGAAATAACTTAATTGAGTTGGCAGTAGCAGATCCATATTGTCCATCTACTGCTAACTTTCTAGACATAAACTTTGTTTCTTCATTTATTTTATTCAAAGTGTGTTGAATGTATTTTACATACTCACTCTTCACTAAGACGGTTGAAGAAGAAGAGGGACTAGGAGAAGAAGAAGGAGCAGATTTTTGTTCTGGGTAAACCATTAAGGTTTTGCCATATTCAACTAGGAAACTAGTTATAAGTAGTGACCATCCTGATTGTTGTCCATATTTTTGTGAAAGAATTGTTATTCCAGATGGATGAATAGTTGTTAAAAATTGATCAAAATCTTCTTCTTTTGCTAAATCTCCAAATTGTTCATACATACCTAGAGATCTAAACTTTTGCGCATGTTGAAGATAGAAATCAAGGACTGTCAGTCCTGCGTATTTACTGCCGACATAAGCGGGTCGTGTAGCGTAATCAGATTGCAAGAATGAAGCAGGAGATATTATAAACATACCAAATTCAGATGCTAATATGTTTGTGAATAAGCTAGGAGTTCCCGTAGGTTTACCCACACTGGTTCCACCAGATGATCCTCCAGAGGTTGATGTGTAGCCAACTCTATATTCGTCCCACTTTTTAGAGATAGGAATATCTCCTGTGTAATGGAAGTTGTTATAAACATTGTCTGTTTTATCTTGGTCTACTGCAAGTATGTCAGTTCTTGAAAATGCTTTTGTTGGATAATAGTATCCGTAGAACGGAGAATTTTTATTTGATATTGCAATACCAGAATCTTTTATATCTTTAATACTTTTTACTAAAGGATATAAACCACTTTCTGCTGGAGGTAAATACTTTACATTTCCAGTTCCATTAATATTAACAGTGAAAGGTGCTTGCCAATTAACTGTATAGTTTGAAGATAGTTCTTTAACTTTTCTATATGAATAGCTTGTCTTTACGTCGAAGTCATAATTTTTTACAGATTGAGCTCTACCTAAATATTCTTTTGGTATTTGTATTGAACTGTCTGGGCTAGTTAGATACTCAGATTCGTCAACTATCATATATGGATATTGAATGGCTGAAAAATTAAATTCAACTGATTCAACCTTAGCATAGGCATCAACTGTGAGTGGAGCAGAACCATTTGAAGAAACTATTTGACTTTTTGCAGCAGTTGAAAGCTCATGGGCATAGTACGGAGCTTCTGTATTTCCATAAAAATAATCTGTGGAAGAAACTGAATCAAAATTTAAGAACCCAACTGAGTCATTTGTGCACTCAAGGTAGAAAGTTACGTTTGATAGATCATTATTAATAATAGATGAATTAACTCCAGTAACTGAAGAGAAGTTAGACAATAGAACATTAGAAATAGAATTTTCTATTTGTCTACAGAATTTTGTCGATGCCGTAGATGCGTTTGCATCTGTTGTTATCTGTGTTTTATCAGAGAAGTTGTATATTTGCTTTTCCTGAGGTGTAAGAACAGTAACTGCACCACCTGTTCTAGCTCCGTTAATCGTCCACGAACTTTTCCATGGAGTTGCAAACCACATGTCAGACGACTGTCCAAGCGTTACCTGTCTACTAGAAATTACTTTATTTCTAATACTTTCTGAAACAATATTGTAAAAGAATTTAATTGCTCCCTCTATAGAAGGGTTAACCGCAGTAATGCCTGCTGTCAAGATGTTGGATTGACCATTGTTTACCGTTGCACTTGCTATCCCAGTGTTTTGATAGGAATCATTTAGTAGGTTAGATATTTGATTTGCACTAAAATATATTGCTGGTCTTTCAGAAGAAAGGTCGGTACCTGCATTTGTTGGATACTTTTTTATAACAACTGAATTATTATTAGACAATCTAACTATTGAGTTATTTTGTATAGATGACCAATCTGCTGTTGCTGATGTTACAAAAGATCTTATGGGATATGAAGATCCAGTTAATGGGTCTTTTCTTTTTCCAAATACTCCATAAGAAAGCTGGGCTGTTGACTCAGAAAAGTCAGACATATTCCAAGCATTAAATGTTGTATTGCCGTTAACGTAAGAGTTTATTAAAGAAAGATAATTTGTAGAATCGCTAGTGATTGAATAGTTAATGTTAAAATTATTTAATCCAGCATTTGCAGCTGTAGACGTATCGAGAAGGTAGCCACAGTCTATGAAGACAGAAATCTTCTTATTGAGCAATGCATTTATAACGCTAGCTTGGACTTCAGTTATTGGACTAGTAGGTGCCCAATAAAGAATGTCAAAATCATACTGTAATATTGAGGGACTAGTGATATCAATCGACCAATAGTCTTTGTTTGATTTATCAGATATGTTTGATGCTGGATTTTCAAAAGAAAATCTTAATGTATTTAATGGATAGTTTTCCATATTACTAAATACAAATGGGAATCTTAAACTAGATGTACCAGAGCTATTAATCACCGCACAATGAACTATCGGCTGTTCTTCATCAGCATAGATGTTCCTTAAGCTGCTGTAATCGTAAACTATTTTTGCTGCTAGTCTGTAACTAAATGACTCAAATGTTCTAGGATCTTGAAAAGCTTTTCTTGGAACAATTGTTTTCCATCCAGGAACGTCATTCTTATGAGTTAAAATTCTGTTTTCTTTATGAGAAAAAAGCTGAGTAGAATATATTCTTTTTGATTCAGAAGAGAAGTCAACAACTTCTGATTCTTCAACAACGTAATCATAGTATGGTGTGGTATTAATCTTTTCTTTATATCCTAAGAATTGATTCGTAGGAACTCCACTGCCCGATATCTCAAACTTGTCATATACTAAACTCAAATTTTTTGGATCAGACTCCTCAAGAAGAACTATAATTCTATAAAAAGAATCATTTCTAGAAATTTTTGAATTATCTCTTGAATACTTTTCTAATATAATTTGATACTTATTTACGCCATTTGAATCAACATGCTTATCGCCAAAATCATCAACTACTTTAATAGCTAAATTATCTGGACTAATAAGCGGGATAGAGTCTTCAAGGCCAGTGTACAAGGACACTGTAGAGCTTTGAATTGTAAAAAACTTACTTACATAATAACTATGCACAAAGTTCTTTGAAGTTAGCTCATCTATTCTATTTGTATAGTTTTTGTCAAAAGGTGTAAGTGACTGAGCAGTACTGTTGTATAGTAGTTTGTTAGTTACTGATACTTCTGAGCTATTAACTATAGGCGAATGCTTGTATTGATTTCTTTCAACATCATTGCTTGCATACCTTAGTACTCCAAACTCATCGGAATACATAATTGAGTCTGTCTCTTCAATTGGGGATGGAACTGAATTCTCTGGAATAAAACCAGACAGGTCCACTACCCTTAGGTTACTAGAGGGACTTACTCCCTCAGTATCAAACCATCCGTAAATTGACTGCGCCAGCTGGTAGTTTATAGCCCTTTTTTATTGCGAGTTCTTTTTTATTATCTGTTTCGTTTTTAAAAGATCTCATCTTTATTCCTCTTCATAATCTGGACGTAGCTTGCTATAATCTGAAACGATATTAGGAGTACTTCCTAGTATACCTAAAGTATACTGTGAATATCTTTTAATTGGATACCAACTTGGTATATTCCAGGAAACTGTTGCACTTTGATCTATTATGGTGTCACCTGTAATGGAATCAGCTATAAAGAATGAGTTCTCAGAATACCCCAAATAGTCTGAAGCATTATTTGCAGTGGGGATGTAAGTCTTGTCTCGACTAATGGATCTCTTTGCGTCGTATTTTTCATACCAATAGACTATATCTCCAGCTATAGTAACGGGAGTAGCCGATGGAGTTGAGGCAGATTCTGTGTCTGTTACAACGAACCAATAGCCTGGTGTAGCATCTTCTTGGGCAATAAATGGTCCAATTTGGAATTGTCCATTTGTATCGGAGGTTACTATTCCAGAAATTCTAGACTGATCTGGAGTAGCTGTATTTGTTGAGTAGCTGTTTCGAAGTGCCTGATAAACACTTCTTGACTTTCTCCAATATATTTTTGATCCTGGGTCTGTTTTCCCAAATATGTTTATCTTTTCATAACCATCTGCAGTGATTATCATCTTGTCTGTATCTGATAGTAATCTCTTAGCTGAAGATGGATTAAGCTTAGGCTTAATATAGAAGTTTACAGAAGAGCTGATAGAACCAGACGAGCTATTGCTATGAGCGTTTGCAGATGGATAGGTCAATCCTTGCACGGAGATTATTGATTGTGAAACAATATTTCTGATTGATGCATTATGTGTTATCTTGCAGGTGCCAAATCCATCTTTATCAGTTGTCACATAAGCTGGCTGACAAGTTATAGAAGATCCAGATACAAAGAAAGTTTGATATGGCTTTGGGTTTCCATTATTATCTTTTGAAAAAATGCTTAAATTAATATAATCTATTCCGTCTGGCAATATTTCTTTTGGAGACAAAATTAATTCTAAAGAATCTGCAGTATACGTATCATGGGATATGAACAGGTATCCACCATCCAAGGGTGAATATAAAGGATTTAAAGATACATCAGTTAGAGTAATGTCTTTGTCATAGCCTTCTGCTTCGTAGGATACGGTAGCTGAGAAGGATCCATTTGGCGTACTTAATAACAGTATCTTAGAGAAGTAATCTTCCTGATTGTCGTCGTAGAATTGATTATCAACTATGTAGGAATTGGCAACCCTGTATGTTACCCTGTATGTTCTTCCGACTACAAGAGGTGAGTGTTGTGGTATTGAAGCCAGTGATATTTTATTTGTTGAAGAACTCAAGTTAGAATAAACTGTTTTTCCTGTTACAGTATCTTTTATCGTCACGTCAAAAACATTTTGATATGCTAAGTATAAAGTGTGCGCATCTTTTGGCTGTATATATTCATAGTTGTAATAAGAAATATCAGATGGAGTTGCCTCGTCAAAGAATGAGACTCTCTGATAGGGAGTGCTTGAGTTGACATTGACAATTACTGGAGCGCCAGATGTCACCGTTTGATTGAGTATTATGTAGTCTAATGTGCTTCCAGCTGTAAAGTTTTTATATTCCACTTTTTCATTTACGTAGATATATCTTTCTTCATTGTTCTGATAATACCATCCACTTCTCATTGATGGATTAAGATATTTATTTACCTCATCGGTATAGGCAGCTTTTACGTTTATGTCTTTTAGCGTATATATTCCAGAAGCTGAATCAAAGTAATTTAAGTTTAAATCACCAACTGCATCAAAAGAAGTTTCTTGCCAAATGTCTACAAGATTATTATTATTTACTATGTCTACAGAAGTTACTTTAAAATTCTCTGAACTTTCAAATGCAGATAAGCCAAACTTTGATCTGTTAAAAGAATAAGATCCAACAAGATCTGTAGTCTTATTTAGTATGACATCATAATTATCATCAGGAGTTGATTGGATAACTCCGTCTTTAGATAGCACAAAACTAATGTCTCCGTTATAGTCTGCTGTAGCCTTTCCCCACACCTTGTATACGAATGGATATTGGCTAGTTGACTTAGACTTTACGTTAATATAATTCGGTGTTGCATTATAATTGAAACTTATATTTGTTAGATATCCGTTTACAGTAGAGCCTGAAACTATATATTGTGTTTCTATATTTGGAGATGCCGGTATCAGATATCTAAATCCATCTTGCCTATTAAGTGCTACGCCACCTATGCCAATGTTTGGAGAAGCACTTAAGTCGTTTTCGTATATATCTGGAGCTACTGCGTCAATATGCACCCTATTTGGCGTTGCTCCAAATGGTAAGAGTATATTCCTTATCATTTGTGGAACGTTAATAGTTACATTATTAGTTTGCGCATAAAAGCTTGAATCATTTAATGTATTGCCAAATTCTGAAGATCTAACTTTAGTGCTATTAACTGACCTAGTTTTTAGTGGATCATATATCTTAGATGCTATTGCCAGTTTTGTTTGAGCTGGGCTTGTTTTTACTGAACTCTTTTGTATTTCTACGTTTGTGCTAGATGCATAAGTCGAAGGTGTTGCATCTGCAAATCTTATCCATCCATGATCACCAATTGTTCCTGCAGCATTTTTGGCTTGAACAAAAACAACTCTAGCAGAGTTGACTACATATAATGGAATTTGACTTACGGAATAAGATTCAGTTGCTGAAGGATTTATAGTATTAAAATATGGAGTTGCTACTACTGTGTCTATAAACCTAAGATTTGATTCAGTCAATCTTGATGAGTTAAATATATCTTGAACTATATATTCTGGAGAAGCAGTATGAGTCTTGTCGTAGTTGTTTTTAACCACATTAGTTATGTTTGCTTTGAACGTGCTTGGATTAGCAAATTTACCATGTGCTGCAAGGTTTAAGTAGACGTCATAATTAACTGTAGCATACTGATTGTCTGGATATTGCTCAGTATATTTTATATAAGTATCATAAGCAATCTTCAAAGGCTCGTAAGCAAGTTCTGTAGTTGTTGATTTCAATCCATTTAATTTTAAACCAAAAGAAAAAGTATTAATACTGTCATCTAGTTTTTCCAACAAGATCTTTGCATCATCAAAATCGCCAATTCCAGCTTGATAGTATTGCGAATCTACAGTAGCTACATCAGTTATCTGAGGTATGGAAGAAACACCCTCTTGCTTTGTTCCTGCATAGTCCCAATATGATTCTTCATATTTTGCGTACCCGTAGTTTGATGGAAACCTTTTATTTATATCTTCTACAAAATTATAAAAAGTAGAAGTTGGATTACCTTCTGAGTCTGCATATGGGGTTGAAGATTGCAGGTCTGATATTTCTAATATCTCTGGAGTAGCTCCAAGATAACTGTATATTGGAGTTGATCCATACGCCCTCCAAATATCTAGTTCTCTTCTAAGTGTTAGCTTTAATCCATTAACATCTGTTGATGGAGGGTTCTTGTATACGTCTATAATTCTTGCTTTAAAGTTAGAGTTTGATTCTAGATATAGTCTTTGAAGACCGACCTTTGCGCCAAGTTCATCAAAAGAATTGTAATTCTGTATTTCTATTTGTTCTAACTCAGTTGCATCTGCATACAACTGAGTAAATGGCCTAATGGTATATAGTCTTTGGTTAATAAAATCGTAGTAAAAAGTATAGTCTTTAAATTTTAAATTTAATAAATCGTAATATGAGTCAACTCTAGATAGCTCAACCCCATCTCCAACTATTTTTATAAACCCTGGTCTTACAGATGTGCAAACATATATCCAGGCTATTTGATTTTTGTCTGCTGTTCCTATGTGTGAATCTAAATCTATTTTAGAAATAAGCATTTCTGCTTCATTCAAATCTTCGCCAAGCAATGCGTTGACTACCCTTCCAGCAACGGTGTCTGGCAATGCTAAACTTGGGGTAGCCTTCTCAAGGGAGTCGGAATACATCTTAGTCCAAGATGGGAATTTAGACAAAACATTTCTAGCATGATCTGTAATGATAGGATTAACTATTTCATCTATTTGAACTTGTAGTAAAAGTAGGAAGTTAACTTCATCTAAGCTTGACTCAAAATCAAATATTACTTCAAACTTAATATATCTTTCAATATCAGTTAAAAATAAAACAGTGTTGTCTTGCTGCACATATGATATCTGCTGCCATTCACTATTTCCTGCAGTTGGAGTTTTAGATGTATATATCTTTAATGAAAATTTAGGGTTTTCGGTTCCAGGAAGATTAGTAAAAGAATACTTAAATCCGCACTAAGTCAATAGGACTACTAGTGTCTATGAATCTAAAGTAATTGTCTACTAAATCAGGCTCAAGTATTTGGAATGGCGTTGAAGCCATTCCTGCGTTGAACAAAAAGAAAGATGAATTTTCTTCATCGTAATTAAATACGTGAAACTCACCATAGTCTAAATCTTGAACTATTTCACCATAGTCTGTAACAATAGCATTAGGGTCAATCGCTGTAGTTGGGGTTGCTGACTCAAGCACTTTTGTGCCAGTAAAGACGTAATCCCCAATGCCATTGTTTCCATACTGTGATCTGTATGTAGAGTAGTTTGTATAGAACCTATTTGAATATAAGTCAAAAGATGAAGAGGTCCAGGTATTACCACTTTTTGTAAAGTCTGTATTACTTAATGCTAGAAAATAAGTTTTCATTTACCTGGATTTTATTCTTTCTAAACTTGATCAAGCCATATAGAATACTCTGAAGTTACTCCGTTATCTGGATGAACAAACATTAAATGTTGACATGGTCTACTCATCGAATGGAAGTATTCTTGTGCATATGTATTATAGCTTTCTGGAGAACCAGAGACTCTTAATATAGTACTTCCAAGGGTCATCTTAGCCTGCTGATGGTAGTGTCCCATGAATACATCGTCAAAACGCTCAGGAATAGCACCATCTTTCCATCCCATTACCTTCTTATAGTAACCGTGAGTAGCGCTTGGTGACGGCATTTGGTCACCATGAATTAATAATGTTCCATAAGAACCAATATAGTCAACTGCATACCAGTTTCTTTCGCCTTTTCCATCTGGAATATTGAAAGAGATTCTTCCTTCAGACTCAAAGATCATTTCACAGATCTTGTACAGTAGTCTATCCATGTTTGTTTCTGGGTCGTGCTGCTTTCTCATACGTCCACCTACGGCACCATGGTTGCCTATTACAGCAGTAACGTGTACATGTTCAAAGTGCTCAAGAGCAGTCTTAAGAAAGTTTCCCAGGATCTTTGGACCATTAACTCCAACCTGTCGATATATGCCAGAGTCAATAAGGTGGCTTTGTCCTGGAAAGATTTCTTCACCCTCTACTATATCTCCCAATATCCAAACATGAAGGTTCTTAACTGGATGGTGAGTTCTTTGTATGTTTGTAATCTCAATTAGCTTATCCATGTAGAGGTCCATTCTTTTAGCTAGGACCTCTGTATTGTAATCTGGAGTAACTTTACCCATCTGCCAGTCTGCCAGTACAGCTACTGCAGTTTCTGATGTTAATGAAGACTTAGGGAATGACGGCATTGGGATCTTTGGAAGTTCAAATTCATTAAATGCATCATATGCTGCCTGGTAAACAATATGGCCTGCTTCATCTCGAACATTCTTGTACCTATCGACTAAACGGGCAAGTCTTTTATTCTCTGTTCTTAGGAAGTCTACAGTGGAAGTCTGTATTGCACTTGGCGCAGCTGGATCTCCAAGTATTTCATTATCGTCAATAGAATCATAATCTTCTGCAAAAACCTTGTTGTTTGCTACACCAAAATGAGTGACAGCTTCTTCATAATTGACCTCTTGGCTAAAAAGCTTGTCCGCTAGGACATCTCCCAAAACATCTTCATCACCTTCAACTAACGCTTTTGCGTGAGTCATATTCTTTGCTTTTACAATATGACTTTTGGTAACAAGAAAATACTTGTCGTTCATAATTATCACTTTCTACATTTTTAATAATTTACAGATGACATTATAACAGAAAAGGTAGACACTGTGCCTGCTACAATATACTGTCTTTCGTCATTTATTCTGTAAACGCCTTTGGGTATTTCTTGACCATTAGAAGAAACGCTCAGTATATTTACTGATTTAATAAAATCAGAAGCTGACCTTACTTGCGATTCTAGATCTCCAAAGGATATACTATCACCTATAGTGTTTGAATTCAAGTAATTTCTTACAAATAAATTAACTTGATTTTCTATTCCATTAATTAAGTTTTGACCCAAACCACTTGGAAGAGTGATACTAACTGCCACATTAACTGGAACTCTTTCTGCTATTCTAATATTTAATTTGATACCAACTGGCTTGACTACAGCGAGTGAAGCAAATAGGTCTTGCACTAAAGCTGGCCCTATTCTTTGTGATTCTGGCACTACAATAACGTCACAAGACCCCAGGCCATAAGAAGATTCCCTGACTCTTACATCTCTAACTCCAGAAACTCCAAGAGCTCTAAGTCTCATAGATTCTGCTGTACCAAAAGAATTTCCTTTAATTGATTTAATTATTCTTCTTCTATACATATCGTCTGTTTCCATATTTACCATGGAATAAACTTCTTTTGGATTAGTACAAAAAACAACTAACCCATTTGTTGAAGTAAAATTATGTCTAGTCAAAGTACCTTTAGAAGCAGTAAAGTCTCCACTAGAGAAGTTAGGCACAATTCTTCCATACGCTCTTGTTGTTCCTGCCATTAAAACAACGTCTCCCGTCAGGGTGTATTGATACTGCAAGGAAGAGAAATCCGTAACATCGTTATATATAATTGTATTGTTTGGGATCACCACATTAGCAGACTGGGGAGCAGATATAGAAAATTCTATATTAAAACTATATCTTTCTTCTTGAACATCAGTAGATACTGTTCTTCTATATACTCCGTATAGATCACCTATCGAATCTAGAGATCTTCCATTTGCAGTGCTTAATGAAGTCTGATCAACGCTGAACTTAAGAGCTTCATAAAGATCACCAATCTCAACCGCTAATGCTTCAGCTAATGCTTTTGATACTGATCCAGAACTCTTTGCGTTGACGCCTGCATTCTTTTCTAATGCGTTTACAATCTTAGACAGTATCTGTTGTTTTGTTTTTACATAATTTATAGCCATGGTATTTCCCCTAGTTTAGCTCTTGAGTTACAGATATCGTTATTGGTCCTTGACTATTGTCTACCACATGAACGTCAAATCTAATTGATGTTCTAGAAGTTGGGACTGCTTCTATTGTTATGTTTCTTCCCAAGAAAATATCATCTTTACTTAAAGCTTGTCTAATAAGTCTTTTTCCAATTTCACCAGTACTTGGTGATTGTGGCATTCCATAAATTATTCCAATATCTGAACCTAAATTTGGATAGGAGTAAAAATCTCCTGGCTCAGTCATGAGCCTGATATATATTTGCTGAATATCGTTTTGTGATCTCGACTGAGTAGAAGCTATATCTTTATTTGGAGATAGCTTTAAATCTCCACTTAAATCAAAATATAAATCTGCCATTTTTACTCCAAGTCATTATCTATCCAGGGAAAATTCTCTAGATCACTAGATGGCAATTGGTTTCCAGTTCTGACTTTTTGTACAGCATCAGAAAACTTGTAGCCATTTTCCATTAATTCTCTTATTAAAAGAACTTCTGAATCGCTATGAGTCTTTGAATAATCAAGTATTAATAGTTCTTCAGAATTTGATATGGACGGGCCTGTGGGCTCAACTTGTGCTGCGGGGAGAGTTCCACCCAATCCATAGTTACCTTTTATAGTAGTGGACTTTTGTGCCTCAGCGTTATCTAAATTATCTATATTATTAATATAGTGAGCGTTCCTGAAATAGGCTGGATTGTTTAAAAATGAATTAGTCTCTACAAGAGCTGGCTCGTTATAGGCGTCAGCTGCTGGGTTAAAGGACATGTTATTCCATCTAAGGCCATCGTCATCTCTACAGAAGAATTTTATTGAGTCTGCAAAAAACGATATACTTCTTGTTTTTGGATTAATTATCAAACCAATTCCAGGAGCAGCAAAGACTTCTATCTCCCCAGAATCAGATATTCTCATAAAGGCTGAGTTATCTGGATGATTAATCCCGACCTCTCTGCTAGAGAATTGTTTTCTCTTTTTAATTTCTGAAATTTCATCAAAACCTTTACCTGGTTTTTGTTCTTGTTCTTCGTACATCATGATAAAAACTTTGGTATTCCAGTATCGACTTTGTGGTTCTTTATTGTTTTAATTGTATCATATTCTTCATTAAAAAATGAGACAATGTATGGGTCTCTCTCTGAGTCGTTCCTGAATGCCACCATACACCTCTGTCCTACATGTGGAGCGACTCCTTGTATGCCATAGGTAAATGGGCACGGAACCTTTGTAACGATGTCTCCAATCGTTCCTGAGTGCCTCTCGTCCATGATTACGGTAGCACTATTGGAAGCTCTATCATAAGAGGTTATAGTTGCAGGTCTATTCCTACTTTGTTGGAGTCTATTTACGGTAATTTGTTCATTAATTTTTTGATCAAATTTTGGATATATAATTGCCATTAGAACTTTGGATCCTGTAATTTTTTGGACGGAACATACGTGCCATTACCATTTTTGTACGCCATGGTGTAATAGTAACCAGAGAACCATTCAGTTAATTTTGCATATGCTGGTTTGTTTTTGAACTTGGCTTTAATAAATGCCTTTAACTTAGCTTCTGAATTTGCAGTATTTTTAATGTAAACATCTCTTACAACAGAATACTTAACGCCAGAGAATGACCCCATTGGTGCATCGGTAAGAGTCTTGTAGTCTCCCCAAGGATTAAAAAAGTAATCATTAATTTTTGTATTTTTTGATACTGCTTTTTGATAATTTGGTAATCCAACAGCTTTAGTGGCGAGAATATGAACCTGATTGTAGGGGATGAACATTCTTTCATCGGTAGTTTCTCTTGATGCTAAAGTTATAACTTTTTTACCAAGACTTGTAACGTCCGTGTCGCTGTCTATACTGTAGGCCAATTTTACTCCAAGAACCTTAGCTGGAACAGGATAAATTAATGGATACGCAGTATTGCCACCGGCTTTAGGAAGGAAGTTTATTTGAAACAATCCAAAAGAAAAATCTCCTGTTCCCCTGTTTCCGTTTAGGGCACCGGGATGCCAGCCACCTGATTCTCTATCTGATATTCCTACAAACAAAGCTGCTATCTCATCTCCAAAAAGACCTGAAGTAACCAAGAGTTGCATTACTTCATCTCTGCTAAGAGTTGCATCTTTATTTGTTTTATAGGATACTTTAAATTTTTCTAATCCACCTGCTGGTATAACTGGAGGAGTGGTAGTGGCAGGATCTGTAACTCCACTCTTTGTCACTGGAGCTACTGCTATAGGCTCAAAAGATCCAGCCCTCTTTGCCCCAAAACTAACGTGAATATGATTTCTGTGATGTTGATCAGAATGAAAGTTTGTGTGTTTTGCAATATTAGGGAAGGCAAGTCTGATTCCAGAATTTGCATCCTCTAAACCCTTTTTGACTCCTAGCTGGGCAGCAAGTAAATCACTTACGACTATTAGGTCTGGGTGAATTTCTTGAGGAAGTGCTTCAATCTGGGCCAGTAGTATATTTAAACCTTTTAAATATACATCCGCTGAGGGCACTGGGTTTCTAAATGCAATAGATTCACCAGAAGGACTTACAACACTAAATATATCAAAGCCTCTACCAAATGCGTGGTCGGATATACTATTTTTAGAAGTTAAAGGTGTAAAATTAGGACCAAGTGCACCTCGCCCAACTCCAGTATCTCCGTGTTATCTTTATAGAGTCGGTAAGTCTAGTCAATAATTCTATAAGCGCTGCTGACATCATGCATTTTTGTTCACCTATTCCAAGAAGTTCTTTTGGAAGTGGGTCATTAGTGCCAACCATTTTTCCATCTACCTCTATGTAAGACTCCGACTGTTTGATCTTAAATGGTAAATTTTTTAAAACTTGATTCTTAGAGTTTTTTGTAAGATTTAAATTAAATCCAGTTCTAAAAATTGCTGCCTCTCCACTACTTACTACAAAATTTGCCTTATTTAAAAGAGCATTAACCTTTACGAGGTATGCTGCTTTTTCTGCATCTGTCATCTTACTGAGAATAGCTATTGCTCTATTTTGATTATTAAAGACTTGTGCATCGGGTGAAGTATCATACTCTTCGGTATCATGAGCTCCTCCAGATGTATCCGAAGGAGAGCCTTCACTACCGCCACCAGCAGTTGAAGGGTCAGTTCCAGTAATCGGGCTTGACCCGCTTGCTGTGAATGACGCATTAGCATCATCAAATCCTCTAGCTCCAAAACCTGTGCTCATTACAGACTTTCTAGCTATCTCTAACCTAGCTTGTGTACCAGTCAAAGCAGGGCCACCAGGATTATCTGGATCTGCAACCTTTACAGTATCTCCTACATCTGCTCCCATAGCTAGAACTGCATGGAGCGATGATTGTACATTTTGTTCATAACCCGCCATTGCAAATGCTGGATTTCTATAAAGTCCATCTCCCTGAAGGACCTTAGAAGGATCTCTAGCCATAAGAGATCTTCCATACTCTCCAGATTGCGATTGGGAAGTTCCTTTAATAACTTGAGTGTTATCTGGATAAAAAGACTCTTTTATTCTAGAAGTTATACTTTGTGAATCTGAAAGATCATTTACATTTATGTTAAAATCTGATGACATAAAACCTCTAAGTTAATTTATTTTCACTGGCATTGGGATTTGTGCTTGTACAGGTATTTGAGATGGACTAGTATTTAATAGTAGACCCTTATTGTAAACTTTGGCAAGACCATTGATGACAAGCTCCCAGTTAAGCGTCAATGGAGAACCATCATCATAGTACTCATCCCAACCATTCATAGGCCATTCTGAAGCCTTGTCATATACTTTTAGTGTTACTAACAATGAGACTAAAGTAGAAAATATTTGTTTTTGATTATCGGATATATTTTTGAGTGGATCAGAATCACCTCTTGACTCAAATCTTTTTGTTAATGTTCCTAACTCCTTAAGGGAGTCATACATCTTATCAAAGTATCTATTAAATACTGAATCTTTGTAAATTGAACTAACAATTTCACTTTTTACTTTTGATTCAAATTGATTTCCTATATCTATATGTTTTTTAAATGCTGCTCTAACCTGATCGACTATCGTTGAATACGAAGCATCGTCTGTCTTATAGAAAATAGTAGCCATATATCTATCTTCGCCTGTCCAGCCCTCACCTTTTATAGCCTTAGAGTAGTTCTCTTTGGAGTTATTTGACCCACCTGCTTCTAAGTCGTCATCAGTCAATATAGCATCCTTGCTAGTTAAGTCCGGATTTATTCTTAATACCACTAATCTGCCAACAACTGCGTCTGCTGTAAACCTTAATGCTTTTCCTGCGACAGTGCTTGGATTGTAAGTAACTACATTGGGCGTTGAACGGTTTCCACCATAGAAGAAAGAACCACTGTCAAATTCACTTTCAGTTCCATTTAATTTTCCATTTAATCCAGTCTCTGCTAATTCAGCTGTGTTAAGTCCGTCAAATCTAATTCTAATAGTTTTAGTAGTAATATCTTTGTCGCTCAATATGTCAACAAAGTCAAAGGTGTCACCGTCAACTACATTTGTCACTATACCAACTACTCTAAATGACTGACTTAAGCCAGTTTTTTCAGGACCAATTCCAGAGTACTTTAACATCTCTGCATTGACAATTGCATTTTCTAAACTTATATGCCTTACTAGATTAGCAATTTCTTGCTCTTTCCAGCCCATGCTCTTAAAAAGATCATCACTTCTAATATAGGAGTATCCATCTTTTGTTCTGGTCTCAGTGCTTGTTCCCATGATTGTAGGAAGCAACTTTGTAGAAGCATACTTTCCAACGACCATTCCTTGATTAAATGAAAGACCAGCATCCATTGGCTGACCGTTTCTATTCAAATACTGAACATAGCACCCGTGTTGATCTAAGACATTGTCTCTAGTCCATTTCCAAGCTGACCAGGCAAGGTCTGAAGCTACCGCTCCTGCAGAGATAACAGCCCCTACTCCAACTGGACCCAGTGGTATTGCTGCAACTGCTCCTATTGTCGTTGCAAGTGGAGCTGCAACTGCAATTGTTAAAGCCGCTGCTAAACTTCCATCTTGTTTTCCTGTACTAGCTTTAATCTGAGCCTTAAGCTGACTAGCGACATCTGGAAGAGCGTCTGCAGCTGCGTTTGCTGCAACATCTTTTAACAATGCTGAGTGACCGTGAGTATACATTAGTCCACCAACTAACTGAGGCTGCAAAGCCTGAGATAAATCATCTAATGATATTGTTCCATCTGATTGAACTAATGAATTTCTTGAACTAGTAGACATAAGAATTCTGGTATCATTTCTTAAATTCTGCATACTAAAATGAGCAGATATCCAAGACGACATGAACCATCTTGCTGGATCGTTTACCGTCACAAACGCATTAGGAGTTATGGACGTAACAAAGCCCATCTCTGGAGTAAAGTGGTGGACAACCTGTTCTACTTCAAATATTCCATACATTCTTTCGTACACATCAGCCAGATAGATTAGATCGTGTGGTCTTATGTCTGGATTTCCAACTACTGTTATTTCCCCATTGTATACATCTTTAATAGATTCTTTTAGATGTGATAGACCTATTCTTCTTGCAGTAAGCTCGTCAGGTTCTCCCGTTGCTGCTTTTGTTATGCCTCTTACGGTTTCCATTGGATGAAAGAACGGATGGATAATACCAAAGAATCCAGATCCTCTTGCATTGTCAAAATAAATTCCTGTTTCAACAGTTTTTTCAACCTGTCTTTCAGCTGGAGCTGCTTTGTCAAGGGCAACGGTTACTGGATACTGGCCATCTGACACTGCTGTAATTTGTGTTGCAACACCTGAAAGATTTTCTTCTATAGCATTTGTTAATATATGACTAAAAGAACTTATGTAGTGCACTTTTTGGAATGGTTCTCTAATTTCTACGACAGGCTCTCCATACTCTCTTGTGAATGGATTGTCTACAGCTCTTAATAAAGTGCCAGGTCTTCCAAGAGAATAATATAAAGAGTCATTGTATGCCTTATTCAATATATTAGCTTGACGAGTGGCATCATTTGATTTACTTAAGCCTTGTCCTAGCTGCATCATCGACATTCTAAACATGTTTGCTAAAGAGCTAAGAGAAGAACTGAATGCAGTAAATATAGGTCCAATATTTTTGTCCCAGAAACTATCAACATCTTCTACTGCACCGCTCCACCAGTTGGAAGAACTAGTTCCTTCTGAAGCATTAGAGGAAAGGAATCCCTTCCACTTTTTCTCTGTCTTAGACACAGTGCTATTAAAGTCAATAAAAGCTTGGAATGCTTTATCAACTGGAGCAAAGCTCCATGCATCTGTTTGTCTATCGTCTCCAAATACCCATCTTTTTCTATTTGGTTTAAGAACAAGCCAAGCTCTAGAGTAGGGGTCTGACCATAGTCTTTGTCTAAACAAGCCAACTAATAATAAGAATAATTGTTTTGGAGTTTTTATATTAGCCAAATATTCTTCGGATATCTTTAGCGCATCAACAGAACCAGTTTCTTCTGATGGATCTGTTTCACTTGATTGAGTAACATTGAGTATTTTAATATTATTTTTAATAATATCTTGAATAAATTGAGCCCTTTGCTGAATCGACTTATTGAATAAATCTACAACACCCTTATCAGTGCTTGTCTGAGCTACTCTTCCTTCGTCTGTTACCTCCTTGAAACCGTCAAATCCTCCATCAACGTATTCATCAACTGCTTGGCCTATTGTGCCATTTTTTACGACTGATGTTGAGCCAACGTTATTAGCTAGCCAGTCTGCCCCTAATAGAGAAGTAAACTCATTGCTTGAGTTGTTGTCAGCTCCAAATTCACTAATTGTTGTACCTTTATTTGTAAGGTTAAAAATTGCAATAAGAGGATTTCCTTCTGTGTCATCTTCGGGATCCATAGAATACATTTCAGCAAAAATAGATTTAACAGAGCCATAAGTATGATATCCCCATCTAAATTGATCCCAAATATCTTCTGCTTGCTTTAAGTTTCTTCCATTGCCAGCTATTACTTTTACCTGTCCGTCAAAAGTTTCATCATAAAAACCTCTTGCTATTACAGAAATAGGATCAATAGGATCATACACCGACTTTAGTAAATCTGCATTCTCTCTTTGGTCATACAGCTTATCTTCATTAAGCATCTTGAGATCTTCTGCATTAGAGCTTTTTACAGTACTAAAATAATCTGAATAGTTTCCCCCAGCAACTAGGGTATCTTGATATTCTTGTTTACTCAAAATCTTAATAGTGTCAGAAACATCATATGTATATTCTGTTTTTATTCCAGTGAATTTAGCCATTGGTCCTTTTAGAACAAAAGGATTTTGAACAAAAGTATAAGGAATAACTGAGGCATTGGGTGATATTTTATCTGCTTCAGTATATTTTTCATTTACTGCAAAGTTTCCAAAACCAACAACAAACTCTTCTGAAGTTCCTGCAGTTGCAGTTGCTTGATCCTTAAAGAACTTATTAGCAGGATTAAAGGTACTTGTAACCACGCCTAAATCGGTCTCGTCTTCAACAAATGTATACATTAATTCAGGAAGACTAGTTTCTGCCATTGATATAGCTTTCCATGAATTTTCTTCATGTATAGCTGAATCTTGACTATTGTCTGAACTTCTCCAGTCTTCTGGATAATTTTCTTGTAAACCGTTTATTTCTCCATCTTTATTAATTAGCATTCCAAGATAGAATGCTGCATCAGGAGAAACAATTGCTTCTATTTTTCCTCCACCATCAGGATCTGTTTCTCCCCATAAGAAATAAGCAGGCCTGCACACAACTGCTTTTTGTAAAGCTGGATTATATACAAGAACTTTTCTTTTTTTATAATCAACTACGCTTCCGGTCAACTCAAAAGAGTTTAAACCATAATCATTTTTAAAATTTTTAACTGCTTTATTTTTTGTGTCATCAGAAATGCCTTTGAACTTATCGCCAGTTCTATCTGCCATAATGTCGTATGGCCATCTCATGGCTATATAGAATTGTTCATCTTCTGCTGTTACTGGCATTCCCCATTCCGTGAAATCTAATTTTAGTTCTGGATACTCTAATTGCCTATTGTATGCATTATCTGGAGCAGCAAACAAATCTTTTTTATCTTCTTGAAACTCATATTTTCCATTAACTACTGTTAGGTCAAAATCTCCACCCGTATGAACTATTGGAAGTGGCATTTCTATAATCGAAGATGCTACAAGTCCAGAAAACTTTACGTTTAACCCAGATGGATCATAAGCAGCCGTGCCTGCTAGTTGAGGACTGTCATTAACTAAAGATATAGCGCTTGCAAAACTAAAGTTTTCATTTAAAACATACTCTTCGTTTTGACCTTTTGAGACAAGTTTTGTTTTTCCATCTTTAGAACTAATAATTTGTTTTTCTAATCTAGCTAACTCAACTACGTTGTGAATTTTTTCTTCAAAATCTTCATACTTAGTTGTATTAGATAGTATTTTATCAAAGTCAAGTGAAGGTAAAGCTCCTGAACTTCTGTTAGTAAAAAACGGATAGGTAAACCTTAAAGGAAGATTAGGTATTTGTACATGCTCTTCCTGTACTGTCATATTTGTTACGTCTTTAGCTCCAAATGGCAAGTGAAATCCAACTTGAGCTTTTCCTTTATTTACTGGAAGTATTGCTTTTACTTCACCTTTATCATAATATTTATTTCTATTTTGATCTGCAAAATTAATTATTTTTCCTCTTAACCCTTGACCCGCTTTGTAAAGGTTAGAAAAACTTAATGAATCGTTTGCTGCTTTAGCAATTGAGCCTGCAACAGTTGATTCTTGCAGGCTTTTAAATGCGCTTGAATCTGCAACAGAATTAGTTTCTTTATTAATTTTATCCATTATTTTTGATAGTTCACTGTCAGGCAAAACGTATGAAGGTGAATCAGAATTTTTATTTTCAGAAGAAGTTATTGCAAATCCAGTAGAGATTGGAACGACACCAGAAGTATAAAGCCAGTGAGGTTTTCCGTAGAAAACTGTAGATCTATCTTCAAATGGCCTAACAGCAACTATGTAGTTTGGCAATAGTCTTGCACAAAGTTGGAACATGTCCCACACTGATCTCATATAAGTTTGAGCCCTAAATGAAACTTCATCATAGAGATCGTCATCCGTAGTTGATACAAGTCCCATTGTTGCAAATATATTTGTCATTCCCCTTCCTGCAAAAACCTTAGTCAAACTTGATGCTGTTGCTCCTGCAGTTCCAGCAGCTACAGTTCCAGCAACCAATCCAACTCCTGGCAATAATGTTGCAACAGCTGCTGTAGCACCTATTGCAATTGCTCCACTTAAAAGTTGTGTTGCTCCTGTGGAATGAGAGGAGTCAACTATTTTATTTCCTATAGTTAATGAGGATAAAGTATTAGATGCATCATTATTATCTTCGTCATTTGCTTGTTCTACAAGCCTTGCCCATGAGCTGTCTGTTAATCTATCTAGGTAAGTATCTTCTTTCATCTTATCTACGTCAACTGAAGCGATAGAAGCCCAACCGTCATCAATGTCTCCACCCATAAACTGACCAATGCCGATACCGTTTCCTGGATATATATTTCTTTTAAATATTTCAAGATCTCTTTGAGTACTAAAGTTAGCCCAAAGGGCACTCATTGCCCCCCAGACTGGAGCTCTATCTAAACCTGCTGCAACTCCACCACCCGTTAAGGCATTCATTCCTGCTCCAGCTATTTGATTCCACGTTCCAGTAACTGGGTTTTTAGCTACAGAATTTAATCCGTTAACTACTGCATCTCTGTAGTTCTGCGCCTGAGCTTCTTCTCTTTTGGTCAATGGCTCATATAGAATAGAACCAAAGTGTCTTATGCCAAATTTGTTTTCAGAAAAAACAGTTCCTCTTGTTGCTAACGCAAAACCTTCCCTAACTCTAGATGAGCCCATAGATAAAAGTCTAATCATTAAGTCTCTTGGCTCTGATAACCAAAATCCAGTATTAACTCCTCCATCTATTTTTCCACTATCACCTTTTTTATTTGTAGAGTTTATTATAGGGCTAAGTTCTATTGCATCGGATTGAGCTGTAACTGTTACTATTTCTCCCTGCGCAACGGTGGTTATAACTCCATTAAATAAAGTCTGGAGAGAGTTTGGATTAGACCCATAACCACCTCTAAGGTGGACTCTTACTCCTGGCTTTAATCTAATGTTTTCAATTTCTGTTACATATTTAGTTTCAAAATGATTTGATAAATTTCTTGCTGTGTTCAATAGGCTGTCTACTACAGTGGCTGTTCCCTCTGGTATATCTGTTGCCGTACCAGAAGATGCATTGTTAACTATTTCTGTTAGTGTTAATTCTGGTTTTGTAAGTTTTGAATAGGCGTTAGAAAGTCTAAGAAGAAGTGTGTCTCCAAGTATGTCTTCAGATTGAACAATAGAAAAATCAACTATAGATTGTAGGCCATAAAAGTTATCAAACAACTTCATCCCATAAGAGTATCCACCCTCATCAATTAGCCACAGCATATATGTTGGAAATGCTCTAAGCATTCTGCCAGAGATATCTCTATATTGAGTGTCCATCATCATTTTTTGCCAATGTTTTCCAGCTCCCTTATAGGTACCATTTGTGCTAATGGATTCTATTTTATCTGTTTCACCAGCACTCATTGCGTTCTGATATTGATCTAAGCTAGACATTCCCGTTACGCCCGTATGTACATCCTGAACATCCCTGTTTGGAACAGAGGTGTCAGAAACAACACCCTTGTTTACTCCATTAACCTTAAAGTTTCCCGAAGAATCTTTGGTCATATTTAAACTATCAGAAGCTATATAAAAATTTCCATCTTTTTCATTTACATAACCAAGAATGAAACCACCATCAGGTGTTTGATATATTGCAGGTATCTTATCTAATGCTGCACTATCTGCTGCTGGTATATACTGAACAATGCCAAAAAAGTTTGCGTCATCTGGATTAAAATATGGTAATTTATTTTCTTTTAAGTTGAACTCAGAGCTAGCAACAAGCGCAGTGAATGTGTCCATCTGCTCTTTGGAACCCGATACTAAGTCTCCAATTCTTACTTGACCATACTTTGTGTCAAATTTAAGATCTTCAAATTTATACTCTTCAAGTTCGTCTGCTATTTCTGATATAAAATCTTTCCATAAAGTTGGATATTTATTAGAAAGGTTTCCACTATTATTTAGATTATCCTGTTCTAGTTTAGTATCATTTTCTTGATCAAATATTGCCCATCTAAAAACCTGTATTGCAACTTCTGGTTTTAAATTGTTCTCGTTAATTAAGTATTTCTTTACTTCTTCAAGCGAGCCATTATTTTCTATAAGCTTTTCTTTTACTTTACTTGCCCAAGCTTTTTGTTCTTCAGTTAACTTATTACTTTCTGATGTGCTTAATATCGGAAGTGCATAAGAATTTGAATCCACAATGCTGTTAATGACATCATTATCAAACATTTCAAAAGATCTAAAATAGAAATCTGGATCCAAACATCCAACAACATTTCCAGCCTCATCTTTAACCTGCAATGGCATATCTGGGTAACCATTAAATACTGACCAATTTTGCTTTAAGCGAAGGAATGGATTTCGTTTTGATTTAAAATCTTCTATAAATTTTCTTTGTTGATCAGAAGATATGTGCTCACGTTTTTGCTGATAAACGTCAAAGTCAACCAAACTTAATTGAACGCTATAAACATGAGGAAAATTAGGAATTGTATCTACATTGTAAGAAAGTGGCATTGCGTATTTAATCCCGCATAATGCTGTCACTATGTTTTTAATACCTAAAAATCCTATAACTCCAGCTGCATGTTCTAGTCTAGCTAGTCCGCTAATGAAATCAAAAGTTTTTTTAAGCTTGGTTAATTCCTTTTCTCCAAATACAGTCATTGATATATTTATGTATGAGTCTCTTCCACCTATATGTTGATATGTAGGCTCGTCCTGCATTTGCAGTTGCATTTTTGCTAAATTATTTCCAAGAGTAACATTAACAGCATTAACTATGACTGACTTTTCATCTAAGTCAACTTGGAGCATTGGGATGTCCCATTCTTTAAACGAGAATGATCCTGACCTGTTTCTTGCTGCTTCTAAAAGAGAAATGATATCTGAATTGCCAAAGAATCTTTCATACAAAGAAAGATTAAATTGATCGACCAAAGATCCTTCTATTTCTTTTTTATATCTTAACCACTCTTCATTAGTTCTTTTATTTTCGTCAGTAAAAACTACCTTATTTAATCTAGCTAATTTATCTGCATCTTCTTCAATAGAATGTTGCAAGAGTCCTTTTGCAGTCTGAGTTGCCGTATATAAGGCGTTTTTACCAGCAAGAATAATAGCTGCTTTTTCTGGATCACCAGATGTTGGAAGCTCTAATTCCCAAGATGGTTTTGGATTTTTTAAATATTTGATTTGATCTTTATCAGAAATGTTTTGTTCAGCTATAAATTCTAAAGCCAATGATATATAAACTTTGTCTTTAATGTTAGTAGAAGATGTTCCTGCAATAGCAATATCAACAATTGTTTTAATTCTTTTTTTCTTAGCTGGTAAAATAGATGTGGTTTTTGAAGTTTCTAAAACAGACTCTAAAGTCCTGTGATAACCAGATGATTCATTTACGTCTAACCCTATGCCCTTTAGTATTCCTTCCCAAAAACTAGTTCCAACGTCTGTTCTAGCAGCCTCTTCTGGTGTTCTGAATGTACTTTCGTCAGGTGTGTAAATTTTGCTTTGTATCTTTGCTGGTACATATAAAGTTAAATTTTTTCCATCTTGCCATGTTTTATATATGTTAGTTGTTAAAGTTGTGCTATCTTCTAATTCTTTTATTCGAGCCGCTTCTTTTGCATCTATAGCAGCTTCTGCAGTTGGTTGAGAAGTGTATTGACCATCTACGGTAGCTAACTTACTGCCATTAGCTGTAGTAGCATCTTTAGCTGCTGCTTCATCTACGTCACTTTGTAAGATAAATTCTTCACTGATGTAGCTGTACATTGCCCCGGCAGCCTTGCCCATGTACTGCCTGAAGTGACCCCATTTAACTGCTTGATTAAAATCTTTAATCATAGGAAGGAATGGTTTGTGATTAAAATTTAATAGCTCTAAATCAACCACAAGTGCAAATGGGTAGTCTGGAACTGTAGAAACATTCATTGAAGATAGTGCTACGCCAGTTATGCCATGAACTGAATTCAAATAATGATTCTTTATAGGAAGAATTGGAGCATATTTAAATGCTGCGACAAGGCCTCTTAATGAAGAAAGAAATTTATCAATCTTTGTTTCATCTCCAGTAGTACTAAAGTCTAACTTAAAATCAGAATTCAATACAATTTTAGACGCATCGTCAATAGACATTCCCCATATTTCTTCATAGTTAGGGAAGTATAACTTTAAGTTGATTGTAGTTTCTCTATAGCCAGAATTAAATTTTGGAGAAGACTTTTGTCTAATTGAACCACCTGTTAAACTGCCTGTTTTAAAAGCTGTATTAACTGATATTGAAACTGGTGGAACATAAAAATTTGCACCACCCAATCTTAAATGGAACACATCAGGGGTAGCAGGAGGAGTCCCTGAAGGTAAGCCTATTTTTTTAATAGCTTTTTCTAGATTAATTCCAGTCATAAAATTCTGCATTGCCCAAGATGCCTGGAATGCTGCAGTTCCGTCTTCGTTCTTCCCAAAGCTATCAAACATCTCTTTTAGTATGAGAGTTTGATTGTTTAGTGCATCAACCTCAGTATGGTTATAGTCTGCGGTTGCAGCTAGTGCTGTTATGAATAGGTTAGCAAGGTTTGGGAAAGATCTGTATATTACAGCAAGTGAGATTGGGTCTTTTTGGAAGAAGTTTTTTACTTCCATTAGTTTAGTCAACCATGCGGTATCTCTAGTTGGATCATTAAACTGTTTTGACGTTCCCCTGAGGGTGTCTCTTGATGTAAATTTTTTACGAGAGAATTCCCTCATTCCACCGATTTCTTCAATAAGCCCGAAGAAGACCAGAGTTCTTTATTTGTTCTAGTACGTTTGCTCTGTATTTAATATCAAGGCCTACAGCACTTTGTGTGGATTTAAATAGGTCATAAATTGTTACTCCACTTATTCCATTTGCACTGCTATAGGATGAAGACAACGCTTTAGCATAGGATTCATTAAATGAATTGATGAACTCATCAAACAAATGAGTTGTAGATGTGTTTTCTGATGGGTTAAATTGGTTTGTTACCTGAGCCAAATAAATATTAAAAGGAACTAATGGAGAGTTATCTTGAGTATCCTGAGTTGTTGGAGGTGTTTCAGCCATAATTACTTTAACAATTTCTCTACTTCTAATTTTGAATTCATTTTATAAGCGGAACTATTCATAGCAGTTATAGAACCATACCTTTGTATATTACCACCTTTTTTAAAGCCAGTAAAGCTATTCTTAGTATTAACTCCTTGGAATGTTTCTTTTGGTTTAAACCTAGCTGTTTGAATAGCTTGATTAGCATAACCAACTCCATTTGGTTGAAGCATAGTTGAAGGAGCGTGCATTAGCCCTTCACTGGAACCCATCACTAAGTCTGAAGGAGCTGATTTTACTTCTGAAGATGTACCACTAACTACTTGATCTTGTCCTGCTGCTGCTGAAGCAGTAGAAGACTGTTTACTGGTTGCAATCCTTGCAGCCATTTTGTTTCCAGTTATTGTTTTAGCAGCTGATGGCGGTCTGTCTTTAGCCGAATTGGCTAGAGTCTTGTTTTGATTGTTTGCACCAAATATCATAACTATACTTTAAAACCTTGAAGCCACATTCTGATAAGGATCACTGCCTAATCGAGGAAGACTATTATACATAGTACTGTTAACTGGGCCATCAACAACACCCTCAGTAAGGGATTGCATTTTTTCTATATCTTTTTGCGATCCATTGACATTAATCTTATATTGCATTCCGGCAACAACTGGATTTAAATATTTTAAATTAGACAAAGAAGGAATATACTTTGGCATATCAGATTCATAAGCACTGCCTCCAGGAAGGAGAGGTGGGCCTGACATCTCGTCAGATGTTCTATCTTTTCTGGCTGAATAGACAAAGCCAAAGACGGCAAGAGCTGCTAAGCCCATTGCTCCTCTTCTTATAGTTGGGTTTTCAAATACTTGTTTTAAAGCTGGGCTATCCATAAAGTCTTGGACTCTAGTGTAAGCCCCCTTTGATGCAGAGGAACCCATATTTATTGATGATGGATCAGCAGCTACTATTCTTCTAGTTGAATCAGCTATGTCGCTAGCTGGCATAAGTAGGTCGTCCATTGCTCCTGTTGCAAATTCATCTGCTAAAGTGCCTAAGTTTTTTTGAGCATCAAAGTATTTAAAAGCTTCAAAGGCGTCTCCTTTAGCTTCAATAAAATCACCAGTTGAAGATGTTTTATAGGACATAAAATCAAAGACATCTTGATCATATCCCATTCCAATATGTTTTTCGCTATCGGTTAAAGATTGGACAGAATCTAAATACTGCTGTGCTTGATCTCTTGTAACTTCTGCTAAGGAAAGATTTGTTCTTCCAGTGATTGCATTGAACCTTTGCTGAACAGCTTCAGCAGCATCTTGATCGGCGGTTCGCAGATTATAATTGCTAATTCTTCTTTGTTTAGATTTCATTAGCATGTCACTCATTACTCCTTCCCTGCCTTCTATTGGGGTTTCTGCGTTCAAGATAGACCCTGCTACTGTTCTTCCGTAGCGTGAAGTCAATCCCGCTTCTAACGTATCGGTAATGTCTAACAGGTTAGCACCAGGTGTTTCTAAAGCTATTGCAGACATTCCTTCATAAAAACTTGCATTTACCTTCATCGTTTGAAAAGCTCTAATTGCTTTATCTGACTCACCAAGCGTACTTGAGCGTCCGTACTGGCTTATATTTTCTAACCTATCTATTTGCGAATCAATAAGTTGATTAACAGAATCCATGTATTGCGCTTTTGGAGTTGGGGCAAACTTATCAGTTGCTAGTCTTGCTCTTTTTTTTGCTAATGCACTAGCTCCTTCATATTCATCTTTAAGCCTTACTGCCATATCATGCATTGCTGCAGTGCCAGAATATGCCTTATGTGCCACAGTTCCTTCTTTAAGCTTTACTTTTTCTAAAGCTTGTTCGCTAGTCATATCTCTTAATTCTTTTACAGCGTTATCTATAGCAGAAATTTCTGCTGAATCTGTTAATCCAACTTTACCTTGTTCCATTTCTTCTATAAAATCTTTAATAATTCTTTCTGAATCTTTTCCTTTTATTCTTCCATAAGGATTATCGCTAATAAGTGATGGGTCATATCCGGCTAAAGAACCTTCATCAACTACTCCAGTTTCTCTTATTTGTTTTGCTATTTGTCTTGCTCTTATGAATCCAACACTCTTGTTTGTTTGATCAAGTGCATGTTCTCCTGCTGCGCCTATTTTAATTTCACCACTTATACCAAGTCTTGAAGTTAGATCGTTTAAAACTTTTTGTGCTGCCTCTTCGTTGATTACAACTCCATCAGCTATTGAAGACTGCATTCCTGCGGCAAATTGCCTTTGCGCAGCATCTCTAACGTCTAAAGCAATCATTCTCTTCATCATTTGGTCAGGGTTTAATTCCTCAACTGTCAGTAATCCCTTACTAAGGTCAACAACCTCTGAAGGAGGAATGAGTGCTGAAGAATATTTCATTTTTACATAATCAGATAAAGATACTGTTCTAGTTATTCCATCTGAAAAAGTAACATCTATCATTTCTCCAGCTAATTGATTTGCTAAAATATCATCAACTTGATGAGACATTGCCACTGCCGTAGCCTGCCTGTTTATGTATAAACCTAACGTGTCTTCAACATTTGGAATTGCTGATTTTTTCATTTCATCCGATAACAAATCAAGAGCAGCTCTCATTCTTACATATGCAACAGAGTCTTGTCCTTGACTCTCTGCAAAAGCTTTTATCTCAGTTCTTGTTGCTTTAGGTGTATACCCTGGTTGATCAGCCATTGATTCATTATATATTTCAGCAAGTCGGGGATTAGCTATTCTGTCTGCTTCTTTTGTAATAAGGTTTTGGAAATTACCTCTGCTATACATTGGTGCAGCGTTTGGTTTTACTCCAAAGCTTTCCATAAATTCTCCATGAGTAATTCCACCAGTTCGCAGATGGTCCATAACCTTATCAATGCCTAACGCTGATGACGACTTTGTGGCAGCCATTTCATCTAAATCTGACTGAAGTATCGGCATCAGCGTTGTAAAACCATGATTCTGTCCATGAGTCTTTCTTAATTTAATTAAAACTTTTTCAACATCAGCTGAAGAATATCCTGAATTTCTTAAATTTATTCCTTTATCTCCATCTAAAACTTTTTGAACTTCTGATAAAACTTGTCTTTCTTTTGCTGATAAAGAGTATATTGCTGATGGATCATTTATTAATGATTGAAAATCGCCAGAAGATTTTTCTAGTATTGTTTTTAAAGTTTGATTATGTGTAAGATCTGCTTGCATAAATATTTTTTCTTGAGCACCTGTCGGCTGACGATATGTCATAAAAGCCATTCTGTCATTACCACGAGCATCTTTAAATGTTGTCATGATGGGAACTCCTGAGTCGTCTAAGTCAAACGTACCCAATGCATGATGATACAGTTCTGCATTTGGTCCACTTAGGAGCATTCTTTTTCCTTCAAGTTGAAATTGGACAAATCTTACTTCTTCAACGTTTGAGCTTAACCCCATAGAGTCTGCTATATCCTGAGATATGTTAACCATTACTTTTTCGTGTGTAGAAACATTTTTTCCTGAAGCAAGAGAAGATTCATATGTTCTTAAGTTTACAGCCATTGCATCAGGCATTGCGAGATCAACTCTATCTCCCTTCATCCTATAAGCTTGCGTTGAAAAATAGTCAGTAATTCTTCTGATCAATGCAGGGATTTCCCTTGGGTCTACGCCAGATTTCATTAGTTGACTGATTGCTTCTGCTTCCTGTCTATTCCTTAAAACATTAGCTCTAGCTCCTGTTGTTAAATCACTTAATTTTACCCCTAGTCTTTTTACTGGCGCATCTTCCGAAAGGCCAATGCTCAACTCTTGATCTATTGCTCCAAAAATAGCTTTTTTAGCTTCTTCTGGAAGAACGCCAGTCCTCTGAAAATCTTGAATTGCAGAAATTTGTTTGTTAACATTTTGTTCAAGAGCTTCTTTAAATTCTGGACTATTCATATATTTTGGATCATAAGCTATCATTAATGGATCAGTATATACAATGCCTTTTGATTTTTTAGCTACGTTAAAAAGTGCTAGTGGTTCAGTGTGTCCAATTTCTTTTTTAAATGCACTTTTGGCAGCAATCAAATCGTATCTGCGAGCTTCTGATGGAAGCGTATTATTAGCCCTTATTGCCATTTCCCCTTTTAGCCCGCCGTCACCAAAGAATATTCTAGCTATTGTACTTTTAGCTTTGGATCCTCCTAATTTTTTTTCAAGCATTGACTCAAGTCCTTCAATTTGATCTTGAACCATTTTTATCTCTGAAAGATCTTCTTCTGTTTTTAATCCTGGAATATTTACTAGACCTTCTTTTACTCTAATTAATTCTTTTCTTTGTGCATTAACAAACTTAGTAGTGCCTATGAACTCTCCATCTCGCATTTTTTCTACACCCTCAATAGCTGCTTGTATTCTTAATGCAAAAGCTCTTTCATCATCAGTTGCTCCTGATCCTGTTTTAAGTATTCTATCTAACTCAGACTTAAGACCTTCTACATTTTCTCCACTTCGTCTATACATTAACTGAAGGTCAGTAAGAACATTAGACCTAGAAAGATTTGGAGACATCTGTTCTAGCTTGTCTATGAGGGATTGTTTATACTTATCAAGAAGCTGAGTTCCCCCTTTAGCATCGCCGCCTACGGCGTTCATGAGTCTTAATCTTTCTCCTTCAGTCATGTCTAAGCCAGCAGACATCAAGTATCTGTCAAGACCAGAAACATCTTCTGCATTAAAAATTGATTTAAAAAATAATTCTACATCATCATAGATATAAGTGTTAGCAGGTAAATCTGCTAAAGATGGACCACTAATGGATATATCTCTAGCTGACAAAAGACCTTGAAGTCTTTTGGGAAGTTTTGAGAAACCAGCGTCGCTTTCTGCCATAACGCTTTTAGTAAAAGAAGGCGTGATCTTTCCAACACCAAGTGCATATTGCAATTCTTTTGCTTGTGCTGCACTTAATGTTGTATCGCCTACACGATAATTAATAACAGTCATTCCATCATCTGTTATATTAAGAATGCCAGCATCTTTTACTAACTTGTTTGTTAATAAACTTTTAAGGTTTTGAGCTTTTCCACCGTGATCAAAGTGTGCATATGTCATGCTTACTTCTGAGCCAGGGTCTAAAAGATTCTTTAAACCCAAGTCTTCTAATAACTGCCTTGTTGCTGGGCTTGCACTTCTTAATCTATCATTTATAGTTCTTGCATCGTCGGCTACCTGAGTAAGACCTCTTCTTGTTCCTAGGGTAGCTTGTCCAGATGAATCAAAAGCTCTAAGATCATTTATGCCTAATGCCTCTACGTGACCTGCTGCACTTTCTATGCTTGAAAAATCATAATTATCAAATAAAGATCTAAATATTATTCTTCCATTTGAATCTTCTTCAGCTCTTATAAGTCCAGATATCCTAGATTGTTTTCCAATTACTCTATTAAAAATATCAAGATTTGATTTTATCTGCATTTTTCTTTACCTTAAAAAACTAAACTTTTTATGAGACCACCAGATATATCAGCAGAATTAGAACCAAACTGATTCATGACTGGCATAACACTTCCGTTTATACCATTTTGAGACATCAACTGACGAAGTTGTGCAGCGGTGTTTCTATTGTCTTGTTTTGAGTTAAAGACTGGATAGCTTGGATTAGTGAGATTAGATTCTTTTACCTGTTGAGGATAGTAACCCATTTGAGACATCTCTATACCCATAGACTGGCCCATTTTTATCTTTACATGTTCCATATTAGTATTTGGATGCCAGCCTTCCCAATTCGCACTTGGAAGTTCGTGTCTACTAAAGTAATCTTCAAGATCTGGTCTTGCTTCTACTTCTCTACCCCAAGATGCTTGGTAGATTCTTCTTTCAAGCCTGCCAGATGTTGAAAGTATTCTATCTCTTTCTTCTTCTGGTGCATTAATCATTGCTTTAAAGTGTTCACGTTTTCTTTTTGGTATTGCTAAAGAAAGAGTATCTATAGAAGCCCCAAATATATCAGCTCCATACATGGTTCTTTTTGCTGCTTGGCTAAATTGAGCAGAAGATGCCATGTCGCCAGACTCTTTTGCTTGACTAGCTAAAGAAGTGTTTTTAACATAACTTAAAATATCTGTATACTCTTCAAGGGCCATTTGCTTCTTGCGTTCTTCTGGAATAAACCTTTCTCCAGTAACCGCTTCTTTAGCATTTCCATAAGCTGAGAATGCAGCTCCTGTTGTCATTCCAACGATACTTGCAAATGCTTTTGCTCTTCCAGTCTTTGCAAACATGCTGCCAACAACGCTCATTCCAATTCCAGCAGTAAGCGGGCTTCTTTGAGTAGCCTTGTAATACATAGGCTTTATGAAACTCTCTACAGGGTTTTGCCATTCAGGAAATGTTGATCCATAAACATTTCTTCTTTCCCAATCTTCTTGAGCTGTTCTTTTCTGCATGAATTTTGTGTTAAAGAAAGTATCTCTGTGAGCGATGTATTCGCCAACCCTACCTAAAGTGTGATCTCTTGTTTTTATTTGCATTTCTTCTGGACTAGAATATTTAAATTTATATTCTGAAAAATCATACTTCTTTGTAGTCTCATCTACTTGAGATCTTATTCCCTCAAGCCTTACTCTTTGAGCCCCATCTAGGCCTGTCATATCTACTGTTCGATTTAACTGTCTAAATTCTTTTGAGTACGGAGCTACGTCTCCCAGTATGCTTAGTTGAGTTAATTGATCATAGCCTTTTGCATATGGGTTTAATCTTTCGTATCCAATACCTGGAAGCCTTAGTTCACCTTCTTGGACTTTAGTGAATGGGTCACCTTGTTGAAAGTTTGCAAAGTAATCTGCTCCCGGCAAAAATGGGTATTGATCAGCCATTTTATTTCTAATAGGGTTAAGATAATTAACATCTGTTCTTTCTTTTGGAACAAATCTTCTAACAATTTCAGATGCTTCAATATTACCTAAGGCACCTTCTGCTGCTAGTGGAACGTCACCTAAGCCACCTAAGTTAAGGTCCCAGAAAGACCTTGTAGTTCCATAAGCTTTAGACGCCGATTGCAGTGTTGATCTTTGAGGAGAAAAATCTTGCTGACCAAAACCAAGAGACTTTCTAGCTGCTCCAAAACCAAAACCATATATACCCATGGTTTCTTGAACTTTGTATCCTAGCTCACCAGCTTGCAGACTCATGTTGCCATGAGATATCGGAGTGCCTGCTGCAATTACCTGTGGAGAAACCATTCCAGGAGTTGGAGCTGGACCATACGGTATTCCTCCTGCAAGTGCTGCGTTTTGACCTGAGATACTATTTCTTGTCATGTTCCTTGCAGTGCCAAGAGACCCTGCTCTAGAGCCCATAGCGGCGTTGTAAGCACCTATGCCTCCACTACCACCCTGACCTGAATATGAACCAGTCCCCATTCCGCCTGGACCATAAGAGAATCCTCCACCTCCTTGTATGGCCTGACCCCCACCAGACATCATAGCTATTCCGGCAGTGTTATAGGCTCCTGATTGTCCAGCTAGAGAGTATTGAGAAAGAGCTTGGTTAACTTCCTGTTCATGCATCTTTAGCTGTGGTTTTAATACTTTTCCAGCAGTGGCGTTTAGCAGTGGCGTTAGTGGCCCCCACGGTCCACTGAAGTACTCTCCGGTTACAGGGTATGGTCTATCTGTGTAATGATCTTTTTCAAACTTATATGGATTTAATGGCCTTAGTGGAGAAAAGTCATTTCCGTACATAAACTTTTCAACAGGAGAACCATAGGTGTCTGATGTAAACATCGCTCCACCTTGAAGTTTTCTATACCAAGATGGACGATAGTACATTATCTTTCCACCCTCAAATGGGGTGGTTCCAAGTGGCCAGAATCTACCTTGTCTTATAGGTACATTACCTTTTAGTAGTTGATCTCTTTTTTCTCCATAGCTTGGTCCACCAGGAATTGCTCCACTAATTACAGCTTGTGCCTCTACTACGCCTTTTGCTGCTTTTCCAGTAAAGTATGGAGAATATACTCTTTGATTGTTTTGATCTTTTTCATTAACAAATCCGCCAATAGTTCTATCAGCAGCAAGAAGTCCTGTGCCACCAGCAACAATTGGAAGAACCCTTTTTCCAACCATTCCTCTTGCATACAGATCTAAAGGACCTTTGTACTTGTTTGCATCTAGGCCCATACCTAGTGTTCCAAAGTATCTATTTAATCTTTCAAAACCATGAGAGATAGGAATTGAAGAAAATGAAAAAGCTTCTGGATCAGAATAGGTAGATAATCCTGACGCACTCTTCAGGAGTCTTTTTACTCCAACATTTTTCATTACAGTTCCTGCTGTAGGAACAAATGTTATATTGCTACCACCAAATGGATCTCCAGCCATTTGGTCCATTTTGTATGGTGCTGTTCCAAAATTTCTTTTCAACATTGGCTTTATTAAAGAAGTTGTCTTCTTTAGACCAGTAGTATCTATAATTGATGTAGTGCCCTCAGTAAAAGGTGAGGCTAAGTTTTGAAAAGAAGATTTGTTTGCCCCCCTTGCCATGTTGATTGCTTCAGAAAGTGCTGCAGCATCATTTACACCACTGTGTAATTGAGGATTAAATGTTTTGTATCCTCCTGTTTCAAGAACCGTAGATAAGCCAGCTGCTCTTGCTTCTGCTGCTTGCCCAGCAGAAATTAATCCCCTTTTCCTTAGGTCAAGTACTGCTTGATCAATGAGTTGTAGAACAGCTGATGGATCTCCCTGATTTTTTATATAAGCATTTCTTTCAA